CCCCCCCCCCTAGATACTACTCAGGTAATACACACGTCATCTTATCCTTTCACCCACACTCCTGCTACGGGGTGTGGGTGAGGGGGTACTTTGCGCAAGATCCAGTGAACTGATCTTCGATGATCTACCCGAACACCTATCTATATACATCCAGGAGTGTAGCACCATGACGTTTAACCTCAGCTTGGCCCAAAAGGAAGTAGAAGATGATCCGAAGCTGGTCAAAGCCAGCAGTGAGCTGGAAACTCGTACAGACCCCATCACCCACAAACCCTACAAGGTGGATGTGACGGAAGGCGGGATCACCATCGACAAGAGCAAAGCTCCCGCCATCATGCTGGACGGTCCGTTGGGCCACCAATACACCGAGATCTTGAACAGGGTCTTGAGCAAAGAGAGCATGGGAGCTATTGTGGCTGCTCTGAGCGTGGAAGAAGACGACGCCAAGGGTCCCACCAGTGGCACGCCTACTGGCTTTGTGGACGTGAGCGCTGATGGCGTGGCCAAGAATGGTGAGCACGGCACTTCCCAAGGCTATCTGTATGTGGCCGATGGCACAGATCTGCCCAGCACGGAACTCACACGTGTGATGAGCCGGCTGATCGAGCGCAAGAATGAAAACCCCAACGCTAATGTGGGCGTGGTGCTGGCGGCAGAGGGCAAACTGTGCCATACCGCTGAGAGCTTGGTCAAGCACGCGACCAGCTTGGGCGTGCAAGTGGCTATCCGGCCTATGGCAATCGGCCAGATGGTCGTGCAGATGGCCAAGAAGACCTCGGGGAAGTGATAAGTCATGGATCACTCCCTCGCAGATGTCTTTGACCGACACTTTGAAAAGGTCAAGTTCGACAAGAACTTAGCTCGTGGAGTCTACGAGTATCAGCTCTTCATCGCCACCAAGAACCAAGACCACATCCAGTTCTTTGGCTCCGCTTTGCTGGGAGTGCAGACACTTCGGCTGCTGCCTCGGGAGATCTTAAGGTTCTTTGACCGCACCATCGGGGTGGACTACTCGTCACTGGAGCGCGATATCCGAAGGCTGGACACCATCTACCAGGAAAACTCCATCACCGCGGACATCCTGAACCTGACGCTCATGTACATGATCCACAGGTTCTACCACACGCCGCATCTGACGGACAAGATGCGCCTGCGTGGAGCATTCGATACGGCGATGATCTTTTGCTACCGCACGGTGATCGCGCTGACCAACAACTACTTCCACTACAACGCAGATCCGAAGGTGGCTCAGGCGGCGTACGCCAACATGAGCAACAAAAACCTGATCAAGACGCTGGGTTCGTGGAAGAAGCTATGCGAGTATCGGGCAGAGGCCATGGTTGATCCCAATGGTCTGAACTACGACCGCCTGAGCATGTTCAACGACGACATCGTCATCACGGGCGTGATCAGTGACTCGCAGGGACGCTTCAAGGACGTATTTCGCATCTACTACGACGAGTTCGACCGTGTGCATTCCTCCGGGGAGTCCATCGGTGTGAACACAGCCACCATCGTGGATGCGGACGGAGATGTGGTGCTTCGGGAAAAGACCAAAGGCACTGAAAGCCTGGTCAACTACGTGAGGAACTTGTTGAATGATCCACATGGCTGGATCGACAACGACCTGATCACCGTGGTGGCGGACATGAACTCCAACTCCTCGTTCAAGATGATCCGTTCGGTGCTCGAATGGATGAGCCACGCCTACACAGATCCGAAATGGAACAAGAAGGTCGACAAGTTCGTGGTCGATGTGATCGTGCAAAGCGCTTTCTACATCGACAAGAACGTGCCGGTGAGCAAAAGGCGTGATTGGCCTTTCATCTTGACCACGCTGAAGAACCTGTTCCTGTCCACACGCTCCATGGATCCAGCACTTTTGAGCATCCGGGAGCAGGGAGCTGCACTTATCGTGTCCCAGCACAAGGGCATCTCCGAGTCACTCGTCATGGCCACCCGAACGGCTGTGATCTTGTACATCATGCTGCGTGTTATGACTGGTTACCAAAGCTGAGCAATAGGATATACGGTCTATTTCCAGATTCTATGGGAAAACGCATATAAAAGATCCCCACCAACGGGACAAACAAGGATACCGCAGATGTTTCAGACTCTTTTGTTTCGGGTCTATCTGTTCTTCGCCGGTATCAAGTTCTTTGAGACATCAGCGATGCCCCAGTCGGCAGTGTTGATGTCTTTGGGGACGCGTACCATAGAAGACCAGGAGATCGTGTTCTCCCTGTACAAGGAAAACTGCGTGAATTTCGAGTACAGGTATGGCCGTATCCGTCGGAAGTCCTTCACGGGGTATGTCGTCAAGTGCGATGTGCCCAGTGTGGGAGCTCCGATCTTTCGCTGCTCCAGGTTCAGCCTCTTGTTCAAGAGCTCGTACCTGGAGAAGGTGAGTGACATGAAAGTGCCTCGCCTGTTGGTTCAACTTTACATGCAAGAGTTGCGAGCGCGCATGATCGCTGAACAAGTATAAGCACCACTACCCCGGGAGCCTTCGGGCTTCCGGGATAGGATAGTGTATGCACGCCCTTCAATTGTAACACAAGGATAACATATATGACAGCCCCTAGCGTCATCTTGTTTGAGGAAGACTGGGCCAAGAACCCGCATGCCGTCGTCCACAACGAGACCAAGAACATCTCCTTCATCAAGTATGCCAACTTGCTCAAGAAGATGGGAATCTCCAACTATAAATGGTGCCTACAGCTGCACAACCCCCTTCTCAAGGACGTAGATCCCCACGATGTGGAGAACCTAACGCCTGAGCAGATGGTGATGATTCGCATGGAATGCGCGGTCAATCCGTTTTACTACTTCCGGGAAGTAGCCAGAGCACCAGGCAACACACGGGACAATCCAGCGTACTTTCGTGCCAATCGCGGCAACATGAGTATGTACTGGTTGTTCTTCAACGCTATCACGGTGTACCTCATCCAGATCCGTCAGACCGGCAAGTCCCTGTCCATGGACCATTTGGGTGAGTATTTGAACAACCTGCATTACAATAACAAGCTCATCAACTTGCTAACCAAGGACGACAACCTTCGCAAGCAGAACATGGAGCGGATACGGGAGATCAACGCGTATCTACCGTTTTACCTATCAGGCCACAAGCGCGGGGACATCAACAATACCGAACAGATCCACTTCGGGATCACCGGTAATCGGATCGTGGGCTTGGTGCCCGCAACGTCCGACAAAGCGGCCAACAACGTGGGTCGTGGTTTGACTGCACCCACGTACTTCATCGACGAAGCTGCCTTCATTCGCTATGTGTCAGTGACGCTGCCCGCGATGCTCGCAGGCGGTAACGCCGCACGTACCCAGGCCCACAATGACGGCATCTTCTACGGCACAGTGATCGCCACTACCGCTGGCAAGAAGGACGACGAAGACGGCGCCTTTATCTACAAGCTCATCAACGAAGCTGCTGTGTGGTCGGAAGCGTTCTTTGACGCAGTCAACCGCTCTGACCTGTACGATGTGGTGATGGCCGCCTCCCCTGAAGGCGTGCCTGAAGTGCACTGCTCGTTCAACCACCGCCAACTGGGCTTGAAGGATGACTGGCTCAAGAAGTCCATGATAGCTGCCAAGTCCACGGGAGATGCCGCAGATCGCGACTTCGGTAATGTATGGACGGATGGCTCCCAGAGCTCACCCTTGTCGACCAAGGACACCGCGCGTATCCGCAACTCCCAGATGGTCAGCTTCGATGAGATCTGCCGTCCCTGGCCTTTCCTCATGCGCTGGTTCGTGCCCCGGGAGAACCTGGAGCGCTATATGGCCGAGAACAAGACCATCATGGCGTTTGACGCTTCTGAAGCCATCGGTCGAGACGACTCCACGCTCGTGCTGCGGGACGTCAAGGACGGTCGGGTGATCGGAGCGGCCAATGTCAACGATACCAACACCATCGAGATCGCCAAGTGGATCTCTCACTTGCTCCTGAAGTACGAGAACATCACCTGGATCCCTGAGAACAAGCTCAACGGCGTGACGATCATCGACTACGTGCTTATGGAACTGGTGGGTGCCAATGTCGACCCCTTCAAGCGCATCTTCAACCTCATTGTGCACGAGCACTTGGAGTTCAAGGAGCGCTACAAGACCATCGTCACCCAGGGCCGCGTTCCCAAGGAGTTTGTCAATCAATACAGGCGCTTCTTTGGCTTCAAGACTGCAGGCTCCGGCATCTTCTCCCGGGATGGCCTGTATGGCAGCGTCTTCATGAGCGCTGTCAAGTACACCGGGGACAAGGTCTACGACATGCCACTGATCTCCCAGATCCTGGCGTTGGTCACGCGCGGCGGACGTATTGACCACCCACAAGGCGGCAAGGACGACTTGGTGGTATCGTGGCTGCTCAGCTACTGGTTCCTCACCAACGCTCGCAACGTCTCGCACTATGGTATCAACCCCCGGGAGATGCTCAGTGACAATGAGGTGATCGAGGAGGAAGAAACGACGCAGAAGATGTACGACCGCGTCAAGCAGCAGCGCCTGCGCGACGAAGTCAGCATGATCATCGATCGTCTGCAAGACGAGCGAGATCCCTACATCGCCCAGCGCTACGAGCAAAAGCTCCGGTATCTGGAAGCTCAGATGACTGACGAGGACCGCCAAGTGCTGTCTGCGGATGATCTCATCTCCCAGATACGCGCCAACCGCACTCGTGTGGTGGCTCGTCGATAGCCAAAAAAAAAATAGGCATACCTAGTCCACCACGCCCCAAAAGGGCGTGGTGGACTAGGCGCTTATGACGACCTGATGGTCTGCTGGCTGATGTTCACCGTATGCCCCGAGGGCACGTTGGTGTAGATGAAGTCACCTGTACGGCACTTGGTCACGTTCACGTAGAACTTGTGGGAATGCTGCACCTGACGGCGAGCGACCCAGTAGAACTCCGAGATGTGGGTGAACCAAGCATGCAGCACCGGGCCTCGCTGAGCGGACTCAGCCCTGTGGCCGTTTCTGGCCAACTGAGCGCGCACATTGCTCAGCACCATCCGGTAGGCCTTGTCAGCGTCGGTCATGTCGATCATGCCGCCGGCTTGCTTGAGCGTCTTCAAGGCCGCCACGCCCAGAGCAAACGCCTTGACCACAGCTGCGGACTGCTCCTTGGGAGAGCGCAAGTCCATGGTGTGCCGCATATCGAACTGGTTGACCGCAGTTTGCACATCGATCAGGTAGGCTGCCAGGTTCGGGTAGCAGATCATCGGGTTGCTGGCTGAGTAGTTCAACTGCTCGGCCAGCTTGGAGAACAGATCGATGATGAGCCCATACGCCGGAGCTGGCTGGTCGCCTCCATAGCACTCCTGCCAGATCGCCTCCACTTCTTCGGTGAAAGGTCTATTGGCCGGATAGCTCTGAGGGTTTGCAGTCACGGTGATGTTTTTGACGCCCTTGGGGATCTTGGGGTCACCGAACTGGAACAAGCCCGGCCGTCCGGTCTTGAACACCGCGGGAGTAGGCTGCATGCCCAGCCACACCACGAAAGGCGCATCCTCCGGGATGGAGGCGTTGACGATCGACTCGATATGCAAGTTGAAGTGCGCATCGGGGGTTGTTACGCCCGCCGTTGCCAGCGACTTGGCATGCTTCCAGTGCATGCGCTGGAGGATAGCCGCAGCCACCAGAGAGTCCAGAGAGTCGACCGTATACAGGACGTACACATCCTTGGCGCCCTTGATGAGGATGTCCTCACCGTCCGTGATGTGGGAGCCCAGAAAGCTCTCCAGGTCCGTCAGTGCGCGCTGACCGGCATATTTGACAAGTTCAGTCATACATGCTCCTGCTCAGTTCAGTTCCATGGAGGCACGAGCTGCGATCAGATCGCGCTTGATGTGCTTGACGCAGTCCTCCAGCGCATGCTGGGACGGATCGAGCGTAGATTCCAGGCTGTAGGTATGGATCGCATCCATCGGGTAGTGCTCGGGCTGCAAGGTGGAGCCATTGACCAAGATGCCCTTGACAATCGCCGAGGCGTTCATCATGTCGGTGCCCACGATGCGGTAATACAGCGTCTTGGGGTTGTCCTCGGCGTCCACTACGTAGCCCGACAAGCGGAACTCGTCGTAGGCGAACTTCTTTTCACCGTGCTTGAGCTTACCCTTGTCGGAGAACAGCTTCACAGTCGTCTCAAACGACTTGAGGATCTTGTAACGGTTGGAGCCCTGGATCAGGTAGCCGTCTTTGATGTACATGGTTGAGGTCTTTCTATTTGAAGGTTAAAAGATATTGAAGCGTTATGCCTCAGGTAGAGTATACGTGACTGAAAGTTTCTAGATACGGGACAAAAAGAAAGCACCGCACTCCCGACGCCCGCAGGCGCCGGGGGTGGGAGCTATCAACCCAGTTGGCGATGAGCGTGCTGCACCAAAGCTGTGATGTCTTCACGACCCATGTTGGTAACGCCACTGGTGTGCTGCATCACGCGGTCATAGGCACCGATGGACTTGTCGCGGTACACCTTCAGTTTGAGGCCCTGGATGGCTTCAGCGCCCAGGCCCAGGGGATAGCGCACCAGCACTTCGACTTCGTAGTGGCCGTCGATGAAGCCAGTGGCCGACTGGATGAAGATGTTGTCCTCGGTGATGGTGACCGGCACTTCCTTGGCCAGGAAGGGCAGCAGCCGCTGGCGGGAGCTGGCAGTGCGGTCACGTACAGCCTTGGTCATCTCGTTAAGAGACTTGGACTCCATCACGATCTTGGCGATGTGATCGACCGCCAGGCAGATGTAGCCCGCGGTGACGAACAGATGGCTGTTGTGATGCGTGACCGAGCGCCCACGCATGCGCTGCACCGTGAGCGTCTCCACGATGGGAGTGCGGGGGATGTCCACCGAAACTGCCCGATTCTTGCGGGTCTTGACGCCAGCTTGCTTGTAGGCACCGATGGTGCGCACCGACTCGTCGATGGCATTGATACCCTTTTGCAGGACTTGCACCAGACCACGCGTGTAAGCGCGGCGCATGGAGCGAGTCGAACGCACTTCAGGGCCCGGATTTGGGACCTTGGCCAGCTCTTTCAAGCCCAGCAGTTCCATGACGTTGCGATACGCCTCCATGGTCAGGGCACCTGTAGCGTCCGAGACGCCGCCATTGATCAGTGTGCCTTGCAGCTGAGTCTGGGTGCTCTTGAGCACTTCGCGCAACTGCCACATCAGGCGGGCCTCATCTTTGAGGCGCCGGGTGGCTTTGCCGGCGAGCAGCAGGTTCAGGCTGGTCACGAGCGAAGCCTCGTCAGCCACGGCTTTGGCGTCTTGCATGACAGGTACTGTGGAGGGAACTGCCAGCTCGTCGGCCTTGTCCAGATGTGCTTTGAGTTCCTTGGAGGCTGTCGCTTTGCGGACCGAGGCACGCTTGAGTGCTGAGTTGACTATCTCAGTCTTGGTGGCGGTTTTCTTGGCAGTAGCCATGGTGAAAGCTTTCTTTAGTTGGGATGGGTAATGATGATGTCGAAGCTGTACATCGATTCCTGGGACTCTTGTCCCTTGCTGGAAGTACGCATGTGCTTGTCCATCTTGAAATGCAACGAATTGGGCCCCTGTTCCACGATGCTGAAGACCACTTCTTTGGGGATCAGGGACTGAAACGGCATGATACGCGCACCCGCCTTGCGCACATCAGCCAGGCGGCGATACACGAGCGTCTCGGCATGGGCCACAGCTCGGGCCATCTCCAGGTCACTACGCCCTTGTGAAATAGCCGTCAGTGCTTCAGTGAGTTCTTGCAGGGTGTTGATGGAGACGCCGATGCGGCAGTAAGCGGATGCGGTAGCTTTCATTTTAGGGGTCCTTAGAAGGAGCAGTTACTTGGAGAAGCGGTGCTGGCTCAGGTACAGCGGAGTAAGGATCTCGGAATGGTGGCCTTTTCCGGGACCTGTCCACGTGGAGATCACGTCGATGCGAGCGATGCCTTCATTGAGCGGGCCATCGATGGAGACGACACGATGCACTTTGTAGCCGATCGGAAAGTTCGCTGCTTCGATGAAGGGCTGCACACGCGCCATATTCAGGGTGCTCAACTGGCGCACCTTGTCCTTGGCGGCATACAGGAACTGGGGAGGCTGCTCCACAGGGAGCGTAACCTGTGCCTTGGCCTGGACTGCCTTTTTAGCGGCTTCGGGAGGAGCAATGGGAGCTGGCGACTTCTTCGGGGCATCTGCGCGATTGGCTGGATGCTGCGCCCAGTCCGCGGGATCCATTGCAACGGGATCGGGCTGAGCAGCCGAAGTACCCGCGGTGACGGTCAACACGTATTGCTGGGACACCTTGGCACTGACAGAGGTGTCAGACAAGATGACAGTGATTTGCAGCTCCTTAGCCGCGATGTCCAGGTTGATGGAGGTGACTATCAGGTCAGCGTAATAGTTGATCAGCACCTCCTGTACATTCAGGGGCTGATGCGTGGCTTTCAACAAGTCAGCGACAGCCATGCTGGTGCGGCGCTTGCCAATACCCTTGTCCAGCTCGCCGGACTGGTTGATCCAGCTCTGTGCTTCTATGAATCGAGCTGCTGTGTTGAGCAGTTCCGAAAACTGAAGTCTGCCTTGGATGAAACGCCCGATAGCGGTTACTTGGTTCTTGTTCACGATGATATCCTTTCAATAGAGACAAAAAAATAAGAGGAGCCAGCAGATGCCGGCTCCTCTTACTGTTTTACCACGGGACGCGGCTTACTTCTTGAGCTTGAAGCGCGGAGTCACGATGGCATGGCCGTCGATGGTCTCGCTCTTGGTGTCGTCCATGTTCACCACCTCGGCCAGCAGGTACTTGCCGGGCTTGATGGCGATCTCGGGCAGATCCAGAGTGCGCCGCACCACCATGGCTTCTTCGGCCGTGAGATGGCCGAACTCCATGATGTCGAAGCAACGGCCAGGGCGCAGCAGTGCTGTGTCCACGTTCGACAGATCGCGCGAGTTCAAAGTGATGATCATCTTGAACTTGTGCTGAGTGCCGATGCCGTCGGTGGCATCGAGCAGCTCAGCCATCTTGGCGTTGCCTGCCGAGCGAGGAGCCACCAGAGCTTCCGCATCTTCCGTGATCAGCACGTCGAAGGGCGTCTCACCGTTGGCGCCCGCCATACGGGAGCCGCACACCGAGATGAAATTGGGACTGGCGTACACGCTGGGGTTGGAAGTGCCCAGTGCACGCAGGCCCAGCTCGATGATGGCTGTGCGAATCATGGTCGACTTAGCAGTGCCGGGAGGGCCGTACAGGACCAGCACCGACGCCTTGGAGTTGAAGAAGTCCATGAAGTACTCACGGATCGAGGCGCCCTCCATCTGGGGATAGAAGGCGCTCGTAGCCGTCAGGCCTTCGGACATGTCATCCGTGGACGTCTGCATCTCGCCGCGCTTGTCGATGGACTGGATCGTGGTCATGGAGGCGTTGCCCATCATGCGGTCCGCCAGCACCGAGCGCAGGATGCCCGTGATCTCGTCGAGCACAGCGGTGCTCAGACCGAAGAACTGGATGTCGTCCATGTACACGTCGTGGTGACGGTCACGGCACAGGTCCAGGTCCACGCCAGCGATCGGGAGGTTGCGATGATCCAGCAGCACCAGGTGATCATGGTTCATGATGCGCCAGCCACGCTTGACGAAGGCTTCAAACAGAGCGCGCTCACCGCCTTCCTTGACGTACATGTTGCCGGCACAGAAGCCCCCCTTCACGGGCAGCTGGTCGTAGTAGGTCTGCATGTTGGCGCGAGCGATGTCCAGCATGCCGCCGTAGCCCAGGTCCATGACCATGAGGTCCAGAGAGCTACGGAAGCCATCAGCGGCGATCACCTGGCTGATGAAGGAGTCCATCAGCAGGCGGCCTTCGCCGCAGTAGAAATCGCGGTTCAGGACCACCGACGTGACGGAGTCGCCGCGGTCGTGGTGGGGAGGCTGGGGGATGTCCTCGAAGGCACCGGCCTTCTTCATGGCCACATCAACGGTGTAGTCGAAGCGTTCGACCACCGTCCTGGGCTTGGAGCGGTTCAGGATGCGGCTGCCGGCGGCGCTTTGGCGCTGGCGGATGGCAGTAGCGGCGGCGCTCAGCAGGGTAGTTGCGAAGTTTTCAGGGGTAGGAACTGCGGACATGTGACGCTTTCTAATAGAGAAGGGAGAGAATACTGATTATTGAAAATGCAAACACCTCCACGGGCCCGTAAAGGGCCCGTGGAGTAGCGCTTTACAGCGAACGATCGATCACGCGATCGTTGGGCAGCGGGAAACGCGGCTTGACGATGGCCTTGCCTTCGATCAGGTCGGTCTTGATGATGCCCATGTTGACGACTTCAGCCAGCACGTACTTGCCTTCCTTGATCGGCACCTCAGGCAGCTTCAGTGCGGTGCGCACGTTGGCTGCTTGCTTGGCGTCCAGGTAGCCGAAGTGCATGATGTCGAAGCACCGGCCAGGGCGCAGCAGCGCCGTGTCCACGTCGTTGAGGTTGTCCGAGTTCATGGTCAGGATCAACTTGAACGAGTGCTTGGCGCTCATGCCGTTGGTGACGTCCAGCAGCGTGGACATCAGCGGGTTGCCCAGGTCGCGGCTGCGCACCAGGATTTCCGCGTCTTCAGCGATCAGCACGTCGTACGGAGCGTCGCCGCCACGGCCGGACATGCGAGAGCCGCATGCAGTCAGGAACTGCGGGTTTCCGATCAGCTTTTGGTTGGACGTGCCCAGGGCACGCAGACCCAGCTGCTTGACCGCGGTACGGATCATGGTCGACTTTGCCGTGCCCGGAGGGCCGTACAGGATCAGGACGTTGGCGTCGCTGGTCAGGAAGTCCATGAAGTACTCGGTGATCGGCGTGCCGTTCATCCAGGGGAAGAACGTGGAGTCGGCCAGACGCACGTCGGACAGATCGTCATCCACTGTCTCCAGACCGCTCATCGGGTTGATGGCCTGGATGGTGGTCAGCTTGGCCGTGCCCAGAGTGCGCTCTGCCAGGCGTTCACGGAACAGCTCGATCAGGCGAGGCATGTGGTTTTCACCGATACCCCAGACCGTCGGGGTGTTGGAGTAGCATTCGCCACCTTCAGAGCCGCCATGCCAGTCGAAGTTGATGCCGCCGATGGGACGGTTCTTTTCGTCAAACTTGCAGATGGTGTCACCACCCACAAAGACCCAGCCTTCGTCGATGAACGCTTGCACGATCTCGATACGAGCATTGGGCTTTAGGTGGATCTGGTTCATGCCCAGGCGACGATCGAACGTCTTACCCGCGCCATCGTACATCGACATCTGGTCGCAGATCTTCTCCAGCATACCGAAGCTCTCAGTGAAGGAGATGGCGCGATGGATGGAGGCAAAGCCCACTTCCCGAGCACGGGCGAGCATCAGGCGCTCTTGGTACTTGCCCTTCTTGTCGTAGAACTCGCCCAGATCCATGATCCCACTCGGGTTCGTGATCGCCATGTAGTCCATGGTGTGCTTGAAGCGGGCGCGGCAGTAGTGCACCTTGTCGACCGTTTCCACGGCTTCCTCGAATGCCTGGCGCACCGACTTGACACGGTTGCGGGAGGCCACGCGAGCGGCCACCGGCGACTGGGACCGCAACGCCTCCAGCATGGAGGACGACATCAAGCCGACCATGGAGTTGCCCATCATGCGTTTCACGAAACTCTTGGTGGTGAGGTCAGGAAGCTCAAGATTCAGCATCTCGACAGAGGGAGAGGCTGAGGCGACAGCTTCAGCCGCTTCACCAGCTTCTTCACCAGCAGATTCAGTGGCGCCTTCGCCGTCCGCGCCCATGGTCACTTCGGTTTGTTCGTAGACGGGAGTGGCGATGATGGGAGCGGGTTGCTCGGACGCGGGGTTGGTGGATTCGGGGTTGTTGTTCTCGGACATGGGTAGCTCCTAATGCTTACTATTTAAAAGGGAAACTGACAAAAGACCTTCCCGCAGCCCCGAAGGGCCGCAGGAAGTGGAGGGATAGAAGAACTTACTTCTTCTTGGGCAGCGGGAAGCGGGGCGAGACGATGGCGTGACCGTCGATCAGTTCGCTCTTGGTGGTGTCCATGTTCAGGATCTCGGCCAGCAGGTAGCCGTTCGGGCTTGCCAGGCGCTTGTTTTCCTTGCCCAGCATGGCGCGGATGGTCATGCCTTGCTCAGCCGTCAGGCGGCCGAATTCCATCACGTCGAAGCAGCGGCCAGGGCGCAGTAGTGCCGTGTCCATGTCCAGCAGGTTGGGAAGGTTGGTGGTGATCACCAGCTTGAAGCTGGTTTCCTTGGAGACGCCGTCGACCGCATTGAGCAGCGATGCCATCACCGGGTTGACCACCTGGCCTTCTTCGTTGAGGCGCTTCTTGGTGAGGATTTCCGAGTCCTCGGCCACCAGCACATCGTACTTGCCGTTTTCGCCGCCGCCCGACATGTGGGTGCCGCAGATCTGCACGAAGCCAGGCATGCTCATCAGGGTCTGATCAGCAGTGCCCAGAGCGCGAAGGCCCAGGCGCTTGACGGCCGTACGGATCATGGTGGTCTTGCCGGTGCCGGGAGGGCCGTACAGGATCAGCACGTTGGCCGAAGAGTTCAGGAAGTCCAGGAAGTACTGGGCGATGTCCGTCTCGTTCATCCAGGGGTAGAACGCAGGCACCGCTTCCTGGGAGTCCTGCAGGGACTCGCTCTTGATGTCCATCTTGCCGCCGGTGATGCCGATGATGGTGTCGTAAACGCCAGCGTCAATGGCACCGGAGACGGCCACGTGGTTGCGGACGATGCGGATGAACTTTTCCACCAGCTCGTTGTTGGCCGCCCAGCGCACGGACACTTCCATGGACTGAGTGCCCAGGTTGCCCTTGCGAGTGAACGAGATGCCGGCACGGAACGTGGGGATGTTCTTTTCATCGAACGCCATCACGTCGTCGCTGTCGTGCACGCCGTAGAAGCCAGCTTCATGCAGATCGAGCACCAGCTCGTTGATGGAGGTCTGGTCCTTGAGCGTCATGGACTTGCTCAGGCCATTGGTGCGGCCGATCACCGGGCTCAGGCCATCGAGCATGGCGTTGCACTTGATGATGTCTTCGATGTCGCCCTGGATACGGGGGTAGAAGATCATGAAGTCGCGCACCGATTGGAAGCCCTTGATGGAGGCGATGCGGGATTCGAAGCTGACATCAGCGGCCACTTCACGGGCATTGAGCCCCTCGGGATAGGTGACGCGGGTGAAGACGCCGGAGTCTTCCAGTACGCGGGCCATCTTGGCACGAAATTCGCCATTGAGCTCACGGATCGTGTCGTCCAGCATTTCATGCTGGTTGGGGCCACGACGTTCGTACTTCGGAGCAGCCGTCACACCCAGCTTGCTGAGCATGGAGGATCGGAAATCGCTCAGGCTGCCACCGCCAGCGGATGCGTTGTTATTGTTGTCGGCTGCGTTGTTCGATGCTGTCATTTCAAATGCTTTCTATATAAAGAGAAGGGGAACCGGGGTTTACTTTGCGACGCTGGAATGGATCACGAATCCTTTTAAGGTGGACTCGATATTGATCTTCTCGATGCTGAGGATGTTTTTCTTGATGGTACTTTTGGTCTTGTACTCCGTCTTGATGTTGTTGAAAGGGTTGTGGTTGTGGACCCAGCCGTCGGCTGCGTCATCACGAGCGATGGTATACAGCCAGGCATCGACCCGATTGAGATCGTCCGGACTGGGCACCTTGTCCTCGAACTCCAAGCGGATCTGGCGACCCGGCTCGTCGATCTTGGTTCGGGAAATAGGGAACTTCTTTTCCCATGCGGAGACGATGCCCAGTAGGATCGCTGAGTTTTTGTGACTGCTTGCGTACAAATAGTCATTGGACTCGTACCTGTCCCAGTTGACCAGCTCCCCTGTATGGGCAAAGCCGGGCTTGAGCTCCGTTTGCTTGAAGCCCGAGCCATGGTACAGGTTCATGGTTTGTTTGGCCTGCTCGTCATTGGCGGCCAACAGTTCAGCGATGGACATACGTCTCCTTATGGGAAATAGGCAGATTGATAGGATTCACCACTTTATCGATCTGCGGCCTGCTTTTAGAACAGGTTCTTGAGCTTTTGCCACAGGCTGGGATCGAGCTCGGGCAAGCTTTCGTAGTAGCGCAGGTGGTCGTTTTTCATCGCCGTGATATGGCGAAGATCACCGAACACCCAGGTGTCGTACTGCATGGAGTTGGTCTTGTACACCTTCAGGACCACAGCGTAGTCTTTGGAGTCAGTGGCCTTGTCCTTGAGAACGTAGATGACGGAGATGCCGTCCTTCAGGTAGCTCCATACTACCTCGCCAGGCTTGAGAGACTCGACCATGGCGCGGTCCACCAAACTAGTGGCGCCCCAGGGAGTGGACAGCCGAGCAAATGTCAGCTCCTTGCCACAGTCGCGCATTTGCTGCAGCGCTGCCAGTGGTGCGGGCTCTTCGCCATCGGGCAGCTCCAGCTTCGGAACTGCCTTGATGAACGAATCGAACGGATTGTTCTTGTCAAAGAACTTCTCGCCCAGGCTTTTGGCTTGGACCGATCGAGATTCGATCTCTTGATCCGTTTGCTCGGAGCCGTCATAGTTCAGACGGGTCGAGGTATACAGCATCTCGCCGTTGAGCGAGACCTTGGTATGAGTTTGCGCTGGGACGTAAGTCTGCTCCACACGAGCAGTGGTTTCGGTTTGATCACCGATTTCCTGGGCCGCTTCATCAGCGGCTTTCATCAGCGCAGCGAGCTCGTCGAGAGATTGAGCAGTTTTGGGCTGCTGCTTGGATCCGTGATGTTTGGGCATTTCATCCTCCAAATAGAAAAATAGAGGGCTATTCCTCAAGTAAGGTCTAAGTGGATAAAAAAGCTTACAAAGGGGTGTATACCAGCGCTCCCTCGCGGGAGCGCTGGTATACACGTAGGGTTTCTGGATTATTCCAGGGTCATAGCCGCAATACTCAGGGTCAAAGTGCCCTGCTGCGAGGTGCGTCGGAAGAAGCGGATGAGGATGTTGCGGTTCGGAGACAGGGGTCTCGTGAACAGGATGTCCTCATTCCAGCGCTGCACCGGATACTCGGTCCAGGTCTGGCCGTCATCGATGGACAGAGCGAAGTTGTTGGGCCTTGGGGCCCGTACTTCCGAACGCCGATCGATCAGCGGGTACGTAGTGCCGTAGATGTCCTCGATCCACTCGTCAAGGTTGGCGCGTCCAGCGGACAGGTTGACCTTGTTGAGCATCACGATCTTGGCCTTGGCCTCACGGCCATATGCCGGCATGTTGGGCATGGGTTGGTTGGCCACCAGCCACGGAGTGGGTTGCTCCCAGGGGGGCGAGAACAAAGTGATCTCGCACTGCTGGGTGTGGATCATGGCTTTGTACGCCTGGGAGACCTTGCGCAGGTTCAGGTTGATCTGAAAGCGCTGGATCATGCCGTAGTTCTGGGGATCCCAGGCTCCGGATTGAGCCGACCACTCCACCAAGTTGGTGACTTCCTTGAACGCTGTGCGCTCCAGGTCCAGCAGCCACCAGCGCAGCCGGTAGCCCTGCAGCTGCTGATCCCAGAAGGGATACGGGAACAACTTGACCGTATAGCCGGCTTCCATCATCTCGGTGACGAACTTGTAGCCTTGGGTGACGAAGTCTTGGCTCCACTGGCCTTGGCCTGCGTAGTTGATTTCGTCTTTGCCAAGCGCATAGCGCAGCACCAAGTCTTGCTCCTCACCGATGATGGTCGACAGGTAGCCGTCCAGACCCAGGATGCTGAACTTGTTGCCGTCGACGGGCAGCGTCATGGAGTCGCCGTCCGAATAATGTACGGTACCCATCAGTCCCAGTGCATTGGCAGGGATGTTCAGCGGGAAGCGCAGCGTGTTGGGATCAGCTGGACTGATCCATGGCGAGCTCATGGTGATGTTGGTGATGAAGCGTCGCTTGATGTCCACACCCCGGATGTAGGTGGTGTTCTCCAGCAGCAGCATGGACTTGCTCTGGGGCACGCCATCGAGCGAGTAAAACACCACGGTGATCGGAGTACCGTCGGCCAGATCCAACGTTGTGAAGCACTCGCTGACCACCTTGAGGTTTTGCACCTCGTGGCTGTCGAGCTTGATGGCTTCCAGCGGCACGCGGTCCGTGATGAACTGCCCGGAGGCATCGTACATCTGGGACACAGGCTGCCCGCCCATGGACGGCACGCCACCCTTGTACAGGATAGCGTAGGCGTTGTTGTCACCACCCACGAAGCAATGGGTATCCACCGTGAGGCGATACGGATAGCTGGAGCGGTTGAGGTACACCCGAAGCAGTTGCGCCTGAGTGCCTGGACCCACACCAAACAACACGTCCGATTCCTCGATGGGGTTGAACATGCCGTAGGGGCGGATCTCATCGAGCGTGGGGATCAGTTTGACAGGGTCAATGGCCCGCACAATCCAGACCATGTAGTTCTCCGGGGAGATCACGTAGTCCAGGACCTTGGGTACAAACTTCTTGGCACCCACAAAGCCGGTGTAGATATCGTCGATACTCCACCACCTCCAGGGACCGTTTTCGTTGTACAGCGGATTGGCACCATCGGTGCCCTTGACCGGAGCTGGGATAAACTCCAAGTTGGGGTTGTTGATATTGTCCATTTCTATCCTAGGCGGTGAAAGTCACGAAGTTGTTGATGCCGATCTTGCCACGACCATACAGCTTGACCACCTGCATCAAGAACCGGTACTGAGTTTTGGTCAGGTTCACGGTGTTGTTGTAGGGGTGAGGCCGGATCACCACAAACTTGTCCGGCAGCGCGATCGTCTCCTCCAAGGGGTCGGTCGCAAACAGGGACTCGTAGGGCTTGCACATGGTGATCACTTCTTCGTCCGTCCACTCCGCGTCAGTGACGAGGAAAAAGCCACCTGTCGACAGACGGTACAGGATATGGCTGAAGAACGGGGAAAACAGTGGCCAACGGCTGATGGAAGAGCTATTCTTCCACGGCCCCAGAGGCGGCATGTACTCGGTCATGTAGTCGGAGACCACCTTGTCGATGGCCAGGCTCTTTTTACGCAGCTCTGGCCACGCAGTCTTGGTGTAGTCCCGCAAAGGCGGAACTATCGCCGTGATCTGGTAAGGTCGTCCGTTCAACGGATTTTGGATATCGTAGCCTGGGCGGTCCTCGAAGAACTTCAGGTCACTACGATCCATCGTGTTGCCGCCTACCGAGATATGGAGTACCTTGTCGTCACAAAGGTCATACCTGCGGTTGTTGCTCAGCGCACCGTGCTCCACAAAGCCGAACTGCTGCTCATCGTCGAGCTGCATAGCTGGCGTGCAAAATCCCGTAAACCGGACATGGATGAGCTGTTCGGCAGTCGCTGCTGGCTGGTTCAGGAATGGGTAGCTGTTGATGTAGACGTTGGGGAAGTCCAGGATGTAGTCCACACCACGCACCAGGTTTCGGGAGTTCATCCAGATCTGCAGCTGCCCCATCGGCACTTCCATGGCGTAGGGTTGAAAACCCGAGCCCTTGTTCAGTGTTTCCGACAGCGTAAACCGGAGCATACCCTGGACCATCTTGATCTTGGTGTCATACGCCAGGAACGTCTGATTGGTGCGTACCATCAGCTCGTAGTTTCGGTTGGGATCTGTCCATTCCAGGGTGTTGTTGATGATGCGATACCTGGCGTCTCCCGTCACATCGGTCCACTTGTCCTGGGGCTGGCCGACCAGCACCCGGCGGTAGTAGACACGGTACTGGGCATCAGCCGGCACCTTGATGCCCGACTGCCCGAACGTCACACTGGTGCGTTCAGTGCCGCGGCCCACGATCCCTTCGACCATCTTGGCCACCGGAGAGCGAGTGGAGTAGTCGTCATCGTTGACGTGGTAATGCCAACCCAGCAATGCTCCCTGCTCATCAAACTCATAAAACGTGGAGTCCCGCTGAAGCAGTTCAGGAGGGTTGACCACATTGAAGTTGCCGATGTTGTACGTCTTTTGCGGAGTGTCGGCCAGGATCTGACTCATAGAGTTGTAGCCGTAGCATCCCTCCACATCCAGTATGGTCATCTTCTCCAGGAGCGTGCGCATGACCTTGGGATAGTCATTGGCCTCCAGATCAGCCGCATGCCATACCGGAGGAGCAGAGATGATGCCGCTCATGGCCGCCAGGATGTCGGCGTCCTTCAACTTGTACAACTCGAAGATGCGGGCATTGTCCTTGATCAGTGGCCGTTGGTAGCCGCCTTCCCGGATCTTGAGCATCAGCTTCATGTCCTGATAGCTACCAGGTGCATCCTTGCCCATATCCCGAATGATGCCGTCGCACACATACTTCACAGTTGCCCCCATCACCGAGTAGTCCCGGTGGGTGACGTTGCGCATAGCTGAGGGCATGTTCTTGGGATAGTACCTGCCCCTGTAGCCGCGGGTATCTATATTAGGCGTGTGCAGCGCCACGTCCAGATCGTCTTGATAGTCGATCTGATGCGGGTCTGGACTTTCGTAGTGCAGCAGGTGCTTGAACTTCTTGTCCATCGTCGAGGTAAACGGCGTCAGGTCCCCGACTCGCCAAGTGACGATGCGCTTGACCGAGCCGTCTTGGATCCACTCTACGCGGTCTCCGGTCCTGGCGGTGCCGGGATTGATGTCATTGACCAAGAAGCCATTGACAAACGCTTCCGCATAGCCGGGCTTGGCCAGTGCCCGACGGTAGTCCATCTGGGCATTGAGCAGGTCCTGCATATTAGAGAGCGTGTAGCCCTTGGTCTCGATGGTGGCTCCTCGGCTCACACCCAGGCGACTGGAGAAGTAAGCGTTGGTGTAGACCCGAAAGTAGATCTGTCCTTCATCGGAGTTCATCCGGATGCGAGCGTCGCGTTCAACCGCGAACATCAGGCACTTTTCCCGAGTGAACATGAAGTACGATGTGAATCTGGGGATATTGACCCCTTCGGCGTTGTAGATGTTCACATACAGCTTGAGCTTGTTCATCGCCTCCGTGAACGTGAACCACTTCTCCGCAGTCCAGGAGGGATTGCGCTCCAGAAGGTTCAGCTGAGCGGGCGTGAGCTGGCCGATCTGAAAGATGTGATAGTGGATGTCGGGCTTGGGAGTGGGGATGAACCGATCCAGTGCAAAGAACCGGTTCAAAGCTCCGTAGCCCTGGGAGATACGGGCTGGCGCGAACACATGCTGATTGTCCATCAGCGGGTTGCACCAGACCTCCCTCATTGCTCGCTGGAGCATGTATTCATATTTGGCCATCTGGTTAGTTCCAATACGAAAAAAGAAAAAGCACACCACACCGGGCCTCCGCTAGGGAGTGCCCGGTGGTGTGAGGTATTACTCGGTTGCTGTGGGCTCCATGAGATCGCCAGCATATGCCTCAGGCTTGAGGTACTCCATCACGGAGCGCAACCCAGCCACAGGTGTGAGGTACTCATCGATCATCTTCTTGTAGGCAGCCCCGAAGTCCGCACCCTTGCCACCGCGGCCTTGGGCCTGGATGGTCTGACCGATGGTCGAACGCATGTTGTTGTTGTACGACATGACGTAGTACAAGATAGAGCACCAAGTTGGCGGATGCTCCATGGCCACGGCCAGCAGTTGCTGACTGTTGGTGGAAAACCAGATGGTGCTCAGCAAGTTGAGCATCACACGAGGGTTCAGTTCCTTGAGCAGTGAGCTTTGGATGGTCTTGGAGATCTGAGAGCACATGTCGGCAAACGTGCCCATGGGCTCGAATGTCTTCAGAAGGTTTGTGACCTCGGTGGTCGGCATGCGCATGTTCTGCGAGGCGTACTGGGCCACAGCCATGCGCAGGCCTTCGTTTTCCTTGTAGTCGACCGGGCCTTCGTGGAACAACGTATTGTAATATGCAAGCGCCACGATCTGCACCTTGATCTGCTCGACATAGTCCAGCGTCTCTGTGCGGCCCAGGGCTTGACCGATCACCGAGGCAAACACCAGCCCCGCAAACCGCATGCCCATCTCGAAGCGACCCGTGTCACGAGCGGCCCACGCCAAAGACGCGATGCCGCGGTTCCTGTTGAACTCGAACTCTTCGGCCCTTCGGACAAACTGCCCGATGTTGTACAGATCCGCGCCTGCACGGATGTACAGCCTCATATCGGTGAAAAGATATGATTTCCCGTTCGAATTTTTAACGGATATTGGATGGGTGAATAGTGGAATCATTTTTTCACTGTCACGACATCCTGTGATAAACACCGGAGTGATGCCGTCCTCGGCACGCACTCCCAGGTTTGTCCCCTGCAGAGGATCGCGCACGGTTGACTCTTCCAACAACCGGACCTCCTTTCGCATGTCATGGACCGCACCGATCGGGGTGTGGTAGGGATCAACAAAAATTGTCATTACGTTCTCCAACGGATTTTTCTAGAAAGGAATCAGGCTATGGTAACCGCAGCTAATGCAGCGCCAAACACCATCGACCTTGGCATCCACGACGGTTCGATTGTCCAAGTACCGCGGGCAAGCCGGCCTTTGCCACAGCATCTGCCAAAGTACTACCTCTTCTGCCAGAAGGGGCGTCCGGAGGAAGAACTGCTGATCGGTGTCGAGCGGGACAATGTGTACGGCACGGCCACCTTCACCGATGGCTCGCCCTACTTCAACCACGGCACCCTGTTCGCCAACGCGACCAATGCCCAAGGCAACGCAGCCATGTACAAGCGTCTGATCCCGGTCGACGCTGGACCCAAGTCCAACATCACGCTGTGGCTCGATGTGCTGGAAACCCGTGTGGATCTCTACGAGCGTCTGCCCGACGGCTCCATCAAGACCAACACGCTGGGCGACCCCATCGTCGTGGGCACCACCCCCGGCTACAAGGTCAAGTGGGTGGCCACCTCGGCGTCCACGCACCAGGCAGCGGCCAACTTCGGCATCCAGTCGATGCAACCCGGCGACCAGTTCGATCCCGCGACCATGAAGCAGTCGCTGCGCTACCCGATCTTCGACTTTGTCGTGGACTCCCAGGGTGCGTACGGCAACAACCTGGGCATCCGCATGTGGTCTCCGCGTGCCGAGCTCAACCAGGTGCCCTTCAAGATGATGAACCAGAACAAGGCGTTCCCGTACCTGTTCTCCATCATCGAGCGCGAAAGCGACCTGACCAGCCCGGTCAACAAGCCCACGGTGTTCGGCGAGCAGTCCATCACGGTCACGCTCAAGCCCAACTCGATCGACCCGATCACCCGTCAGAACCTGTACATCGGCGACCGCGTGGTGCCCCTGTATGGCAACACGACCGATCCGCGCTACAACATCCAGTACCCGCCGTTTGGCCAGTTCCACATCTACCAAAAGAACGTGGACACGGTCACTCAGCAGTTCTTCGATGCTGAAGTTCCGTTCATCGACGAGCACAGCGACTTCTCCGCTGAACCCGACGACTACGGCCTGTTCAACATCATCACTGGTGTGACGACCACGGGCGTCCCCTACCACAGTTTCATCTTCGTCAACAGCCCCGAGTCCATCACGTTCTCGCAGTTCACGGACGTGCTGGCCGCTGGTGGCTCCGATGGCACCATGAGCAACGAGGTCTACAACGCCATGGTGGCGCAGGAGATCCGTCGCTACCGTGACCGTGACAACGCCGTGATGGACGTGGCCTACCACGTCGAGTCGATCTTCTACGACTCCGGCTTCGACGTGGACACCAAGATGGAGCTGACCAGCTTCATCTCGCAGCGCCATGACACGTTCCTGGTGCTGGGCACTCACCAATGGGGCGAGCGCAAGCTGACACTGAGCGAAGAGCACTCCCTGGCGGTGGCTCTGCGCGCTCGTGTGCAGAACTACCCGGAATCGGACTACTACGGCACTCCGACCGTGCGCTGCATGATCATGGGCTGCTCGGGCGTGGTGCGCAACACGGTCTACCGTGTGCCTGCAACGTACGAAGTCGCTGTGAAGTTCGCGCGCTACATGGGCGCTGGCAACGGCCGCTGGAACGGCTCCTTCAACCCTGAAGGTGATCCTGGCTCCATCGTCAACGAACTGATCGACATCAACGAGACGTTCGTCAACGAGTCCCTGCGTACGCGCTTCTGGGACGTGGGTCTGAACTGGATCGGCCGCTTCGACCGCGAGCAGTACTACATCCCGGCCTACAAGACCGTGTACCCGTACGACACGTCGGTGCTCACCTCGGTGCTCACCACGTTCGCATGCTGCACGCTCAACAAGATCGGCCATGCCTGCCACCGCACCTTCGTGGGTCGTTCCGACCTCACGGATCTGCAGCTGACCGAACGCGTCGACGACTACGTGCGCAACGCTGTCAAGGACAAGTTCGATGGCCGCTTCATCATCATCCCCGAGGCCAACATCTCGGCGCTCGATGAGCAGCAAGGCTTCAGCTGGACGCTGCCGATCAAGATCGGCGCCAACGGCATGAAGACCGTGCAGACCCTGAGCGTGCAAGCGGACCGCCGCAAGCGCCTGGAAGCCGAGCAGTAAGCTCTAGCAAAGCAATAGCGAGAGCCTTCGGGCTTCTCGCTGCTTATTTGACAAGATTAGGAGTTAAACCGAAATGGCACGTAGAGAAGATACCATTATCGGACAATCGGCTTATGGCCTGATGGGTGGCAACCCCAACGCAGTGTCCCTGGACGTTGGCGGTTTCTTTGGTTGGTCCCCTGACCTGGGCAACTACCTGTCTGACCAAGCGTATGTCCGCAAGCCACTGGAGCTGGTGGTGCTGGAGTCGCCGCGCTTCTTCAACCTGATGCCCGACCCGCTTCGCTGGCAAGCATCGTTCCGCAACATGATGGAGACCAAGGTCATCCGCGCAGAAGGCTTCAACGCCGCTCTGACGGTGTCCACCGACGATCACGCTGTGGGTGGCGCTGGTGAAATGATGCAGGAGCCTGTTGACTCCAAGCGCGCCCGTACCGAGCCTGTGCTCAACTTCATCGAGAAGTACGGCCGCCCCATCCAGCGCTTCATCGACATCTGGATCCGCTACGCCATCATGGACCCGGAAGTCAAGTATGCCATGCTCACCACGCTGCCGTCCAACGTCCCCTCGGACCTGCTGGCTGACTGGTACTCGGCAACGATCCTGGCCTACGAAGCAGACCCCGTGCACAACGGCATTGAGAAGGCGTGGCTCACCACCAACTTCTACCCTCTGGGTACCGGTGAAATCATCGGCCTGCGCGACCTGACCGAACCCTCGGCCCTGACGCGTCTGTCGATCCCCTTCTCCGGCATCTCGGCTGTGGGCAACGGCATCAATGCGTTTGCCCAGGAGATCATGAACAGCTCCAGCCGTGTGGGCGCTGATCCCTACAACCGTCGTGCGTGGCTCAACGAGATCGCACCTGACGTGGCAGCTGCTGCCAACACCGGCCTGTACGCAGGTATGCGCCGCACTGCTGACGAGAACGTGCTCACCGGCGCGTAATCGGCAAAAGCAGGCAAAAAATAAAGAGCCCCTCTCCCACCAGCCTCGCGGCTGGTGGGAGGGAGGTATCTTTGACGTTCTAAGACAGGCTTAGCCCGTCATGCCGGCTGCCCAGTGATTACTTGGTGCCGCCCAGCGCTTCTTCGGTCATCGACTTGGCCAGGTCCAGCGCGGTGCCCATCTGGCCGCCCTTGGAGTCCATGGAGGTCTTGACGCCCACGCTCACAGCGCCCCAGCTGGTGTAGTGCGTGGGTTCGCCGCCGTTGCGTGCCGGCAGGGTGCCTTCCTTCTTGGGGGTGTAGGTGGCGTCGATGTGGCTGCCCTTGCCGGTCTTGACGCGCAGCGAGGTCTGGGTCTTGTTGTCGCCGCTTTCCTTGGCTGCCTTGATGCCCAGGATGGTGACGGCATTGACGGTGCCCGCGGCCACGTCGACATGGTGTTGAGCGACTTCTTCGACGATGCCCATGTTCAGGTGTTCGGGCAGGGTCTTTTCGAAAACGGTATCGCGGGCCGCGGCATCGTTGACCAGCATTTCGGAAACCTTGGCAGCAGTGGCGCTCAGGGTTTTGGTATCGGACATGATCTCTCCAGAAAGTCTTTGTTGAAAAGGGAAAAAGCTAAAAGCTAAAGGCGAATCGCAAAACGCAAGTATGCCAATAGGGGAGGTTCGTTCGCGAAACTAAAGAAGTCAACGCGCACTCCTCAAGTAGAGTATATGTGCTTTGACCAATTTAGAAAGGGGGATCCTTTCGCGATCTCGCTCATCCTCCCACAGCGATGGGATAGAGCCAGATTTTTTCCACCACTTTTTCAGTCGAGGATGCGATCTGGTACGCCACAAGGAAACATCTCAGCCCAGTGCATCAGCAGCCGGGTCACCGAAGACCGGACCGTCGATGCATCTGTATCATCGATGTACTTGGGCGCTCGCAGCAAATAGCTGAGGACGTCGGATCTAGACGTCATATTGTCCGTAAACCCGAGGTCGGGATCAAGAACTAGATTAACTCTCCATCTGGCACCTTTCTCTACTGGGAGTCTCTCTACATCAAATCGGGGTGTAGGGTACGGGTAACAATCCAAGACCCCAGAGCTGAGGTTTTGGCGTATCGCGTAAAACACCACCTTAGCTGTAGGATCGGGTTTGAACATCGAAACTAAGGGAATTAAGATAGCCATAGTGATATGGCTACCTGGTTCCCTTTACACGCCTTCGCGCTTGACGCGGCTGAGCATGATGCGGATATGGGGGAAGCTGATGTCCTCCAGACGTTCTTGGATGAAGTTGGTGGACATGTACTTATAAGCACCCGTCAGACCCAGCACCAGCATGATGGCGGCACTGACCAAGTTACCACCGATGGCGATGCTCAGCAGCGAGTCGTGGACTTTCATCACAGCGCCCAGCGTGCAAAACACCGTCATACCAGAAGTGAACAGTACCATCACCGTGAACACACGCAGCAAGGCGTGTACGCGGCCCACCACGACGCGGTAGGCTTCTCGGCAGTACTTGACCTCATCTGCGAGTTCGAGCTCTTGGAGGTCGAAATACAAACGCAGGTGGTTAGCGATGCCCAGGTGCACATAGGTAAGCGCATAGACGCCAGCGCACAGCAAAGAGTAGATCACAAGAAACAAGCCATCGACCTTGATGAAGGAGATCATCAGGCACACAGCCAGGTAGCTGGCGATCAGCAAAGTACGGAACAGATGGTCCGCAATCAAGACAGGAACAAACGCATTGTATGCAGCTTGCTTGAAGGTGTTAGGAGCGACGAACATAATAGCCAACCTTTCTGCCGGGTATACGACAGTTAAACCTGAGGAACCAGCCAGGAGAATTCCTGCACTGGTGCGATATCTCGTTTATATTACGGGAGTCTCTATGGACTCCGGGAAGAGGGAATGGAGACAGCTACGAAAAGATCGTGGCCATCCTCAGGTAAGGTATATGTGACTGAAATTGTTTACGTGCGGCATAGAACATACCACTCCAGGGCCCCCTTTCGGGGGCCCTGGAGGATATGGTCTTTTCTTTTTGGCTTACCAGCCAGTCAGGAAAGTGGTGGGAGCGGCGACGTCTGCAGGACGGCGGCTCAGTTGTGCCAGCGTGCGGATAGCCGCAGCCGACTCGAAGCTCACGGTCAGATGACCGGATTCGATCTCGCGCAAAGCGCGCTGCACGGTGGCGTCCTTGATCACTTCCGTGTTCAGGGCCTCGCAGGTCAGCGATTGGAACTTGTTGGCTGGCGACAAGCCCGGCTCATTGACGTAGTCCCAGGTAGCAATGGTCTGCAGCCCGTACATGGGGCGGCCCATTTGCTTGAAGGGCACCGAGAACGCGCGGATGGAGAAGCACACGTTGGTGTTGGGGTCTTCCATATCGCGCGCCAGGAAGTCACCACGAGCGCCGCCTGGACGGAAACGCGCCATGATGCCGACCATCTCTGGAAGGCCCAGCTCAGGGTTCTTCCTGCCGTACTGTTCGTCCAGGCCGATCTCGGCCCAGTACACGCAGACGTTGGGCTCAGCGATGTCCAGGCAACGCTGGAAGAACTCGTCGTCGCTCATACCAGCTTGGCGCCGAGGATGGCCGACTTCTCCTCGCAGGTTGCCCGTGGCGATGCGCCGCATCAGGTCACTGTTGGACTCGAACAGCTTGGCGCCGATCTTGGCATCATAGATGACGCCGGCGGCGTTCTTGATGCCGAGTGCCCCGATGCACGAGGTGTAGTAGCCCGCAGCGTCTGGCTTGATGATGCCCTTGCGGCCAGTGCCGGCGAGCATGGTGGATGTGTAGATGATGTCGCTCACGACAGATGCCTTTCTTGAGTTATGCTCGTACGATCTTCTCGACGACACCGACATCTTCTCCTGGGGAGACGATGGCGCTGATGATGCCGTCCTGAGCGTAGGCGGCCGAGATCTTGTTGAGCGAGCTCTTGACAGAGGCTACGACAGAGCCCATGGGCACGAACTCCACCTTGCCGATCTTCGTGTCCTCGTAGCTCTTGATGAGCAGACGCAGGAACTCGTTGTCGATGGAGTTGGCCTTTCGGGCGATCATGGCGGTGAGGAATTCCACCACCTCGGGATTCTTCACAGCACCGAAGCCTGCGAAGGTAGGTGCTGTATCCAGCACCCGCCCGTGATCGTCGTAGCTGACATACCAGGGCACCCGACCCATGAAGAAGAACGCTTGGAACACTTCATAGATCAGCTTGGCATCGCTCAGCAAGCCTGTCGTTTTCCAGACCACCGTGTCCTTGGCGAAGTAGAACTCATAGTACTCGATCTCATCGACCGTGCGGATGGTGGTCGCCGACGGAGAGATCGAGAACATGGCAGTGGTGTTCACCAAGGAGTACTGACCGTCCTCCAAGATGACGGGAAACAGGCCATAGATCTTGGTGTCTACGCCCAGCTGCCCCAGGCCGGAGTCAAAGTACGTCTTGGGCACCTGGATGGTGCAAGGCTGTCGGCAGATGACCTGCTTGGCCTTGTTGACCGCAAAGTTCGCCCTCACGGCCTCGGGGTTGCGCTTGTAGTTCATGCCTGCGTCAGAGCCAGCTCAGTGGACAGGTAGTCGGCGATGTAGTTGATCGCTGCGATAGCTGCGGCTTCGCGGGGATCTTCCACACCTTGGCGGCCCAGCTCCAGCATGTCGCTCAGGAACTGGAAGGCGGGCGTATGCTTGTAGCGGATGCCGGCGACCAGCTTCAGAGCCACCTTCTCGGGGTCCAGCGCCGTGTCCGTGGGGATCTGGCTGAGCCAGTTGCGAGCTTCCGACACCATGGTGTTGAACACGGAGGTGTTGTCCTCGCCGAACAGAGCCTGCTCCGCGGGAGTGAACTTGCCGCACATGCCCTGCATGATACCCAGTGCATGGGCGCGCATGGCCACATCCAGACGAGCACGCAGCGTCGCTTCGGCGGTCTTTTCGTAGTTGCACCACACGTCGCCATAGCACACGTCGGAGTCGTTGATGTCCTGCACGGTGAACGACGTGGCCTTGCCCGAGATCATGGCGCCCAGGATGGTCGCCGCATCGTTGCCCTCGGCGAGCCACGCGTTGTAGACAGGGCCATACACGATCCCGACTTTGCCTTGGTCCAGCACGCTCATGATCAGTGTCTTGTTGCGCTCGTACACGTCCACCACACGAGAGGCGAACTTGAACGTGAGCGCCGCATAACGGGAATAGGCATCCATGGCCTGCTTCCACTGGTTGGCGTTCATGCCAGTGGGCTCATCAAGCGCGACGTTGTACAAGCCGCGGCTGATCAGGTACAGCACGGTGCCCAGTTCCACGCGAGTGAATGCAGGCAGTGCATTGATTTCAGCCAGGCCGCCCTTGTACAGGCCTGGCGTGGTCACGGCCATGTTGGAGCTGGCGAAGTAGTAGGCGTAGATGTTGGTGAGCCATTCTTGGCCACGCGTGGCCAGCCATTCCTGCACGGTCTTGTTGACCGAGGCGCTGGAGACGCTCATCCACTCGACGATCTGCTCATAGGTGGCCGCCGGCAGCGTCATCAGGCGCATGGGTTCCTGCATGCCTTCCTGAGCCATGGAGTCGATCATGGTGCGCAGGGAGTCATCCGTCATGGACGGAGGAGGCACCACCACCTGGATGTCGAACAAAGAGCCTGGACCCTGAGCTTCGTTTTCCTTGCGGAAGTTGTACAGCTCGTCCATCATGGCGGTGACCGCCGGACGCACGGTGTTTTGCACATACTCGACGTGCGTCTGAGCGGCAGTGGCCAGTTCATCGACGATGGCGCCCAGCGCTGCCGTATGGCCGGTGACTTGACCGGGGGCGCCAGTAGTGACTTCTTCGATCTGCACGGCCACGTCGGAGGGCGAGGCCGATACGAAGCTCATGTTGATCAGTGCGTTGAGCAGGCTCTTGGAGCCAGGCAGCACCTGTTTGCCGATGGCTGCCTTCAGGCCAGCGGACTGCGCTTGTGCGACGTTGTAGATTGCTTGCGAGATCATGTTCAGGCTCCGATGGCGCTGGCGCGCAGGCTGCGATTGGTGAGGTTGCGAACGATGCGCTGCAGCGCCATGTTGGCGATCGCTTCTTGGGTCATCGGGCTGTTGTTGATGGTCTTTGAGATCGACGTTCCCGAGATGTGCTGCACCACACCCACGGCGATGGCTGCACAGTTGGCCAGCGCCATGGTAGTGGTTTGGTCCACCGGCTGCGGCTGGACAGGGAGAGTGCTCTTGTCTTGCATGATGTCCTCTATAAGGGGTAGAAATTCTGCGCTTGTGCCATTACGGCAAAACGCCCACTTGATTGCATACAATGCACCGGATCTGGCACCCTTTTGGGGTGCCAGATCTGGGACATCTTTTACTTACTTTCCTTCGTAAGCTTCGACGGCGACATCAGTCAGCCGGTCGAGGACTGCGCCCCGCAATCCGATCGAGATCATAGAGTTCACGATACGGGCAGCGAAGCTCTTGGCACCGAACTTGGCATGCACGGGAAGGCCAGACTTGGTGGTGAGCTTGTAGGGCATGACCTCACCGATCACGCTCTTGAGCTGGTTGGAGAATACCAACTTGTCACCAACGCCCGCTCCTTCAGAGACGGTGATGTAGACGATGATGATCGCTTTGTTGAGCATCAGCGGTGCACCGTCGTGCGAGTAGTCGGAGTCAACAGCTCCGGTCACAGCAGGTCGACCCGTGGCCTTGGCCTTGTCGGCTCTTCGGCGATCGGAGCGATCAGCCAAGGCTTTCAAAGATGCGGACATATCGGATTTGTCGCCGTGGTAGATCACATCGATGTCAGAGACTCGGCCACGGTAGCCGGACGTCGGAGAGTTCTTGGCACGGGCGGCCAGGATCTCCATCGACGCATCTCCGAAGCTGTCGTCCATCGCAGTGATCTCATCTTCGATGGTCATGATGATGTCTTCAGGGTTGACCTGCTGGCCGATCTTGACCATGTTGAGCAGGTTTTGCCGGAAGTTCACGGCGTACTTCTTGACCTTGGCGGTGGTGGTGGTCATCGACTTGGACAGTTCTTCACTGATAGTCGAGGAGTCCTCATGGGTGTTGGAGGATTCGATCAGAGCCACACGCGTAAGCATGGAACCCTTGTAGACCACGGAGCCTGGCAAGATCGGGTCGGGTTCAAAGAAGTTGGTGTTGTACGAGATGTACTCGCCTTTCTTGAACTTCTGACCGGGCTTCATCTCAGTGATGAGGTTGTGTGGATAGGTGGAGCCTTCCGCACGTCCGTACATCGTGCCCAAGGTGTAGCCCTTTTGTTCACCGTCTGCGTACTCCACCAAGATGCCGGAGTCCGATACCGAGATCACCTTGCCGTCCATCCGAGCAGCCGAAGCGAACATCTCACCAGTACGCTGTCCGATCACGGACTCGTAGCCAGTACGCACCACGGGTGCGTGGTAGCCAGTGGTGGCCACGGTGTGGGCCTGCTGGATGGAGATAAATGCGACACGTTTTGGCGATACCTTCAGGCAAGTTCGTTACGCTTGCCCCGCTCTAGTATAAGAGCAGCTCTGGGTTTTCCCCAGATGTCGAGACTATATCTTCATCTCTAGATTAAGAGATGCTCCCTGTTTCGGGCCACTTCGGCCCTATGGCTGACAAACTGCCATAGTCGTTGAACCTTCCTCTGACTAGAGAGGCTTGGCTGCGGGTTTCCCAATCTCCAGCTTTGTTAGAACCTTCGCTTCGCCTCGCGGCTAGCAGTGGTAGTGGAGCTCTCAGGGGGTTCTCGCAATTGAGGGAGATACACAATACCGTCTCCAGTAGTGCGGACCTGTTTGATCGTCATTGATCGCAAAGGGTGCCAGCATCGCGCTGGTGCCCAGGAGGTTGGCGGGTCCCATCTCACGACCCTTCTTGCTCATTCCACGCACGGAGTTGAAGCCAGGGTTGGCGGAGGTAAAGATGTTGATACCCACGTCCGAAGAGTCTACGGAAGCATCGACCGACACCACGCCCAGGTTGGAGGTGTGCAGAGCGCGGGATGCCTTGTTCATCGACTCCTTGGAGCGGCCACCTTCTCCCACATAGGTGATGGCTTCCGAGCCTTTCAGCGCCTGGATGGGATTGATGTCCTCGGCTTGCTTGACGGAGTTGTCACGCGTGACAAGCGACCACACTGCAAACGGACTCATGTCCACCTTAGCGCGTCCTGTCGTGTTCTTGGACTTGAATGCCCTTACCGAGTTGGCCATCTCCTTGTACAGGAAGCCAGCGAAGCGCTCATAGCCCCGCACACGCTGGTTGTTCATGTCCTGGGACGCCGGATGGTGGTAGGTGTCGAGCAACTCGCACGAGCGCACCAGCAGCCCCATAAAGGTCTGTGGCTCGTTGAGCTCCTTGAGCAAGTCCTCGGTGATCGGGTCAACGAACATGTCCACCAAGTTCTCCATCTCCTTGAGATAGATACTCGTCAGACCCCGGGACTCCATCAGTCGGGTATAGACGGCCTTGTTGTCGAACTCGACGGCGTCGTACGCCTTGGTGTCCTTCTCAAACGCCCGGAAACCAGCGAGCACCAATGATGCAGCCTTGTCCCTGCGGTCAAAGATGTAGGCCACGTCCTTGAACTGCACGGCGTACTCGTAGGGTCCCATCTTCTTTTGCTGGCGTCCTTCCACCAGACGGTGGCGAGCTCCCAGGTACTTGACCAGTGCCCGAAATCCCAGGTTGTAGCCGATGAACACACCGACCGGAATCCCCTTGGAGAAGACCTTCACTTCCGCAAAGTCCACAGGTGCATTGTGGCGGTCCATCTTCATGATGTCAAAGATGTCTCCTACGGGAGTCTCCCCGTCAGGGCCGATCAGGTAAAACTGGTTGTCCATGTCCACCACCAGCGGACGAGAGCCAGGGCCCTGACCGATCAGGCGTCGTCCTTTGACTTCCAGCTTGGCGAGGATCTCGGGAGTCGTTGCCTTTTCCCGGTCCTTGTGGTTCATGTTCAGCAAGTACGGACCAGCTCTGAACGAACGGAACTTTGCCGCCAGACCGTTGTAGATGTAGGGCGCTTCGAAGTAGTTGTCGAACACATCACCCGGAGAGACGTCCCGGATGTCTTGGTCTGGCTCGATGGTGCCACGGTTCAGGCGTCGGATGATGGTCTCCAAGTAGCTATCGGCTTTCTTGGTTGCCCGGTCTACGAAGCTCTTGCCGTAGTAGCTGGTCAGGCCCACACGGTTGACACCGATGCGGCGGATGGGCTTGTCCACCATCTGGCTACGCGCCAAGTAGCGCACACCCCGCACCACGAAGATGCCTTCTTCGTCGACGCGCGGTATGCGTGCCCGGATGATGGAGGGGTTGCCGTTGACGGGTTTGAGCTCGATGGTGTGCACATCGAACGTACCCATTTCCGAGTACTTGGTCTCCACCTCATGGCGACGTACGATGATGCCAGCCTTTTGGATAGCCTGCACCGACCTCAGCACATCCTTGTAGATGATAGAGGTGTTGTACTTGCGATCCATCACCGACAGGGGAGCTGCGGCCATCGACGGATCGAGCACAGTGGGCGGCACATTCAGTGCTGCTTCTTGCTGGGTGATCTCCAGCTCCCCGGGCTCGATCTTCATAGCCTCGGCAATAGTCTTGTCGGAGCCGAAGGGGTCTTGCGCTTGGTCGGACTTCCTGGCTTGCTCGCTGAGCTTGCGGTAGTCGGACACGGAGATGCGGCCTTCATCAGCGGCTGCGTCGATCTTGTCCAGGAGAGCTTGCTTGGCGGTCTTGGCGGTGAAGATCTTCGCCGCGATGGCTTCAGCAGTCTCCGGGATGTCGGAGGTATATACTTCCGGTGTCACGTCCTTGACGTCGATGAGCTCTTCACCATCGGCGTCTTTCTTGACCACGAACTTGTTGTCGAACTTGCGCTTGTCCAGTGCATCGAGCGCGGCTATATCCGCGTCGAGTTCTTTGAGCTGCTGGGTAATATCGATCTCGGCTTCAATAGTGTCGCCAGCAGTAGCCTTGCTTGTTGCGGTGTCACGCCCGTCGCCTGAGCTACTTGTTCCCAGTCCAGAGTGTCCTTCAGTCGGTACTTCGGGAAATCGCTCTTCCTGGGGCTGGTCGCCCTCAGGAGCCTCCTTGTCGGGATCAGTGGCGGTCTCTGCCTTGACCATCGCCTCGGCTGCGGCTTTCTCCTGCTCGGCCAGCGATGCACCATTGGCGTTGATAGTTTGCAGCACCATCAAGTACTTGAGCCAGTACTTTTGCAGCTCGATGAAGCTCACCTGCATCACAGCAGAGACTGTGGTGTAGTTGGGGTTGCCCTTCATCCAGCTGTACAGATAGCCAAACGAGACCGTGGTGTATTCACCTGTGTAAGTCTTGAACATCAAGTTCAAGTGCCGCATATCAGTCTCGCTCATGTCAGCGAAGACCGAATGGTCCCGGGTATCGGGATTACACCACAGCCACATCTCGCGCAACACCACCTTCTCCTCGGTGTCAAAGATGCTGGCGACTTGCTTGGGTTGGCCCAGCGCCCGGTTGTCCAGCGTGTTGCGGCCTACCAGCTCGGATGGCACCGTCAGCACAATGAAGTTGTTCCTGGGCTTGTCCCGGTTCAGGAAGTTCACCGTGGAGACAAACGTCTGCAGTTTGTTGCGAAACTGATAGTACTTGGAAGTCGATACTGCCGGATAGCGGTACATCAAATCCAAGAAGCCGTAGCTCACCACCACCAGCTGGCTGTTGGAGACTGTGGACAGGTTCAGGGTCTTCAAGTAGTGGAACAGCTTGCTGCGAGACGCAAAGTCCGTGGTTTGTTTGACCACCTGTACCGCTAGCTTGGAGCCGTGGGGCTCGGTGGCTCCGTTGTACTCCGTGATGGAGTGCAGCTCGATCTTATTAGAGTACCCAGCAAACAGGGGATCAGACAGATCAGGCAGTGGGGCATCATCGGAGCCCAGGTAGTGCAGGGTCGAGCCCTGGGGCAGGTTCTTGACCGGCGTGGGATCGACGTTCATCAGGCTCAGCGCATTGCGTGTGCCATGATCCCGATACCAATCCTTGTATTGCTGAAAGCCCATTGTGAAATCCTCAAAGATCAGCGCGCAGTAAGATACTTGAGCGCCAAAGAGATGTAGTCGTTGTTTTGGCTGAACGCCATGGTGCCGTCCAGGTTCATGTAATAATCCCTGCTAGCGAGCATACGCTTGACTTCTCGCTTGGCTTCCTGGGTCAGTACACAATAGTGAGAACATTGGTCCCCGTCGTACCTATTGTCCAGACTGCTCGCTACGCAGTCCCGGTGTGCTACAGACACCCGCCTCATGTTTCCATGAGGAGCAGATCATATCAAGATCCCCAGCATGACCTGGTAGGACCCTTCCCATTTCTTCCCCGCTTGGGGCTTTACTCGGAGCTACCCGATGATCGTTGGACCTTCCTCTCAGTAAGAGGCTTGGCTGCTGATTGCCCAATCCGCCCATTTCTTAAAACCGTCGCTTTACGTTACCGCTCGCAGTGGTGTGGTCGGCTCTCAGGGGTTTCCAGCAATTAAAGAAGTTTCGACTGTCTATTACTAGACAGAAGGACATATACGCTTACACCCTTAGTCACTCACATCCCTCGTCTGGGATAGCTGTATATGCGATTTAGGGGAGTGAAAGCTGTATTTATATCAGCCCCCAGCCGGCCAATTTGGCGGACAGCTGGGCTCATGGAGTTGAAGAACTGCGCACCCGGCAACGGAAAGCTCACCGCTTGGTGAGGCATCGGTTGCCAGTAGTCGTCCAGCTCAGTGCGCACTTCCGATCGCACGGTAGTTCTCAGAGCGACCCCACCCGGGTAGGTCGATCCATAGCCGGAGATAGGATACCGAGTGGTATAACCCCAGGCGTCCAGGGCTTCCTCGTACAGGCACATGTACAGGAACTCCGCCATGGTGATGGGAGTGACGCTATCTTTGGAGCGGGACTCCGGGATCTCGTCGATGTCCTGGATGAACTTGAACGTGCCGTCATTGCCCTTGTACACGAGGCCCATGTAGTAGCCTTCGATCATGATCGGGTAATGGCGCATCGACTCTTCGGAGAATCGATCGGCCATCTTCTCGATGCCTTCGTAGGTCATCCACTTCTTGTACTCCCGGGGGTTGACGGTCACCATTTCCTTGTGCAGGGTTTTTGGATTGACCAGCTGAGCCGGGGTATTGGGACCCGTGAAAACCTTGGGCAGGTACTTGCCCACAATGGCATGCACCGCCAGCGGCATGATGTCTCGGGTGAACTGGTACAGGCCGATCACCGTCTGGTCAGCACGCACGCTTCTGGCATCGCCGAACTCTTGCACGTTCGGGATATAAGAGGTGATCACGTTTCGCGTGGTGTTGGAGACCTTGCGGCTCAAGAACGCGCCTTGGACCATCTTGTGCTTGCCCAAGATCAGGCCGATCAGGTATCGGTAGATCTCCAGCAGCTTGACTTGCAGGTTGTATCTGGACGCATCGATGAACTCAGGGTTCACATCAGCGCGCACGTTCTCCATGGAGCCAGCCACTGCCATGATGGAGCGGTACATACCGTTGATCTCGTCTTCCGAAGGCTTGCCGTCTTCTTCGACCACATAGTCCCGCACACCGGCGGGCAAGATGACCAGTTGCTCGATGAAGGGGTTATCGCGGTACATCTCCACCAGACGGATGTACTCAGCCCGGGTGATGGATTTACGCTCTTCGAACTGCAGCTTGGGGAAGTGCTTCAAAAAGAACGCAAAGCCGGTTTCACCTTCTGCAATGTTGCTCTTGAAGAAGTCCTTCTTTTCCTCATCGAACACTGCGTAGGCCTTACCGGCCATGATGTCTTGGTACAGCTCCTTCAAATCGCAGATCACCTTGAACAGCAGCGGGTGAAACACCGGGATATTCAAGTTGATATAGGCGAAGGTGGCCGAGCGTGTAGTTTCTCCGACTTTACCGAAGATCTCCACCGAGAACAAGCCCTCAGGGTGGAAGTTCTTGCTCATGCCGCTCATGATGTCCATGACCAGCACGGGCTTGACACCCTGCAAGTCCGTCTTCATGGGGATGAGCAGCTCTATCTTCAGTGGGTCAATGTCTTTTGCCATGGCTGTGATCCTTTGAGTGTTTTTTGGTCCGCATAATAAAAGAAAGGGTTCGCACTATGGCGACTCGTGATGATAACCGTAATGATTACGGGGATTTCGAATTTGATCGGGATCTTGACTTTGATTATTCCGGGGGAGACTTCCCTGATGAGCGCCCCAAGCGCGACCGCAAGCCAGTCGACCACGTCCTCGAAGGCGTCAAGACCAGCATGCGTAACAAGTTCACTGATCCCTCCACCTATACGCAGATAGCGCGTGACGCATTGCCCGAGGGCATCGGCAAAGCATGGGAGGCGACGGATCAGATCACGTCAGATGCCTCGCGTCTATACGATCAATCTATCTCGGAAGTCAAGCCTCAGCTGGCTTCCATCATGAGAAAGATCGACAAGCTCGTACCTGATTCGGCCACGCGTCTGAAGCAAACGACCAAGGCACTGGCGGACTCCCTGAGCGGCTCGCGCAAGACCGACTGGGACAACACCGATGCGGTGGACCAGGGCGTGGAGCGTATGCTGGGTGAGACGTTTGGGCGCATGATGGCTCAGACCGAGGAAGATCGCGTCGAGGATGAGGCCCGCAAGATCTTGAGCGACAAGATCGACACCAAGCGCTTCAACACTTCGTTTAAGGTCCAGCAGCAGATCGCCGTCGGTGTCAACAGCATCCGGGATTACCAGCAGACGTTCAACATGAACTTCCAAAAGAAGTCGCTTGAGCTGCAGTACCGGAGCTACTTCGCTATGGCCTCGCTGGTCAAGAGCTTCAACGAGTACCGCAAGGTCGCTGAGACCACGGGTGCTGGGATCTTGAAGAATACCGGACTGCCGGATGCTGCCAAGATCAAGGAAACCGAGCGTTTCTCCAACATCGCCAAGAACAAGGCGTTCGGCGCGATCCAGGACAGCCTGTTTGGTACCACCGACCGAATCGCCAACGCCAGCAAGAAGATCCGAGCCAAGATCAAAGAGCAGATGGACGACTTCAAGGACAACATCTCCTTGGTCGATGACATGCTGGAGAACATCATCTCCGAAAACGAAATGGCCCGGGACATGGCGGAGATCACCGGGGAAAAGCACTCGGGGTGGCGCACAGTGGGCTCTGGCGTGGGGGCTGCCGCTGGTGAGTGGGTGAGCAAGAACGTCTCCAAGCGCTTGAAAGCCCTTGCCGAGAAGAACCCCAACATCATGCGCGCCTCCATGCTGGCTGGCCGCTATGGGCACAACCCCGGCGGTCTGATCGATCGGATCAAACGCTCTGACAAGTTCCAGGACTTCGGCTACGCGGGAGGTCCCTCTGGTCTTATCCGAGAGATGCTCGAAGGCCTGATGGATATCTTCGGTGATCAAACGCCGGATATGACTATCAAGAACTCTGGCATCGGGGGAGAAGGGGAAGATGCCCTGTACACCGCCAAGAGAGTGGCTCGCGCGCAGGTCGATGTGATCCCAGGCTACTTGGCCCGCATCTTGCGAGAGATCACCGTGCTGCGCACTGGAGACACCTCCACGGCACTGACTGTGTACGATCCCAACACCGGCAAGTTCAAGACCCAACGCGAGCTGTCCTCGGACATCTTGATGGGTATCAAGAAGGCAGCATCTGAGTCCAGTTACAAGGATCGCCTGAATGAGACCTACGACGACTTCACCAAGGGTGCCACTGTTCCAGACGCGGACCGAGACGAAGTAAAGGACTATCTGGGCAAGTTGAGCCGCAGGCGCAACTTCGACTATGACGGTGACCGGATGATGGACACCGTGGAGTTCCGCAACCTGAGCCCTTCAGCCCAGGAAACGGTCAGGAAGATCTTGCAGACCAACTACAGCGGCGACTCCCTGGAGGCGCTGACCCGCAAGTATTCGCTCACGTCCCGGTCTTCGGAGCTCAGAAGCTCTGTGAAGGACCACCGAGGCGTTATCCAGCAAGCCATCGCTGACGGCAATGCTGAAGGACTGGTGGAAGCGGGCTTCTTGAAGCGTGACAAGGACGGCAACTACGAGATCGTGGAAGATGAGTACTACAAGCTCATCGACCAAGGCGGCCGGATGACGTCTGACCAGACCCAAAAGGAGAACATCCGCTCCTACGCACCCAAGAACCCCACAGCTAGCCTGAAGGGGATCATGAACACTGACAACTACAGCTGGAACTACAAAGCAGCTGCGGGATTGGGCAAGTCCACGCACTTCGGTCCTATGGCTCAGGACGTGAACCGAAATCTGGGAGAGGAGACAGCACCAGGGGGCACCTCCATCGATCCGATCTCGGCCCAAGGTCACATGCTCGCCGCCATCAAGGCGCTGGGTGAGAAGTTCGACAGTGGTGTGGGTTCAGAAGGCGTTCAATACCTCAAGAGTATCGATGAGCAAGTCAAGAAGATCTCCGCCCAACAAGCCAAGGGCGGTGGTTTCATGGGCTTTGGGGGCGAGGGCGGTCAAGAAGGCGGTTCTATGGCTTCCCGCGGGTTTGGTCTGAAGGGCCAAGGCCTGATGGGTAACCTGATCGCTGGTGTGGTCAACGCAGCCGCTGCTGGTGCTGCCAAACTCACAGGCACCACCATCGATACGGCATCTTGGCTCAAGGACAAGGTGATCATGCCTGGGTGGGATATGGGCAAGTCGGCTGCTGGAGCAGCTAAGGAGCCTGCCAAGAATCTGATGTCCAGCGTCTACGAGGCAGCGGTCAACGCTACTCGCAGAGCTGTGGATTTTGGTTCTGACGTGTTGTTCCAAAAGGTGCCCGCCACCGTCAAGACCGCACGGATGATGCTCGATAAGGCCAAGGGCATGGCTATCAACTTGGTCAACGGTCCCCAGGACGTGTACATGCCGGGCAATCCCGCACCGGTGTTGCGCGCCAAGCTCATGGAGCTCGGTGCTTACAAGGACGAGAGCACCGGAAAGCCCATCAAGAACTTGGAGGACCTGTCGCGCATCTCCGGCAACGTGATCGATCACCACGGCAAGGTGGTTCTGACGATCGACGACATGGTCGACGGCCTGTTTACTGCAGACGGCAAGCCTGTGCGTACCTTGACCCGCCAAGCGCTGGACTGGATCAAGAAGAAGGCCGGCGAGGCGTTCACTCGGGGCCGAGGAGCTGCAGGCATGCTCATGAGCGGCGCATCCAAGGCGTATGACTTCGCTCGCGATAGAGCCAAGTCCTTCGGCGGTAAAGCCAAGAGCATGTACCAGCACGGAGTGCAGGGCGCGGGCCAGATGTACGAAGACGGTAAAGCCATGGCTGGACAAGCGTGGCAAAACTCCGCTGAAGGGATGGCCGCAATGTGGGCATCGTCGAAGGAGCGTATGGGAGAGCTGTCGGCATCTATCGGAGAGTCTGTCTCCAAGGCACTGCAAGCTCTTCCCCAGCTCCAAGCCGGCGGAGACTGCACCTGCTGGCAAAAGCCCACAGAAGTGCTCGAACAGATCCGGGATCTCCTGGCAATGGGCAAGGGTGGTCGACGCGTGCGTTCTATCTTGAACCGCACAGGGGCCAAGCCCATGCAGGCGGCGACACCTGAGGAAGTATCGGACGACTCGGTCGACAAGACCAACCGCTCGCTGCTCACTCAGATCCGGGACATCAGCTTGGTGGGCAAAGACTCCAAGATCGTGGACTCTATCTTGGGTCAAGGCGCTCGTATCGGGGACTTCCTCAAGGACAAGACCACGGGAGCTGCCAACTCCAGCACCATCAAGAAGATGAAAGACTGGGCCAAGATGTTTGGCTCGGCTCCTCAGCCTGGAACGGACGACTTCGTAGGTCCCATGTTCCCATCTGGCGTGGATCTAGGTCCCCAGATCCCGACTGGCCAGCGTATCATGAACAAGTACGCTGGTGGCAACTTGGGTGGATTGCTCGGAGGTGTCGCCTCTATGCTTCCGGGCGCCATCGGCGGTATCGGCTCTATGGCCTCTAAGGCTGGCTCCAGGGTCGCAGGCCTGGGCGCTAAACGCGGAGGTCGTCTGGGAGGCTTGCTCGGTCGTGGAGCAGGATTGCTCGGAGGTCTGGGTGGAAGTTTGGCCAAGGGTGCAGGTTTCTTGTCTGGTATGTTCTCCGGCAATAAGGACCAAGCCGGCAATCAGCAGCAAGGCCCCGCTCAGGAGGAGACTTCTCAAGAGTCTGGCTCCGGCATGCGCAACATGGTCAACAAAGCCAAGCAACGCGCTATGAAGGCGTACCGCAAGGCTACGGGCCAGTTCAACGACCGAGACGGTGATGGACAGCGCGATGGCGGAGCTGCTGACCGCATGCAACAAAACGAAGACATGCGCCAAGCCAATGAGCAGCGCAAGCTCGAAGCCCAGCAAAAGTCCGAAGCAGGGCTGGAGAAGAACAAGTACATGGAAGGCTCAGACATGCTCAGTACCATCTTTAAGATGGCTACCGGCATGATGGGTACTATCGCATCAGCCGCTGGCTCTATCATGAGTGGGGCGATAGGATTGCTTGGTCTGGGTGGAAAGGGCGGACTGCTCAAGGGCGCGGGTTCCTTGCTGGGTCGCGGCCTCAAAGGCGGAGCTGGACTGCTCGGTCGCGGCTTGATGGGAGGCGCGAGCTTGCTCGGCTCCGGTCTGAGCAAGATCCCGACAGCTTTTCGGACAGTGGGCACACCTTTGGCGGGTGCCGCTAAGGCAGGTGGTGGTCTGTTGGCCCGACTGCCAGGTGCAGCCTCTGTTGCCCGCTTCGGTGGCTTCGCAGCTCGTGCAGCTATGACCGTAGGTCTGGCAGCTGGTGGTTCCGGCGGTGCTATCATCGGCGCTTTGGGAGCCGCAGCCACTTCGCTGGCGGCTGTTCTCACTTCTCCGGTCGTGCTCGGCGCCGCTGCTGTGGCTGGAACCGCTTATGGCGGCTACAAGCTGTACAAGTACCTCACCCGCAACCGACTCGACGATTGGCAACGCATCCGCGTGATCCAGTACGGTCTGGACGGCACTGACGCTACCGAGATGTACAACAGCCAGGTCATGGGCCTGGAGAAGTACCTGCTGGACGGCCGTATCGGATACCGTGGCAAGCAGCCCTACATCAACGAGCGTGCCATCGACACCAAGGACATCTTGGAGATCTTCTCCATCGATCCCAAGGAGTCGCAGATGGTTCAGAACCTGACGGAGTGGATCGACCAGCGATTCAAACCCGTATTCTTGCACCACCTGGCTATCTTGGCTCAGGTGGACATGAAGGTCAAGCTCGATGAACTCGACAAGCTCAAGCCCGAACAAAAGCTCGAATACCTGTCCAAGGCAGCGTTCGAGTCGGGCCCCTACGACGTGACGGTTTCTCCGTTCAAGGGACTGAACTCTCTGAACACGAACGTCCAGCCTGCGTTCAATCTGGTCAACGCCAAGATCAAGACGCTGGGACTGGAGCAGCAAAAGAGCGTCAAAGCGGCGATCAAAGCTGGGGAGATCGATCCTAAGGGAGCTGACAAGAAGAATGCCAAGGCAGTCATCGTGGCGGCTGGCGATCAGATCAAGAGTGAGGCGATCCCCAACACCCCTGCGGTGGAGTCCAAGCAAGTCGGAGAGCTCAACAAAGCTCCGAGTGCCAAGCCCTTCGATGTGGCCACTCCTGAGGATCCTCCCCAGTCCAAGACCCAAAACTCCACCATCATCTCCAATGGCCAGGCCGATGGCTCGGACTCCTCCACCGGGATGACCAAGGTGCCTGCACTGGCGGGTGGTCAAATGGCGGATGGCTCCGGCGGCATGAAGTACGTGAAGTTGGGCAAGGACGCCGTCCTGGAAGGGATGCAACCGCGCCTGCTCAAGCACTTCTTGTCTATGGCCCAGGAGTATGGGGAGGCCACTGGCAAAAGCTTGCAAGTCAATGAGGCTTTCCGAAGCTATCAAAGACAAGCAGCGCTTCACCGACAAAACCCAGCCAAGGCAGCCAAGCCCGGCAACTCCATGCACGAGCATGGCCTGGCGCTTGACGTCTCCAGCGTCCAACTGGAAGAACTCGAGCAGATGGGATTGCTTCGCAAGTACGGCTTCACTCGCCCTGTGGGCGGAGAGACGTGGCACATCGAAGCAGCCGGCTACCAAGGCTCGGAGAAACTGGCCAAAACCGACAAGAGTTATGCGGACATTGCGATCCAGTCGTCGCTGGGACGAGGAGGCGGAGGCCAAGGCTCTATCAAGGGTTCCAAGCTCGGCACCCGCAACCCCAAGCTCGCTCGTGACCTGTACAACGCCAAGGGCGGTGCTACTGTCACTGACCCAGCGGTCAAGGGAGCTTCTCCGATCAACGATCTGAAAATGCCCCAGGTTCCAGGCGAGACTGCAAGCCAGGCGGACCAAGGCATCAAGGCCAAGACCGGAGTCACCGAGGAAAAGAGCATGACCGCTCAGGCTCAAGCGCCTACAGCGGCTGCGATCGCCACCACTGGCGCTCCAGACAAGTTCTCCTCGGGCACGCAGCAAGTGGCCTACAAGCCAAGTGCTAAGATCGACACTGACAAGGGCAAACTTGCCGAAGACGGAGAAACCCGTCCTTCCGAATCTGTGGGTGGTGGAAAACCTGCAGAGCAAGGCATCCGAGGCACCATCACCTCCGCTGCCAAGGAAGCAGGCGTCAATCCCAACGACATGCTCTTGATGAGCGCGATGGAGTCGAGTATGAACCCCGCTGCCAAAGCTGGCAATGCGGTCGGCTTGAACCAGTTCTTCCCCGCTGCATGGAACGACACCATGCGCAAGACCGGCTCCAAGTACGGCTTGAAGGGCAACGAAGATCGCACTGATCCAAGAGCCAACACCTTGATGGGTGCGGAGTATCTGAAGCAAAATCTGAAGGGTTTGGAGTCTGTACGTCCAAACCCCGACTTCACTGACGGCTACATGGCCCACTACCTGGGTCTGGGCGGAGCCAGGAAGTTCTTCAGTGCCTCTCCCGATACACCGGCAGCCAGCCTCTTCCAAAAGGCAGCGGCCAACCCCATCAACGCCAAACTGTTCTATGCGAACAATCGTCCTCTGACCACCTCGGAGATGTACGACCGCATCGAAAACAAGATCGAGAACAAGGCACAGCAGTTCAACATTCCCTACGCCCCTAAGGGCATGGGAGGCCCCAAGGTAGGTAACACTACCGGCAAGGCTGTGGCGGCTGACGCTGATCGATCGACACCTACCGCTACCACGACCGCGTCGTTCAATGTACCCAGCTCCGCTATGCGGACGGTGAGTACAGCGAGCGCCGCACCAGCTAAAGCTTCGGCAGCAGCTGAGCGTCGGATCACTGTCCCCTCCATGGCAAGACCTGATCCCGCACTGACCGCCATCGCCAAGGGCCAAAATAGCCAAGGCATCGATGAGCTGGTCCAAATCGGCAATGACTCCAATAAGTACGTAGCCACCATCAGTGAGACGCTTGTCACGCAGATCGTTCCGATACTGCAGGGCATGAGTCAGGCACTGACCGGACTGGGACAAGTCATGGTTGAACAAGGAGGCGCCAAGCCCGAGGCCCCGCAACCCGTCGCTCCGGTGTACAAGACACCGAAGTTTGCGGAAGCGTCGACCTCATCCTTTGATAACCGGCGAGTGCTTTGATCCACCGACCGCAGTAGCTCCCGCAAGGGAGCTACTGCTGTCACCTTTTGCGAGAACTATTTTTATGGCTTCCAATCTTCGCGACGCCTTCCGCTCTGGCAAGGCGATCCAAAAAACCAACACCGCCATCGGCGGAGAAAACCCCTACGACCTGCTGGACTCCGATTGGGTCCGCACGTCGTTCATGCTGACCAATGATGACTTTGAAGATGAAGTCGACAAGACCAACCGCTTTTGGTCCACTGCGTCGAGCAAGTTCACCGACTCGCGTCTAGGTGGAAACATCGGCATCAACAACGCCCCGCAGTACACACCGTACGCCGACTTCCCGGTGCCAGGCCGCATGGCTGACCGTGCAGAGCTGTCGATCTACAACTCCTCGGGCAACTATGGTTGGGGTCACTACTACTCCGAGGCAGTGGACGACACCAAGCAGACGATCTTTTTGCGCTTCGGTGTCCCCAGGTTCAACTCCTTGGTGAATTTCCTCAGTCGAGCATTTGATCCAGGTCAATCCACGTTTGCTCGCACAGGCCGTATGCCGAGCGCCTTTTATACGGCAGGTAAACTGCTGGGTACCTTCATCACGGTAGTGACGTTCCCAGCAGTGGCGATCACTGTGTTGGCTGGACGGGTGGCTGGGTTCTTCTTCAACCGAAGCACTAGCAAGTTCTACACCATGAAGCCGCTGATGTTCGCGTATTGGTCCACGGTGAACACACTGGCCAACACGCTGGCGGTGAATATCGGTATCTTTCCAGCTATCTTGGGCGCCAATGCGGACGACACTCAAAAGTTGGGCAGGCCGTTTACGATCGACCAAGACTACCTGACCCAATTGAATCGCATCATGCCCGATGTGTTCGGCGAACAGAACTACTTCGACGTCCACTCCATCGCCAATCGCGCCCAACGCTTGGCCAACGAGATCCACACCCAGGAGTACAACGCTGCTGACAACGGCACAGCTACTGACTATGTGGGATACTTGAAGCGTGAGCTGTCTGGAGACGGCACTCACTCCACCAAGGTCACCAACAAACAGGGCAAGCACCGGCTGGCGGATTTGCTCGATGAGACGCTGAAGTTGGCCAACGTGTTTCGGGCGGAGGACAACTCCTCAGCCGTTAGTGAGACCGACCCGCGCATCGATACCAACTCCCCGGAGGGCAAGGAGCAAGACAAGTCCTGGCTGCACCAGTATGCCGAGTACTTCGATGCGGAGTTCCGGATGGGGTCTCAGTTTGCAACGTTCAATGTGGACTTCACAGGTCCACAGGCGACGAGCTTCAACAACTCTGCTGTGGAATCGCAGCTGCAGCAAAAGCTCAACAATGCATCCTCGACTGTTCGCTCTGCGCGCTTTGCGCTGGCTGAAGGCAACTTCATTGGCGAGACCGTCAAGGATGTGATGGGTGCTCTGGGCGATGCAGCGTCGGGCCTGATCAACGGCGTGACCCTTGATATGGCATCCTTCGTGCAGGGTATCCTAGGTGACGGTTATGTGGATGTCCCCAAGCACTGGCAAAGCTCCTCGGTGTCGCTGCCCCGGACCACGTACTCGTTCACCTTGATGGCGACGTACAACACGCCCATGCAGCGCATGATGAAGCTGTACATCCCGCTAGCGATGATCTTGGCAGGGACGCTCCCACGCTCCATCGGCAAGCAGGCGTACACGGCTCCCTTCCTGTGCCAGATCTTCGATAAGGGTCGCGCTCAGATCCGACTGGGGATGATCGAGTCGCTGACCATCACAGCTGGGGCTGGAGCCAACATCGGCTTTGACTCTCGTGGTAACCCACTGGCGTTTGAGGTGTCGTTCTCCGTGGTCGATCTGTCCAGTGTGATGCATATGCCTGTGTCCGGGGGCGAGATTTTCGGCGTGGACATGACGCTCGATGAGGACAACATCTTGTCCGACTACCTGGCAGTACTTGCGTCCCAGGACATCTACTCGCAGATCTTCCCTATGAGCGCAGCGCGTCTGCGTTTGGCCAAGGCTGCTATCAACTACGGCAAATGGACGTCTCCCGCGTTCTGGGCAGCCGCCACCCACAACAGCGCCACAACCGGTTTCTTGCAGTACGTCACTCTGGGAGCAGGGCACGTATTGGAAGGCGCTGTGCGAGGCACTGAAACCGCTATCGGCCGATAGCACGGCATATACCCACTACCCGTCCCCGAAAGGGGCGGGTAGTGGAGTATGTATGGCGCTTTAGCCAAACAAAGAGCTCAGACCACTGGTCAGACCTTTGACAGAGGAGACCGACTTGTAAGCACCGGTGAAGGCGTCGAGTGGACCACCCACCACACCGGTCAGATCGTCCGGATCAAACGGAGTACGCGAGCACACGTTGTCCAGCACATTCATGAAGTCGCCACTGCGGGTATCACCTACGTTGGCCATGGTGGTCATGCCATCGGCTGTCTTGTTCCAGCCGGGCTGGATCCCATCCATCGCAGTCATATAGCCGTCGGCAAGATCCGAGAAGGTGTTGGGGTTGTAGTTCTTGGGCGTGGTGAAGTTGCTCATGGCGATGCCGACCAGTCCCGGGATCTCCAAGCTGGGGATGGCATTTCCCATGTTGGCAGTGATGTCCAGTACAGCCGAGGTATTGCCATTGGAGCCCATCAGGCCAAGCAAGCCAGCTGCGCCGCGCTGGACGATGTTACCAGGCATGCCCTTGATGAGTTCACCGAACACCTTGCACAGACCTGCGTCATAGCCCATTCGGCCAAGAGCCAACACACTCTTGAGCATGGAGTTCAGGGAACGGGTGAACTGAGAAGCCGCGCCCCCAGTGATCTTGTCGAGCAATCCCCGTACCTCAGAGCTGTTGCAAGCGCCTTGGCCCTTGCCGCAGCCGAACGAGTCGTTGTAGGGCTTGAAGCCTGAGTTGGTTCCCAGACCCTTGTTGCGACACTGGGCAGTGATGTTCTTGAAGGCGTTTTGCACTGCTGCATTTCCTGGCAGCATGGATGCGATGGCTGACTCGATGGCTCGGGGGTTGAGCTTGGAGATGTCGCTCATAGCACTGAAGGCATCGCGTGTCAGGCGTATGCCTTGATCCAGCAGGCTTTGCAGCATACCTGCCGGAGCTGATGCTTGCTGCTGGATGTTCTTGATAAAGTCCGCCAGTCCCGAGGTGATCTCGTTGAGCTGGTTGGTTGCGACGTTCAGGATGTCATTGGCTTTGACCTTCAGAGGGTCGACCAAGCCGACGTTGGTTTCTTTGTCCAGAAACTGCATCCGCTGTGCTGGGATCATTATACACTCCTATTCAAATAAGTCATAGCATCGGGACAAAAAAAAAAGAGAGCCTCTCCCCCAGACGCCCGAAGGCGTCTGGGGAAGTGGTAGTTACCGATTACTCGGCAGCAGGCTCAGCAGTGGGTTCGCTGACAGGTTCCACATCCAGCACCGCAGCCACAGCTTCTGGCGCGCCCGCTTCTTGGGCGATCTTCAGGCATTCACGACGGAATTTCTCCTCGTCGATCAGCGTTGCTTCCTTCCTGGACTGGGGCCGACGCCAGTGATGGATGAAGCTAGCCGGGCACCGCGACTCATTGACCACATAGTCCAGCAGGTCCTCGCCTTCAGGCAACTCCAGCCCGATCTGGATCGAGTCATTGAAGGGGTTGTCGAAGGAGCCGTCCTGCAGACGCATGAGGTTGGTCTGGCCGTTGTGATCATAGATCACGACCTTGGTGGTGCCGTCATTGGCTTGCACACCTTCCATGGCGTCACCCATGTACAGCGTTCCGCCGCCCAGATCCACATCCAGCTCATTGCTGTTGGCCTTGGCCAGCTTGTCCATCGCCCCGAAGATGAAGCGGATGGCATGTGCGCGTTCTTCGAACGTCACGATGGCCACCGGGTAGGCGCCGTCCAGGGTGTTGATGTAGGTCTTGATCTCGACCATACGGTCTTCCTTGGTTTTCACAGGCGCGGGCTTGGGTCCCTTCTTGTCGGCAGACTTGGCTGCTTTGGGGTCGGGCTTTTGACCTGCGATATAGCCGCCGCGATCGACCCAGTCCATCACGTCCTTGGCCGCCAGGGTGGACATGGGGCCCGCTGGCTTGGCTGCCCTGGGCTGGGTAGGCTTTGCCTTGGGGGTTTGGGCAGGAGCGGCCTTGACGCCCTTGGCCCTGGGGACCTTGGGATCGTTGGCCGCGGGTCCGTGGCTCAGGAACTGCGACAGGTTGGGGATGGATGCGACCTTGGGCACATCCACAACTTCACGGCTCTTGAGCTGACGAACGATGTCATCGTAGGTCTCTTGGGAATTCAGGAAGTCCGTGAAGTCCGGATGCTCGCCCTTGATCAGTGCAAAGCGGATGATCTCCATGCCCGGAATAAACCAACTGGCATGATCGGCACGGCGAGCGCCGCTGTCCCGAGTGCCAGGAATGTAGTTCTCAAACGGGAGGTTGGAGTCCATGACCAGCTTGTACAGCCCCGGCAGCGATGTGATGCGGTCGTAGGCTGCCTTGAGGATCAGCGCCTGGAAGTTGGGGATCTTGTTGCGGTCGAGCGTGCCACGCCGATTGGCCGCAAACTCACGCAGTTCCCGGGACCGAAGCATGCGAATGCGGTTGTCTGCTTCCCTGCCCAGCACATAATGCCAAAAGGCCTTCAGGCTCATGAAACGGCCAAAGTCCGGGTGCTCCCATTCCAGGTTGAACTCCGGATCCAGGGCCTTGCCCAGGTCCGAGCGGCTGCTCAGGCTGATGTTCAGATGACGGATCGATTCATCCAGCGGCGTAGTTGATGTCCACGCAGGCGCTTGGCGATAGATGCCGGCCGATGCATCATGGTACATGCCCTGGCTCTTGCGTGCGTCCAGATCCAGCAGGCGTTCCACAGCCGCTTCGCTCTTGCGAGCGCCATTGTTCTTGTTGCGGCGAGAGATGTTGTCAGCGAGTGCCATTTGTCGAGTCTTTCAATTAGAAGGCGGTGTTTCCAAAACGTCGAACTGGTCGTGCCAGTTAGCGTAGTGAAAGGTACTGGTAACGATGTACAGGCAGATGATCCAGAAGTTCTCACGAGCACAAAGGAATTTCCCTTCGTCATCACGGAACATACCGGGCCAGGTGCCGGAGCTGCTTTCTGTCGCTGGCTGCTCCTTGGCTATGAAGCCCTCGATGATGCTGTTGGAGAACGCGCGGTGCGAAGACCCCGAGAACACCAACAAGTCGCAGACACGGCCTGCAACTTTATCAACAAGCGACCGGAAAGCCATGTTCTTGTCGACATGGTCTTCCAGATCCCGGATGTTTTGCTCACTGAAGAACATGGACGGTCCGGTTTCTATGGTCATGCTTACCAAGATACGTACAATGCTGAGAGCTTTATCGTTCTCAGTGGAGCTCAACGAGATCATCAGCTTCAGATGTTGCGAGATCAGATCGTTGGCTTCCTTGACGACGCGGTCAAGTAGGGGTAGCTGGTTTGAGTTGAGTGTCATTTGCGTCCTTTCTCTCGTTGATGGCTTCGAGCTCTTCCCTAAGATCGTGCGGGTCATTCAAAATGATAGTGCGACGATGTCGGGTGCTTTTGCCTTTCTTCGGATACAGGACGATCTCTACATCGAACTTGACAATCTCCAGGAAGTTCAAGCCTCGTATCAGGGAGGCCCATGATAGGCGTTCCCCAAATAAGTCCTTCTTGATGTTTCCCCGGACACTGGTCTTGTTCTTGTGTGTCAGTGGTATCTGACAGCGGATCATGTACTTGGTGAGCAGCTGCTGGGTGTCAGCCACCGATATACCAAGATCATGACGGATCGAAGTATACAGGTAGTACAGCTCGGTGGGAGGCTTGTCGCCATTAGGCAGCGGCAAGTCGATGTCCACCTCAGGAGGCGCAAACTCCTTGACCAGCGTATGCTCGGTGATGTACTGCAAATGGTGCAGGTGAAGGATGAAATCCATCTTCTGCATCTTCAAGCAACGGATACCCCGAAGGAAGGTCCCCCAGGTCATCTTCTCGCTCTTGAGATCGGATAAAACATTGCCACGATACTGGCTTTGTTTCTCCGGCGTCATGAACGTCATCATCTTGGAGTAATCTGTGACCAGATCGTCCAAGCGGGCAAAGTCCATTCCGTAGTTGCGCATGATCTGGCGCCATATGCCAGCCAGCACTGCATCCGGCTCTCCCGTGCGGATATCACGAAAATCAGTAGCTTGTGCCATTTGGTTTAAGTTGGATAGATTTGACCATCTTCAGGCAGTTATCAATGATCGGCGCCACCAGCTCCCTGTTATGAGTAGCGGTGATGGAGTCATCGGCACTTGCCAAAAGCCGGGCGTATGCATCGATCAGCAACTGCATGCGCAGGAACAAGCGCTCCAGTGCAAAGTGGCGATCAATGATGAATCCGTCCTGTGAGATGAAGTAGTCCCGGTCGTTGTATAGATGCTCGGCTTCTCTGACCTTTTTACGAGTCACGGCCTTTCCCTTGCCGATCACGGCGGTGATCTCGCCAATGAACGTAGTGTGCGTCTCTATGTTTTTTCCGTAGACCGTGGTAGCCGACGTATTATCCAGTGAGCTATACGTCCGAATTTGCGAGACGTCAATCTTCGCTAATAAGTACGCCAGCTCTTCGTGGGCTGGTGAGATGGTTTCAATATGCGTCAGGCCATGATACTCCTCCTTGAGACAAGAAACAACGGGCTGTGTCCTCAAGTAAGGTGTAAGTGCCTGAACACTTTTCAAAACGGCATTAAGGAGCCCACCTATGTCAGACCAAAGCAGCAATGCTCCCATCCGCCAATCGGCGGCTACCGAGGAGACGGATGAAAACGATCGCTTGATCCAGTATACCCAGGATCTGCGCAAGAAGTTTGTTGAAGACATAATCGGTGAAGATGGCAAGATGCCCAAGGACAAGGAAGATCGAATCTTCTTCCTGGCGGCATTGAAGGACATGTCTGGTGCGGCGATTGGCGTCAAGCGCATCAAGAGCACCGAGAAGCAGGCCCAGTCTCAGGAAGCGCTGGCCATCGCAATCGCGCAAAGCACGGCAGACGTGCTGCGTCAACGCCCCCCGATGCCGGCAGGCGGCATCAGGGAGGTCTTGGTAGACGAGGAGTTCGAGGAAGTGCCAGGCATGTCTCACATCGGCACTCAGCCAATCGACACGGCGGCCATCTTGGCTGACGAATCGATCAAGATCACCGCTTAACTGAACTGCGGCCCGAAGATATCCTCATCTGTCGGCTCGGCCTCATTTGCAGGCAAAACCTCATTAGGTATATCTTCTTGGTCCGATTTTGACACATCCCCACTGCTCGGAGCTTCGGCTCTGGGCGGTGGGGGTTTGATGCGATTGGGATTCATAGCGCTGCAAAATGCTTCCAGCGGAATGAGCACAAGGTTGAACAAGGGTGCAAAGTCCTCTCCTGCGACCATTGCTCGGTTGTGCAGTTCATCGAGCGTGAGCTCTTCGTCACTGCGGTTGATGATGGGCCCCATCAGCGTGACGTTCGGTATGGCGCGTTCGAGTTTGCCATCCTGCACCTGCGCTTCCAGCCACGGACCCAGATCGTACATGACGATATGGTCGTAGTTCACCCGCACGTAGTCGAACGTGATGTGTTTGGGGTCCACACAAATCGCATTCAGGTCAAAACGCTCTTTGACATGCGCGCGAATCGCCATCAGGATGGATTCCCGGACATGCTCAGGCGGCATGAAGGGAAAGAAGTTCACATCCACCCTCGGGACCATAGCCACTGGGGAGTGGATGGATAGGGTGTTGACCTTCTTGACAAAGTCGATGATCAGTGCGAGCGCCGGTGTGGCGGTCGAGAGCATTAGCTCCTTGGCTCCTCGATTGGCGTACGCCTTTTGGAAGTCTTCCTTGGAGATGCCTTCGAACTCATCTCTTAGGCGGCTGAAGTAGCCCTTGGCTGCGTTGGTAGCGTAGAGTGTCGGAGAGATGGCAGCCAATGTACCCTGGACTGTGTCCAAGACACAGTCCAGAGATATCAGCATCGCTCCAATCTGCGATGGTTTTCCTTCGATCACAAGTTGGTCCTATGCATTGCTGCAGTCAGATAAGTGCGAAGAGCGGTCTTCGCTTGCACGCCAGACGAGAAGTTGTCCAGCACCTCTTGGCTGGCCCTGCCGTACTTGGAGAGCATCGCCACCAAAGCAGCCTCGCCCCGCAAGTCGCCGCCTCGGAACTTCATCATCTCGATGGCTGACGCTGTCGCGCCCATGCCAGCCAAGATCTGCACTTCAGGGCCAGAGACCCGTGTGCCTTTGGACTCGCCAGTGACTTGGCCAGTCAATATGTCCCGCACCTTGGTGTGTGGGGGGACGCTGATCTTTTTGGTCAGCAGCTGTGAAGCTCGCCGCACCGGGATCATCAGGATCAAAAAAGCCACCGGAGTCAGGTACGTGGGCTTGCCGTCTTGGCCTTCCACGTATAGCTGCTCCATAGGCTCGTAGCCGATCTTCTTGCCAAAGTCCTTGATCTCCTCATTGGAGGGACTTTCCGAAAAGTTAGGTACGATGATCGACAGGCGCTTACGACGCTCCTTCAGATCGTTGACGAACACCGCCAACTGCTTGTCGTTCATGGACGCAAACAGGTTTTGGTAAAACGCCACGTTTTCTTTGCTGCGCGTGAGCTCCTGGATGCCCGACAGGACGACCTTCTCAAAGGCCTTGCGGTTCATCGCTCCAGCAGCCGAGTCTCGGTCATGAAGGGAGCGATCTTGTTCTTGACCTGGCCGACCCAGTTGTCGATATTGCCATTGGCCAGGAGTTCCGCGCGCAGCTGGATGGTGCTCTTGGGGCTGCGCTTGAGCGTCACGTCCATGTAGCGGTTGATCATGACTTGCTGCACGACCGAGACCTTGTCCACGCTGGTGGCGATATGGCGGTGCTCATCGTAGTTGCGCTTGAGGCCTTCCTCGGAGACGCCGGCGTCCTTGAAGATGCCGCGCACTTCCTTGACCAGGTCCCGATCGTTTTCGGGCTTGGGTTCGTGGTACAGAGCCACGCCCGCTTCATAGTTGTTTTTGAGTTCCGACATTTGGGATTCCCTAACTGAGAGTAAACAAAGAGGCACCATATGTCCTAGAGCCGAAGCTCTAGGGCATGGTGGTGGATGGAGTTACACGAACTCGTATGGCTCGTCGACGATGTATTCAGGTTTGATCGTCTTCTTGTCATCTTCCAACCAATATGGATGGTATTTGCCAGCCGCCATATTGATAAGGTCCATTGTCGACAAGAACAGCAGTGGATGGCTCTCGTTGTTGGGCTTCCACCAGCCACGAGTGCGGCCCAAGATCATGTCCCAGTCGTAGCCGGCGGCTTTGAGCTTTTCGTACAGCTCCTTGGGAGATGGGATCTCGTAGCGGATGTCCCGGTGAAAGATCGTCATCTGGTACATTTCCGAACAGATGTTGATCGCACGACGCAGCTTGGCGTTGGTGTTGATCTTGCCGCGGATCACAGAGCGCGACAGTTTCACATCTGGGATCAGATCGCACCAGTAGTTGATCAGGTTACCATCCAGGCCATACCTGGACTCCTTGAGCATGTGAAACTCGGTCAGACCAGGCTGCACACCTTCGGCTTGGGAGATCAGCAGGTTGAATGACCAGCTAGACGACCCGAACTTCGAGCGCAGAGTGGTGATGGGCACCAGCCACAGGTCGGTGTGACCCTTTTCCTTGTCGTGCTCATCAGCGGGGTAGTCGCATGCCCGTGTATCCTTGTTCAGGTGCAGTCGAGAGCCCGTGGCCAGACCAGCCCAGTGGATCAGGTAGTAGAACTTGTCCGGCACGCCCTTGACCTTCTCGCCTTGGGGCATGGAGTTCATCTTCTTCTCCGGAGGCGCCGAGTGCGGACCCTGTGCGATCATGCCGTCCTTGCCCCAGTGACCAGCCATGGTCAGGTAGTGCTGGTTGGCGATGCCCTGAGTGGGGTACTCCATCAGGAATCGCGTCTTGGCAAGACCTGCGCGCATGTGGACCATGTTGCCCGCGGAGTCACCGATCACGTTCTCGTCGAGGATCTTGGAGACGTCCGATGTCTCGAACTCGGAGATGGAATCCACCAGCGAGAACGTCGGCTGCATGATCTTCAGGCGTGTGACGCGGTCCCGCATGAGAAACGGCGTCTCGACCATCAAGTCCTTGGCATTCTTCTTCTTGTTCTCCAGGAAATCCTTGAGGTTTTCCCACCACTGCTCGCCCTTGAGCTGGCTCTTGCCAGTAATGACGTACACGCCTTCAGCGAACAAGTCCCGATCAGCGAACTCCGGGATACGCTGATAAAGACTGGTGATCCGGTCTTCGTCTTTGTTTTCCTCGGTATCGTGGGTGGTGATGTTGGTATCCATCTCCCGAACCACACGAGATGCCGCCTTGTGCATCTTGTACTCCAAGATTGTGCTCTTGAAGTTGTTGCCCTTGCCAGCGATGGCCTCCACGATGGCTAGACCCCCATTGAGGATCTGCTCACCGAACTTGCCAGGCAGCCAGCGACCGGTAGGGATATCCATACCGGCGCCGACGTTAAGCATCACCTTAACGTTTGGCGAAGACGGCATTTGGTTGGCCACCGGAAATGCGACTCTTGCTTTATGTTGCATTGATTTTCCTTGTATACTCAGGGGTGTCAGTTACGCCATACTATGGCATCCTCAGCTATTTTTCTGCTGCCCGAAATCGGGGAGCAAAGGACGTAAAATGACGATTGAACTCTCCACTCTCCCGCCCATCGAGCGAGCCGCCGTCACTGCGGTCAACACCCTCAATTTGGAGGGTCTGGTCACAGCCAATGTGATCAATGTGTTTCGAAATGTCTTCCCCTCGGTGTCCCAGTATCTGGAGGACTCCATCCGGGCATTCACCGCCAAGGACGACGTGGAGTTTGACTTCGACAAGCAGACCCGCGCCTTCTCCACCTATGAGCACAACGCGCTGGCGATGAACTTCGTCGCCATGGACGAGCTGCTGGTGGCGGTGCCGCAGGGGCTGAACGCAAAGTATGTACCCTATCTGAAATTCCTCAAGGAGACCGGCAACGAGATCCTCAAGGAACGCGACAAACTACTGGAGGACTACCGTCGTGCGCTTTCTGCTTTCATCTCTTCTGCCGACGCTAAAACGGCGCTTCGCGATTATTCGTCTGTTTATCAAGGGATCGAAAGGCGGATGAACGAGCAGCGCAAGCAGCTGGCGAGCTACTTCAACCCCAAGAGCACCGTCAGCGTCCTGCCTCTGTACGCTGTGTTTGACCAAGGCATGGACATCGTGGATACGGTCAACCTGGCCAAGGACGTCAACAAAGTCCGCATCCAGACCGACCGTAAGGACGTGATGGGTAACGTCAAGGACATCTCTGCTCTCCTGAACCTGGTGATCGAGCGCTCCAACGAACAGGCCATCGAGAACATCTCGGCACCTGCGGCAAACTCCATCGCCCAGGGTGCCTTGGCTGTGGCCCATTATGTCGAGTTCCTGGGGGTGTTCCGCCACCGTCTGGAAGAAGCCATCGGCGCAGTGGGCAAGATGGCTGAACGGCTGACCGGCCTGAAGAACGTCGCCGGTTAAGGCACATCTTCCGAAAACTGGACATCATAGAACCTATACCTCGTCCCTTGTGGGGACGGGGTATAGGTATATGGCCTGCTGCCATCAAGCCAGTTCGGGTTGGAGTTCCCCGACGACTTTGAACAGATGGTTGAGATCACGGCGCATGTCGGCAGTCTCGTGTCCATATCGCAACCACTTGGGGCAGTTGTCGATAAAGTACGTGACCATGCGATCGCGGTCATTGGCAAGAGCAGCTCTCCTCGCCTCCATGGGCCTATGAAGGTCCATGTACTCGAAGTTGATCCCTGTGCCCTGCCAGATCGCATGCTTGACTTGCATGGACGCCTTGCAGACGTCTGGCGATTTAGGTAAGCGCAGTAGACCATTGAGCTGATCGATGAGTTTCATGTCATCTTCGATGGCCTCGTCTACGAAACCAAGGACACTGAAGACGAACATGAGTCGTTTGATGCGTGACGGGAATATCTTACCCATCACGGAAAGCGCAGCGGCGGAGATCGATGGAACCCCGACAGGAGCGGTAGCGTTAAGGAAACTGTGCATTCATGGACTCTACTTTAGCGAGCCCTCACTCTTTCAAGATCAGGCGGTCAGCATAAAAGTTCGACCAGATAGCCATCCCAGCTGAGCAGCTTATCACAGTCGCGTAGCGGACGGAGAGTTCGGACTCTCTCCAAGTGATAAGTTCTACTGTTACATCCTCGGTTTCCAATTGTTTCAGCATATTACGTTCCGGAAGGTCGAGAGCGAGCTTGAGCTTGAGCTTGCGATCCTGGGAAGTGCCGTCCTTGTTGGCAAGACTGAACTCGATGGGATGGTCTTTGTAGCCCACACCAATGGTCTTCTTCAAGACCTTGGAAAGCCGGACTTCCTTTCCGACCTTCTTTTCCACTGTCTCGTAGAACTCACCTGTGAGATCATGAGCTTGGAGCAGCTGGTTGTTGGTGAGCGCAAATGCCTCGGGCGACTTCTTCATCTCCAGATACTGGTCAAAGACGCCGTCGAGGGAGTTCAGGGAATCGATGGCTCGCATCATGATTCCGATAGGCCGCAGCTCCTGGGTCAGTGGCACTTCATTGACGCAGTAGATATTGCTGTTGGCTGATGACAACTGCAGCATCCCGTAAGCACCATGCGACTGGATGATGCGGTACACATCCGGCACGAACAAGTTGTCCGTCTTGATCCGCATGACTTCGTTGAAGTCTTGTCCGTAGTTGAACTGCTTGCGCATCACTGCCTCGATGATAGGGTGAGGCTCATGCATGCGGACGATGGCATACACGGTCTCGGGCATGGGTTTGCCGATCAACGACTCGTCTTTACCAGGGTCAGCCATGAAATACTTGCCCGGCTGGTAGTTCTCACCCAGGCGGTCGAAGTACAAGCGCTTCAGGCACAGAAGTGGATGGCGCTCTCGCTTGGGCTCCCAGTACTCCTTGGGCGTGTACAGCCGCACATCAGTCTGGTCCAGCAGGTCTCGACTTCGGAGCACTCCGATGGTAGCGAGCCAATCTGCTTGGTTGTTGCCCGGATGTCCGGCATGACCTTTGACGTGAGAGATCGAGATCTGGTAGCCCTCAGTGCGCATGAGCTTGAACTGATCCCAGACTGCCATCCATAGATCGCGGTTGCTGATATGTTCGCCGAAGCGGTTGCGAAAGCCGTTACGCTCCCATCCCTTGCACCAGTCGGTGATCCCATTGATCACATACATGGAGTCCGCGCAGACATGCAGGCGCTTGAACAGGTACGCTCGGCACGTGAGCAGCACTTGGTGAAAGGCTTCGAGCTCGGCGTAGTTGTTCGACAGCTGTCCTGAAGAGCTCTTGGAGATCTCCAGGAAGAACGATGGCTTGACAGGGACGGCTTCCTTATCCTTGGCTGCCGAGATCTTTCCGTCCTTGTCGGTGTATTTATAGCCATTGACCGTGGGGATGGCGTAACGTGAGACATCTTCCACGGTAAAGCGCATGGCTTTGATGCGATCGGGCTTGGCATCTATCTCGTACAGATAGGCGTGTATCCCAGCGCCGGTGGCGCCGGGATTGGGACGTGCGCCACCGTCAGTGTAGGCGACGATGCCCCAGTTCTTGGTCTGGTCAAGTTCGATCAATGTGTTTCTCCGTAAACGGACTGCTGATTGAGAAATGCGCACTCATCTGCCCGGCATCCGGAGTAATTCGTGCTGCCGTCTTGGTAGATCCAAGTCGACGTAGGCCTAAGGCCATTCCCGCTATCAGATGACTTGGATGTCTTGTTTTTTGACTCGCAATCCTGGACCATTTTGGCGTGTTCTGCGCGCTCTTTGCGTAGCAAGTTCGTGGTCTTGATGAGCTTTTTGCTCAGCATCACACATGAGACACTCAGCACTATCATCAGCGTCAATGCAAAGAGCTTCTTGGCATTGAACGTCTTGCTTTGGAGCCTCAGCTCCCCGGTTCGGATGCTTAATGTGTCCCGGATGATGGACATCAGAATCTTTAACAATCCCATCGTTACCTCCGTAGGGAATATACTTAAATAGGAGTACCTAGCGTGCGTAAGAAAATACTAGGCTTTTCGACGATCGCAGATTTGCTGATCAATACCCCCGGGATCAACTCCCCGGTGGGTGAGCTGTCGACGTGGGGTGAGACCTACAGTATGGAGAAGGGCGAGTACTGGGATCCTTCGATCTCCGGCTACCGTCTGATCTCCATGAGCAGCCGAGATGCCAACAGCAACCAAGAAGTGATGCTGTCGACCATCGAAAGCAATCAGGGCCTTCGGGTGATCCGGTCCATCCATGAGTATGCGCTGGCACACTTGGGGGTGACGAACCCACAGGATTTCCTCGCAGCCATTGCCGCTGAGTACTACGCTGAGATCGAGGATCTTCAGTTCGGTGATTTGGTCGACGGCGCCGGCATCGCTCTTCCCAGCTGGTTCAGCTTCACCTCCAAGCTTGAAGATCTGAGCAACTTCAAGATCTGGATGAGCAACGATGTGTTTCTCACCGAGTATCCGGAGTATCATCACAAGATCATCCGTCCGGTGCCAGATCCTCGGATCTTCCTGCGCGACTGGCAGCTCGCCGTCAATGAGCTCAACAAAAAGAGCGTCACTGACATTGTGCTGGAGGCACAGACCGCCAAGAACCTGAAGCCCGAGACGGTCTTCACGATCTTCGAGACTGACTACGTCAACAAGTTCAATCCCGACCAGCGGATCACCACCAACTGGGGTATCTTGATCTATGGAGCCGCCGGTGACAACACCGACGCCATCAAGGACGCAGTGATCAAGGACTTGGTCGAATCCACGGGAGCGCCGGAGCATGAGCTCGAACCCTGGTTCCCGGACCTGTTCAAGCGTACCGAATTCGTGATTTACCCACGCTGGGATCTGCATTCGGTCCCCAACATGACTACGCTCAGTGGCCTGTACTCGCCAATGAGCAATGTCCAGGAGTCCATGAACTTCGCAGTGACGCTGACCAATTTCATGAACGCCAACCATGTGCGCGCCAATCTGAACGTCTTCCCCATGACGTACAAGTCGGTGACGCTGCTGAGCGTGAACGGGGAAAACAACCAGCCCGGCATGAAGGATCTGAAGACCCTGTATCCGGACTTCATCGATGTGCCTTCTACATCTCCGGACTTCCAGCGCATGAAGCCCGAGACCCAGGAATGGGTACAGTTCATGCTGTGGATGACCATCGAGGCGGAGAAGGTCACCAACATGAGTGTCGTGCCTCAGGGCATCCGCAAGATCAACCGCGGTGGCAAGCTGTTCATCACAGCCACGCATGCGTCGGCATCGTACCTGATGGCCGCTCGCTCCAACCCCTTCTACAACAAGTAAGCAGCTATGAGTGTACAACTGCAATTCATGGCGCCGTCTCCCGGAGTGACGGGGGTCTTTCAGCTGAAAACCCCCTTTACCACACTACCTCGGGAGCGCTGCGAGTGTATCGCACTTCGCAAACTGTCGGAGTACATCGCTGAGAACCAAGACCCGTGGGCGGAGATCTACGAGCCCGCTGGTCTGCAAAAAAGCGAGTACGAGACAGATCTGGCTCGCAACTTGGAAATCGCAGTCCTGGTTACTACCCGGGGCTACCGTATCCAGGTGCCGGTCAGTTACGTGGAAGGCTATCCCATCCAAGATGGCGTCCCCTACCATGGCGTCGGCGTCTTCATGAAGCTGCCGCCCATGCCTGTGCAGCAGAACTTGGACTTCTTGGTCAACTCCATGAAGGAAGTGATCAAGAGCCAGGCAGGAGTAGATGCCACGCACGAGATGGTGGAGACCACTGCTGTACAGATGGTGGATGTGAACAAGCACCTGACCGAGCAAGCCAGCCGCAAGGTGGTGATCGGCTCAGACACCACGTTTGCGTCCCAGGTATCCAGGCTGCAAAACGATCTGCTCGACGCACAGGGCAAGATCCGGCAGCTGGAGGACTACATCATCCAGAACCTCACTCCGTAGCACGGACATAAGCACTCACCTCAGGAGCCGCAAGGCTCCTGAGGATGGGGTCTTATGCGTACTCGATGTTGGAGTTGACGTTGTACTCCATGCCTGCTGGCATCTCGATGTTCTCGGGGCACAGCACCGTGATGTCGGCATTGTGCAGCGAGCCATAGCTGCCTTCATAGTGCGAGACCATGAAGATCTGAGAGAAGTTGGAGCTGTTCAGGAGATCGAGCACCAGCTTCATCGCCTCCTTGCGGTGAGCGTAGTCCATGTTCACGGAGAACTCGTCGAGGAAGATCGGATAGTCGTCCATCCCCAGATGCTTCATCGACACCAACATGAAAGCCAGATCGAAGATCTCCTTTTGAGCACCTGAGGCGTCCTTGACGTCATCTGCCCCGGGGTTGTCGTCATAGGTGTAGGTGAAGTTGTACTTCAAATCCACCGTGCCTTCGGTATCGTCGATCTTTACCGGACAGATCCGCAGAGGGTAGAGCCAGACCTTGGCGATCACTGCATTCATCTGCTCAACAAAGTGGTTGATGAAGCCGGTCAGTCCCTTGGCGATCAGTCCCTTGGCCGGAGATAGAGCATCCATGGACTTCTTGAGCAGCCTCGCCTTTCTCTTGTACTCTTCGATATCCGTCTCCAAAGCTTGAACCACAGCTTTGTGGGAATCGATCTGACTGATGGCCTTTTCCTGAGCGAGGATCTCCTGATCCAAGTGCGCCATGATGGAGTTGATGACGATCTTCTTATTAGCTTCCTCCGCCTGGAGGATGGCGTAGTCCCGAGTGACTTTGAGCTTATCCAGGGCCTCGAATGTGTTCTCCTGGAGCGTCCATTCCTTTTGGATCACAGCCAAGATATCGAGTCTTCGGGAATAAGTCTGGCTTTTGAGCTGGTGGTCGTAGAGCTCACGCTCCAAAAGTGCATTCTTGTGCTGGAGCTCTTGCAAGTTTACACCTGCCGTCTTTTGGCTCATCTCTCTCAGCTCGTACAGACCTGTGAGCGTCTGGCGGGCCTTGTCAGCTTCGATGAGGTACTGAAGATCGGTACGAGCGATCTCTAGTAGCATCATGGCTTTGCCGGGATTGCCCTTCAGGAGGTTATCATCCATCAGGGTGTTCCACAAAGGCTCCAGTGCTGAGTGTGTGCCCTGGATCATAGCAAACAGATACTTGTGTAAAGCCCGCTGCTCGCTCTTGTGTTGCAAGTCCACCTCCATCTCCCGGAGCATAGTTGTGTTCTTGTCCAGGCTCTCCAGCTGCAGAGCCAGTTTCCTCCGGGTCTCATCGGCCATAGCCTCGTCCATTCCAGGAGTGAAGCTGTGTCGACACTTTGGACAGTTGACTACATCGTCCTCGGTACGGTGCTCCCATTTATGGAGATCGTCGCGCAACTTGTTGACGCCCCATTGAACGTTTTGGATCTGGATGCGGGTTTGGTTGATGGCATCGGTTGTAGTTGCGATGGCCTGATCAGTGATGTTGCCGTACGGATCTGGTTCTATACGGCCCAGTGTCTTGATCAATTCATGCCAGATACCCACCAGCGCATTGAGGGCGTATGCATTGTCTGCATACCCTCGGATCTGCACACCGTGTTCCGCTTTCTGGACGGCTTCATTGCAGGTACGGATCTTCTCGTCCACTTCCGCCATGTCCTGGGAAGCGATGAACTGGCTCTTAGCAATCAGTGCGCGGTTTTCCTCCACCTGGTTGTATAGCTTGTCGATGGAGGCTTGATGGAATGCGACTTTGCCCCGGATGTCGGAGTCCAATTTACGGACATCGTCGATGCTTTTAAAGTCCCCACGGTCAGAGAACACACTCAGGGACCGCATGTAGTCATCGTGCAGTTGGGTGAGCCTGCGATCGACATCATCGACCTGGGCGAGAGCCTCGTCCATCGTCATATTGACAGGAGACCATTGTTTGAGCATCTCGTCTTTGGATACTCTCAAGCGTTTGATCTCTTCGCGGATCTGATCGGCTCGTATATCGTCGATCTGCTTGTCCTTTTCCTTGAGCAGTCGATCACTCAGACGAGTGACTGTGCCTTCCAAGTCCCGATACGCGTCGCTCAGGCGTTTGTAGTAGCCAATCGCATACGAGTAGTCGATGGGGGACAGCTTGGTGAACCAAGCACGTCGGTCCGCTGTGCTCATCTTGGTAAAGCGGCGGCGCCCAATGCATACTTCATGCACTTCTCGGCTCAAACCTAAATGCTCAGCCACATATTGCGCACACGCTGAGGAGACATGGCCCGAATACACGACCTCGTCGTCCTTGGTAATGGAGTAGTGGTTCTTTTGGCCAGTGAAATCATACACCAGCTCGTACCTGGAGCCTCGGTGAGTGACGATATGAGACTGTAAGCCCCCCCTGTCATAGTGGGCAGGTAATGCGGGTTGCAGAGACAGCGCTTCGAGCACTGTACTCTTGCCCGAGCCATTGGAGCCCAGGATCATCTGCAGCCTAGCTACTGGGTTAAGCACGAATGAGTCGATGTCCCTCAACTTCATTCGTTTGTTCTTCTTCATGACCAATTGTTCGTGATGCATAGCCGGCTTTCTGGAGTATACATAACATGAATCCAACGTATCAAAAAGGAATGGATCTATGGAACAGCCACAATTTAGAACACTGCTCGATGAGTTCCAGTCCGGACTTCGGGAGTATAGTATTGGGATCGTCACCGCAGACAAAGAAGAAGGCAGCGACACCATCCGTGTCTACCCAGTCGAGCGGGTGACTATGCAAAGCGGGATGGTTGATGAGTCCAAGGTGGAATATGACCTGCAGCCCATCAACGCGCAAGGAGTGCCTACTTCGGTGAAGGCCGACGCCCGCGCCATCGTCGAAGCCATCTGGATCCCCATGGGCGACAATCACCTCATGAGTTCCCCAGATGTGCGGGCCAATGAGACGGTGATGATCTACAAGTACGCTGACTCTGAACAACTGTACTGGAATACACAGTTTCGGGAACCCATGCTTCGAAGACTGGAGGATGTGATCTGGGGAATCGGAAACCTGAGAGACCCGACGCTGACTCCATGGGACCTTGACAGTTCCTACTACATGCGCTGGGATACGATGAATGCCAAAAGCATCAAGTTTGTGACCACGCAAAGCGACGGCGAGCAGTTCATGTACGAGTTCAACATCTTCCCAGGTGAGAACAAAGTCATCATCAAGGACAACGTCGGAAACATCATCGAGCTCGACAGCGCCAACAACAACGTTTCGCTCACCGATGCATCGGGAGGTCGGTTTGAGACCCGGGATGGTCACCCCAAGATCACGGGACCCAAGGGCTTTTATGTTGAAGCTCCCAGCTCCATCTTCAGTGGCAACGTACAGATCCGAGGCAGCCTGCAAGTCAGCGGCTATGCCCACTTTCCCGGAGGCCACGGTCCTCACTAACACGTCATACCTCCCTGGAGCCCCCGCAAGGGAGCTCCAGGGAGATGTGGTTATGTGTTCGAGACACCGAGTCCCAGCATCGTGACATCGACGACGCCATTAGAAACCTGAACGACCATGTAGGTGGATGGCTTCATCATGGCTTTGCGGTAGATATAGGGTTCAGAGTCCAGCACCTTGCCGCCGCGGATGATGTAATCCGGGTTTTGCAGGTTTGACGGGGCAGTCGCACCTGTGATGATATTCACCGTCGGGGAGCCGCTGATGGCGCCCACGAAGATGTCCATGATGCAGTAGTGCCCTTGAGCAGGCTGCATATAGTAGATGGCCTGACCACCGGCGCCAGTCTGGTAAGACGTGGTGCCGATGAAGCGCACAGGCGCATTGGTTTTGGGGACATAGGGCGTGGCGTAGATGTACGCGATCCCATTGCCCGACAGCTGACGTACATACACTTGCTGATTGTAGTACGTGGGAATGCAGTCGAGCTCGTAGCTCTCGCCTGGCTGGATGGTGATCCTGCGTGCGAGCATCCGGTATTGGATGTCGTTGTTGGCGGAGCCTTCAACGAACTTGGTGCCCAGGGTGAAGACCAACGGCTCAGTGCCGTAGGCGGTAACCTTCACGGAGCACACCTGGTAGACCCGAGAGTCGTTCCAGGTGGTTCCATAGACGGTCTTTTGGTAGGAGGAGGCGAGATCGCCGCTAGCGATGTTGTATGACATTACAGATCCGGAGTTGGACCAATACGCTGCCAAGCCCATTGGTAATACACTGCGATGTTCCCATATAGGGTACCCTTAACTGTTGACCCAGGTGGAATGGTCAGTTTCCTGAACACCATCGGTGCCGTAATTGGAAGAACATCAAACGGTCGATACTCCTTGTAGGTGCCGCCAGTAGGGTATTGGACTGACAATGTAAACCGCTTGGCGACGGAAGAAGATCCGGTAAATGGTGTTATCCACACATCCATGCACGAGCCCCATTTGGCGGAAGGCAACGCAACGGTTTCCGTCCAACCAAGCGGGCGATCATAATGGTCTTCTCGCAGTGCATTGGCTGTAGCGATGCTATCCATTCCGGCAGGCAGCACATTGGTCTCCTGAAGACCGGTCACCTTGAAGGTAAAAGGATTACCGATAGCCCTGATTATCTCCAGGTATCGAACAATGATGCCTTGCAAGCGATATGTTTCATCGGGTTGGCGAATTGGAATGAGCTCGAAAATCTGGCCCGATATTTGGATAGTCACCTTTAACGGGATAGTGTTTGCCCCTATTGGCGTAATGGTTATATCCACCACTACTGTCGTACTAGGGTACTGGTTCATGTAGATCGCGGCCCCGGGTGCAGTATTGGCTGCCAGAATATAGCCGGTCTCATTAATGAAGTTGACACTCATAGCAAATTGTGGTCCCTGAGGTTGTATTGAACGAATGCGCTGACTTCTGCATCACTGTAAACCTTCAGTGCGATGTACCGATAGCTAAACGTGATCTTTCGGAAAATCCGAGTCGGCACGCCGGGCTTGAGCATTGTGGTGAACAGCCACGCAGTGTTGATGGCGCTGTTGAAAGCGGTGTCCGTGTCGATGATGCTATTGGAGACCTTCACATCGATACGTACGTCTTGGCTGACTTGTCCGTTGATGAAGAAGTCTGCCTCCACGGCATTGGTCAGGCGTTTGCGGGCATCGGGGATATCCAGCAAGATGAACGGGCTGCTCGAAGTCTTCCAGCCAGAGACGCTGAACATCCGGCCTTGAGGAAGGTCCTCCGAAGTAGGGGAAGCGTCACCATATCCATCGACGCACCAATCCATGTTACCATACGGCTTGATGACCAGCGTCTGGTTGCCGTGGATATACACTGCCTTAAGCTCGTACGGTACACCAGGAACCACTTGCAGACCCAGGGCCACCGGCATGTCGTCAGCACCGCCGGCCGTACGGATATAGACATCAGCTGTCACGGTCTGCCCACTACCCAGAGGGTAGATCGGCAGCAGCCGAACTGTCACCATCGCCATATGGCGGTTGGGGGTAGTGTATACGAGCACGGGATCGATAGACCCCGCGACGTGTCCTGCTTTGCAGATACTGTATGCCATATCAGTAGATCGCGTAGAACAAACGGAGAGCCGGAGAGCCAAATGTGGTGTCAGCAATACCAATGTTGGCCACTGCTGTATCCACGATTTCCTGAGCGGCAACCTTCAGATTGTTAGGCGTCACTGCCGCAGTACTGATGGTTCCGTTGCGGGTCTCCAGCTCAGTGGCGTAACGAGTGATACCCTTGACAGTCATGGAGGCATCCGGGATGACGGGCTTGTTAGTGCCGTTGGGACCGTACAGCGACTCGGCCTGCTCCTTGGTCAGGAAGTTGCCCAGATCACCCTTGAGCGCGTAGCGGGCATCTCCCTTTTCTTGGTTCATGTACCGCTGATCGGCTGTCTGGGGAGTGAGGTACTTCTGATCGGCTTCTGTTTTGGACAAGAACTTCGCATCAGCATCAGTCTTGGTCAAGAACTTGGCGTCGATCTCCCCCTTCTTCATGAACGTGGCGTCAGCCTCCGACCGGGGGTAGTACAGCGCATTGCCCTTTTGCTCGGTCAGATACTGCGGCAAAGGATCCTGACCAGTGAGCTTTTCGTCGATCAGGTCATTGACGCCCTTGGGGGTAACGGCCACCGAGTTGTTGTTCTTGTCCTTCATCTCCTCCGGAGTGGCGATCTTGATGATGCCGGGAGTAGAGTCCGTTGCCGGCTTGCCGCCATTGCCGATCAGGTCCTTGACCTGGTCTTCGGTGAGGAACGTGGCCTCCGCCTGTGCGGGGGTCAGGTAGGTAGCGGCCGCTTCTGCCTTGGTCAGATACTGAGGGTGAGGATCGGGTTCATCGGTGTGCTTCTTGATGCACTTGTCGCAGTCTACTTCACCTCCACCACCACCTGGCACGTAGTCGTCCTTCAGAAGGTACTGACTGTGAGGATCAGGCTGAGCGACGTGGTTGATGATGGCATCAGCCACATCTTTCTTGGTCGCGAAGTCCCCGATCGCCGGGATCAGACGCAGCGTCTCATGGGGATCTTGGAGATCCAGGACGTGTTTCCAGATGATGTTGTTGGGCCCTGGCCGCAGACCCAGCACATCACGGATGGAATACACGCCGTCGAGAAGATCCCGGAAACCTGTGAACGTGTCGATGTCCTGGGGATGGTCAGTGGGAGGAAACTGCTCCTGGATGTTGGTGATCTGGTCCCAGCTATGAGTGCGTGGGTTGTAGTTGTACTCCGCGATCTGCTCCATCACGAAGTTTCGGTTGGCCGAATACTTGCCACCCAAACACTGGTACGTCATGTAGAACGGACCATTGATCTTGGTGTTCATGATGGTGATACCAGCATACACCAGGCGACCCGTGCTCCACGTTGCTGCTTGGAAGATCAGCGAAGGGTAGTAGTCGATGCCTTGCTTGAGCTCGATACGCACCCCGGTTTGATCCAGGCCCGTGATGGACATGTTATCCGTGAGATAAAATGGTGCGAAAGTCGGAGCGAAAAAGCGATACGGTGTGTCGTTGGGCAGCGACAACACTTGCAGTTCGTTCTTGACCAGATTAGCGGGATTGTTGCCCGTCAGGTCAAGAGGATAGGTTACCGGAGCTGTAGCCATTATTCTTCCTTCAAACAGTTTCATATACCCGAAGCATTCGGGCTTCAGGCGTTAAGCCATAGTATCAGGACCATCATGTACACCTATGTTGACACCCTAGCCGTCGAGAAATCGGTCGGTTCTACCTGGAATCACTACGATACAAAGAACGTTATGCTGCGCCAGGTCTACGGGCGTTTCAGCAAAGCGATCGTGATCGTGCACGATTCCTACACGGACAAAGAGATGTACGTCAACATGATGTACTACGTCACCACACTGGCGACGTCCGAACAAACGGTGGGCGAATGGCTCGCTGATATGAATGGCTTGCCGCTCAATACAGTGCCAGAACTCCCCAACGCGGACTACAAGTACGCCGAGTATGCCAATGCAGTTCTCCACGGCTACAAGATCATGCCTGCATGGCTGGGTCGCTATGTGCCGGACAACTACCCCGTAGCCGATATGCCGGACCTGCGCTTGACCAGGCCGCGGCTGCCTACCAACATGGAGCTGCTGCATACGCACTGCCTTCTGAGTGTCAATGGCTATTTCCATCAAACGGATGCCACCGAGGACGAAGCGTACATCATCCAAGGCGGCACCACCGCCACCATGATGCGTTGCTCGCACACCGGCATCTTGAGCTTCATGGGGATCGGAGCTGTAAAAAAGCATCCTTGGAGGAAAGAACAGATCATCCCCCTGAATCCGGACGGCAAGCTCAAAGACGGAATGCTTCTGCGCACCGATGTTGATCTGACCAACAAATCGGTCTTTATGGTGCTGGGTGGCTACATCGTGCCTCCCCAAGAAGGCGTGTTCTACCAAAATGGGGATCAGACGTTTGTCTTCCAGCTCAAGGGCATCCCCTATGTGCAGCGCTACTTCAACTCCTACAAGGAGCTGGACATGAGCTCCATGAATGTGATCCGCGAGACCAATGGCGTCGATGCCGAGGCTATCAACCAAGAGTCGCTATGGAGTGATGAGGTGATCACGCAGTTCATGATGCTCAGCCAGAGCTTCTTGGTGGTGGTCGACTCGCCGGAGATCTTCTTTGAACACTTCAACGTGCGTGTGTCCAATTTGCCAGGTTTCCTCACCAGCTACCAGGAGCCGAAGTGGCCATTGATCATGGGCTACGGCAAACACGTTGAGTACTCCAAGGTCAAAGAGTACCGCTGGTGGGCACTGAGGGTGCAAGACCCTTACTACAAGCACTTCGCTTTCAATTCAGCCATCTTGCCAACGCTCAAAACCATCTCCGACAACTTGATGCCGTACAACCAGGCGTACTTTCGAACAACGGGCTACCTGCTCAAGATCGGGGGCGTTGACATCAAGAAAAGGAGCAAAAAGCTCACCGCTGTTCTGTAAGGCATAGACATACCTCCTACTCCCGGCCCGCAAGGGCTCGGGAGTAGGGGATATGCGCATGTCTTATTTGACAGTGCTACTGGCGACACTGATGATGTTGACAAGGGCTTCCAGTACCTTGATGCTATCTGGGTCGTTGTTGACAGATGCGTAGCCGACGGCAAGCAGTAAACAAATAGCCATCACAGTGCCTACCTGGTAGAGCCAGGTAGAGTCAGTAGAGGTTTCAGTCGGACCTGATTCGGAGGTCTTGGACTTGGGTGTCGTGGATGCTGAGGGCATAGGGATCTTTGCCGCATCAGAGATCTGGGGGTTGAAGATATCCGCAGTCACTGCAAGTGCTCGTACATTCACGACGCCACGCAGCAGATTCTTTTGGTCTTCGAGGTCCATCTCAAAGAAAATGTTCAGGACATTATCGTGGATCTTGCCATTGTACTTGGCATTTCCAATGGCAACGAACCTGTCGATGATCTCCGTGAGCGTATGAGACTTTACTTGGGGATCATCCATTACCCTCCCCCGATTCGCTTTCGGGTTCCAGGTCCTCGTTGTCCTGAGTTTCCTCAGTTTCTTGGACCTGCTGCGCTTGTTGAAGTTCCTCCTCGTCCTTCACCTGAGTTTCCGCCGTCTGCTCCGGGGTCGGAACTTCGGCCTCTTGCTTGGTGTAGATCTCGGGGTTCAGTTGAACGACGAACTGGTTTTGCCACAGATCGTCGAGCAGCGCCTTTTGCTGCTCGTCTTGGTCGGGGCCATAGAAGACGCCCTCCATCTGCAGGGGTAGTGACTCGAAGGTGAACTTCTGCCGGACATCGTCGAGCGTGTAGCCGTGGGGCTTGAGCGCTTGGAGGAACTTGTCCAGCTCCACATCGATCTTGATGTAGGGCACCTTGCCGTTGGGGCCGGTGAAGACATCGACCTCGTACGTCAGTGGCGGCACACCAGCGATGGGTTGGCCGTTGATGGTGGGTGGCTCACCCGTGAAGTGGTAGCGGCGTTTCTTGATGCCGCGGGTAGCGGTCTGGCCGAAGTTCTGGTAGAAGTTGCGGTCCACAGTCACATCGGTCTCGGTGGAAGCATTGACTTCATCGGTGCCGGGCACCTTCACCTTCAGGGTCAGGATGTACTGATCACCAGCGCCTTCTGCGCCGCCCTTGATGGGTGTGACCCGTCGCACGCGCATACGTGGACCTGTGGTGAAAGTGCTCTCCAGCTGGATGTGGTCTTCGATGACTTCGGCCTCATCCAGGCCGTCGTAGCTCAACAGCTTGGCGTAGAAGACCAGTTCGGTTTCGGTGTTGGACTGACTCATCAGTTACTCTCCTCGATGCGTTGCTTGATCTCACGGCTGGCTTTGAAGATAGCATCGATGCGCTTTCTCAGGCCGTGAGCATAAAGTTGGAGCTCCATGGCGTAAGCGGCAAGACGGGCTTCACGCTGCTTGTCGGTAAGCGCCATATACTCCGCCTTTTGGGGCGGCGCTGGAGCGTCCTCGGTCACGTAATAAGTCTCAGGGACAGTGACCGGCACGAGTCGGTCCCGGTATACGGGGACCTGAGTGGGAGCTGTAGAGCAGCCGGCCAAAATGGCAAACAGCATCACCACCGCGGTCAGAATCAGGGGCTTGGTGAAGATACGCATCATCTATTCCTTGTTCAGGGCGTTGAAGTTATCCCACAGACTGTCGATGATCTCCTCAGAGATACGGTCGTTCACATTCACTGCGGGATCCGGAGGTTGAGTCTTGATGGTCTCGATCTTATCGCGCATCTGTTTGACTCGCTCCCGAGTCTGGACGACCTGCTGCTTGTACTCAGCCTTCTCCTCAGTGAGAACGGTCTCAGCGATCTTGTCGACATCCTTACGGATCTCGTGCTGCGCGTCGTTGTTGCGATTGATCACCATCAGCTGCTCGATGGTGCTGTCCTTTTGGGCTACCTCCGCCACCAGGGTGTCTCGGCTTTTGTAGCCAACCCAAGTACCGATCATGCTGCGTACCGGGGTGAGCAACCACCAGGCCATGAGGAGTATCAAGATAGCGACCAGAACTTTGTTGAGTAGGCCGAGATCAAGCTTGCCCGCATAGCGCCGCAGATGGTCGTCATGCTGTTGTATATAGTCAGGCATACATATTAGAGGCACATAGGCCTGTCCTTGGTTGATTACTTAAAGCCAGCCCTCCTGGTGCCGTATGACAGTACGGATACCAGTCCAGCCAACGGCCATGGAATCGATGCAGTGTTCGGTCAACTCGTCTCGATCGTAGTTGAGCACGTCCATCATTTCCGAGATCTGGAATACCCGCTCCATCATGATTTCTTTGCCCTTGGAGCCGCCGGCGCCTACGCCCTTCTTGACCGCCTGCGGGGAGATGGGTTCGATGTAGGTGTAGCGGTTGGCCTCCAGCACGCCTTCCCGCATCTGGGACAGAGCCTCCACCAACGCTGCGTAAGCGTTGGGCCTGCGGGGATTGTAGAAGGGCGACTCATGGATGAAGTACGAAGGCCTGTACTCCATGGCAATGTCGTAGAAGCGATCTCGGATCTTGCGCAAGCGAATGTGCCGCTCTGCCGTATAGTCCATATCCAGGCCATAGCGCGGATACAGCTTGTCGGTGCAAAACGATTCGATATCGATACTCTCGATCAGTCCCGTGCGGGTCTGCACCTCAAAGATGGAGACCCCCACATTACCCAATCCCGGGTCCACACACATGAGTCGGCATGTGCGGTATAGGTCTGCGTCAAAGAATGCCATACGGTTCTATGAAGGCCAGAGCCCGTAGGCCCTGGCTCATCGCCTGTTACGGAGTACCGGGAGTGAACTGGGTCTGGGGCTTGAGAACCAGCAGCGGCTCAGTGGAGCCCGTATCCAGGTTGATGGAGGCACCCGCTTCGTTGTACACCGGCGGCAGCAGAGTGCTGATGAAGTCAGTGATCTGCACACCCATGGCTTCTTGGTACTGGATCATGGAGCCGTTGACATCACCAGTGACGGCTTCATCCAGGCCCGAACAGATCGCCAGCTCCGAGATGGTCATGATCTTGTTGGTGCCCAGCAAGATGTTGGAGACGTTGATCAGCTCCTTGATGTCCCAGGCGGTGAAGATCAGCTTGCTCTTGGCAGTCGCTGCGATGTAGTCATCACCCGTCACATAGACTTCGCCCGGATTGATGGTAGGCCGCTTGGGCTTTTGATCGTCAGCGGTAGGCGCCCAGGGCTGCGATGTCACAGTACCGTTGGAGATCACGCGGTACTCCAGGCGAGCCTGGGTTTGCGCAAAGTCCATGCGGCGCAGGTAGTATGCCACCATCTTGTTGCCGCCCAGATCCAGCACTTTGCGGCCACGAAAGCGTGCACGCTCTTGGGTGTTGAGGTCCTGGTTGTAGGGGCGCAGCACAAAAGGACGCTGGCTGTACAAGCCTGTGTGGCGAGGCGAGTGAGGAATGGGCCACAGCTCCAGGGTGTTGTCAGCGGCGAATGTCGCTGTCAGAGCACCGTCACCGATGGCGAAGTACTGGGAGTAGGGAATGCGATTGCTGGGAGGCAGCCGATCAGGGAAGATGTCCAGGATCTGGTTCATCACCGAGTTCGGGGGATACTCGTAGGGCAGGTTATGCTTTTGCGCAGTTTGGATCAGCGCACCGATGGCGGTGCGTACGGTCTTTTCCATGGGGATACCTCGGGGTTACAAGTTGTTGGCGATACCAGCGATCTGCGCGGGCGACAGTTTGTTGTAGAAGTCCATCGGGTAGAATCGATCGGTCTGAGCGTCTGGGCTCATACCGGGCTCTTCGATGCGGACAGCAGGCACAGGCAAGGATACGTAGTACTCTTGCTGGCCTTCCAGATTGATATGCACCTCCGCCTCCAGATGGACCTCATGGGCCATTTGATCGAGGTCAGCTTCGACCTTGATATCAGCGATCGGTACATAAACATTGTCATGACTCTCTTGCTGGACATCCAGTATCCGTACAGGCGCCAGGATGTGGACTTCATCATGAGTTTCCTCGCCGTCGACGCCGATCCGGATAGCAGCGCCCGTCAGCGGGATGATGTCGGAATCGTTGATCTCACGCATGAACTGAATGGCGTAGGACGACTGCTGACCGAACAGCTCCAGCAGTGCCTTTTGGATCGCCTTCAAGCTCTTGGTGTCGTCGAGCGCCATACCTGTGGCGTTCTCGTAGATTTGCTTGAGGATGGTATTGGCTTCCTCGCGGGTATAGTCATACACCGGCATATTGTTTTCAGTGAGCCACGACTGAATGGTCTGCCCGGGTTCCGCCAGCTCGATGATCTCCGCGCCATAGAGCTTGCTGACGATGCAACCAGCGACACCACGCTTCAATGGGTCATTCATCGCACCCATTTCCAACCAGTAGCTCAGAGCTCGATTGTAGATCTGGGTGGTGAGATCATTGAACATCTGGATAGATGTGCAAGGATACAGGCGAGGCTGCTGGATGAGGATCTTGTCGATCCAGTCATACAGCTCCGGGAACTTATCCGGCACCAGGCGGTATAGCTCGTCCTTATTGGGTAGCGGGTTCAGACGGAACTTCAGGTTGAAGAAGTTCGGGATCTTCGTCACTGTCACGCCATGAGCATTCAGGTACACGTAGCTGTAGTAGATCAGAGCGTCCTTGGCCATGAGGCTAAAGCTCTCTCCACTTCCTGGATGCGAGAAGGACACGACCACGTTGTACAGGTTGTTGGTGGCCATGTACGCCCACTGGCGCATCATCACATCTGGAAGAGGGTCAGGCACAGCGTTGGTGTAGTCCACCATGGCTGACTCCAGGTCCTTGGTAAGGATGGTGGATCCGTTGAACGTTTTCAAAGAGTGCTCGATACGGGGAAGGGCCACTTCGAAGTAGCGGGGGTTTCCCTTTTGGGTGCCTGCTTCCTTCTTAAAGAAGATGTCCATGTCCACATATGCGGCTTCTGCCGTATTGTCCAGCGTCGACAGTGGTGTTCGCTTGGCTCGCAAAGTGGGCAGCATGTCAGAGCCAAACTCTTGCAACTGGCGGATCGTGTACTCGCTGAGAGGGACCCGGCGCAGCACAAGGATCCAGTGGATCAGCTCCTTGAAGATCTCGGTTTTCCCGGCGTGCTTGTTGAGGCGGTCGATGTTGTGGTACAGGTACATGACCTGTTCGAGCGTCAAGTACGGGATGAAACGATCCAGGCGCCCGTGACTGGCCAGGTACTGCGTCATATGGAAGGAGTGGGTCTTCTCCGTCTTGCAGTTCCTCAGCCGGATGTTCATGATCTTGCTGGGTAGGCTCATCCACAAGTTAGCCAGTGTAAGAACCGGGTAGTAGTCGTAGATGTTGTTAAACCCAATGACCGTATTACGCGACAGATAGTTGCGGATATAGGTCTGGATTTCCAAGATGAGGTTGTCTTCTTGAGTCTCCACCAAGTCACGCCGCCAAGCCAAGATGGTTACATCCGGCGCCTCGATGGCGCGCTGCTTGTTGACGGGGTTAGTGATGGCCAAAATCAATGGCACCTGGCTCGGGTATTTCCGAGCCAGGCTGTAGTAGTAGCGTGTTCCGTGCTGATAAGCCTTGGCAGTTGCGATATGCAACTTCATGTTTTCCACGGTGAAATCGATCCACTCGTGGGTGTCCAATGATATGACTTTCATCATCTGGTCGGTTTTATGGTACTCACCGGCCAGGTTCATATAGTACTTCCAGGTCTCAGGAAAGTCCTGGAGCACGGCGGCTTCGCCATATTGCTTGACGAGAGCTTGATTGATCTTTTTGGCTGTGATCTCGGACTTCACAACGAGAGATCGCACCAAAGAGACTGTGTCACTCAAATAGGCCTCTATGGCGCTATTCGTATTACGAGTAGCCACGGTTTATCCCCTTTCCGAGAATCAAAATGAATCAAAACCTTCCCAACACATCACTGTCCGATAGCCGCCGCCGAGCACTTGCTCAGTCGGCGGTCGGCTCCAGTGTGAATCGGATTGCATTCGCAAGTAAGCTGCGCGCTGGGAACATGCCTCACCACGATACAAAGAATCGTGGCTCCGCACTGGTGAACGCTCATAGCCAGTCGGATATGACGAAGATCTCCCAGGAGCAGCAGATCCGACAGATCGACAATCAAAACGCCATAGAGCTGATGCCCGAGATCGAGTGGGCGTGCCGCGTTTTGATCTCCTCGATCCTATCGCCAAAAGATATGACCAAGCGGGAATTGACCTACAGCCTGAAAATGGAGTGGTTGCCTCCCGATATCCGACAGCTTATCTCCGACAAGATCAAAGAAGAGATGGAGCTGAACTACGACTACGCCAACAGTCTGTATCCCATCATCAAGGACGCTTTGTTCATCAAAGGCTCGCACCCTCGCTTGGTGCTGCCCGAAGCTGCAGTCGACCGCATCATCAACAGCGGCCACACCCTGAGCATCGAGCATCTGAAGAGCTCGTTTGCTGAAAGTGGCACGTCCCTGAAGTCGGGCGGCTACTTCGGTCCCCTGTTTAAGAACAAGGGCGGCAAGCTCACCATGGAAAGCTTCAAGCGTGCCATGGGCAACCGCACCGAAGCTGATATGCTCGATGAAGAGCCGATCATGTTCGAGGTCATCAAGACAGGACCTGATGGCAAGGAAGAAGAAGGGATCGAGAAGCTCGACCTCATCACCATCACCGACAACATCGACGCACTGAAGCTGCCCGCGTACATGGAAGCGATCATGGCGACCAAGCGCCATGAGCTGATGAAGCGACCGTCCTCGGACTGGGATGGCTTCGATTTTGGTCTACCCACACCCACCCAGGAAGATCTGAAGGTCACTACAGAAGGCAACTTCATCGACGACTCCATCGGCGCCCCCACCGTGGGAGGCGCAAGTCCTCATGTGCCGGGCTCCAGCAAGCAGCTGTACGGTGTGGTCAACCAAAAGGCCCACGTCTCCAAGCTCGACGAAGACCAGTTTCGCGCTACTTTGTACAAGGCGGCACCCACCAACATCGTCACGCACTTGCGTATCCCTGGTGTGTCGGCGCTTCCGCGTCGTTCGGTGGGGCGCCCCTTGGTGCAGAGCTTGCCGTCTGAGTCAGTGATTCCGATCCACGCCCCGGGTGATCCAAGCCGTCACCTGGGTTACATCATCTTGAATGATGAGACGGGTCATCCCATCACACTGGCCAACTCCGAGCAAACCATCGCTCGGGCGTCAGCTCTGTTCAATGCTACCAACAACACCAATGCTGTTGGCGGACAGAACATGGGCTCGATGATCTTGTCCAAGGCAGCTCGCAACCTGGGCTCCAATGGCAAGGTCACCAAGATGCAGGAGCTCACCAAGATCTTCGAGCAGATCATCGATGAGAACGTGATCGGCCGGATGATGAATGGTGCATATCCGGGCGGTGCCTCTATCGGGGATGTGAACGATCTGTACTCTCTGATGATGGCGCGCACGCTGTGCTCCATGCGCACACGTATCGTGTTTGTGCCCGCTGAGATGATCAGCTACTTTGCGTTCGACTTCCATGACAACGGCGTGGGGCGTTCGCTGCTGGACCGCAACAAGATGCTGATCGGCATGCGCGCTGGCCTGCTGCTGACGCGCACTACCAGCGAGATGCGCAACTCCATCCCGCTGACAGAGGTGACGATGCGATTCGACGAGACGGATCCCGATTGGGAAAAGACTGCCGAAGAAGCGCTGCACATCATGAGTCAGACCCGCCAGCCCCAGTATCCGCTGACCACCCTTGCGGTCAACGACATCATGGACTGGATCCACCGAGCTGGTTTCGTGTTTCGCTTTGCGGAACATCCCCGGATCCCGGACACGGGTTTTGAATTCAACAAGATCCAGCACGAGAACAAGCTGCCTGATAGTGAGTTCTACGACAAGCTCGGTCAGCAGTTGTACATGGGCTTTGGTATCCCGCCCGAGCTCATGGACACCACGTACGACCCTGAGTTCGCCGTGGCCGTGGCCAACCGCAACATCATCTTTACGCAGACTATTCTTGAGTACCAAAAGACTCTGTCGGGCTTGATGAGCGACGATATCCGACGCCTTGCGACCAGTGACGGTCTGCTGGTGCAAGAGATCGCCGACATCATCAAGAGCAAGTGGGGAGCAATCGCTGCTAATATCCCCGACGAGGAAAAGGAGATCTTCAAGTTCAACCCCAAGAACTATGCGATGGAGCTCGTTAACCGAGCCATCAATTCCCTGTACGTGTCGCTGCCGTCTCCGGACACCACGACAATCGAGAACCAGGCCACTCAGTTTGACTTGTACGAACAGTTCCTGGACAGGGCGCTGAACTACATCGTCTCCGAGGACATCCTGAGCGTGGACTACGGCAAGGAGCTCATCGGTAAGATCTCCACGATGCGGCCAGCCATCAAAGCCGCGTACATGCGCGACTACATGGCCCGCAACAACATCCTGCCAGAGCTGGCGGACATCTCCTCGCTGTCGGAAGACGGTAAGCCGGTGTTCAACCTGCTCAGCGTGACCAAGAACCACATCCAGGGCTTGGCCGTGAACCTGATCAACTTCGCCAAGGAGATGATCCCGCTGGACAACGCAGTTGCCGAAGATGCCAAGACGCTGAACCTCGGGGACGAGGGAGACACGGGAGGCTTCGGAGGCGGAGGCTCCGGTGGTGGCGGTAGCGGTGATGAGTTCGGTGGCGGGGACATGGGCTTTGGCGGCATGGACCTGAACATGGACTTCGGAGGCGGAGAAGGAGGCGGTGACGAGAACACCGACACCAATCTCAACCCCGAAACCTGATCTTCAGACAAAAAAAAAAGAGCACCCCTACCACCAGAGCCGTGAGGCTCTGGTGGCGGGAGGGCTATGTGCTCATATTACAGAGCGATGGGCGAGACGATGTAGTTGTCCGCATTCAGGGGATCGCGGTACATCTCGAACGCCTGGCGATCGCGCGTGACGAACACCTGCACCGCCTGCGTGCAGCCGGTGAGCTCCTCGACCTTGTCGCGGTTGAGGATCAGGCTGCGAAGGAACGGAGCCTTGTTGGGCGGGATGGAGCACGGCTTGAAGGTGCCATAGCCCAGCTCGCGGCCGGTGAACGGAATGACCGTGAAGTAGTACGGACGCGGCAGGCTGATGATACCGATGTTGTCCTTGTCCACACCCAGCAGCTCGTGCACGTTGGTGTCGGCCTTGAGCTCGGTGTTGATCATCTCGTTGAACGCCTTGAACAGGTTGTTCGTGAAGGCGGCGATGTTGGAGACCTGGCGTTGGTGGAAGTTCTTGGCGATGCCATCGACCAGATCGCCGAAATCCGACAGCCAGCTCTTCATCACCACGGTACCCGGCTCGCTCAGCCCCATGACCGTCGTCATGTAGCGGTTGTACTCGGCCGTGATGTAGCGGTCGACGAAGTCCACCGCTGCACGCACATCGGAGGCCACGGGATCGAGGGCGCCCAGGTTCTTGATGCCGGCAGCGATCTCGTTCATGTGGCGGTGCAGATCCGTCATGGAAGTGGAGCGACGGATGCGGCCTTGGACACCGTTGAGCGATTCGCGGCCCACGAAGGGGTTGGAGACGATGATGCCGGCGCGGTAGATGCGGCGCGTGTCTTTGCCGTCCACGATCTTGGAGACCGCCATCTTGATGGAGTCAGCCAGCACGGTATCCACCGCGGTATGCAGATCCACGTCCTGAGCCATCTTGCCAGGGGTCTGGACATCGATGAGCTTTTCGATCTGGGATTCTTCGATCAGCCCATCGAACTGCAGCGCCTGCGCCAGGTCCAGCAGTTCCTTGTACTGCGCGGCCATGGGTTCGGGCTGCTGATTGGTGGGCTCATAGATACTGTTGTGTTCCATGAATTGCATTTCAGTCTCTCCTGTGACGGTTTCGATTTCCGGAGGCTCCCACGAACGCAGCTTCCTTTCAGAAGACAGGCGCGCGCGTTCTTCCTCGCGTTGGTTTTGGACAGCCGCGTCCCGAGCCTGGCGCATGGCCTGGCCGCCTTGACGCATAACGTCATTGGCACGTTCTTGGGAAGTGCGGCTGTCTTGTTCAGGCTCTTGACGAGCCGGTGGAGACGGCGGAGCTGGAGGCGCCACATCGTCCATGTATGCACTGATGCGCGCTGAGTGCACCGAAGGACGCTGTGCGGGTTCAGCGGGCTCATCGCGATGGGACGGACGTTGGCAGTCACCGATACCACCACGGCGAGTGCGGCGGTCGTACAGTGCGCCACCTTGACGCTCAGATTGCTGAGCGCGGAAACGCTCGGGATTGCCGCAGTCGTATTCTTCAGACCCCCAGCCCGGCTTGGGATCTTCGGTGTCGTACTGACGCACAGCTCCCTGGGTGCGACCCCTGGAGTCACGCCAGCCGATACGACCGGACGCCGGACGATCGCGGTCGTCATCACGACCACGATTGCGCCAGCTGCTGCCAGTAGACGAACGATCGCGGTCATCGTCGCGCTCGCGCACCACACGGCGAGGACGATCGCGGTAGTCCCGATCATCATCATCGCGATACGAGCGCTCGCGGCGATCGTCACGCAGGTCACGACGATCTTCCTTTTGGAAGTCCTCGATGGTGGCGATCATCCGCTGATACTGGCGCACTGCGTAAATGGCTTCGCGTCGCACCGCTTCGCTCACTTCGCGCTCCAGTTCCGGGAACTCATCGATCAACGCTGCACGCAGCATGGATACGGCCAAGTTGGCAGTGGCCTCCACAGCGCGACGAGGGCTGCTGTTGGTGCGAGCCGACAGCTCGATCTCCAGCATCTCCATCGCAAAGCGCACAGCGTCGGAGAAGTCCCGATTGTCGAAGTCCTTGTCCGTGTACATGTTGAACTGCAGTGTCGCCAGTGCGTTCTTGTCCGAGTCCTGGGCCACGACGTTGGCGATGGTCATCGCAACTTCGTCCATGAACTCTTCGATATCACGGGGCACCTTGATGTCGGGCGTGAACTTCCACGACCGCAAGGTGAAGAACTCCGGCCTTCCATTCGGCCGGTCAAACGAAAAAGGTGTTGCCATGATGAAAGCTTTCTGTTTCTCTAGAGAATAGGGCAGAGCCCGCAAGGGCCTTACTTGTTGTCAAGCTTCTCGCGGGTTCGAGCCAGCACGTCTGCCAGCTCTGGGTTGGGCACGATCGAGCCCGTAGCCAAGTTGATCTCGACATACGGGTTGATGTTACCCACGGGTGTTGGGTCTGATTTGGGCAAGAACAAGATAGAGCCGCCTTCAATCATCGAGACATCCAAGAAATTGTTTTCCTTGGAGCCACGACGCGAACCGCCCTTGCCGGCGGAGGCGACCTTTTCTTGCTCAGACACCTTGGAGGTCAGGCGGAAATACCACATGTCCCCTGGATAGGAGACAACCTCTACTACTCGGCCTTCTGACGACAGGCCGAAGATGGGACCAGGCAGCAGCTTGCGGATCCATGTGTTGTTTACGTTATTGTAAACTGGACTGAAGCGTTTGGAGGTCTTTTGTAGATCGTAGCGCAGCCGAGTCAGCGCGTATGTGATACTCCGCAGTGTGTGATAGGTGACATCGTAGTACTTCTCATAGATGTTGCCGACCCGGTCATTTTCAGCGAGCAGTTTCGGAAACTGCACAGTGAGCATGGCCACAAAGTCGTAGAAGTTCTCGATAAGGTAACCGCGCTCGGAGAGTTTCTCCATAGCGCTGTCGTCGACGAAGTCGGTCAAACTCGCCAGATGTTCCTGCATCTGGGAGTAGATCCGACCAATAGTGTATTGTCCACCGATAAGGATGTAGCCGAGCAGGATCAGCCAATTGGAAGTTTCATCGAGACTGTCCACAGTAACGTTCTGCGGGAAGTGGTCTACGATGTAGAAGAATTCGGAGACAAACGCGATCGTTGCGTAGTCCCACTTGTCACGCCGCACCGCCATCTGAAGCGTCGATGGCGTGTACGGTCCGTTGTCAATATACCCGGCCGGCTTGATGTGCGTGTGATACGTGCTCACAATCACCCAGTCGCTGGCCGGATAGTTTTTCTCGTTGACCTCGTCCTCATATCCGACAACCGGGACATGTCCCAGGTATTTTCGGAATGTTTCCGTGAAACCGTAGGCTTGAAGAAGATAGTGCACCATCGTGCTCATGGCCTTGGTCGTCGGCGGCAGGGAAGCTTTCCTTGCGTCGTAGATCAGGGAGTGAGTCACAAAGGTGGGCTTGACTTGGCCATCGGCGCGTATGGAGTAACCGGAACGATAGAAGTTCTTCTTCGTCCCCAGCATCCGTACGAACAATGACCGATGACCAGGGGAGATCACCTTGTCAGTAAGCACTGCCTTGATGTGGAACAGGGAGCCACCAATGTGCATCAGCGAGCCCGGTCCCACTGAGGGCAGGTACAGGTACTTATCGGCCAGCGGGCGCTGTTTGCCATTGTCAGGGAACGACGCGTTGATTCGGATCATGTACATGTCCGATCTCGCCATGTCGTACTGACGCCGGTTGTTGCGCAGCTTGGTCACTTCCCTGTACTCTTCTTCAGGAGTACACCGCTCGTATCCATGGTACTCCAGATTGGGTACTGCGCCATGGATGGTCTTGCGAGCGTAGTTGTTGATGTACCGTTCCTTTTCCGAATCCCGGAGGTAGTGAACCGCCAACCCGTTCATGATGTGCGGGTTGAGCTTGGGGGTGCGTTTGGCCACTACCTTGGCGAGTATCGAGTGTGTCATTTGGGCTTCCTTTTAGAAGAACACTTTGATCAGTCCTAAGACTGATACTACAGCCCCTACGATGATCCCGCAGAGCTTGAGTGCACCCGATATGACGTCTGCGTTTTCTTTACGGGCCTCGTATTGAGCCTTCCTTGTTTCGGACTCGACTTTCTGCACCGCTGCGCGATGTTCATAGTCCAGGGTCTTGTCCTTTACCGTGTACGATTTCTCCTCTAGCTGTGCTTGCAGTTTTGCTTTAAGTTTGTCAGTTTCTAAGATCTTCTCTTCGAGCTCAGCTCGTTTCAAGTCGATCTCCCGTTTTCGGGCATTGATCTCTTCCTGAAGCTCTTTCTCCCGGAGCTCCAAGATCTTGTCCGGTTTGCCGTTACTTTCGGCTTCATGACTGGTGGGATAGAGCTTGAGCTCTTGCATCCCTTCGTCGATGGTGTAGTTGAACACCACCGCCTTTTGATCGGTCTGACCCGATCCTTTGCTCTTCACATAGATCCCATCGGCAAGCGTCTCATGATGCACGCCTTGGATCTCCACAATCCGTCCGAACGAGTAGCCATACAGCTTTCCGTATCGATTCGCATTGTCCACGAGGGTGATCTCAATGGAGGCGGAGTCTGTGTTCATCACAGGCTCTATAAGGTTTTTGCGCTGTGCGAGCTCCTGGGCATGCTGGCTGTACGGATGGATGATGACTTTATCTCCCATGTACACTGATGCCGGCACCAGCAGTAAGCCACTGACTTCGTCCAGATAGCCATCGGGCATAGCCTTCAGGATCTCATCGCGTATCCGGATCTCCGTATCCAACGTCACCTCGTTGCGACGATACATCTTGGGATCTCGGGGCGCAGCACGTTCAGTCACTTTACGCAAGTTGGTGCGCACAGCTTTGAAAGCGTTGGTAGAACTCGGCACTGTGGAGCCTATGGTGTCCATGATGTCTACCGACATCCGGGAGCCTTCATAGGTGCTGTACACATTGGTGATGTGTACAACGACTGCACGAGGCACGATGCCGTTGTCTTCGTTGTGGATACAACGAGTACCCCGGATCACCGTGGCGAAGTTCATATGGTCAAGTGCGACTAGGTCATAGTCTAAGGTCGAAGAAAATGACACCCGTTTGCTGGCAACTTCTATGGAGCTGCCTAGGGAGCTCTCCATCTCCACAGCTCGGCGGTCGCCGTACGCTTGCGGCGGGATGTATCGAGCTGAACCAGGGTGTGCATATTTTGCTTCAGACATTATCTGCTTTCGATACCTTTGTTGAAGTTAGTCTTTCCAGCGCGCATCTTAAAAAGATAACGGCTGATCCTCAAGTAAGGTGTAAGTGCCTAAAGCAATTTACAAACGCCCTCCCCAGACTCCCGTTTCCGGGAGTCTGGGAGAAGGTGTCTATGTCAGAGGGATATCAATCCCAGCTCAGCGCGCCGCCGGTCTGGTACTCGATCACACGCGTTTCGAAGAAGTTGCGCTCCTTCTTCAGATCGATCATCTCGCTCATCCACGGGAAAGGATTTTCCTCGTTGGGGAACAAGGGATCGAGTCCGATCTGCACTGCACGGCGGTTGGCGATGTAGCGCAGATAGCCCTTGAACATGGAGGCATTCATGCCCAGCACGCCGCGCGGCATAGTGTCTTCGGCATACGCGTATTCCAGCTCCACGGCTTTGTGGAACAGCGCCGTGATTTCGGCCTTGAATTCGGGCGTCCACAGGCCAGGGTTCTCGATCTTCAGTTGATTGATCAGATCGATGCCGAAGTTGCAGTGCATGGACTCGTCACGCAGGATGTACTGGTACTGCTCGGCCGCGCCCACCATCTTGTTTTGACGGCCCAGCGCCAGGATCTGCGTGAAGCCCACGTAGAAGAACAGACCTTCCATCAGGCACGCGAACACGATCAGGCTTTTGAGCAGCGTCTGGTCGGTCTCAGGAGTGCCGGTCTTGAAGGCCGGATCCATGATGGCTTCGATGAACGGGATCAGGAACTCGTCCTTGTCGCGGATGGACTTGACTTCGTTGTAGGCGTTGAAGATCTCGGCTTCATCCAGGCCCAGCGACTCCACGATGTACTGGTAGGCGTGGGTGTGGATGGCTTCCTCGAACGCCTGGCGCAGCAGGAACTGACGGCATTCGGGAGCCGTGATGTGGCGGTAGGTGCCCAGCACGATGTTGTTGGCGGCCAGAGAGTCAGCCGTCACGAAGAAGCCCAGATTGCGCTTGACGATGCGGCGCTCGTCCTCGGTCAGGCCGTTGGGGTCTTTCCACAGCGCGATGTCGCGGTTCATGTTCACCTCCTGGGGCATCCAGTGGTTCGCACAGGTCGACAGGTACTTCTCCCACGCCCACTTGTATTTGAAGGGCACCAGCTGGTTGACGTCGGTCTTGGCGTTGATGATGCGCTTGTCAGCGGCATTGACGCGACCAGGAACAGGTGCTGGGACTTCAGCGGCCGATTGAGCGATCTGCTCGGGAGTGGATTCAAAAGACAACATGACGATTCAGAGAAAAAGATACATTAACCACCCGGGCTCCTATTGAGGGAGCCCGGGTGGGCCTATGCCGTTATTGGCAAGCTTCGCAGCCAGGATCATCCAGCGAACAGAACTTCACGTCCGTCGCGGGAGCTTGCTGCGCCGCTTGCTGGGCGATGCGGTCGATAGCGCTCATCGCGCTGGCGGCCGGTGGCTCACTGGGGCCGGAGGCTACGGCATTGAGCTTGCTGCGTTGCACAGTCGACTTCTCGGCGGCAGTCGCGCTGGTGGTACGCAGGTAGTAGGTGGTCTTCAGGCCACGGATCCAGGCGAGCTTGTACGTCTCGTCGAGCTTCTTGCCAGACGCTCCTGCCATGTAGATGTTCAGGCTTTGGCCCTGATCAATCCACTTTTGGCGACGAGCCGCTGCTTCCACCAGCCATTTGGGCTCCACTTCAAACGCAGTGGCATACAGCTGCTTCAGGCGCTCGGGCACACGCTCGATGTGGCGCAACGAGCCATCGTAGTGCTTCAGGTCCATCACCATCACCTCGTCCCACAGCCCCAGACGTTTGAGGTCGTTGACCAGGTACTGGTTGATGACGGTGAACTCGCCCGAGAGGTTGGACTTCACGGACAGGTTACCGAACGACGGCTCGATGGAGGCGTCCACGCCCACTATGTTGGAGATCGTAGCAGTGGGAGCGATGGCCACGCAGTTGGAGTTACGCATGCCCTGCTTGAGGATCTTGGTGCGCAGAGCCGACCAGTCCATGGTCCAGGAACGATTCACGTCCAGGTAGTCGTAGCCGCGCTGCTCGCCGAGCATGTCCAGCGACTGCAGCGGCGTGATACCGCGGCTCCACAGGGAGCCCTCGTAACTGGAGTAACGCCCACGCTCTTGCGCCAGATCGGCCGATGCCTCGTAGGCGTAGTAGCACAGCGCCTCAGTCACTTGGTCCGCGAACTCCACCGCTTCTTGGCTGGCGTACGGGATGCCCAGCATGTACAGTGCATCTTGGAAGCCCATCATGCCCAGGCCAACCGGGCGATGACGCAGGTTGGAGTTGCGTGCCTTGTCAACCGGATAGTAGTTGATGTCGATCACGTTGTCCAGCATGCGCATGCCCTTGCGCACGGTCTCGCGCAGCTTTTGCTTGTCCAGCTGGCCATCAGTGATGTGTTTGGCCAGGTTCACGGAGCCGAGGTTGCACACAGCGGTCTCGTCTTCGCTGGTATTTAGGGTGATCTCGGTGCAGAGGTTGGAAGAATGCACCACACCGACGTGCTGCTGGGGAGAGCGGATGTTGATAGGATCCTTGAACGTGATCCAGGGATGGCCGGTCTCGAACAGCATCGACAGCATTTTGCGCCACAGATCCACGGCGCGCAGCTTCTTGAACAGCTTGATCTCGCCAGTGTCGATCTTGCGCTCGTACTCATAGTACGCTTGCTCGAACTCCGGACCATACAGGTCATGCAGATCAGGCACGTCGGAGGGCGAGAACAGTGTCCAGTCCTCGTTGGCCATCACCCGCTTCATGAACAGGTCAGGGATCCAGTTGGCGGTGTTCATGTCGTGCGTGCGGCGGCGATCGTCGCCCGTGTTCTTGCGCAGCTCCAGGAACTCTTCGATGTCCAGGTGCCAGCTTTCCAGATACGCGCACATGGCACCCTTGCGCTTGCCGCCTTGGTTCACCGCAACGGCAGTATCATTGGCCACCTTCAGAAACGGCACCACGCCTTGGGATTCACCGTTGGTGCCCTTGATGTGTGCGCCCATAGCCCGCACATTGGTCCAGTCGTTGCCCAGGCCGCCCGCATACTTGGACAGCAGCGCATTTTCCTTCATGCCGTCGTAGATGCCTTCCAGGCTATCGGGGATGGTGGTCAGGTAACACGACGACAGCTGGGGCCGCATGGTGCCGGCGTTGAACAGCGTTGGTGTGGAGCTCATGAAGTCGAACGACGACAGCGTGTCGTAGAACGTGCGAGCCGCGGCATCGCGGGTATCGGCCGGCTCTTCGATGGCCAGACCCATGGCCACGCGCATGAAGAACGTCTGGGGCAGTTCGATGCGACGCTTGTTGATGTGCAGGAAGTAGCGGTCATACAGCGTCTGCAGACCAAGGTAGTCGAACTTGCCATCACGGTCAGCCTTCAAGCTCGAAGCCAGCAGCGGTAGGTTGAACTGCAGCAGACGCGGATCAAGCAAGCCGTGTTCCACGCCTTCCTTGAGACTGGAGGCGAACACACCTTCATACAGCTCTTGCATGCTGGAGTACTGAGTGCTGGAGAAGTTGTCACGCACGATGGTATCCATCAGGAGAGCCGCCGTCACGTACGTGTACTCGGGGTCGAGCTCGATGCGAGTGCGCGCAGCCAAGATCATGGCGCGGTACACTTCCGACAACTGCATGCCTTCGTACAGGTTCTTGATGGTTTCCTGGACGATAGCTTCGGAGTCGGTGGAAGGACGACCCTTACAGGCACGCACCACCACGCCACGGATAGCTGCAAAGGCCAAAGACTGCTTGACGCCATCGTCTTCGACGCTGATGAATTGCTTGGCCGCTTCTTCGGGCTTGACTTCCAGTTGGCGGGCTTGGTGCTGCTTTTCCCGGTACAGCACGTACGCACGGGCCACGTCCTGGTGGCCGCCACGCATGAGCGCCAGCTCCACATTGTCTTGGATGTCTTCGATATGGATGGTGCCGCCAGCTGGACGCGAGCGAACCAACGCCTTCACAGCTTGGTTGGTGCACTCGACGATGATGTCGCGCACGGAGTCCGACGCACAGGCTTCCTTGCCACGCACAGCGATGAACGCCTTGGCCAAGGCGATAGCGATCTTGTTGGGCCGGAACTCCACGACATCCCCAGCCCTGCGCAGGACTTGGTAGCCCTCAGGGATAGCCATCACGTCAGGAGTGATCTTGGCAGCCAGGGAGTCGAAATTGTTAGCTTCTTGCATGGTGTAAAAGGGTAAGTAGTGCAAGCTCCTAAGAGCTCACATGGAGGGAAATCGGTGTGCCTATTAGGGCAAAAATCTCTGTGCCCAAACTATAGTTTCGAGCCCAAATACTCTTGCTAGGAACGCACAGGTGCTGCTTTCTATTAGAGCTGGTGTCTTGGCTCAGCCGTTAGCAGGAGGCTCGTCCTGAGGCACTTCCTCAAGCCTGGCGAGGTTAGCGCGCATGATGGCTTTCCTCTCCGGATAGCTCATGGAGTTGAACGCCTTGGAGATAGCGGGATGGTTACCCATCTGCGCGCCAGCACCCAGTGTGGAGTACAAATGGACGATGGCGTCGCGGTTGGCCACAGCGAACTTACCCACGGCGTTGGCTGCTCCCAGATACGCTTTGCTGGAGCACGCCACGCGAAAGAAGCGATTGCCCGTTGCAGTGAGTTCCTCGCCCAGCGTGTTGATCACATACCAGTTAGTGGTCCAGTTCGATTGCAACCACTTTTCCACAGCTGTGTTGTAGGAGGCGCCCGACACCGAGCCCAGAGCAGTAGCTGGAATCCCGGCACTGCGCAAGAACACAGATACACACGGCCGCGTCTTGTTGACGTAGCCGTGTTGATGAAGTTGGTTAGACATGATTGATATAAGCTCCTCTTATCTAGGCACACTATCAGAGCACAAGGCTCAAAAATGACAGGACAACATAAACCCCCTCCCAGAGCCGAAGCTCCGGGAGGGGATCTATCAGGCTGAGCCAGGGAGCTACGAATAACTCCACTTGGCCCAGTCGCCGCCGATTACGGACGGTCCTTGTTGTCCACGTTGATCGGCATCTTGGCCAGCGCTTCCTCGATGTGGACGATGTCCAGCGAGATCATGATCGGGCAGGCCACGTAGAAGCGATAGCGCGGGCTGACCTGCGTTTCGCGGTTGTACGCGCCGGTACGGCTCATGTTGGCCACCAGAACGTGCTCGGGCGACCAGAAGAGGTAGCCGAAGTTCAGGTAGTTCACGTCCGTGCCGCCGTCGTCCGAGACGAACACCATGCGCAGCTTGCCGCGCATACGGAAGTCCAGGATCGGGATCACGATCATTTCGAAGTCGACCAGCGAGCGCAGTTCACCCGGCTCGATGATGTAGCGAGCGACCACGGGGTCACAGACCACAGCCACCTTGGGACGGCTGCCGGTGCCGCCGGTCAGGGCGTCTTGAGCGGCCTTGTACTGCGAGTCCGTGTAGACGTGTGCCAGGCGGTTGCGCATCGTGGCGACGATGGCGGCTTGGATGTCAGCGGCGCGCTCGCTGGACTTCAGCGAGTCCACGATCTTGAGCATGTCCAGCTCTTCGTGGTGGTACGTCGGGATGACGTAGTAGCGGCCGACGCCCAGCGAGACGGGGATCTCGGTGGAGTTGGGCACTTCACCGGGAGCCACGGCCGAGGCACGGATCACGTCTTCAGCGTCCAGCAGCGCGGTCACGCCTTCGTTGTGGATGCGGATGCGAGTGGCGGAGATCAGGGCCGTCAGGTCAGCCGTGTCCTGCTCGGTCGAGCCGTGGGCGGGACGCTCGGCAGCGATCGGATCGCGCCAGGGCACGACCACGTTCTCGGCGAACTGGCGGATGTTGATCAGCTGACCACGTTGACGACGGTCTTCGTTGTTGCGATAGGCTTCCAGCACGAAGCCGGCTTCCTTCTTGCCGGCCAGAGCGGCCTGGATGGCGATGTAGTTCGCGTCCGTGGGCGCCACGGTGTTGCCGTCCTTGTCCACCAGCGAGCGGATCGAAGCGCTCTGGGCGTTCGAGATCAGTTCACCGGTTTCGATGTTCAGCGTCAGCGTGATGTTCATCTTGATGCGCAGCACGTACTCGCCGGTCTTGACGATGGCCAGGTCGGCCAGAGGCGTGCCGTCGGCGTTCAGGGTGTCCTTGTCCACCTTGAAGCTGGTGGTGACCCAGTTCAGCTGGATCAGCTGGCGGTCGCCCTGGGGCGCTTCGTTGAACTCGGAGCCGGGCAGGCCCTTGACATCGAAGCTCAGCACGTCGTTGGCCAGCGCGATCACCACACGGGCCATCTTGACGCCGGGGTCGATACCGTCACGCTGGTCCAGCGCGCCGGTCTTGATCAGCCAGCCGGGAGAGGCCAGGGAGATCAGGGAGGCATTTTCCACGCCGAACTTCAGCGGAGCCGTGGTGACGGGCAGGTCGCCGGCTTGCATGATGTCGGTGGGCGGCACGACCGCGGGATCCATGAAGAACTTGGCCGATTCGGGGCGCACCACGGGGATGGCTTCGGTCAGGTTCGTGTGCAGGATGGTGTGGTCGGCGATGGCGCGGACCAGGTTGTGACGCATCCAGTCGCGATGTTCGCCGTCGATGCGGTGTTCGTAGCCGTTGAAGACGGTCAGCACGTTGACCAGCAGCTCGACGAAGGAGCTGTCGGGCGACATGGTGACGGGGCGCCAGAACGTGCGGATGTAGTCATCGAAGTCGACGATGCTGTAGTTGAACAGCGTCGAGAAGATGCGGCTGTTGTCCAGGTCGTAGTTCTTGAACGCTTCGGTCGTCACGATGTACTGACGAGTGTCGAAGCCGCCCTTGCCTTCGAAGTTCACCACGGTGACGCCTTCGCCGCCGGCCGGCGCCTTCAGGGTCTGTGCGCGCAGAGCGCCCATGGAGGTGTCGGAGGCCATCATCAGACCGGTCATGGCCGCGGCCGCACGGGATTCGTGGGTCATCGTGCCGAAGGGCAGCTTGCCTTCCTTGTTGGGCTTGGCGCTGACCAGACGGTCCTTGATTTCGCCCAGGAAAGTGCCGATGTCGCTGGACAGGGCGTGCAGGTTTTCGAGCTCAGCGCCTTGGATGCCGGCGCGGCTTTCCATGCTCACCACGGCCTTGGCGGCAGTGACGGAGATGGCCTGGTTGCCCTGCAGTGCTTGGCGCACCTTCTGAGCGGGCATCGCCATCGGTTCGTGCCCGCTGGTGCTGGGCGAGATCAGATCTTTGAAGTTCACGGGGGATCTCCTGGTTAAGCGGGGTTAGCCCGCGAGGGAAGTGAGGAAATTGACGAACAGAGGGTGCTTTGCGACTTCAACCGGCCCGAAGACGGCGCTGCAGTGCTTGATAAAATCACGCACAAATGCTTGCGCCGTATCTCCGCGGCCAGAAGTCCCAACATATGTAGAAAAACCAGGACCAACAATAATAAAGACATTAGTGTCGATGGTTTCCAGTTGATATGGCAAATCGGGAGCCGGCTGCTGCGGGTTTCCGATTGTTGCTGCTGGCGCAGTGTTGGTGACAACTTCTGCGACCCCCTTGGGCTTGTTCAGGGTGAACATATAAGTATGCTCACCGATGGGCTCGCTCAGGAAGCTTTGGGCGATGGCCAAGATTTCCTGGGTCTTGGGCATCACGGTCAAAGTGGCCTCGGCCTCCCTCTCGGGAGCACCGGTGCGAGCCATCAGAATGCTCAGCGGCAAAGTGGACATCTGCGCCACGCCGACGCGGGCGTTGTCGTGGATGGCCGCAAACACAGCGATATCTTCCAGGGAACACACCTGGCGCAACTTGCGGTAGTCGGTGAGTTCCATAAGATTGATGTTGGCTTTGCGGGCCGCATCAACGATAAAGCTGGGAATGATGAAAGTGCTGATATAAGGGCGCTTGATCTGTGGCGGGTCGATCGTGTTCAATTGGCTCTCCTAAGGGCTATAAATCGATATTTTCTCATCGTTCATCATGGTATGTGAACGGGAAAAACTCTACTAGAGTCGATCCCAGTAGGACCAACAAATCAATCCAATCCCCCTGGAGAATCCATGGACAACAAGTTAGCACTGACGACCTGCGTGACCCTCGCTTATCGGGAAAGTCTGCTCGAAGACGAGGGCGGCGTCAGCACTGAACTCATAAAGGAATTGCTTGACTTAGTCAAAGTATCAGAGGTGAATCTGGGCTCTGGGACGGAAACTGATGCCGTCAACTCCGTTAAAGCGACCGTGGTCGATATGTGCCGAGCGTCCGATGTCACGTACTTTCAAAAGGACGACCTCTTAGCCAGGCTGCGCATCAACGTCGCCGATGACGACAAGTGGTACCAGGCTCTGGAGAAAGGCCTCAATGCCAAGCTCGAAGGATTGTCTCTCCTCAAATCTGTCTCTGCCCTCAGGTACAAGGCCACTGCTCTAATAAGTAGAGAGAAGATCGGGCAGCTGCTGAGGAAAGCATCCGGGGAATGGAACTTCAAGAACGACGACATCTCCGACCACAAGCTGTTTTTGCAGACGCTGCTCGGTGAGCTCGAAGGCATGACCAACACGACTGTGGAGAAGGATGCCGCAGTCAACGATGAAGTCAGGTTCGACCAGATCGAGACCGCTAAGGTCATCACTGACCGTATCGGTGAGATCAATAGCGGTGACCGTATCTGGAAGACGGGTCACCAGAAGGTCAACATCATGACCCAGGGTGGCTTTCGGGAAGGCGAGACGTGGGCGGTGGGCGCTTTGCCCCACATGGACAAGACCGGTACGATGCTGACGCTGTTCAGACAGTTCGCCCAGTACAACAAGCCCTTTGTCCGAAAACCCGGCAAACGGCCTACGATTGCCCGCATCACGATGGAAGATCCACTGACCACTAACTTCCAGTACCTGTACAAGGACATCATGGTCAACATCGATCCGGACTGCGGCAACATCGACCCCAAGACGGTTGCACCAGACGAGATCTTGCGGGTGGTCTCCAAGCACTTCGTGGACTCCGGCTACGATGTGCGCATGATTGACGTCAACCCCTCGGAGTGGACGTTTCGCAGTTTGTTCAACTACGTCAACAAGCTGGAGTCTGAAGGGTGCGATGTGCAAGTGCTCATGGTGGACTATCTGTCCATGATGCCGACTACTGGCTGCAGGCAAGGACCCGCAGGTACGGAGCTGCAAGATCTGTTTCGCCGAGTACGCAACTTCTGCCGCTCCCGGGGCATCTTGTTCCTGACCCCTCACCAGCTGTCCACAGAAGCTCGTAACCTCACCCGAGGCGTCGTCACTGATGAGACACTGCTGCCCTACATCACCATGAAGGGCTACTGGCAAGACTGCAAGGGTCTGGACCGAGAGTTCGATGGCGCGTTTTACGTGCACATCGTCAAGAAGGACGGACTGGCCTACAAAGCGTTTTGCCGTGACAAGCACCGTATCCCGGGTATCTTGGATGAAGACGACAAGTTCTTCTTCATGCCGTTCAAGGGAAAGATGCCTGTGCCCGATGATATCGGTATGGAGTGTATCGGTGTCAAGCGGATCGGAAGAGCGGTCAGCAACGAAAGTGCTGCGATCTTCGGATTCTGAGACAAAAAAAAGAGCACTGCTCCCCACTACCCGCAAGGGTAGTGGGGTAGTGGCTTATGATCTCCTATGAAATTGATTGATACAATACATTCTTTGGCAGAGAGACTGAAGTGATTATTCAGTCTCTCCGAAGCTCAGCCCCTAGGGGTATCGACTTCGTTTTTTACCATGTAGCCTTCGAGATCCCCTGAGCCCTCGGGCTCAGGGGGTTAAGAATTATGCTACGTTCGACTGGAGCCAGGTTCGCTATACGGCGGCTTAGCTCTCCATCGCTGTCTTCGAAACTGGTCTGGTCACATACGTACCGATACAGATCGAAGCTCAAGTCCGCACCATTGTGCGGGTTGGGGTGTAGGTAGTGTAGCTCGCCATTTGCGATCACGCCCTCGATCCCGTTGAAGAAGTGCCCCATCGATCGAGCGAGCTCTCGCCCACGGACTCGATATATAGGCTCCCCTGTTACTGAGTCGCGTTTGACTTTGTAACTGAGACGGTTCTTGAACCGGTGAGCGAGACTGACGGCATACTGGTAGACTGAGTCTACGGGAGATTTGCCACTGGCTATACGGGCAGACACGTCCTTGCGTGTCATTGCCTTCGGTGTTGGATCACTCGTCCTCAATGACGATATGATCGGCGCTGACAGATAAGAAGACATACAGTCCTCCACTAAAACTGAGTAGGCCTATTCCTGCTCAGGTAAAGTGTAAGTGACCATAACTGTTTACAAACACATGCCTCATCTCCCAGACCCTCGCGGGTCTGGGAGATGAGTGTATGGCGCTATAGCGTCAGTCGGTGTAGCCGACTTCCACGCCCAGGTGCAGTCCGGTGTCTGCACTGGACTGCAAGATGATGGAGCTTTGCACTTTGCGCAGCAGCAGCAAATCGAGCTCTTGGCCGTCCTTGGGAGTGGGGATCTGATAGCCGTAGTAGGTGATCAGGTAAAACCTCACCATGCCCAGCAGATCCCGGTACAACGTAGCTGTGTCCGTGCGTTCACCATTGCTCGATCCGGTTTGCTGGATATACAGCATGGTCTGTGTCATGGACGGCACCCAGCGGGCAGTGACGTGCTTGTCGTAGATGTGCACGATCAGCTCGCCCAGATACAGCTGCTGGGAGTGCACAGCCAGGTAAAAGCCACGGCCGTCTTGGCGCTGGGTATGGACGGTATGGCCGCCCTCTCCGATGACGATGGTCGATGCGGTCTTGACCAGATGGCTCTTGGGATCTTCAAAGCGCTGAACGGGGATCATTGAGGTTGCTCCGGGGTGACGGTGGTCTGGACGGTGTCGGGATGAGGTTCACTGGAGGTCAGGCCAGGCGGGACTGCAGGCTTGTAGCCGGTCAGCCAGTTGTTGAGGCTGGGTGCTTTTTTGGAAGGTGCCTTCTTGGGCACGAAGAACTTGGCCATGAGGCCATCGTCGGTCATCGGAGCGAGCTGGCCGACATCTTCATAGCCTTCGGTGCCCGGCAGTCGGTTTTGGTAATCCCCGAACTGCATCAGATACACGTCCATACCCTCTTGGGGCAGCAGCCCTCGCCCCATGGTCTCGATATGGGCAATGATCTGCTCATTGGAGACCTTCATCAGCCGGTTGGCCAGGGGTACGCGGTTGACTTCATTGCCCAGGCCCAGGTCCAGCATCACGTGCAGGTCATAGGTAGCGCGCACCACACCTTCGTGCTGGGCATTGCCCGCAGCGATACCCAGGCTCTCTCCCAGGTACTGGGAGTGCAGATAGCGCTGGTCAGCGAAGCCGATGATCATGGAGGGCTTGCCCGCGATCTTCAGCTCCTTGGTGTAGGCCACGCCGGATTCCACCTTCACCACAAAGCCGATCTTCTTGACGATCTCGGCTTCTTGGTCGACAGCGGTTTCCATGCGGCTTTTGAAGGCTGCGGTCAGCTCTTCGATGGATGCTGGTTTCTTTTCTTCGGTCATGTCACTCTCCATGGAACTTGAAGTCCGTGATACCAGGCAGTATCGCCTGTACACGCTTGATGATGTCGGGTACCTTGTCCTGGGTCCAGGCCACACGGGTGTTGATCAGCATCAGGCGTTCGATCTTGTCGGAGATCGGGCAGTTTTCCTTGATGTAGCCGACGATGTTGACCGCGATGGACTCCGCATCCCGGTGATCAGTGGGGACGAAGGGACCAGTGGCTGTCTCACGTTTCCAAGTAGCACACGTGATGGTCAGTGTCACCAGCTTAGGGTCTCCTCCCATGCGGATAGCGTACTCGCTGGTGCTGAGCACTCGGCGGCTGTTGACATCTTCCAGGGTCAATACTCCCCGGTTTCCGTCAGCCTCGGTGTGGTTCGCTGTGTAGCGTGCCATAGTAGGTGCACGGTAGCTGGTCATAGTCACGGTGCTTGCTCCGGAGATACGAAGGTGCCGCAACTCGCTGCCACATCGGTGCCCACGCGGGAGACCATCTGCACTTCCAGGCCCTTCGATTCCATAAACGTCTTGATGCCTTCGAGGTATTCCTCATCGGTCTCCACCCACTTGTCGGTATCGATGGAGTTAAAGCGTACGATGTTGAACTTCTTGAAGCCATACATCTTGACGGTATGCACCATCTTGGCCACGTCCGTCATGTCATCGTTGTGGCCGGCGATGAAAGCGCTATGGATGCGCACCTCTCCGCCCTTGCCACGGTAGGCAGCCAACAGTCGCAGTGCGTCCAACGGTTCTTCGGCCTTGGGCAACCAGCGCTTGCGGAACTCCGGATTCATGGAGTACAGCGAGTAGTAGATTTCCGGCTTGTAACGGTTGAACGGCAGCTGGCTCATGCCATCCAGATAGGTGCCATCCTTGTCCTTGACGTAGATGTCCGTCATGATGGTGGAGATCTTGAACTTGACCTGGCCGGTAAAACCATCGACCAGTGCAGCCACGCCCGATTCCAGAGCAGAGGCCAACTCGTCGAACTTCTCACGGATGACGGGGTTCTTCATAGGCTCTCCCCGAGCCATGAAGTTAAAATGCACCACCTCGGGCACTCCCAGGCCAGAGGCTGCCCGACGTTCCTGCATCGCTTCCAGGGACGCCCTTGCCTGAGTCAGGTAGTCATCCATGGTCGCTGGTGTCATATCGGTCTGCCCGGTCTGGGTCAGCCAGCACATCCGGCAGGCGCGGTCGCAGCCAGCGTGGCTCGACAGATAGATGATGGCGGTCTTGCCTTCGTCACGCTCGACATACCGAGTCTCGAACCCACGTGCATCGACCGTGTTGACGGATTGGTCGATCTGGGACTTCAAGACAATTGTCGCTTCATTCATAATGGGTCACTCCTTAAAAGGTCAGTTGTGTACTTCACACTAAATTGGCGTGATGCCTAAAACATACATACATCCCAGAGGCCCCATGACGGGACCTCTGGGAGTATGCGGCGGCTGCTACTTGCGGAAGAAGAACTTCACGTCCTTGCGCTCAGAAGCGGGCCGCGGCGCATTGGGGCGAAAGATCAGCTTGCCGTTGACAGACGTTTGGGCTTCTTGCACGCCCAGGCTGATCCGGTTGTCAGGACGGTAGCGCAGATCAGGCTTGAAGTCGTCCTTGATGTCCGGGAAGGTGGGGGTGTCTTCCCAGGGCAGAGGTGCGACCGGCTCAGGCAGAGGCTCTGCCTTGGGCACCTGTTCGATCTTGGCTTCTTCCATCGCCTGCTTCAGATGGTCGAGCACCGACGCTGCAGTGGTCTCAGCCTTCGGTGGACGTGCTTGTATCGAAGCACCCACCCGGGGCTTGGCTGGTGCTGCCTTGGTGGGCGCATCCTTGGCTTTGGAGGCAGACTTGGCAGCCTTCGCAGCAGCAGACGCCACCTTCGCATTCGGCTTTGCTGGCTTGTTTTCATCAGCGGGTGTGGTGGCCTTGGCCACCTTCTTGGCTGTTGCGGGTTTCTTGGTGGCCATGGTGATACTCCTTTTACACGGCGACGGGGTAGGGGATCTTGCCGTGGCTAGTATAGCCATCGATCAAGATGTCATTGCGGGTGAAGGCGAACAGGTCCTTGATGTCGGGGTTCAGGCGCAACGTAGGCAACGGCATTGGATCGCGCTCGATCTGCTCACGCACGTACGGGATCTGGTCAGCATAGATGTGACCGTCGTTGGTGTTGACGATCAGCTCAGCGGGCACCATGTCAGTGACCTGGGCCACCATCGACAGCAGCAGAGCGTACTGGGCGATGTTGTAGACACGGCCGACCGGGTAGTCGTTGCTGGTCATGGTCAGCGACATGCTCAGTTCCTGGCGTCCACGCTGGCCGTTCGGATTGACGTAGAACTGGAACATGGCGTGGCACGGTGTCAACGCTGCGCGGCCGTCGGCGATGTTGTCGGCGATGGAGAAGTCCTCGAACGCCATGTACTGCGGCAGCATCGCTGTCACCCGCAGACGCGAGGAGTAGGGACGCTCCTTGATGTTGACGATCAGCTCATTGAGCTGGTCGGTCTGCTTCCAGTACAGCTCGTTGAGGTGGTTGAGCACACTGGAGCGCAGGTTGTTGGTAGCGCCCGAGTCAGTCTCGGTCTCCAACCACCTGCGGAAGTCTGGACCTGAATGGAAGGCCGGGTCACTGCCGAACACCGGGATGTGCTGGGCGATGAAGTCCGAGGGCAGCTGGTCAGGACGGCGAAACGGCTTGAAGGAGCCTTCAGGCGCTGGTGCATGGCGCCAGCTGACGCCGTACAGGTTGCCGATCGTCCCCACACGCTGCAGGACATCCGCGCCACGCTCTGACGTGGGGTCGATGTTCTTGCGGGTCATGAAGTCCCGGGCCTGTTCCTCGGTCAGCGCCCAGCGATCCCAGAAGTACGACGCTTTCAGGGTCTTGATGGAGGTATCGCCCAAGATGAACCACAGGAGTTCATCGATCATGCCGATGGGGTTGATCTGGCGAGTGGTGACCAGGGGAAACCCTAGACGCAGGTCATAGCGTTCCTGCGGGGGGCAGAAAACACCCAGCCGGCCTTTGCCAGTGCGATCGGTGCGCATCACGCCGTTGTCCAGGATATGCTTGAGGCCAGCCAGGTATTGCTGCATAGATTATTTCTCCAATTCAGAACTGATGACTTTGTAAACCTGAGCCTGGATCTGTTCGCGAGTCTGCATGGCGTCGATGACGACAGGTGCAGGCCGCGGCATCGACCAGCGGATGCGATCGTCCAGATCCAGGTAGTTGTGTATGGCGATCTTCGCCCACTGATACTCCTCGTTGGTCAAAACTTCCTTGACCCCCGTATCCACGCCATGCAGCAGATCGTAGTACGCTTTGAGCTTGCGCTTTTGCTCCAGATCCTGGGCAGCGTAACGGTCATCATCTTGGCCTGGTCGATTAGCCCCGGTCCTTTTGAGGGATTCTTCCAGGGGCAGCGACAGATAGATCGTCAGATCAGGCGCCCGATAGCGGTGGATCTCCCGCAGCATGGCGATGATCAGCGAGCTGGTCTTGCCGTACAAGCCCTGGTAGGCGAACAAGGTGTTGAAGCCCCGATCAGCGATGACGATGCCGTCATCTTCCAGGTACGGCTTTATCACGGTGGAGTACGTATCGTACAGAGCCGAACCATACACCAGTGTCTGGGTGAAGTTGTCGACCTTTGCCTGCCTGCACGTGTTGCGGATAGACTCCGCGTACACGGAGCCGCCGGGTTGACGCACCTTCAGGGCCTTGCCTTGATGGCCAGGCACCAAAAACGTCATCCGACTGGTCATGGTGTCGACCAGCTCCGTTTTTCCGGAGCCATCGATCCCTTCCACAACGACGTAAAAGCCCTTGGAGGTCTTGGCGCGTGCCGTGGTGTTCACATTCACGTATACAGGCACTTTGCCCAGGACACTAGCTATTGACATTGGTGCGCTTTCGTTGGGTTTTGTCGAACTTGGCCTTGCCCAAGCTCTTGGCTTGCTTTTCACGGGTCTTGCGCTCTTGACGGTACTTGAGCTTTTGACGCTTTTTGCGGACACGCTCCAGATGTCCGACCGTCAGGTCGTTGATCCAGGTGCGAAACGACACAGTCGGCTCGATGGGAGCTTTGTTGTAGCCGTTTTCATCGACATTCTGGACAATGTCCACATAGCGATCAATCACCTGCTTGACGATGGGGTTGCCGGCGAGCAGCTTTTGATCTTCCAGCAACACTTGCCTGAGTGTATTGAGACAAATGGTGTCGGGATTGATCTTGGGCCTGAGCGCAGAGACCGGCTCACGCTTGGGAGTCGGAGGATTGCGGCGAAGTCCGGTCATTTCCATCAAATCCCCCAGGCATCGGGCAGCACTGGGGGAAGAAGCGGGCCAAAAGGACATGTCAAGCCTTCCTTATCGTGAACTTGTACAAAGCAGCCACTTTACGGATGAAAGTGGAATTGAAAAACGTGTCCGTGAACCACAGTTTGGCCACCGGGTGACTGATGGTGACGCCTTCGGGCACTTGGACTTCGATCTGTACCTTGCGTGTAGGATGCGAGGCCAGGGGGATAGCGCGAAACTCCAGTATCTGGGGTTCATAGAGCAAGCCCGCGCATTTATGGGCATGCTCAGCAAGCTTCAAAAGCCCGTTGGTGCAGCGCAGCAGATAGTTCGCCATGTGGTGGCAGTTCATCTCCTGTGCCAGTATAGTCCCAAGTGACGCTTTGGGATCTGACGGAGTCACCATGGACAAATAGTCCATGCCGTGACCCACACCAGAAAAACTGTTTGGCCCCACCATACCGCAGCATATCGGAGATGCCGTAAAGTGAGCGAGTATTCGCTCCACTTCTGCCCTCATAGTCAACAGCAGCTCTCGATCACTATCTTGGTAGGTGTGCTTCAGGTGGATGTTAACGACAGGTAAGATCCCATCGTTTTCATCGCAGTAGGTCCCGAACAAAGACAAGACTGTGCCTGACACCACTTGAACCTGTCTCTTTAGCAGCTCAGCAGACGCTGCTTCTATCAGACGTTGGAGATTCTCGTTGGAGTCGATTTTGATTTTGTGACGCATTTCTTGTCTCCGGGATTACTTATTGCCAGCGAGCCATTCGCGGGCAGTATCTTCGGAGGTGACGACGATCACAGTGGCGCGCCTGGCGTCCTGTGCGGCGTCGTGGGCTTTTTGGTAGATCGCCCGTATCTTGGTGCGAAACATGATGACCGCCATTGTGCAGGTGTCGAGCTCCTTGGCGTCATCAACGTTCAGATGGTAGACGTACGTGACTTCGTCGCCCTTGTCCTCGATGCCCAGTAGCCGGGGCTTCAAGATCGCGCGATCTTCGATCATCGCCTTGGCATCGTTGTACAGGTTGATGAGCGGGTCGTCGGAGCGACGCTGCGCAAGCTTGATATCAGCGGACACCGGCATATAGACCAGGTCCTGGATGTTGCGGTTGATGCGCTCACTTTCTTCTTTGGCCTTCTCCCGGATGATGCGCCCGATGGGCGATTCCATCACACTACCCACAGTAGGGATGCCCGGCTCGTAGTTGCATCCCGACATGCGGTGATAGGGATAGTCACTGAAAGATGTTCGCGAGGTCATGGTGTTTCCTTATGCCAAGAGGCGTTGATGTGCTGGTGACGGCAGCCGGAGCACCTTGCATCCGTCTGACTCATGTCATATCTGCACTCGGTGGAGAACTTGTAAGGCCAGCTGACGTGCTTGGAGGTGACTGGGGCTCCGTAGATGGGGCGCTCTCTGTTGTGGCATCCATAGGGAGCATCAGCTGCGATGACTCCGGATTTGGCTTCGTCGTATCGGGGATCTGCGGGCATAGTTGTCGAGATAAGTAGACAGAGGGATGGGAACCTAAGTAAGGTCTCCAGATATCGGGTAGCCAGCAATTGCTGACTCCCTGAAACATGGGAGCGATTTGCTCGTGAGAGTACTGAGCCAGACCAGTACCTACAGGAGTGACGTAAAACCACAAGGGTCGGTTGTCCATATCACAGGCTTCGGACGCCCACACAAAGTCTCGGATATGCTGCTCGATCTCGGTGAGAGACAAGATCCTCAGATCCTGGTCTTTGGTCGGTATAGCAAAACTCATGCCGGTGAAGCCTTTGCCGACGCCGTAATGTGCGCCGTACACTTGTTTGGCCTCCAGCGCTGCTCCCTTGCCGTGTCTGCCGGCTAGATTTGAACCGAACACGAACACGCCGCCTGCTGTGAGTCTGTAGCGGTGATTGAAGTCGTAGTACCTGGAGGTGGGACCTGGATGCTCAAGTAGTCTGAGTACCATGGCAACTCCTTTGTTAGAAACGATGGTCATTGGATCGACCCATAGACTCAAAAGAAAACATACTTCCCATCCCCCAGGCCCGCGAGGGTCTGGGAGAGGGAGTGTATGGCGTTATTCACGCATGGCGTCCATATAAGGCTTGAACTTGCCCATTCGAATCAAGAACACATCACGGACATGTCCATTGTTAATGTCGCAGGCATTTCTGCCGCCATAGCCAGGATTGGCCACCTTGGACTTGACACAGTGGTTTTCGATATTGCCAAACCAGCGATTGGGATTGCAGCCTTTGGTCATGCCGCAGACTTCCCGAGCGCGCTGAGCATCGCGCCTTCCGCCATTGTAGGCGGAGTCCGTCATCTGCAGTCGCAACTCTTCGTCCTTGATGAAGGCGAAGTAGTTGTAATCCTCCTTGAGCATCAGAAGGATCCCTCGGATCTGAAGATCGGGCCTGTCCTTGAAAGTAGCCCAATCCGCCTGCCCCATCTCCGAGGGGTAGCGCTTTCTGAGTACGTCCAAGTTGTCAAAGCGCAAGTTGCCTATCTTGTCCCATGCTCGGGTAAGCTGGCCCAACCCTACGCCCTGCTCTCGACTTGTCTTGAGCTCGGAGGTAGAGTTCCAGCACTTGGCGGCTCTGAGGGTCACGCACGACTCGTGCTCGATGAGGCCGGGCACATACTCCCACTTGGGGAGTGTGGGGAACAATCGCTCGATCTCCGCGCCTACCTCAGGCAGCAGGGCTTTGGCTCGTGGGTGGATGTACGTTTTGGGATCTTGGGCCGCCACTGGCGAGCACATCGTCACCAATAGAGCCATCAGCACCAGTGATGCAAAACTGACCAGTCGTCTGTATGTCATGAGTAAACTCCAAGACCTCTGTATCCGAAAGGATACAGGGGCCCCAGTCCACAGATCAGAACAAAGAAACCAGAACAGCAAACATCACAGACACACCAAGCATCCAGACACCAAAGCCTAGAAAAGCCAATCCTGCTCCAGTAGGCTCTTTTATTGCTTGCGCGAGTAGCGCACTGACATCGATGTAGTCGAACAGTGCCTTGCGAGAGATGTGGAAGATGCCCACAGACATCAGGCCGAAGAACAAGCGCATGAGCTTGCTCAGTGTGTCAGCGCCCACATCCATCTGGATGATGTTCAAGCCAGGTGTGGACAGCACCAGAAGACCAAAGCCCAGAGTGAGGGTGATGGCCATGAATACGAAACGATAACGCATAACAGATTCTCCTGATAACAAAGACAATACCATAAACCCAATAGTAGTACCCTATTATAGGTACTTACTACTGGATCTATAGCACTTATAGAAAGACCACTTACTTGACCTCAGTGGGCCAATTGGGTTCGTACTTGTAGTTGTACATGAGACGGAAGATGCCGTGGCAGTCAGCGATGTGTTGATCGATGGTCTGCTGCAGGCGCTTGTACTCCTCGGTGTAGGCGATCTGCCACTTACGCATCTCCTTGACGATGCGCCTGACAGCTTCGATCTCCAGCTTGACCCAGCCGTCGGTGGCCTGGTAGTCCATCGTCTGCTCGTCCGTGAACTGAGCCATCGTGAGGAAGGTGACAAACTTGTTCATCTCCTCCACAGTTGGCGGCATCTTGACACCCTCGATCACCACAGGTTCCTTGATCTGGATCTCGTAGTGATTGGTGAGTGTTTGCTGCATCTGTGCACGGATCTTGTCTTCACTGAGCGTAGTCGTCTGGCGGATGGTGGGGTAGCCATCCTCATCTGCGCACAGCTCGGTCAGGCCGTCGAGCTTATTGAAGATCGCATTCACTTCGATCATCGGCACTTGGACACAGTCTTCCGGGATATCAGTGTCGACAAGTGGATTGTAGAACGCCAGGGTGGGAGCATGGAACATCATGAACTCCGGGTCAGTGAAGCCCGTGTTCTTGGGATCCACCAATTGGAGATCGTCCATGTTGATGTCCAGCTCTTGGGTAGGGGTTTGGTCAGTCATATCAGCATCCAAAAACAATGATCGAAGCGTTCATGGTTCCCCAGATACCGGGGCCCGCCACCTTCTTGATTTCAAAGCGAACTGCAGAAGTTGACAGACTCAGCACGTTCGCCACATAGGACGTTCCGCTTTGGCTGGAGACATTGATGAAAGCGCGCGATGCCTGGTACTTGATCCAACGGGACTGAAGGTGGGGATATTCGAACGTGTATTCGCCTTCACTGACGTTGTACAGCGTCCCACCGACCATGCCGTAGGGTCCAGCGATGTGCCCCCATGCCGGGTTACCCAGACGGGTATAGCAGCGGTTTTGGTAGTATGCATCCTGGGAGTCTGTGAAGATGGTGTGTCCATCGTCAGTGGTGAACCAGCCCATACGGCCGTCCTCACGCTTGACCAGCATGATGGCAATCGTGGAGAAGAATGTATAGCTCTCCGAGCCCGACCCCCCATATCCCAGAGGCAGGTTCACCTTCGCGGAGGTGTTGTAGCCGTGGACATATGCGCGAACACACAGACCGGCATCTGCATCAGTGAAGTTGCTCGGATGCGGCAGTTGGATGGAGCTGTTTTCAAAACACACCAAGAACATGCCAACGGAGTTGACGGGTATGTTGTAATAGCCGCCTGCCGGAACCACAACAGCGCCATTGTGGTTGCCGCGAAGCTTGATGTCCGATGGGTGGACGTGGTCTTCACGAGCATACTTGGTGGAAGTACCGATCTTGCCGGCATAGTTCCAGCCAGGAGAGCCGTCCACGATAGGCATCACAGTGCCGGGAGCTGCAGCGTTCTTGAGCTGAGTGGCCGTAACCACGCCATTGCCGGTGAAGTCCTTGACTTCCTGATCGGTGGCCAGTCGAACGATACCAGCGTCCACCATAGTCGCCGCTGTCAGTGCGTGGGTGTGGCCTGTGGCTGTGGCGGAGTTGCCTGTCTTGTTGGTCAGGGTGCCAGGAGGCGCCATGCTCACGGTGACATCTGCACTCAGATCGCCGCCTCCGAGCAGGCCGATACCCGCGATGATCTTGCGGGTCTTACCCACATCTGTCATCAGCTCCGCCGGGGTCACCTGCTTCATCTTGTTGAGCGTCTCGCCCACAAAGTAGTTGCCCACTGTGAAGACGTTCATACCTGTGCCACCGAACGTGCCAGGCAGCACGCCTGCATTGACCTTGGAGACGTCCAAAGCGGTGATCGGGATGATGATGTTGGCAGTGCCGTCAAACAGCGTGGCAGTACCAGTAGCGCCGCCACTGGTGGCGATAGAGCGAGCAGTCTGCAGCTTGGTCGCAGACGATGCGTTACCTTCGATGCCGACGCTGGCGTACACCTTGGTATCGAAGTGCACTTCGCCTGTAGGCATGTTGACCCACATCGGACGGAAGGAATTGTTGCCGCCCAGTGGGTCACCGTCGGCGGTCAGCAGCAGCCAAAAGCGCTGGTTCTCCATCCGCCAGAACGCACCATAGACAGCGTCAGCGGTGCGGTATGCATCGGTGGCATTGACAGTGGATTTCTGGATGATCTCCCGGGTGAAGGTCTTTTGACCGGTGATGGTCTGCGGGCCCCACAGGTTGACCGCGTCCGTGATGCCGTAACCCGCCAGCGTTGTGGGCTTGTCGATCAGTGTCAGGAAGCTGTGATCAAACTCAGCTGCCTGGGTGATGCGGCCGCGGTCGTCCACCGTGAACGTGGGGAACTTGGTCATCGTGCCGTAGGTGCCAGCAGTCACGCCGGTGGTGGACAGCTGCAGCGTCAGGTCCTGGGCGAGTGTGCCGCCCCCGATGATGCCGTTGATGGTGCGGATACGGCGCGAGACGTGCACAGCATCGGTGATGCCATAGCCTTCCAGTGTGGTGGGGCGATTGACCACCAAGTTCCAGTCCACAGGGCGGAACTTGAACCACTCCAGGAAGTTCTCGAACACCGAGGAGTTACTCAGCAAGATCGCTTCGCGCACACGCTCAAGTGCCCAGAGCATGGGACCCCAGCCGATCACGTCTTCCAGCAAGTGGATGTGTGGACCAGGAGGGAACTCGATGGGTTTGCCGGTGATGTCTTCCCAGTCCACGGCACGAGCATCATTCAGGAACGTCTCGTAGGCGTGGATAACGGCGGTGGAATCGTTTTGATAGTTACCGCCCACACACTGGTAGGTGAGCTCGATCTCGTTGGAGACCGTGCCATTGACGATCACCACAAACTGGGTGACAGGCTTGGCGAATTGAAGTGTGGCCGTTTGCAACAGGTCAGTGAGCTTGTAGTCGATGTCCTTGTCCAGCTTGCGGCGGGTGATGGCATCGACCACGATCACAGACTCCGAGTACATCGGGCCGTAGATGGGAGCGGCCACGCGTACATCAGTGACACGGGCCTTGGGTGCGAGCGTATGAGGCTCGTTGAGGATCAGGTTATCCCGGTTGGTGCCTGTTCTGTCCAACGGGTAACGGTAGATGGGAAGTGCCATACATACTCCAAAATTCTAAGGATGACTTTTGTAGTCCATCTTATTTGCGACCATAGATGCCCCCAGGAGCCCCGTAAGGGGCCCCTGGAGGATCTAGGACTGCTTACCAGTCATTGGGACCGGCGAACACCGTGGGGGCCACGATGCCGTCGATCTTGGCGTCGATGCGAGCATCGATCACCGGGTTCAGGCCAGTGATGCGGTCAGCTGGGATCAGACCCGACGTCATGAACAGCTCCAGATCCGCGATCTTGCGCTCATTGGCGCCGACGCGAGCGCCCAGAGCTCCCAGATCCGAGAGGTTGGCCTTCTCGTTGATGCGGTCCAACAGCTCATCGATGGCCGCCTGGGTCGCCGTGGAGATCGGCTTGGCCATGTCGGAGGTGTTGTCCACCTTGTCCAGGCCGATGGTCGACTTCGTCACGATGGTCTTGAACAGACCCGCTTCGATGGTGTAGTTTTCTCCCGCGAACAGGACCGGCAGCTCGATGGCGTCGCTCACCACCTGAAGTTTCGGCAGAGCGCTGAACTTCATAGGGGCGAGCGCGCCACCGGCGCGGGCACGAGTCGCGGAAGGCGATACGAGAGTCATATCTATCCTTCCGTGTAGTGGGTTGCTAACAGCCGCGAGTGCTTACCACTCGGCAGCGGCCAGCTCGATGGCCTTGGCCGTGTCGGCGACGCCGGCAGTGGCGGCCTTGCCGCTGGTGTTCACGGTCAGATCGGAAGTGATCTTGGAGCCGGGCAGGTTGGGGATGTCCGCCGGGGTCAGCAGATCGCCAGCCGTGACCAGGCCGCCGGCGTTGACGGTGACCTTGGTGTATTCGCCCGGGGTCACGCCAGTGCTGGAACCCGACAGGGTCACGGTCACATCAGCGGAGCCGTCGAACGTGGCCGTGCCGCTCAGAGCGCCTTCGAACGTGATGGTCCGGGGGGTCTTAAGCTTGTCGGCGGTGGCAGCATTGCCGGTGGTGTCCACCGACAGGGCGGAGGTGATCTTGGAACCAGGCAGGTCAGGGATGTCAGCAGCCGTCAGGGCTTCCACATCGGTGACGAGGCCCTTTTCGTTGACGGTGACCTTGGAGCCCGTGCCGGCAGCGCCTTCGATGGTCTTGAGCGTCACCTCGATGGTGACGTCAGCGGAGCCGTCGAAGCCGGTGGCGCCCACGATTTGACCGGTGGCATCACCCGACAGACGGATCTGACGAGCGTTGGCCAGCTTCAGAGCCGTGTCGGTACCGCCTGCACCCGTGGGGATCAGGATGTACTCGGTGCCTGCCCAGCGATACATCGCATTGTCATCTTCGGAGATGTAGATGACGTCACGTGCACCTTCAGCGGGGAAGTCGCTCTTGGTGGGGAACGTGTTGATGTTGTCGAAGGCAGCCGGGATGAACTGCACGGGGACCTTGCCGTCCACCAGGGGGGCGACCGAGGTGCCCACGGCCGTTTGGGGCACGCGAGGCGTTTCGGTGTCCACAGCCGGGACCACGATGGCGGCGGTGCCGGTGAACAGCACGCCGTTGATGGTGGCGCCAGGGGCCAGGGAAGTGGCTTCATCGGCCTTGGCCGCGGTGCCCGCCGTGGTGGCGCTGTCCGCCGTCAGGGCCTTGGTGGCGGTGGCTGCATTGCCGGTGGTGTTGACGCTGATCTCCGAGATGATCTTGGAGCCAGGGATGTCGGGCAGGCTGGCGGGGTCGATGTTGGCCACGGCCTCGTCGATCGCTTGCTGCACGTCCTGGGAGCTCAGCGCGTGGCGGATCTCCAGGGGCTGACCTTCGACCAGCGAGCCAGTGACGTAGAAGTCCACCAGGTTGGCGTTGGAGGCGCTCTTGACGATGTACAGCGTCGAGGGCTTGCGGTTGGCGACTTCGGGAAGCGCGACCAGGCGTTCGATATTCAGATTTGCCATTTCTATCTCCTAAAAGAACGAGAAATTACCAGTTCGCCGTGAACGTCACGGGCGAGGGGGTGTCGACCTGAGCACCACGGAACGTGAGCTTTTGCGAAGCGTTCTCGCCGATGAGATCCAGCACCTGTTTGTTGGTGTGGGTATGCATCTGCGCGACCGCTTGATCGATCTGTGCGGGGGTGGACGTGGGTTTGCCCAGGATCTGGTTCCAGGTGACGTCCGAGGAGCCGCCGCCAGAGCTGGGAAAACCCATGAAGGTGTTGGTGGCCTTGTTGTACAGGTACACACGGCTGGCCGTGGTCGCTGTGGGGTCACCAGTGGTGTCAGCGACGTACACCAGGGCATTGGCCTTGGGGCGATCACTGAGCATGTCGGCGTAGGCCTGCTTGAAGTACACGGAGGTACTTGCATCCACCGCAGTGCCGACGATCTGCTCGATCGACATCCGGGAGATGGTGCTAGCATTGACCGTGGGGTCGCTGCCGGTGAAGACGAGATCGGCTTCCAAAGCACCAGGCGCCTTCACGATGTACATCGTGTTGGCCTCCAGAGTGCCAGGAAGCATGTTGACCCGTCGAATGGTTTGCTTTGCGTCAGCCATTTGTATTCGACTCCTTGCCTATAGAACAGGACTTTATGGCGTTGATCCTCATCAACGATGCGCCGCACTCATCGAGCGCAGCATAAACAACCCGAGAAGGCGTCATAGCCTTAGATCCCAGATCCACACCATGCTCAGCGTAGAACGCATTAGACAACTCTGCACACTGCCAGTTGTTGTCGCGTTGCGTCGCTATACCGAGATAGGCTTTGACCGCATCCAGCACGCTGTAGCGCTGCCCGATCTTGTCAGAGAAGAACTCTGACATCCTGGGCGGCGTCTTCAGAAAACGGGACATAGGGATGTAGAAGAAGGACTCACCTTCAGGCACAGGCACTACACGGATGAAAGGCATCACTGCCTCCACGTGAAAGAGCTGCTCGCCCTGGCGCCAAGCCACAGAGACGTGCCCAAACTCGGACATCGTCGCTAGGCGGACCAACTTCAACCAAAACGTACTGTGCTCTTTCGAGTAATCAGACCACGCCAGCAAGTCGCCAGTTTTGATATCATCTCGACTATTACAACTCATACTGCTTGTTCCGACATACTAGACGTCGGGTTTCGGTCACTTCGGATAAGGATCTCCAATGGATCAATCGAAATTAAACAAAACCCGATGTAGTTCCAGTTACAGAGCCGTGTAGCTGAAGGTGCGGATGATGTGCACCCAGCCCGGACGGTACTTGTCACGCAGCACGCAGCGGTACTCGATGGTCTCGCCCGGCTGCAGTGTGACGTCGAATTGGACGGAAGCGCCGCTGTCCAGGTCCGTGAACTGGGACGAGCGAGCGTTTTGCCAGTTCCCGACACCACGCTTGGTCTCCAGATGGAACATCAGCCCATTGAGCGGGTTGCCGTAGCTGTTGGTCACCGTGTTGACGATCGACATCGAGTAGTTGTTACCCGTGTAGCCGCCAGGCTGGGAGACCGTGCCGATCACCGATACCGCGGGGATGATGGAGCCACCACCGGCGGTGATCTGATCCACGCGAGTGGTCAGTGCCGCCAGCTTGTCCTGCAGGGCGATGATTTGCAGCAGCAAGTCAGCATCGACGGCGTCCAGTTCAGTGCGCATGGTCAGCAGATCCAGACGCAGCTTGTCGATGTCCACGCGGTTGGTGGCGATCATCGCGTCATGAGCGATGATGGCGTCGGTGTTGGTCTGCACACGGGCGTTGGTAGCGACCAGATCAGCCTTCTTCACGAACGAGGGCAGTTCGGCCTCGACCGTAGCAACGCGGGAAGACAGTTGCGCTTGTGCAACCTCGGCAGATCCCATTCGGATTCCCAAAGCGGAGACTTCGCTTTGGACATTGGTGATGTTGCGACGGTTGGTGTCGGTTTCCCCATCAATACGGGAAATTGTCGTGGCTTGTGCATCGATGCGGGAGGTCTGGGCTGCGATAGAGCCCAGGGCTTCCTGAGCAGCGGCGTCGGCCTGGTTGGCCTTGATCTGCGCACGGGCTGCATCGTCCACGCCCTTTTGGGCAGTGGTAGCGGCTGCTTGCACCGTCAGCTCGACAGCGGCGACCCGGCGACCCAGAGCGAAGATCTCCTCGCCTTGTTCGGTGGCCTTGCGTTCGATGTTGCCAGAGCGCACTTCCAGGGCGTTGACACGGCCTTCCACGCTCAGGAATTGGTCACGGCTGGCCTTGGCCAGATCCATCTCGCTGACAGTGATGGCCAGAGCGTCGAGGTCGCTCTTGTTGGCCTTCTTGGCGTCCAGCAGAGCCAGCTGAGTGCCGATGTCCTGCACCGTGGTCTTGTCGGCCTTCTTGTTCAGGTCCGACATCGACACTTCGGAGCCCGCCAGTTCAGCGGCGAACTTGGTCGCGTCCATGCGGAAGTCGCGGCCGTTGGAGACGACGTGCACCAGCTCACCGCCGCGGAAGTTGGCCAGCTCGGGCAGTTGGGAGATCGACAGGTCCACACCCACATCAGCGTCGAGTTCTGCGGCCAGAGGTTTTGTATTTTCGCTCATGATGTCCTCAGGTTTGAGTCAAGACGAAGCCACCGGTCTCCGTCTTCAGGCGGCCACGATCTTCCAGGTACAGGATGTGATCGGAGTTGAGCCAGCGTTGATAAAGGGGAGAACGGATCGCCACGCCCAGTTCTTGGAACTTGGATTTCTCCAGCGTGACATTCGTCTCCCAGTACACCTCCAGCAAACTGGTGGCGAAGTTCATTTCGTGTCGCATCACGAAGTTGCTCACGGTCGTCAGATCCGTGAAGCCAGTCAGGCGCACCCGAAAGCGCAGAAAGTCGTCCGTACGCTTGGTGACCATCAAGATGCCGACGGTGTCGCCCTTCTTGACAGGCACCGACAGCAGCATCTCAAACTCTTTGGGGTCAAGACGCGTGCCGCGTTGCTCGTTGAACGCCTTCACAAGCACAGGGAAGAACTCTTCCTTGAACTTGTCGGAGAAGGGGTAAAGCAGGGCCATGGAGCTGCTCCTTTACGCTGCTTCGGAGATGAGGAAAGCCTCGTACTCCGTGACGAAGGGAATGCCGCGCTCGGTGATGAAGGTGCCCGGAGGAACATCCATCGGCACGATCGGCGTAAACCGATACATGCCCGAGGAGCGATACCACTCGTCGATGCCAGAGCGCACCACAAACACTTCGTCGCCCAGCGCACCGACCACATAAGGAGGGGTCACCTCCAGTCGCACTGGGGCGGAGCGGTCGTTGTTGGTGAACTTGACGTAGAAGTGGATGCGGAAGAACTGGTCTTTCGTTGGTGTGGTGATCTCGTAGCCTCGATCGCTATGAGGGTCATGGGGGATCGAGGTGATCTCGCAATCGGCAACTTTGATATCCCGGTGATATTGTTCGTTGTAGATCGAGAGAGCTCTGGAGATCAAGAATTCATTTTCGGTAAGTTCCATGGATTCCTCCCAGAGGGGTTAAAGACCCAAACATGAACAGTGTTCGGCCATTGGATCTTGAAAAGATCAGTATTACTGGTAGGATTTATATAGCGCAGCATACTTCCCCACCATCTCCCCGGTTATGGGGAAATGGTAAGGAGTATGATTGCAGCGGTTGCGTCAGTTGACGCGGTCAGCCATTGGGGTGTCTTCCCCACGGGCGGTCTTATCACCCTTGGTGGTGATGGCCTTGACCAAAGAGGCCACTTCCACCAACCGGTTGGCATCTCCGCACAGCTTGAGCCAGCACTGGTCGATCTGGCGAAGCGTGGCGGTGGTGTCAGTCAGCAGCTTGCCAATAGAGCGGATGTTGGAGTTCTCGGAGGAGAACTGCTTGTGGCTCTTCAGACGCTGGAGCGTTTGCTGGATGGACTTGCCGATACGGGCTCGGTCCTCAGCTGCGCGCTCAGCAGCTTCCGTGGCCTTGGGAATGGTCTCGAACTGACTCTTAAGTGCCATGAAGTCATCGAAGTTCATCTGCAGAGCAGGGTTGACGTCGTTGCCTTCTTTGCTCAGATGACCAGGATGGACCTCTCCACGGGCGCTGATGCTCATGGCCGCCGAGATAGACCCCCGGAACAACGGGAAGACCACATACGTGCCGCCTTGCAGATCGCCGGCCGCTTGGGTCATCAGACCCTTGGCTTGGGAAACACTCATAGCAGTGCCCACGGATTTGATCTCGTCGTGCGAACGCATCAGCGCCTTGGTCAGGCCCTGGGTGATCTTGTCGTTGGCCTCCGGAGTGATGCCCTCGTCGGTGAGCTCCCGGGCCAGCAGATCCAAGGAGACTTTCGCCGCAGCCCCCAGGTCTTCAGCGATGGTGGCCAGCGCCGAATAGTCCTGGTAGTTCTGGATGGCAATTGCGAACTCCTGCTTCTTGATCGTCACTTCCCCCTGGAAGTTGAAGCTTTGCAGGGTCTTGCGCAGCTTGAGCATTTCCTTGCCGGCTTGAGGCGGGATCTCATCGGCCGAGGAAGCAGTGCCATTGGAGCCTTGAGCGGCTTGGCTTTCCTTGAACCGACGAGTCGTCTCCTCGTCAGAACGTTTTGCTTCCTCATACATCTCGTTGAGTGTCTTGTCCAGCCGGTCCATTGTCTCCTTCCACTTGCGCTCATACTCGGCCGAACGCATGCGAGTGGCCCTGGCCATCTGGTCGGCAAACTCTGTGGAGCTGGCACGCTGCTTGGCGGCACCAGTGTCGGAGTTCACAGGAGTGAATGTGAACTTGATGGTGGCTGATTGGCGTTTGGCGATTTGCTTGTCACGCAGGAACGCAAAGAGCGCACCCAGTGCCATAGCGATGACTGCAGCGATCACGCCCACGGCTGTGGCGCTCATGGCTTCGTGAGTGGCCACTGGCACCGGAGTTTGGCGGCTCTCGAAGGAGGCGATCTCCGCATCCAGGCTCTCGGTGGTAGGCTGCTGCGGCGCATCAGGCTTTTTCGCAGCTGGTGCACTTGCCGCTTCCTTGGTGATGCGGGCCACCTCCAGCGAGGAGTGGGCCAGATCAGTCAGGCCGTTGGCGCATGCACACAGCTCCAACCACGTGCGGTCCAGCATGGTGATGATCTGTCGCGCCGAGTTCAGGTGAGACGCCAGGCCACGGATGTTGGCACGCTCTTCGTCGGTGTTGCCGATAGAGCGCAGCTTGCGAGCGAGTTCCGTGATATCCTTGCCCACCTTGGCGCGAGCTTCGGCTTCCTTCTCCGCCTTGCGGGTAGCCACAGGGATGGAGTTGAAACTGGCGCGCATGGAGATGTACTCCATTAGCGTCACGGCAGTCGTCACAGGTGGCGTGTTGTCACGGTTGGGTGAGACGTACGAGGCAGAGGAGTCGCCGATCGCCAAGATGGGGCCAGCAGAGCCTGGGAACATCGGAAAGCACACCAGCTGGTTTTGGCGATCAGCACCGTCGATCAGCGATCCGAGCTGGCTGGCCGACATGGACATGCCCACAGACTTGATGCGGCTGATGGCTTTGCTGGAAGCAGCACCGAGCGCTTCCGAGATCTCACCAGCTTTGGCTGGATCGATGGAGCCACCGGACATCTCCTTGGTGGTTCGCTTGAGAAGATCGCTGATGGTCGCAGCCAGCTCCTCACCGATCTCGCCGAGTTGCCCATACTTGGTATAAGCATTGGCAGCTTGCGCAAAAGCGTTCTTGCCCAGCTCGGTCGACTGGATGAAATTGTAGCGCTGCAGCTTGGTGATCAGGCGCTCCTTGGCACGGGCGATCTTTACAGCCGCTTTGCGGGCAGCTTGTGCCTCCACACTCGCAGCTTGCAGCTCTCGCTGGATCTGCTCGATCGCTCGGTCCAGGTTGTCGCTGGCTTGCTTCATGCCCGGCACAGCCGACATGTCGCCATTGGCCACCTTGGCCAGGGGGGACCGCATGAGGGTTTCAGCGGCGCCTTGCACAGCTGCGTCGACCTCCCGATGCATGGCCTTGAAGACGGCCTCGTTGTGTGAAGCTTGAGCGTCAGCCACCTTCCTGGAGCGCAGGAACAGGTACAGACCGCCCAGCATCACGCCGATGGCCGCGATGATCGGCAACAGCACCTTCATGGAAGTGCCCAGCGCTTCTTGGGTGACCACACGGTTCTTGACTGTGTCCTCGGAGGCGCCCCCCAGATGAGCATCACGGATGAGGCGGTCTTCGCGGGGCAGGTACTTGTCGAGCATCGACAGCTGCACGCCGATGGCACGTACCTGGGCAGGCGAGACGTTCTCGGTGTCTTCGATGGTGTTGAAGGCATCTTGCAGCAAGTTCAGTTGCTGGACCTTTTGCTGCAGGTCAAACTCCTCGTCCTCCATCGTCAGCATGGCATTGTCGAACACGTCCACCGTGAGCTTGTCGTATTCGGCATTGCGCATAGTGACAGGCAAGCCCGTGTCTCGGTCGATGTCTTGCTCGGGGATGGTGACTTGCATCACCTCCGGTTGCTCCACACCCATGCCCGGAGTCGGGTTGATGGGTTCTGCCTGCGACAATGGAGGCGCAGAGCCAAAGTCTTCAAATGTGCCGATTTTCATAGTTAGAACTTTCCTGGGGCGTTCATGGTTGGCTGCTCCGGGGGAGGATCCATAAACTGCTCCAGCATGATGGTGACTTGAGTGGAGGTGCGATAAGTACTTGAGACGACAGGTCGCCCCACCAATGAATGACAGGAGTACTTGTACACGATGATGCCTTTGAGCTCTTTGTACTCTTCTTTGTCCATGAAGACATACTTGCATGGCATGCCCGGGTAGATGAGATCGGGATCAGAGTTCTCCCAGACCACGTCGACTCGGGCGAGCTGGCGGCAAGCCAGCTGGCTGTAGAGGCGGTACGGATTGGCGGAGTTGGTGACCACCGGCGCGAAGATGTTTCCGTCGGCGCGCTTTCTACCAGCCACTTCGGTATTTAGCCGTGCTCGGTCAGCCTTGGGGCCTTGCTCTGTCATGACAACAGGCTTTTTCATCATGGCGTTGGCATCGGGCATCCGAAAGCCGATACCTTCGTTGACGTCCGTCAGGTCCCCGCTGTCCGTGTAACCCCGGTCTCCCGTAACTACCACATATGTGATCTTGCCTTCTTGCCGATAGGTGCGATCAATCCCTGGGAACCTTTCCTTGGGCATCGCAAAGAACACCATCCGGTCCACGTCCTCGTCAAACCGCTCAGGATTGAACAGCGAGTAGATGTACCAGTAGCTCTTGTCCTTGTACCGTTGATAGAAGGTGCCCAGTCCCGCGTTGTACACACCCAGCGAGCGCTCTTGCAGGTATGTAGGGATCATGGCCGCTTTCATGTTGGGCATGATCAAGTACGGGATACGAGCGGTGTTGTCAGGCTCCACGATGTCGATACCATCCACAGGCACCGCGCCGTCGACCAGTACGTTTTTGGACTCTCCGAACACGCACACCGTCATGATGTCCTTGACGGTCAGATTGGTGAACGTGCCACCTGGGAAAGTCTTCAGACGTAGAGGCTCAAAGTTTCGGTCTTGCAGTTCGATAAACACATCAACCAAGTTGGATGTATTCAGTGTCTGGTAGTCATGATCCGTGATCCGTGTACCGGTGGGCTCCACATTCTTGCCGGGCTTCAAGATTGCCTTGTAGCGCACTACCGAGACGTCTTTCTCCATGTCAGTACCTCCAGTCTCCAGTTGTGGGACTTTCTTGATACTGACCTCCAGGTTGGCGCGAAACGGATACAGACGTAGCAGGTAGTCGCCCAGGCCCACTTGGAACTGCAAGTTGACGTTGGAGCCGATCATATTGGCGTAGTCACACTCGTCTTCGAGCGTGATGAGCTTGAAGACATTGAAGTCCCCTTGCTCGGTATGCACCATGACAAAGTAGTCAAACTTGACTTGCTTAGGCCCCGAGTACACGGTGGCCTTTACATCTTGCCATAGTGGGGTATATTCAATATCCCCGATCGGCATGGTTGATGCTTTGCTCCACGGCTACGCGCTGCAGCACATCCAGAGAGGGCTCGTAGCGCAGTTGATCGATTTCCAGGTTGGTCTTGTCTTTCATGACCGGTGCTGGGCGGCGTGTCGAGGTAGTGGTGCGCTGCAAACCGCCAAAGTGGCGGAAGCCCTTGTTCATACGGCGGATCAGATCACCGCGCTTGTCCTCGAAGATGCGGAACTTGGCGATGTCATAAATGCTCACGGCAAACTCCTCCATGAGGATCAGGTCCTCTACAGGAGCATCGCCCACATTCAGGACTGTCTGCAGTGCGCTCTTCCAGCAACCCACGTGGTCCATGAGTGCGTCGAAGATCTTGACAGCGTCCAGATCGTTCGTGAGGCGCACTTCCGTGCCCTCGCGGAAGTACTCCACCATGTCGTCAATTGTAACGTAGATGGGAGTCAACGCCTTGACTTGCATATCATCGATACGCCGGTCACCTGTCAAAAGGTCTGGCCGGCCGAGTTGACTCTCCACGGAGCGGACTCGGCCAGCGGGTACAAGCACTCGATACAGATCGACCCAGATACGGGTGATGTTTCGGTGCTGCTTGCTCAGAGATTGGGTCATGTGTATGCACTCTTTTCAAAGTAGCGCACCAGCGTCATCAGGATCGGGATATAGTAAAACTGCTCCAGCCTCTCCATGGAGGGATACAGCTTGACCATATGCAGGATCTGCTTGAGGTCCAGTGTGCGGCGATGGATATAGTCGCGTGTCATGATCTCCAACAGCGACAGATCACTTCCCTTGTTGTCATAGAAGTTCTTGGACAGCACGTAGTGTTCATCGTCCAAGATCATGGGATAGCTGGGGATGAGCTTGTTGGCCAGCGAGTAGGACTTCTCGATGGTAGTGAGCGTCTTGCCTCGGCCGTTGGTGGTCTTGACTGCGATGCCTTTGACCACGGGAAGTGGGAGCTCATCGTCATACGAACGCGTGGAGATGTCGGGTTGATCCGGGAACACCACATAGTCCACGCGCTGGAAGGCCAAGCTCTTGATGTACGTGTTGGGATCGAACTGACCAGTACGGGCAAAGCCCATGACCTGGTTGCAGAACTTGAGCTCTGCCCAGTTTTGGTTGATCATTACATCCCAGAACTGAGGCTGATCCAGATACCGGTTGCCATCCTTGTTCAGCTGCTTCATGTTGATGATGGCATCGAACGTGTCGTAGCTGAACGTCTGCATCACGAACTGCACCAAAAATGGGTCGTAGATGCGGTGGTTGGTCTGACCCGGATAGATCAACGTCTTGGCTCCCCGGTCAAGGAAGTTGTCAAGGTAGTAGCGACCCATGGCCTCGTACTCATAACGCAGATCGCCTATGGCTTCGAAGACCTCCGTCTTCAGGATGGGGGCAAGCCCTTCCATCAGCCGCTCCCTGGAGAAAACGTACGTGCGCACGGTCTTCTCCTTCAAGGAGGCAGCTTCATTGGGTAGATCGTCCAGATACCCAACCATCGTGTACTCGATGTAGTGCACCGAGTCCGTACGGAAGGTACGGCGGTCGACATTGGTTACCCGGAACAGACCCATGTTCCGAAAGCCCGTGACCGCGATAAAATAGTCATTGACATTAGGAACAAAGAACGGGTAGATCATACCCGCGCCGTTGGTCTTGGTCACTTGCTGGACAGTATCGCTGGAGGACTGCAGATCTGTGTCCACGAGGATCTCCAGCTTGTCGATCCGCTCGTAGCCCTGGAACTCTGCGTCCAGTACTGTGTCGAGCATCTTCAGGTCGTTGTGCTCGCCCAAGCTCTGCCGAAAGTACGACTGCACCGTCCACGGAGAGCCATCCATGTAGGAGATCAGGCTCACCAGTGGAGTATGGTTGTTATCGTACATCAACCCTTTGTAGTTGTCGGTGTACGCATAGGGCATCGTGGGCTTGGGCGTCACGTCGGTGACCGGCGTGCGTGTAGCGATAGCCATCTTACTCTCCTTGTCTGTGTGCGATGGTGGTGTAGTTCATCACCGTCTTGAGTTTCTTGCGTACTCGCCGGGCTTGCTCGATTACCTTCTCGGGGATAGCGAGAAAGCCCTCCTGCCAATTGGGCTGGCATCTGCCGGAGGTAAAGCCTCCATAGCCGTTGGTGATTGGGGTGCCCGTGATCACCTCGTAGACCCGTGTGAGCTGCCACGGGTAGATATGCTGCTGGTTGCCCAGCCTTTGGAAGTCCGACCTGTACAACAGCAGCTCGTTGATCGCTCCCAGTATCCGGACAAACGCTTTGGGATGGCACTGCAGGCGCTCGAATGCATCGAGCTGCAGGAACGACAGATCTGTCACCAGGGAGAACCTGACGCGATAAGTGCAGCGCAGATCGATCTTCACATGTAGCTTCACATTCAAGTCTTTGTCGACCGAGACGGTAGGATCCGCCAGTCGTTGGTCGTTCTTGTAGACCTCCGCTTGGATGATGGAGGAGCCGAACCTGCCGATGTGCCTCCATTCCCCGTCTTCCAGCCACTTCAAGATAGCTGGATCGATCACTGTGTCTCCGAGCTCCTTCAAGTTGAAGGTATTGTCGCCATCGGCGGACAGCTTCATCAACACCAGCAAGAACGTGCCAGTGCCGGGGCTTGGGTTGGTGATGTTGAAATCATCGTCTTGCGGAATACGCAAGTACGGGTAACGGGGCTTGATCACGCCCAGAGTCTGACCTGTCTCGAACATCCCCAGCGACCAATCCCGGATATCCCGCATATAGGGATCACGAGTGAGCGTCATGGGCTGGAAGTCCAAGAACTTGTCCTTCAAGAACTGGTTGTGCACCATGATGGGAAACCAGGTGTCCACACCGACTGGCTTTTGGTAGGTGAAGCTGTAAGTGAACTCGATCACCCACACACCCTTGTCACCCTCGTACTCAGGCTTGTGAGGATCTGTAGTGAAGTCAAAGAAGCCCTGGATACGGTCTTGACGCTCAGTAACAGCGAACTGCCGGTTCTTACCGTTCTCATTGCCGATCACGGTGAGGCGGTTGGTCATGCACTTGTTGAGGTATTCCCCAAACATCTCCCCGTAGCCAGCGACAGCTTCACGGCATTCGTAGATGTTCTCCACCAGCTCCCAGATAGGCTCAGGTAGTGTATACGAGTACGTGATCTGGTGCATCAGTGAGATGCGCAGCATCATGTACTTCATTGTCATCTCCTGCCTCCAGCGAAGGCACTCCTCCTTAGAGCGAGTCTCGTACCTGAACTTGACGTTCATGGTTGTGGTGGTGTAGGTGGGGAGGATGTATACACCGAGTGCACGATCTGCAAAAATGGGGATGTTGTTGATCTTACCCACGATGTCGGTAGTATGCTGGTCTTCAGCATACACCTCTTCTTCTTCAATCACCATACGGCGCAGTGCCTCAAAGCGCGCTCGGCGATTATCGGCCTGGTCAACACCAGAGCCTGCCGCTTGCTGCAGCCCCATCTCTCCGCCATAGAAGATGGGGACCTTCTTGTCTATCTTGGTCGCTGCCATCACCTGGTTGACGATCTCGATCACCACAGGGCGAACGAAGGACTGAGAGGTGTTGTTGAGCGACATGTTTACCACTGGCATGCATGACTCCCTATAAAAAGATGGACCATACGATACGATCGCCCCTGTCTGCCGAAGACAGGACAACAAAAATACTCCTCCCAGGCCCGAAGGCCCGGGAGGAGTATCAGTCATCGCTGAGTGTCAGGCTTTGAAGAATTACTTCTTCTCGTCCTTCTTCTCGCCGGCCGCGCCGTAGTTGTTGACGCCGGCCGTCACGTAGTCGGCGGTGGCCTTCACAGCGGCGAATGCCGAGCCGGGGATCGGGCCGCCGAACTTGTTCATGGCGGTGATCACGGTGCGAGCAGCCTTCTTGACGCCGTCACGGGCCTTGCCAGCGGCTTCGGTGGCGGCCTTGTCGTCGGGGTCTTGCGCCTTGGACGTCATGCTGGAGGCGTGGTCCAGGGCCTTGATGGCCAGCTCGGAGCCCTTGCGCAGGTCGCCGATCGACTTTTCGTAGGCGCGCAGTTCATTCAGCACGGTCTTGGCCTGGGTGACCAGGCGCTTCATCTGGTCGATGGAAGGAGCCGAAGCTTCTTCGACCTTCTTGCCCACTTCGACGATGGACACACGAGCGGCCTGCTCATCGGTGCCGCCATCGATGACCAGCGCGCGGCCGCCAGCCAGATAGCCGTAAGCGTCCTTGCCTTCGGCCTTGCCGTTGTTGCCCAGACGGTGCACGGCGGTGCTCAGCTTGGTGCCGAAGTCGGCGACCCACTTGCCGGCGGTGCCGTCGTCGTTCAGCGAAGCCTTGCCCACTTCAGCGGCCACGGTTTGCGATGCGCTCAGCAGGCTGGAGGCCGACTGCAGGACCTTGGAAGCGGTGTCGGCGTCGGCCTTGCCGTCGATGCGGATGCCATTGGCGCCGCCCTTGACCTTGTCGGACTTCATGGTGGAACCAGCAGCGATGCCCTTGACCTTGGCATCCAGGGAGTTCAGGTGCTTTTCCATCAAGGCGCGGTTGCGCATGATGCCGGCGAAGAAGTTCTGCACCATGTTCCAGGCGTGCTTCAGCGCGCGCTTGATGTTCTCGATGATCTTGCCGGCCGATTCGGACAGCTTTTCGATCGTGAGCTTGGTGGCGGCCGAGCGCGATTGAGCGGAGCGGTAGGACTCGGTGCTCAGCACGGGGCTGTCGGTGCGGCCGCTGTGGCGGTGGCTCATGCCGATGGCGGCCATGATGGATTCGTGGGCGACTTCCACGGCCTTGGCGGTGGCTTCGTCCATGCCGCCTTCTTGCATGGTTTCTTCGGCGATGTCCTTGAGCTCTTCGACCTTGTCGACGGCTTCGAAGGCGTCTTCGATGCCGGTGTCCAGGTTGTCGATCTCGCCGGCTTCAGCGACGACTTCGGTGTTGCCTTCAGCAACGTCGACCGCGGTTTCCGCGGCTTCGAGGGCGTCCTCGGTGGCGCCCAGAGCGCCTTCTTCGGACAGATTTTCCATGGTGGCGACAGCTGCGCCGAGTTTGAACGACATGTGTTTTCTCCAAGATAGGGGAAAGGTTTGACAAAATTCCCAAGCTGGGGAGCTCAGGCAGTCGCGGGGGATCCAGCGAATTGACGGATGTTTCTAACTATCGCGGTCGCCAGGGGGTGCCTTCTCAGGGCATTTGCAGACTCCACAGATTGGGGCGTCGGCAAATGTTCCAACTGATTAGGACATTTTCCGGATGTGATCCTCGACAAGCTGAACGCTCGCTGCCACCAATCTGGATACATAAGTATTCAAATCCATGACGCCGTGAATCAGCACACTGGAGGCGAGTGACGACCGCAAATACATCGGCTCGATATACGACGAAGACAAACGAGTCTTCGCTTCGTCATCGGCCAATTGAAGAAACAACTTCTTCACACTATATGCCAGAGAGGGTTGGACCTTTTGGAGCTCCTTGTACGTGGAGTCCAGGGATCTCATCATCTCCACCAACCGGCGAGCCGATTGCACCACCCTGACCAGGTCATGGGGGCTCATATAGTCCATCTGCTCGATGAGCTTGATGGAGGCAGTGTCGACCGCCAAAAAAGACGAGGCTTCTCGATAAGCCTGGGCGATGGATTCCATCTCCCGGTTGCGGCACTGGGGTGCATTGAGCATGAAGACCATGTCACCTGGATAGACATCCACGCTCTTGTACTGCAGGACCAAGCCTGTGTCATCTTTGAAGCCATCCGCATACCCGGGACTCATACCCTTGAGTGTGCTGGCGTTGACTTCCAGCAAAGCATCCAGGTGCTTTGGTCCATTGTGGGGATTGGTCTCGGCGAGCTTTTCGATGATGTTGTAGCCATTCTTGGCCTCCTCCACCAGAGATTTGATTACCGTCTCCAGGCCCGTACGGGTTTGGTCCAGGTTGTAGGCCACGGTCAGGCGCTTACCCACCTTGATGCGATTGATCACGGCCTTGTTGCGGTACGGCTCCTTGGGACGCTGCACGGAGTTCTCCACCAGCGCGTTCAGGCGATCCATACAGCTGTCCAGGCGATCGCTGAGTCGAGTGGCTGAGTTGTAGTTGCTCTCGATGTACTTGCCGATCGACACACCGGTGCGGTATAGCAGCGTGCCGGTACGCGAGAACATCCAGATAACGCCCTTGTACATCATAGTGCCCAGGATCGGGGTATACTTGATACCCAGACGACCTAGGCCCATCATCAGGTCGCTGAGAGAGGCGGTCACAAAGGATGCCGCCTGCCCCAGACCCGTGGTGATGGCGTTCAGGTTTTCGGAGGTGGCAGCTTTTTCTTCGGCGAGGTCAGCTTGTGCCTCGGCATCGTCGATGGCGTCGGCGTCATCCACCTCTTGCGGATCATCCTCGCCGCCACTATCGCCATCGCTGTCGCCACTGTCACCAAGATCGCTAGAGTCATCAAGGTCGCCAGGATCGCCTTGATCACCACCCTCACCACCTTGGCCGTCTCCCATCTCGGCATCTGGGTCGGAGAACTCATCTTCTTCCTTTTGCTCCTCGACGAGCTCATCCTTTTTCTCGATCGCCTCGGCTTCCGTTTGCTGGATGAACTCCTCGTACTGCTTGGGGGATTCCCCTTCAGCGGCGATCGTTTCTTGCTCCAGCTTGTTGACCGCCAGTTCGGCTTCGAACGTGGCGATGAAGTGACGGGCACTCATGGCGAGTCCCCTGTCAGCTCACAGAGCGCGGAGGCGTCTGCATGTGGTTGGTGCGCTCACCGAAGATGGCGAACAGAAACGTCAGGAGGCTTTCATAGCCGCCTTCATGCTGCACCCAGTTGCGCACGGCCACTTGGGTCTGCATCACGGAGGTGTCGCCGGCGAAACGGTTTTGCAACAGCTCGCCCAGCGGGAACAGCACCTCGTGACCCGAGGAGGGGCCAATGATACCGATCCACCGCAGTGCTTCGCTGGAGTCAGTGACCTGCACCAGGTCTGCATTTTGCATCCACGGCAGCATCAGCTCCAGGAACTGTCGGTGCGTGAAGGTGAACGACGGCTTGTAGGACTGGTTCATCATCCAGTCGCCGATGTTCAGGCCGAACCTGGCGAATGCGAGCTTCAGGATCTTTTCCTGGAAGTCAAAGCTCTTGATGATGTACGGCATACCCCGCCACTCGTTGAAGGCGTTGGTGACGTCCTCACTGTAGAAGTAGGGAGCGTACTCCTGGTTCTTTTGGCGAAACAGGATCTGCTCGCTGAACGTCGGAGGGCTGGTCTTGGGCCTGACCAGGCCGGTCTCGCTGAAAGCCACGAAACCGGACTGCAGGATCGGGTACTTGAGCACGCTCATCGGTCACTCCACGGATTGTTCAACATCACGGATCCAGCGGTCGAGGTTGTCCAGGCGCTTTTGCACGCCTTCGATCTCGCGCTCGATGCGGATGTTGGGTTGGTCGGCCTGCAGATTGCGCAGGTGGATCAGGCGCAGGTTCAGAATGACCTGACGCTCCTTGGCCGCGTGGTAGCGCTTGGCTTCCCATTCAGTCCACAGCAGCCGCAGGTGGTAAATGGGGTTGCCGCGAAAGCCGCTCATGCTCATGGAGTTCTTGAACGGATCGAGAACGATGCGCGAGAACATGGAGTTGGCCTTCTCGCCATCCTTGTCCAGGTAGATGCTGGGCAGATCCCCGAAGATCTTCATGAAGTCCTTGTTGGGGATGGAGTAGTCGGCCAGCAACCGGAAGAACTCGTCGAGCTTCTTGTTCATGTACTCGACTTGTGCGGGCGGGATGTCAGCCGCTTCCTTACCCACCGAGGACACTTCCTGCGCCATGATGAAGTCGCTCATCTCGAACGCATAGCGGCTGAGGAAGCTCATGGCCGAGGCTGCGCGGATGACGTGAGCGCCGCGGGCGGTGATGGCATCCTTGAGCGTGTCTTGCTCCAGCGCATCGTCGGCGATCTTGCGCAGGCTTTGCAGGTTCATGCCCACGTTGGAGATCATGGCGTGCAGATCGAGCACCCAGTTGCCGCCTTTGCGAGAGAACTTAATGGCCGAGTACAGACCATTCTCGGCTTTCTTGGCGAACTCGTTGGTGAAGGGAGTGAGCTTCTCGACTTCAGCGAGCGTTTGCAGCGCAGGCAGTGTGAAGTTGTTGATTTCCCGGATGGAGGTGTCCACATCGTCGAGCAGCGTGTTCTTCTCGATGCGGGTAGACAGACTCTTGATGAAGTCGAAGATTCCAAGCATGATGGCCTCTAATTAGAAGGTAAGACAAAAAAAGAAACAGGTGCTGCTTGCGCAGCACCTGCTTAGAGCTTATGGTCGAAGGTTACGCCATCGAGATCGGCATACCCAGGTTGAAGCTCTTGAGCTGGTCCATCAGATCAGGCGCCTTGGAGGCGCCGACCTTCAGCTCCTTGAACGAGATCTCGCTGGGGGAGTCGAAGCCGCGCTGGTAGAAGTACACCATGTTCCAGGCACGGTTGACGACGATGATGGTCGAGGCCGAGACGTTCTCGAACATACGGTTGCGCACAGCCGCAGACTGCATGGAGCCGCCGAACTTCGACTCCAGGGCCTTTTGCTCGCTTTCGGTGATCACGAAGATGTTGCTCAGGGTCACCAGCGAGGGATTGTTGGTCAGCAGCCCGTAGCGCTTGTTGGTGGCCACGCGAGTCATGATCTCCTGCAGCACGCGGGAATCGTCTTGGATCATGGCCTTGCGCTTTTCCTGGATCAGGTCCTGCGCCATGATGAAGTCCATGAACGGAGCGATGCCGCCATCTCGGGCGCGCTGAAAGCGTGCGATCAGGCCAGTGTCGTCGACACCATAGCCGATGATGCGCTGTACCTGCGGACTGGAGACGTAGCGCGGGATCAGCCGGAAGGCGATGGGCACTTGCACCACGCGCTCTTCGCCGTTGGCGGTGTTGATGGCGATCGACACGTTCACTTGCTTGCCCACAGCCAGCACCGTGGAGTCAGCGGAGTTGTCACGGGCTTCCACCGTAAGCGTGCGGCTTTCGTTGGTCTCGGTGGGCAGCGAAAAGCTCAGCGCCGCAGGAGTCATGGACTCGTTGGAGACCTCCGCCATCAGCAGCATGCCGGTGGAGTCACGGTTGGGGTTGAGCTTGTCCAGTGTCTTGATGACCTGGATGTCCTTGACTTTGCCCAGGATCTCGGTGGCCTGGGTGTAATCGGAGATCGTATAGTTGAGAGTGCCCAGCATGAGGTCGGGCATGATGTCCAGGCCCATGCAGTCACGCGAGATCACCACCAGCGGCTCGACCTTGGTCAGCCGCGTCAAGTCCGCCAAGGACGTGTCCTTGTACAGGCCCATATAGCGCTGAGCTTGGTTGTAGAACTTCACCAGCTGCTGGAAGGCGGACGAAATCATATTCAGGTTCACGACGTTTCTCCAATTTTGGAATGTGAAAGGGGCATTTTCGCCATGGCTGATAGCATCGTAGATTATTCCATCGACGATCTCTTTGTAGCGAGTGGTATCGGATCATTAGATAAAGCAATCGGCCTGAACGCCGCAGGTATCGATAGCTCCCAGATTCCGCAACCAATTCCCCGCAGCAAAGAGAACCAAGGCTTCGTGTTTTTCACGAGGCCTCAGCTCAATATGCAGTCCGACAATTTGCGAAATTGCCGCAACATGTATGACTTGCTGAGCAACAACCCTCTGACCGAAGAGTACATGATCCGGTGCCTGTTGGATCCACGACTGGGCGCAGGCTACAGGTATCTGAATACGGAAGCCAGGAAGTACGCCACACCGTTGGTGCAAAACGACAACCCATTCATTCCGTTCCTCACCAACAACCTGAATACCATCACGGGGTTTCCGGAAGAGACCATGACGTTTCAGACTTCCAAAGCGGACGTCTACAATGGCATGCGAACTCAACCCAATGGCAACATCCGCAACAATGGCAAATACACGGTAACGGCTAACGTGCGCAACGTGTTCGGTGATCCGACCATCAAGCTGATGCATTACTGGATGTACTATATGTCAGCGGTATCCACCCTTGGGGAGCTGCGCCCCTATGCGGACTTCGAAGCGTACGACTATATCGACACCAACACCCGCATCTACCGCATCGTGCTTGATGCTCAAAAAGAGCGCGTCACCAAGATCTTCGCTACAGGCGCAGCTTTGCCGTCTTCGAACTCTGTGGCGGTGGCGGCGGACTACAATCGGGAGACTCCGTTTTCCGATCAAAATAAAGACCTGAACATCAGTTTTGAATGTGACGGCTTTATCATCATGGATCCAATCTTGATCTATGCTTTCAATGGCACCGTGTGTGCTTTTTGTCCGGGTATGCGAGACCGCAACCGCGACAGTGCCATGGTCAAGCTGTCCAAGGTGACACAACGGTTCTTTCGTGGTGTGGGTTACCCCCGCATCAATCCTGACAACAACCACTTTGAATGGTGGGTCAAGCGCGAAGTTTATGAGTCTCGCTCCCGAGTTATTGTCGAGACGATGAACTCTTCTGGTGTCTATGCTCTTGAATCTGGAGATTAACAATTATGGCTGATTTGCCAACACGGCGCAATATCCCCCTGAACACGATGCTGATGGAGGTGATGGCTGCCAAGGGAAACCCGCAGTTGGTGCTGCAGACGTCCATGGACATGATCAGTGAGGTCGTGGGCGGTACGGTGGAGTTCGTGGATGCGACCAACCCGATCGCAGCACTGTGGTCAGCAGCCGCCTCCATCCACTCGGCGTCTGTGATGGAGAACACCGCGGGGCTTCGGGAACAATACCCGATCCTGGCGGAGACTCCCGCCCAGCTATACAACCACATGTCGTACAAGGAGTACCTGAATCGGTTTTGCTCTCCTGCGACTGTGCCGATCGTGTTCAACCTGAGCTTTACGGACTTCCAAACCCATATGGTGCGGGTACCTGGCTTGGACTACTCGATGGTCACCATCCCTCGGGACACACAGATCACGGTGGCGGGATCGCTGAAGTTCACGCTCCAGTATCCGATCGAGATCAAGTACTTCGATTCGGAGTCCATCCAGATCACGTACAACAACACCATCGAGAGCCCCCTGCAAAAGTTGTCCACCAACTTGCTGGAGTACATGCTGATCAACGAGCCAGCATCCGCTGAGCGTTGGATCCGGTTTACGGTACCCATGCTGCAAGTGGATTTCTCGTCGAGTTCTGGCAACGTCCAGCAGGGTCAGTACTTCACACGCACCATCCCGTTCACCGACCAGTTCTACTACGCCAGGTGCTGGAACCGTTCATCGCTGACCAACGGTTGGGTGGAAATGGCCACCACCCATTCACCTACGGTGTATGATCCCACTACACCGACCATGAAGCTCAAGGTGGTGGGCAATGAGCTGACGGTATCGCTGCCGACCATCTACCAAAACGCTCTGGGATTGACGGGGGAGCTGCGCATCGACATCTACACCTCTAAGGGTGCGGCTGTATACCGCATGGAGACGTACTCGCCAAACGACTACGTGATGGAAATGAATCCCATCGATCCCAACCAGGACTCCAACGCCTATACAGCAGCGATGCTGCACGTCTCGGCTGTTTTCATCTCCACAGCCACCATGAGCGGCGGCACCGATGAGATCCCATTTACCCAGATGCGCGAGCGTGTGATATACAACTCCGTCGGCGAGCCTGACGTACCGATCACCAACGTGCAGATGAAGACAGCTGCTGAGAACCTGGGCTTTGAGCTGGTCACCCACGTGGATGTGGTCACTGACCGCATCTTCTTGGCCACTCGGCGTCTGCCTCCTCCGTCCGATCCTCGCCTGATGACATCGGCCAATATCGGCATCGCCACCTATGTGACCGACGACCCATCCCAGCTGGCACATCCCTGGATCATCAACCACGGGCCTCGTACTACGTTCTTGTCCAAGAACCTGTACCGTTCCGAAGAAGGGATCATCAAGATCCTTACCAAGGCAGAGGTTGATGCCATCGAGGTGATGACAGCGACGGCCAAGACCAACTTGCTCAACAAGAACCGGTATCTGTACTCGCCCTACTACTATGTGGTCGACACATCCGGCCTGGAGCTGGAGCTGCGGCCCTACCACCTCGACGACCCCAAAGCGACTGATCTGAGCTTCATCACCCAGAACCCAACACTGCAGCTGGTGGTCAATACCAGCCAGTACAACTTGGCCAAACTGGACAACGGCTACCAGCTGACCATCCAGACCAAGAGTGGTTCGTACTACAAGAACTTGGAAGACAGTGAAGTCAATGCCCAGATCGGCATCCGACTGAAGAACTCCAGTCGCTTCGTGTACTGGAACGGCGTGCAAACGGGAAGGACTCAAGACGGGGAGCGCATCTTCACGTTTACGCTTACCACCAACTACGACCTGGACGCCAACGAACAGATCGAGCTGACCAACGGTGTGATCGACTCGGAGATCCCGACTCCGGTGTGGGTGGACCTGAAACAGGAGATCCACATCTTCCACACCACCACGTCGATACCGGCTGGTATCTACAAGCCCGACGCTACGCAAAACATGATCGGGCTGACGTTCTTGCCCACGCCATCGGCGGCCATCACCCACGAGACGGTCACTGCGACGTTTGGCCACTACCTGAAACGCCTGTGGACGCGCGCTCGCACTTACCCGGACACCGAGGTATACAAGCGCTACACTATCGACGTGCCCATGGAGTACCCGGAGGACGTCTATGAGATCGATCCAGCTACGGGCTCTGGCATCTCGATCATCGATGGCAAGATCCACTACAATTTGCTGTACAAGCGAGGAGAGGTGGTCAGGGATGAACACGGGCAGATCATGTATGCCCACCGGGCCGGGGAGACTGTGCGAGAGGGCGGTGAGCCGGTGGTGGACTACACGCGTGTCGGTACCCGGGAGTTCGACATGTTCTTCGTGGACGGCCGTCACTACTTTGTGACGGACGAGACGTTCAAGGAGTACAACACCGAATTCATCAACGTGGTGGTCAATTGGGTCTTGAAGGACATGATGACCTTGAACGAGCGCACGTTCGAGCGCACGGAAGTGTTGTTCTATCCCACCAACCAACTGAGCATCATCAACGTGCAAACCGGAGAGGGCAACAAGCTGAGCTTGGAGTCCGACCAGTCGCTGACTGTGGACGTGTACGTCTCCGACAACGTGTACCGCGACAATGAGCAGCGTCAGATCCTGGAGGAAAAGACCATCCGGTATCTGGACAGCTGGATCTCTACCCAGCAAGTGGCGATCTCCACAGCCTCTACAGGTCTGATGACTCTGTACGGTGACGTAGCCACTGCTGTGTCCATCAAGGGCCTTGGTGGCTCTCAGGACTTGCAGCTGGTCAATATGCTCAAGGACGAAGATCGTTTCTGCCTGAAACGCATCTTGCAAGCCCAGCAAGACGGCTCCTTCATCATCAGGGAAGACGTCACGGTGAACTTCTACCGAGGCCGCAAGCCCACGGTGGACGATCAACTGTAGCCATACGGCACATACCCCTACCAGAGCCCTTGTGGGGCTCTGGTAGGTGAGTATGCTTATGGCGCCTTATTCAAGGCAGGCGAGTGCGCACAGCACACACGACAGGCAGCGGGAGAACTCAGCCACCGACTCCAGCGCACCCTTGATGGACACAGCGCTGTTGGTGATGGCGGCGAGTTGATCGGTGCGAGACGCGATGAAGTCCACGTTGCGATAGTCGTCGGGCTGGCAGTTTTGGATTTCCAAGGTTTCCTTGGCCATCTGGTCTTCCAGCAGCCTGGACTGTGCGAGCGCCGATTCATACAAGATGTCGGCATGACGAGAGGAGTAAGCCTTCATCAGGCGAGTGAGCGTGAGCCCAAACGCCAAAGTCCCTTTGGTGTCTCCGACGATCAGCGTTTCCGGGTCTGTGTCGGTGTCCGCGGACTGCTCGAACGCCACCACCATGTTGCGGACGGTGGGCGTGGTCTTCCAGATGGTCTGCATCCGGGAGAAACTTTCCCTGAACTTTTGGTCCAGGGGCACGCTTTGTTCGAGCTTGTCGATGTCCACGTTGTACAGGTCATCGCACAAGATATTGATGAACTGCTGGTCCTGGAAGGGCAAAACGATGGTAGCGTCAGCGAGCTTGCAGGAAGCGTCTTCCACATCCGAGATGGTCTTGCGCACCTGGGTGTAGACGTCATGGCACTGATCGTTCTTGAGGACCTGCAGCTGATCTTGCAGCTGGGGCATCTCCACCTCGATGTATTCTTCCAGCCGCTGACCCAGCGCTTCCAGAGAAGCTTGGAACTTTTGCTTCATGAAGAACTGAGCAGCTGAGAGGCCGACCTTGGAGTCGTTCTTGGTGAAGCCTTGCACGGGACGCGCGGGAGACAGGAACTTCTCGAACGTGGCATCGATCGTCTCGGCCACACCTTGGTTCATCTGCCCGCCTGTCTCGATGTCCTCGCGGACCTTCTTCATGTCCACGAGCTTGTTGCCGTCTTCTTCGATCAAGTTGATCTTCACCGCCCACTGGGGCAGCTCCTTGATCTCATCGTCGTTGAGCGACGTGTCCGTGGATGCATCGGGCCGCATGTCGGTATTGACGATGGCTTCCGGGGCATCAGTGGGGGGTGGGTCCACCAAAGGCTTGTTGTCCTCGCTTTGGTTTTCCGTAGCTACAGGCGGGGTATTCTCCAGGCCCAGGTCCTCCAGCGTCATGGTGGAGTTGGGCTTCCAGTTGTTCAGGCTCATGGCTTCACTCCTTGGTGAACGCGCACTTGACCGCTTCCAGGGCACGGTAGTGGCGCACGATGGTCTTGGAGTTCTTGCACATGCATTCGAGCACGAATGCCGGCAGGTGCTTGGTCAGACCAAACAAGCACTCCACGCCCTCATTGCACTCGATGCTGAAAGACTGGAAGGGCATGGCGGCCATCTCGTAGCGTTGAGCGAACAGCTTGTGGCACAGCTCCAGAGCCAGACGGTAGTCCACGCTCATCATGGAGTTGACGGAGCTGACCAGATCGATGGAGGCCACACCCGCCTGCGAGCGGTAGTAAGCTTCCGGATCGGGCACAGGGGACGACGGCACAGCCAGCAGCGTGGAGGCAACCATGGCCAGCGCGATCGTCACTTCCAGATCTCGGCTGCGACCAGAGGCAACCAGCTGGTTGATATAGGCGACGGTTTCCTGGTTCAGTTTGAACATCAGGCCATTGACAGGGGAAGCGGTTTGCATGGGAAGGTAACTCCAGTATAAGGGGGACTAAAAGATCAAAGGGGCAGTTAAGCCCCAAGGATCGGTATTTACGTACGCAGCTTGGCCGCTTGCACGAACAAGTCGTTGGCGATCATGGCTTCGACCTTTTGCTGGTTTTGGACACCAGCCTTGGCACGGCGATCAGCAGGATTGATCAGGTCCATGAAGGAGTCCATGATGAAGGACGAGTTTTGCTTTTGTTCCATGACAGCATCGATGGACGCGATCTGGGCGAGCATGTTTTGTTTGAGCTCGTTGGAGATCTCAGGGTCCTTGATGTTCTCCACGATCTGGTGGCGTATACGCATGTAGCGGTCTCGGATGGAGTCGTAGATCTTGAACTTGCCTCGGGAGCCCGTGACGATGCCCAGCACTCGGATGACCAACGCAGCCATGATGGCTAGATAGCCGCCCAGGAAAATGGAGCCTGCCGACAGCAAGATCAGAGAGCTGATCATGTACAGCGTGCCGATCACCGCTGAGAACGTGAGGAACGTGGCGCGCTGCGCCTCCATCTTGATCTCGGGATAGCTTTGCTCGAACTTCTCCAGACCAGACACCAACGCTTCCCCGTATCCGAAGCGAGAAGCGAACACATCGCTCATGGCCTCAAATTGAACACGGTCGTAGGTGTCGTCGGGAAGAAGTGAGCCCATGGTGCCGACGGCCAGGCGATACAGAGCCACGCCCATGACAGGAGCGTTGCCTGAGACCATGCCCTCGGCGATATCACGGCTGGCGTTTTCGTCGAGCTTCTTGATCTCCCGATACACGTAGTCCACATCAGCTTTTTCCTTTTTCTCACCCAGATATTGAGCGATGTCGGCGATGATGCGATTGGTAGTGTGCTGGCGGTTGAGGAAGGCGATGGCGTTGAAGACATGGCCTATCTCATGCAAGATGATGCCGGTGACTTCTGCGGGGCTCAACTTGTACGTCTTGAACAGCGCATGGAAGTTGATAAAGATGGGGCTGGATTGCTCGGAGAACCAACCTGTGACGCGGGCAGCCTGCAGACTGACAGTGCCCAAGTTCTTGTCCACCATCTTGGCCAGCTCCTTGGCGCCAGGCAGGTTCTTGGTGCCTTCAGCGTAGTTTCGGAAGTAGTCCGAGGTGATGGGGTTGTTGGGCACGAAGAAGTTGGGAATCACCGCGGCCAGATGGCTGTTGGCCTTGAGCTCCACCTTTAGGCCGAAGCGGTCAAAGATGAGTTTGGAGAACTCCTCGCTCAGGGCCTTGTCAGAAGCGACCACCTTGGCCGAGGCACCGCTCTCGATAAGTGCCTGGTACTTCTGGCACAATGCCTCCATATCCGGGCCGAACTTGTCGTTGTTTTGGAAGGCCAGCACCTCGTGGGTCATGATGAAGCCAGGTCGCTTGTACGTCGAGGCGATCTGGGATTCGAGAGTGTCGACGAACGTTCGACGAGGCAGACGCATTTTGAATTCTCCTGAGAGAGGCTTGTTAATAGAGTTTGTAGAAATACCCGAAAGCAGGTTCATCTCGTGAACGAGGCTCACTGGATATCCGAGCCAATAAGATATAGAGCAAAGGAATACTGGACATGGCAATCAAAAAGGAAGACATCTTAGGCCGAGAGTGGCGCTTTGGCCTGCATCTTCCCGTCGGGCCGAACGGAGAGGACTACCACCTCATCAAAGAGTACCTGCATATGAAGGACGGCTCTGTCACTCCGTTCATGCGCATCTTAAAGGACTTTAAGCGTCCTGTGGGCATTCTCAAGCCCATGTACCGCACCTACCAAGATAAGAAAGAGCACGAGCCTCTCGATAGACTGGACGTGATCATGACCACGCAGTCGGCATTGCGTAATGTGGTAGCCACGGCTGTCGGTCGGCCCTGGTCCAAAGAGTCTCTGTCAGAGCTGCTGTGCTCTCCTTATATATATGCAGCCGATGTGCCCTCTACAGCCATCATGCATCGGGAGCTGTACCAAAAGGACAACAAGCACATCGTTCGCGGCGCCTACAAGAACGCCTCCTTTGACACAGAGACTGACGTGTTGTACGGCACCGAGGAGATCATCATCGGTACGATGACGATGCTGCCAGAAGCCCACGCCATCATCCGGCGAGACTTCCTGAACTTCATGAGCGATGAAGAGTTCGAGCGCCAGTTCCAAGCTGTCGTGCTCAAGAAGCTCCATGTCCCTCATGATCCGGAGTTCAAGAAGTTCCTCCACGACAAGACAGGTCAGGCCATCGAGTACGCAGACATGAAGATCACGTACGAGCTGGTGGATACCGAGATCGAGATCGTGGAGAAAAGCTTCAAGTGGTTCCACGACCGCAAGCCTGACTGGATGAGCATCTGGAACATGGACTTTGACGTTACCAAAGTCCTCGATGCCTGCAAGAAAGCCGGAGTTGACCCCCGTCAGATCTTGTGCGACCCCATGATCCCCTGGGACTACCGCATCGCCAGGTATAAGCGTGGTCAGACCAAGAAGGTTGCAGCGTCAGGCAAAGCCAAGCCGGTGGCTCCATATGACCAGTGGCACTTTCTGTTCTTGAGTGCTAGCTTTACCATAGTTGACGCCATGTCGGCATTTCGACTACTGCGGTTAGGCGAGCAAGAAGAACGCTCCTATGCGCTGGACTTCATCTTGAACAAGATCTTCGACGGCAAGATAAGAAAGCTCACCCACGCACCAGCGGACATGTATGTCAAGGAGCGCTGGCACCAGGAGATGCAGGCCAACCACAAGTTGATCTACATCGCCTACGCATTGTTCGACACCATCTCCATGAACTTCCTGGACCTGGTCACTCGAGATCTGAGCCACAAACTGCCTGGTATGGCCGGCATTACCAGTTTCGATCAGTGCAACTCCCAACCCAAACGCCTGCGTGACTCCTTCTATGTGTTCGCATTGGAGAAGCACGGTCAGATGGTGGGAACTGTGGGACACGCCAAGGATGCGCCACCTATCCAGGAGGAGTTTCCGGAAAGTGAATACGGGGACGATGATGAGGACGAAGACGAAGAGGAGGAAGAAGAGGACAATGCTCCGCCCACCCTCAGTCGCAAGGGATGGGTGCTCACACTGAGCTCGCATCTCTCAGCTCCTGGTCTGAAGCTGTTGTTTGATGCTCCATATGTGACTACCGGTATCCGGGCGTTTACCTATGACTCCGATGCTGTCAGCAGCTATCCCTCATGCACTCAGGTGGGTAACGTCTCCAAGGTCACTACCCGTAAGGAAGTGGTCAAGATCGGTGGATATGACGAGGAGTTCTTCCGCCGCAACAATCTGAACCTCGTGTTCGGTCCAACCAATGCCATCGAGTACACAACGCGCATGTTCCAAGCTCCTAAGCTCATGGACTGGCTGGCGATGTACGACATGGACCAAATGAAGCCAAAGGCATAAAAGGTCCCTACCACCGCCCCGCAAGGGACGGTGGTAGAGATAAGTCTTTGCTCTGGAGACGATCAAAGATGGAGATGACTAGATAAAAAGATAGAGGCGATGAAGCTGCATGAGCCCCAAACGTGCGACAGGCAAAGTCTCACGTAGGCAGCCAGTGCCTCACCTCTACAAAGCACGCCCCCTTCTTGCGTAACTGTGGTCTTGATTCAATTTTACCAAATGATAGACATAGCCTCCGCCCCAGAGCCTCCCGTAGTGGGGGCTCTGGGACAGGTAGCTATGCGTCACATCGGAGTGCGAGGATGATCGCCTGTGGGAAGCTTGCCTCCCATCAGCAGCCTGAGCTGCTCTTCGGCTTTGGCCTTAGCTTCATCTTCCTTCTTCAAGCGCTCGACATGGATGATCTTGCACCTGCGGTTAAACGCATGCATCATGGGCCTGGGCAGCATGATGTAGCGTTCAAATGACATATCCGTGACCTCACGGATGAAGTTGTCAGTATATGCGGGAAGCAGCTTGTCAATGACTTCATAGTCCCCGGCACCCATCCCGGAGTGCCGAAGTGTCACAGATGCTTTTCCCGTAGTCTGGAAGTCCTTGTTATGGTCGTGGATCTTGAAGACCGTCTCATAATGCAGCTTCAGATAGCGATCCGCCTCTGCATAGGTGGAGAACTTCAAGCGGCTCAGGATATCTTCCAGGTATTCCTGCAGGTTCACATTCTTGACGACCTTCTCGTGGAATGCGTCGTCAAGAGGATGGTAAAAGCCTGCAGTTACTCGATGGATGCCCTCGCGCGGACCATCCGGGCTTTGAACTCGGCGAGGAGCGAAAAAACATGGGTGATGTCGAATGGGATGACGTCACGCAGTTCCGGGTTGTGGGCCGACTTGCGGGAATGGTCTGCGCCGCACTTCTTGCACACCATGGGCGACAGGGCGATGATGGAGGCCACCGACTTGTCGATGTACTTGCTGATCTCGTCCAGGAACGACATGCGCATGGTCGCGTCCTTGGAGAACGTGCCCAGCAGCTTTTGGATGTCTTCTTCCTTCTCCACGATGTTGCCATCGCCGAGTTCGATTGACTTGACCCAGTGCTGGTAGATACGCATCTCGGTGGCGGTGAAGTAGTCGTTCAGGGCCATGTGACGCTCACGCAGCGACGTGTCCTGGGTGACGGTCTTTTGCACGGCTGTAGTGACCATGTCCACGTGGGCGTGGCTCATATCGAATGCTTGCAGAGCGGTGGGCGGGGAAAGCGTCATCTTGACGACCTTGCCCGAACCCGTCTGCACGTCCACGACCTGAGGCGTATTCAGAGCCAGCTTTTCCTGGTAGTCCAGCACCGCTTGCAAAGGCACGGAGCCTTGTTGACGTTTGCGCATGTGCGCGCGCAGGCCGGTATCGAGCACGGAGTTGTCCACCACCTGGAGTTCAGGCATTTCCAGGGTTTCTTCGACCTTGTTGCGGCAGTGGGTGGGGTCGACCACGCACGAGCGCTCGATGGTGAAGCCGTGGGGGAAGTTGGCGCACACGAAGCCCCACAGGAACGAGTTGATGTCGTGCACCGACAGGTACTGCGGGATGGAGGCCACGGGCATCTCGTTGGACTTCACCGACGTGGAGTACACGAACTGCAGCACGTAGTTGACGATCGTCTCCTGCGTCAGCTGCGTGGTACCCGAGTGGGCCAGACCATAGCTGTTGCGGCCCAGACGCACTTCTTCAGCACCCAGCAGACGGTTCAGTTCCAGCCACGCCACTTCGGGCATCGGAGTGAACGTCACCCAGAAGCCGGAATTCCACATGGCCGCAGTGAACGTATCACCCAGACCCAGGTAGCTGACAGCGTGCTGGATGGCTGACGAGCCAGTCAGCATCTCGCCCTTGGGACGGGCAAAGCGCGGGATCTGCGAGCGAATGACATCGCCGTTGTCGAACAGACCTTGGCGCCAGTCGGAGCCTTCACGGGTGAGGGCATTCAGGTACTGGCGGTTGGCCGAGACCATGCGCAGGCCGTCGATGAAGGTCGACAGCCATTCAGCGTCGTCTTCCGAGGCCGACTTGGTCATGTTGGGGAAGCGGCTGAGCAGGTCCGTGTTCTGGTGGATGTCCGCCGAGGGCATACGCAGGCTTTCGATGGCTGGCGTTTGCTTGTCGGAGACCATGTCGCGTGCCATCTGGGCGCGAGCGGGCTCGCCGCTGGCCAGGGAGTCCACGATCGCGCGGAAAGGGTCACGGGGATTGACCGGGGCTGCTGCTTGGGGCGCTTGGGGTGCAGCTGTGGGTTCTGCCGGAGGCACTTCAGGCGCGGAGCTGATCACGGGCGCGTGGCCAGGCGCGGCCGGACGGTACACGGGAGGAGCAGTTGGGGGTTCGGGCACGTATTCCTGGAGCTTGAAGGGATCTTCTTCCGGGATCTCGGGCAGATGGGTGTTCTCGCTCATTGCTGGGCTTCCTCGGCGGTGTCGGCTTCAGGTGCCGGCTCTTGTGCCGGCTTGGGTTCTTTGATTTGCACGTCGGTGATGACATTCACGTCCTGGGCCTTTTCCAGTTCACGCTCTTGGAAGACGCGTTGGGCCCGGCCCTGGTATTCGGCCAGGTTCACCAGACCCATGGGCAAGACCACGCTCATTTCCTGGTCCAGAGCCACGTATTCCAGGCCCAGGTTCATGTAGTCGGTGTAGTCCTTGTCGTCCTTGGTGGGACCGGTGCGGCCGCCGCGGCGTTCGGTCAGGATCTGGAAACGCGTAGCGAAGTCCTGCAGGTCGCGCATCACGCCGCGCGCCATGACGTTGTATTCTTCGTCGATCAGGCCGGCGGCGACCACGTCGTCGGTGGCAGTCTTGATGCCCACGGAGCTTTCGGCGATGATCGCGCGGATCTTTTCCTCTTGGCCATTGGCCAGCTCGTCCCAGTTGTCGCCGGAGCCGACCTTGAAGCCGTCATAGATCTGCTGCGCAGTGTTTTTCGGTTTGGTGGAAATCATAACAGTGTCTTTGAAGAGGTATACAGGGGGATGCGGAAAGCGGGACTGTCCATCTATGGACAGGTCCCTATCTTTTTTTGAATGATCAGTACTTGTTCCACTCACGCGTGGCACGGAACACAGCCACGTAGATGTGCTTCATCTTACCCAGCTGGTAGTCCCATTCGCCCTGGGGGAAGTTGGCATACGTGGCCTGGTCACGGTTGAGCAGGTACTGAAACAGGTGCGAGTACGATGCCTGGCGAACAAAGTAACGGTCGCCGCCTTTGAGCTGCAGCTCACCAGCCAGCCGTGTGGAGATCTTGGGGTTGGCGGGATGGTGGCCATAGACTTTTTCGTCATCTTCGATGAACTTGCGATAGTTCTCTGAGTAGGCTGCCCAGTCTTCGGGGGTCTGGAAGTGCTTGAAAAAGAACTCAGCGAGCTGAAGGTTGGCCTTTTCCCGGGACCGCAGGTTGTCCAGGTCCAGGAAATCGAGGCGCAGGTTCAGATGACCGTTGAAATTGGTGAGCGTCACCAAGTTCTCGCCCAGGATCGGCCACAGGGGCGAGGTCTTTTGAAGCTTTTCCGTGAGCTCAGCGACCTTTTTCTGGTACTGCAGATTGACTGCGAGTTGATCGACAGGCTTGGTGGTTTCGCCTGTCCGAAACTGGGGATATTTGTTGCGCAAAGACGAAGGGATGCCGGACACTTGCATGAAAGCCTCTTGGTGTTGATGAGTCAATGATAGGGATCTACCCTACATGATCGAGGCAGCTGATAGTTATTCAACCCTATAGTAGGGGAAAAGCCATCTTATGGTTTAGCGCCTATAGCGCGCTCTTTATATATGTGTTAAGGGGTCTACATGGAAGATCTTATCGATATCTTTATCAACTCGGTCTACAGCGAAGACGCCAAAGAGGATATCTATCAGACGTTTGGCCTGTTTCGGGTATTCAATTACCTCGATCCATTTGCCGATATACAGAACATGCTGATGATGGAATCGTACGTGGGTCCGGAGGCGATGCAAGACGGGGTGACCAACCGTATTGTGGAAGGTCAAGACTACTTGCTCGACCGCCACGGCATCAAAGTGCACGAAGAAGCCACGCTCGCCACGCGAGCTATGATGCTGCGCTGCCTGTACATGGTCCAAAAGCTCGACTGCGCCACACCTTTCCTGCGGGTGCTGGAGTCCCTCATGACAGATGACGAGAAGATCGCGACCATCATGAACATGCTCAGCGATGTGCCGGTACCCACCATCCTCTCGGAGCTCCAGGAGGTGCGCCCTATCTGCATCACCATGCTCAGCCAGTACCTGTATACCCAGGAAGACAACCAGACCAACCGAGCCGAGCCCGCCAATGCCCAGGTGCAAGAATACGTGCGCCTGTTCAAGGAGGTGTTTGGTATCAACGCTGGTGTACGAGTGATCTTGAACTCAGACGCCATCGCGGGTGAGGAGTTCTCACTGTACTTGCCTCTGTACCAGGAGCTCAGGCAACTGATCACCGACGAGAATACGCTGGTGGAGCTGCTGCTGTTTTTGCTGCTGTACTCCAGTGATGGGGTCAAGGATCCTATGCAAGTGTACCAGGAGTACAGCGCCGACTTGGTGCCAGATCTGTTTACCGCATCTCGGCTGGGTTCGACCATCGGTGTGATGGTCAACAAGCTGCACCGCCACCGTGAGGGCAATAAGTCGTGAAGAAAAACCAATATCTGAAACTGGCCTTCAAGCACAAGCTGTACCGGAAGGCCAATTGGCTCATCCGTAATCTCAGCGAGTTCGCCGAACCTCCAGGTCAGCCTCTGCCGACTGACCCCTACACCCCGATGCGGGAGATGCAAGGTTTGTTCTTTCTCGATGAGGCTGGCGAGAAGATCAAGATCGACGACTACTCGGGAAGCGGCCCGTTGTTCATTCCCCAGGACAAGGTGGTGGTCGATGAATCGTGGGCGGTGAACATTGAAGGTACCGTGGAGACGGACTTCGGGATCTTGATCACCAACGCCATCATGATCTGGGAGGTGTTCGGTGGCAAGCTGCCGTACATCAATGGCGAAGTGAGCGTCTCGGGCATCGAGAAAATGATCGCTCCTCGCCTGGCCAATGATCCCAACTACGACAACATCGATGTACCGCTCACACCCGAGCAACTCGAACCCATCAAGGAGCGGGACTTTACTGGACCGATCTATGCGTTCGAGAACAACAACATGAGCAAAGGCATTGAGCTACTCGCCTCCGTGATGGAGTTGTTTACGGTGGCTTTGACCGAAAAGACAATCATGCCTCCGACGGGCATCGATAAGTTCAAGGCACAGCTCATCAAGGAGTACGGAGATCGACTCAACGACCCCATTGTGCTGGCTGAATACGAGGAGCGCTTGAAAGCGTATGACGCCGAGTACCTCAAGGATGACCCCAGCTTCAAGAAGTTCACATCTGGCAAGATCTTGAACGACTCACGCAAGAAGCTGTACCTGGGCATGGGTGCTGAAGGCGGCTTTGCCAAGGCGGGTGAGATCACCGCCATCACCGAGAGCCTGTCCGAGGGCATTCCCCGGCAGCCTGACAAGTTGGTCGCAGCTTTCAATGGCGCTCGTGCTGGTTCGTTCTCCCGGGGTGCAGAAACCGTGGAAGGTGGTGTGGCTGCCAAGAAGATGCTCAATGCGGCTATCAACTATGTGATCGTGCAAGGTGATTGTGGCTCCAAGTTGGGGCTGGAGCGCATCTACGATCGGTCGCTGGTAGGTAGCTTGCGAGGGCGCACCATCATCTACGGCAACAAGCAAGTCAAAGTACCCATGGACGCAGACACGAGCGCGTACCTGGGTCAGACCCTGATCACCCGCTCACCCATGTACTGCAAAACACCAGGAGAACGTATCTGCTCGACGTGCGCAGGTGACGCTTTGGCTCGGTATGAGACGGGCGTGGCTTTGCCGCTCACCGAGATCTCCGCAGCTATCCTTGCAGCTCGCATGAAAGCCATGCACACCAACGCTTTGAAGGTCAACGACTTTGATCTTGATACGCTATTTACGTAATCAGGTAGAAAAACTACCGGCTTATCGCATTTTATGCGAGACAGCCTCTCAAGAGCTGACCTCAATCTACCAAGGTTTTGCGTCAGACCTTGTTCGTCTGCATCCAGCTGCTCCCTACGCTCGTGACTGGGCCGAGTGGAGCGTGGAGGCGGCAGCGACTTATATGCGTCCGTATTTGACTGCTAGATTTCACTGATGCCAAAAGCCGACGAAGGCCTATGTATACGGATGGGGCTTCGGCCTCATCCGGTCTCTTTCCCCTGGTGCATTTCAAGGAGCACTCATGTCTGACTACTACAACGGTTACTCTTCTGGTGGTGCGCCCGCAGCCCCAGCACCTGCCCCCGCAGGTTTCTCCGCAGCTCCCGCTGGTTTCAGCGAGGGCTTCACTCCCCAGGCCCCAGTGCAGGCACCGGCACCTGCTGCTCCTGCTTACCAAGCACCTGCCCCCAGCTACCAAGCTCCTGCTCCTTCTTCGGGCTATGGTGGAGGCGGTGGCGGCTACGGTGGTGGTCGTCCCCAAGGTGGCGGCTACGGCGGCGGTGGCGGATTCGGTGGCGGTGGCAATCGTTTCCAAAAGCCGCCTCTGACCCCTCAGCAACTCGAAGCACTGGTGCTCCCCAAGGCTGCGGTGCTCACGGGCAACTACAACACCGAAGGCCGGGATCACATCCCTCCCATGGTGCAGGAAGTGGTGGCACTGCTGCGCCAACACGGCTACATCATCCGCGTCTCCCAAGGCAAGGGATTCGACGACATGGCGCACCAGATCGCTGGCCGCGGCGCTGAAGTGTACCTGCCCTGGAAGTTCAAGGACCAACAAGGCAACTTCATCCCTGCATTCTCGACGTTCAACGGCGACGAGTGCAAGGAGTTCACTCGTCGCTTCGTGCCCGAGTGGGGCTCGATCAATGAAAAGCAGCAAGCCTTCTGGTTCAAGACCACGCGCATGGTGCTGGGCAAGAACTGCAAGGAGCCTGCCCAGCTGACCATCATTTGGTCGGACGATGGTGTCGAGTCGGTGCAAACCCGTGGACCCAAGTCCCAACAAGCTGGTCTGGCCGCCGCATTGAGCCAAGCCATGAAGATCCCGGTCTTCAATCTCAACAACCCGGGCGCTGTACAGCGCCTGAAGCAATACCTGGAGAACTGATCCATGTCTCGCAAGAACCGCCCCGATGCAGCCAGCTTCACTGGCCGTGCAAAGAGCCACGAAACCGAAGTGCTCGATCCCCTGGCACTGGCCCAGCAGCGTGACGAAGCTGCCGCTGCTGAAGCTGCCAAGCCCGAAGAAGCGGCAGCCCCCGCCGTGGTCGAAGATGAAGGCGCCTTGGGCGCTCCTGCTGCTGACCTGCCCGCTGGCCTGCCTGGCGACGACAAGGTCGATCGCCCCGATCCTGGCGCCACCAAGCTGGTTGTGGAAGTCGCCGGTATCGCTGAAGGCGATGTGGTGAACGTGCAGCGTGTGGCTCTGGAGCCCTCCACCCAAGTGGAAGCGTCCGAGCGCGCCGCAGCCATCCCCGAACCCACGCTGGCTGTGCCTGAAGTCAAAACCACGCTGCCTCCGGCCCCTGCCCTCGTGCAACCTAAGGTGGAAGAGCCCACCTCTCCTCCTTCGTACCAAAGCCGCGTGGCCACGCACAGCGCCATGAAGGCCAAGCGTGCTGAAAGCCCTGAAGTCATCGTGGCCAACTTCCAGCCCAGTGCTGAATTCACCGGCCTGGTGAACAACGAGCTGGCCCGCGGCACGCCAACAGCGATCCGCCTGATCAACTTCCTGAACCAGTACGTGGTGGACATGGCCCCTCGTCGGCCGCGCACACCCGAGCAAATCAGGAAAGCTCAGGAAGGCCTGTACCTGAAGCTGTACGAGCTGGTGGAAACCGCTCCCGTGCTGGAATTCGATCGCCTGTGGCGCATCGCCATCATGTACTTCCGCGAGTACCGCAACCACTGCTTCTCGCCTCTGTACGCCATGCGTGGCGGCCAGGAGTGGAGCCGCTCTCCCGAGCAGTTCAACCTCTTCACTCGCCTGATGAACGTGCTGATGGCCTGTGCTTCCGATCACGCCCGTGATGTGACCATCCCCGCTGATGCACAGACTGGTCTGTCGATCGAAGCGCTGGGCCGCCTGCGCAACTTCATCGACAACGCGCGTCTGAAGGAACTCAAGACCAGCAAGCCCTAATACAAGGGCATCTCCGATAGCCCTATCGCCTCCGCAAGGAGGCGGTAGGCGCTGTCTATATAAGGACCGCATATGAGCAACCTCTTTACAATGACGGAGCTGGCTTACGGCTTTGTTAAACAGTTCGCTGACATCTCGGGCAATCCCTTCAACTTGAAGACCTGGGGAGAGACGCCTTACTGGCAGCGCAACATGATCACAGGGATGGCGGACTATTGCATGCAGACGGGCGCCAAAGCGCCTCAGATGCACGACCACTGGTACTCCAATCTCATCAACGAGGGATGGACGCACGGTGACAAGTACGACCCCATCAAAAAGGAGTCTCCGATCATCGTCAGCTGGGGTGATCTACCTGACCCCATCAAGCTGTACGAGATCTTCTTCGCCACTTACATCAACGGCCTCACGCAGATCCTGAACCCCAAGATGCCAGGTGGCACGCTCTGGGAGATCGTCAAGATCTCGGACTTGGTGGTGAGAGCATACGACGCCTTCAACATGGAGCGTTCGGACACGTACTTCACCCGTCTTTGGGAGAAGACCAACCAGGACGTGAACTGGGTGCGGGACTTTTGCATCAACACTACCAACAACGACATCAGTCGTGTCTACGGCATCCCTTTGCAATAAGGGACAAAAAAAAGAGCTCTACCTCTCTCCAGCCTTGCGGCTGGAGAGAGGGAGCTTTTGCTGTGTTAACCGAGATCTCGGTCGTAGTAGAACGTCTTGATGGACTTAGAGCGGTCTTGGAACAAGTCTGCTCGATACGCCGTGTACGATCGGTGCTTGGGGATGTCCTTGCAAAAGGGCATCAGGCACTTCATCTGCTTGCCGGCCAAATCCCGCAATCGTCCCAGCATCTGCAAGTTGGTCCTGGCGGAGTTGACCATGGTGGTGCAGATGACGGTGATGAGATTGGGGATGTCCACCGCGGTCCCAGAAGACTGCAGCGTTGAGCCCGTGATGTCGGCGCTCAGGATGTTTTTGTACTTGTCGCCTTCTGTCTTGGCGTAGCGCATGATCACCAGATCCGGGTACGTTTGCTTGAAGCGGTTGACCAAGATGTTGACCATGTCAGTGGTGGCGGCGTACACGACAAGCTTGTCACCCTTGACCCTTCGGTCGTAGTAGCTGTAACTGATCATGACCTCGATCATGATGAGCCAGGCATTGAGGACGAGTTTGTTGCGCATGATGGACTTCTCGAACTCCACATGCGAGTAGTCGTTTCTACCGAACGCCGTGCACCGGATCTTGTGCCTGAATTCCCGCTTGATGGAGAATCCCAGGAACTCGACGTCGATGTACTTACCCATCTTGACTTGGTCATAGCGTTTGACCATCGGGAAGATGATTTTCTGGATCATCTCAACGAAGGGATCTTCCGCCACCATGGTGCCACTCATGGAGACGAACTTGGGTCCATGCAGGTGCATCGCCAGCAAGTAGATGCTGTAGATGTGCTCGTGCGCTTCGTCCACCGACACAGTGCCGATGTCCAAGATACGCCACAGGTCCATAGGCTCACAGCCATAGTCCTCGATGCAGCCCTGCGGGTCTTTCATCCACAGCTTGAAAAATGTCGCCAGCGTAGTCAAGGTGACAACGATGACGGGTTGGAGTTTCTTGGTGCCGTGGGTCTTGCACATGTCAATCAGCCCACGCAGCTGATCGGTGCTCTCTACAATCATCACCTCTTTGGGCTTGAGGTTCAGGTTCTCCACCACATCAGAGCCCCACTTGTCCTTGTACTTTGGCAATACAGATACGAGCCAGCGGGTCTTTTCTTCAGCAGCGATGGCGCAGCTGGTGACGGTATTGTGGGTGACGATGAAGTTGGCCAGCACAAACAGGTGAGAATGGTGATCGACCTCGATGCAGATCATGTCACACACATCCTCGGGCACCACACGGGAGATCGGCACTCCAGTGATGTTGGTTTGCCTGCGGATGTAGGCGTCTTGTGTCATCCCTGCTCGGCGATCTGGATTGATCGCTTCATACAGCGTCTTGGCCAAGAAGCGATTGTGCACCAACACTTGCATGCCCTGTGCAAGGATCTGACTCAGTGCTGCGATCGAACCCAGGGAGTGAGCAAGATCGACCAAAGCAGTGGCAGCTTCCGGAGTCGGGCAGTCGATGTACAACTGCTCGTCGTGGATGAAGCCTGAGCGCTCCACAGCTGTCACCAACGCCTGCGTGACCTCGTAGTAGTCCTCTCGCTCAGAGAAGTACACCAGTGGGTCAAAGAACGGCACGCAGTACGGATCACTGAGAACCAGCTCTTCTAACTGTTCGGTGTTGACCACCTGGGTGTCCATACAGCCATTCTTCATGACTTCCCAGTCATGCTCAGCATCGCATGTCACTGAGCGACCGTCCAAAAACGTGACAGTCCAGGACTTCCTCAGCCCCTGGGGATACACACCCAACACCACAGTCCAGGAGCCATCAGGCGCCATGACCTCATCACCCACGATCACTTCCTTTAAAGGGATCACTCCCTTGTCCCGGGTGACCATGAGTGTGTCGGCACTCAGAGCTTTGCCGGTGCCCGTGGGCATGGCGATCAGTTTGGAGAAGTGGTCACCCGAGCTGATGTCGGCTCGTGCAAACTCCTTGGCATTGTCTTGGTAGTCCCGAAGGACCCGGCCTTCCCGAAGATCGTACTCCACCTTTCGAGGCGTGTAGGTAGGAGCTGTGTAGATGTCCATGGCATCGATGTAGACCTCCATGGACTGCAGCAGCTGTTTGAATTCGTTGAATTGCCCTTTGTGGAACTGGAAAGTGACGCCATCGGGAAACGCCGTCCCGTATCGCTTGTCGATGACTTGGCGGTTGACAAACTCACCGTCTCCGACTTTGACCTTCTCCCACTTCTTTTCGCTATAGCGATCAAGCACCGTGCGGGCGGCCTTGATCACCCGGTCACAATGACCCTTGACGATGAAGCTGTGGGAATAGATGGCGAGCTCTCCATATGGGTTCCTGGGCTTAGTAGCAGTCACAGTCATACGGTTTACCTCAAAGATTCTCTCAGTGGATAACCTCCATGGGTCATAAAAGAAAAGAGCTGACCCCCGGAGAGCCGAAGCTCTCCGAGGATCAGTGGTGCTTAGAAAGCGTGCCGCTTGATGCGGTGAGGTCCCAGTTTACGGGCCTTGAACTCAGCGACCACCTCACGCGGACAGATGAACACATCCATCACGGTGCTGGGTTTGCCGGTCTTGACGTAGCTCTTAGGGCTCAGAATGTTGTACTTCCATTCCTGGTAAGCGCATGCTGTGCCCATAGAGCGGTTGAGGATCAGGTCCTTGCCGATGCCCATCACGGGGTTGGGGGACCCACGACTCATTGCGTAACTGCCTTGTCGGGGAACCTGCAACGGATAGACCACGCACTCGAATGCCACAAAAGGCACATCGAGCTTTGGAGTGACCATATCGAACACTTGGTTGAGCACACGCAGAGGTGCGTCTTCCGAGTTGCGCTCCGAGATCTGGGAGAACTTGGACTCGATCACTTCCGCGATCGCATTGCCGTGCGCAGAGAACGACACCTGAATGTCAGGCAGCGTCAGCAGCACATCGTTGAAGTCCCAGTGCCTGAGGTCGATCACGAAGTTGTTGCGGTTGTCCATCTCCTTGCCGTGCTTTTGGATATAGCGCAGCAGCTTGATGCTCATGGACGCCATCCGGTTGCCCTGCATCACGGTCAACGAGTCCGAGAACTCCACCCCGGTGATAGGATTCTTGCCCACCATCCGGATGATGTCAAAGCCGGTGATCCGCTCGGGGTTGAGCTTTTCCAGATCGGCATCCATGTTTTCGATGTCCACCAGTCCCAGTGCTCCATCTCTGGGTACGATGAGCTTGAGACCCCAGGTGGCCGTATCTTTCTCCAGCACATAGTCGGTGTTCTTTGGACCTCTCCGGAAGTAGGTCTTCAGTGCCGAGTTCAGCACAATGCCCGAGCCCTGGCCCGATGCAATGTGGTGCTTGGTAGACAAGGTCTTTTGTGAGATCTTGGACACGATGGTGGTAGCGGCCACCACACCCACGTTGGCCCAGCGGGAGTGGTTGTTGGCCGTCATCCCGAAGCAGACCTGACAGACGGCATGAGGGTCGGAGTGCTCACAGGTGAGCACCGAACGCACTTGGATGGTTTTGCCTTCCAGGTGCTTTTCATAGCCGAAGATCGTATTGAGTCCACCGGTTTTGGGATCGATGTACTTCTTGCCGATCATGAACTTCAGATCGCCTGGATAGAAATCACCCGAGGACTCGTCGTAGGCCGACGGCTTGACAAGCCAGGGGATGGTCTTGGACGTGCCGCAGTCAGTATACTCGATACGCTCGAGCACACACGTTTGCAGCTGCAGGCGCCGGGAGAAGTATTCCGAATCCTGCAAGGGGCTCTCAGTGGCCATCAAGTGCTCAGCCGAACCACGAGAGTCAGCGGCGAACTCATATAAGTTCGTGATGCCAAACACGTAGTTGGACAAGATCATCGTGCGGTAGATGCGTCCATCGATCTCTTTCGGGAAACCGCGAACGCCCACCGATTGGTAGACCTGGTTGGCCTTGACGGAGCCACTACGCATAGCCATGGCCATGCCGTTGTACTTGAGCTCCTTGTCCTTGTAGATCGAATCCTTGATGACGGTGTTTACTGCGTCCACCCCACGAGGGGTGGATTCTGCATTTACCCAGGCTTCGAGCACTGGTGGGTGCATCATCACTTTGATACAGTCCACGATGTCGATGGTCTGAAGGTGTCGACCCGACTTCTCCCGCAACCCGTTGTACAGGTCATTGACGAAGCATTGCACCTCGTATTGGAAGACCTCTCGATCTTCCGGCGAGATAAATCCGTCGCCCACGATGGTCTTGAAGATGTTAGACGCGCACTTGTTATGAGTGCTCGACTGCAGGTTCTTGCCATCGAGGATAAACTGGAAGTGGTGATCGGGAAGTACCGGAGTGCCGGGGAACTTCCTCAAGATACGCCACGCGAACATCGATGCCCACGTCAGCTTGCGCTGCACTTCCCGGATCTCGCCATTGTCAAACTCCATCTGGAAACGCTTAGGATAACTCAGCACTTCCTCGGGATCCATGTGAATGAAATCCCGTGCTTTCGCGATATTCGACATTTAGGCTCTCTTGTTTATCAATGCATCGTATTGACGTGATCCCTAATAACTTCACGCATGTCTTCTGCCACATACCTGAAGCGCACACCGTAGCACTGGAAGAAGTTGTGCATCAACTCCAGAGGCTTGGGGCTGCCGAGAGGGAACTTGTCTCGATCGACGATGTCCTCGATATATCCCGGGGTCTCGCTGTTGACGATTTGGCGCACCATCTCCAGCTGCACAGCTGGGTTGTTGGAGCGGTCCATCATCTCCGCTACCATCTCCGGACTCATGGAGTGGGTAGCGTATGTCCGGTTCTCGGACTCGCCTTGTGCTCGTGGAGGAGAATCCTTCCACGGCTTGGAGTACCGGTCAGTCTGGTTGTGCTTGGTAAGAACACCAAAAGCACCATGAGCGGCTGTAGCTGCTACCAGGGTGTCGTCAGTGGTTTTGTCCAGCAGCATGATTGGCAGCGGTGCGATGCGCACGGCGTTGACGGTGGTTTCGGTGACACCGGCGTTGATCAGCTGATGTGTCACAGGCCCGAAGGTCTGTGGGAACATGGCCTCCAGGTCCATGACAGCGACAGGCAAAGGCTTGGGACACGCGATATCCCGGAAGTTGATCACTCCCGCCTCCAAGCACTCGAAGATATGAGTGCGCTTGTCTGCTGGTGACAGATCATCCATATCCTTCGCAAAGTCGGGATGGATGCAGTCGTAGTAACGGATAAGCGTCGACCACACGTGGTTGAAGCGTCCGTCATCCATGTACTCGACGTCATCAGGCGAGCAGCGCGCATCAAGCCCGGTCATCGTGTACAGTCTCTTGCTCATGTCGCGGGCAGCGCCACCCAGATACATGAGGTAGCCGCGCGCATAGTTGGTCCGCGCTACAGTGCCATCTGGGGCCATGACGAGATCGGCGATGTTTCCGTCGGCATCACGAGGCATTTGGCTTTTGGGAAGGATCGAGGTGATCACTCCCTTATCGCCCGAAATACTGGTCAGTTTGAACCCGATATCGGGAACAATGGTGTACTCGATCGTGAACTCGATTTGATACTCGTCGAGCACATTTCGGTTCATCAGAAGCTGCAGGCTCTTACCCATGCGAGCTTCGTCATGGTTAGTCAACGCACGAGCGTCTACCAACAGGCGCTGCAAGGCAGAGTTGATCTTGGGATACTCAGTGCCAAAGCGTTGGCGACTGTCCCGGATCATGCGCTTTTCCAACTCGAGGATCGCTTTATTGAAGCGAATACCGGCTTGCCGATACTTCTCGAACTGCGCAGTCATTTCCGTCGGCAGTGCGCGGATGGTGTCCGCATTGCCGATGACTTGGATGTCGACGACCTTGCCCACGGCACCTTGGCGCGCATAGACAATTTCGTCGAACGTATAGTCCACCTCTCGGGTGGCCCTGCGACTCATCATGACGGGCGACAAGCCCGGCACATATTCGCGCAGGTACATCAATTCCCCGGAGATGGGAACTTCGTCACCGATGTCGTAAAAGCACTTGTACTCGTCGGGCCCGCCGATGTTCACAGGGAACTTCTTCAGACCCACGGAGGCTGTTCGCTTTTCGTACACCTTGTAGGCGAGCTTGTCCAACGACTCCCGACATGCGATGATGCCGTCCTCAGCCACACCGGCGTCCGAGGCCAGCATCACGTTCAGGTTGGTCGTCGCGGTATAGAACTTACCCACATTACCGGGTGTATCGGCCAACACGGTGCCTTCTTTGAGGAAGGCGCCTGGCGTCAATCGGTTGATGGCATCAGTTTTGACATTCTTATAGCCGAAATACTGATGCAGGCTGACGTGGTAGGGCACACTGATGAAGTTGTACTCGCCGGTGTTTTCATCGCAGTAAAACACCAGGGTTTCCGGATTGAACTTCAGAGAGTTCTCGCTCATGCCGCGCGGATAGCGGTCGATGGTGTCGAACACAGTACAGTCGCAGGGTATGCGGCTGGCAGTGGTGTATTTGCTGTACTCCACCTCGGGTCCCGCTATGGTCAGCGGAATATCCATGTGCTCGGTCACCAAATGCTGAGAGATGTGCGAGCTCATCATCGTCGAGCGAGATGGGCTGTTACTGGCGAGTCCCGGATTCAGGGCGTGTACGCCCACGAACTCAGGACGCAGCTCATTGATCAGGTGAGGCGGCAACTCCCCACGCATAATCTGTGCTGCCAGATTCTCCATACCTTCTTCCTTTCAAGTGAAACTCGAAAACCTTTGACGTGGTTTCCAAGTAAAGTGTAAGTGCCTATTTATTATTGGGAACAGCTCTTATGGCTATGAAAATCTTCCAAGGCTCCATCTTCAATACAGATGCGACGCTGTACTTTGACAAAGACCTGATCCAGGTGCAGGACTCTCACCTGGAATGGTTCAAGCGAGCCGGCCGCCCCGAGTATCGGCCTATCCCTGACAGCATTCTCGACAATGCCAGGGGTGACTTCTTCGCGGTGCTGACCCATTTCTCCATCCCTCCGAAGTATCACCGGGTGATCATGCTGTTGAACGGACTGAAGTCTCCAGCGGACTACTCGGGGCAGTCCATGGACGTGCTGCTGCCCGATATCCAGGTGCTGGAGGCTATTACCTCCGTGTACATGACTGCCCGCAACAAGCTGCGCCTGCCTGATACCCAAAGGTAAAAGAAAAAGAGTCCCATCCTGAGCTCCCCGCCGGGAGCTCGGGACAGGTCCCTATGCCAGGCTGTTAACCCCAGCCCAGTCGGCGAGCGCCAGAGCCACGGCCCCGATCACGACCGCGGTAGTCACGGTCGTCATCACGATAGCGGTCGCGATCGCGGTCACGGTAGTCCCGATCCCGATCATCGCGGTAGCGATCCCGGTAGTCACGGTCATCGTCGCGATAACGGCTGCGATAGTCACGATCGTCGCGGTCATCACGATAACGATCCCGATAGTCCCGGTCATCGCGATCGTCGCGATAACGGTCACGACGGCGATAGTCACGGTCGTCGTCATAGTCATCATCGTAGTCGTCCCGATAGCGCCCACGTCCACGGCGGCCGCGGTCACGCTCACGCGCTTCTTCTTCAGTGCGGGTGCCCCTGGCGATCTCGGGCTTTTGGCGCAGAGCTTCTGCGAAGTTGAGCTTGCCGTTTTCCGTAGTCACACTGCGAGTGGGTTCCGGATCTCGGGAGTCACCCCGAGCTGCACGCTCTTCTTCATCGCGCAGACGTTGGCGCTCCTTGCGGCGCGCTTCTTCGTCATCACGATCGTCATTGCGCAGGCGTTGGCGGCGAGCCTCACGATCGCGCTCTTCTTCCTCACGCTCTCGGCGGATACGAGCGCGGCGGCGCTCTTCCTCCTCGATCTCGGCGTCTTCACGGGCCCGACGCTCAGCGTCCAGATCCTTGAAGTTGCCGCCACCCTTCTTGGCCCAGGAGACCTTCAGGCCATACTTGTTGGTAGGCGCTTCTTCGTCTTCCCAGGGAAGGGCGTCCTTGGCGCGCTCGGGTTCTCGGCGCTCTTCACGCCTTTCTTCCCTGCGCTCTTCCCGACGCTCGGGTTCCCGGTCTTCTTTGAGGCCACGCAGATCGGGACGACCAGCATTGCCTTCCAGGGATGGGATCTTGCGCAGCCATGCGCTCAGGGTCGAAGCGTGGTCATCGTCGATGAACTTGCTCCAGCTCAGATCGATGCGACTCAAAGCCGGATCAACCCCCACTTGCTGGAAGAACTCCGCCATCGTGTCGGTCACGAAGTTGATGCGCTCAGCGATCTTTTGCACCGCTTTGAGGAAGGCGATCAGGTTCGGAGCGATGCCGCCGTCAAACCCAGCATCATAAGCGCCCAGCTCCTTGATGTCCGGAAACAGGGCTTCCATGACCTGTGTGTAGGTCTTGTAGTCCCCATGACGGCCGACCATCTTGGCATCCTTGCCTTCGGTCTTGTAGTAGCGTTCGCCCTTGACGATCTCCTCGTATGCCGGGAATCCCGTCACACCCACGCGCTTGTACTCCTGGCCTTTGTACTTGCCCTTCTTCTTGATGAAGACGTTCACACCCCAGCGATCGAGGCGGTCGGACATCTTGAGCACCGGATGCATGGCGATCATAGTCCAGTTGACGGCGCTCTTGTCATTGGACTCGGAGATCATGCGCATGATCTCCATTTGCTCCTTGTTGAACTTGGAGTGCAGATTGGGGCTGAGCTGAAGCGTCAGCAGTCCCACGCCAGCGATGGTGATGACGCTGTTGAGCTTGCTCATCATGCGTCGATGGAACATGTCGAAGACTTCGGACTTGCCTCGCTCCAAGTTCTCGGCCAGCGGGTGAAAGAACATGTGCGTCTCGGGCCTGGGGTCGCGCAAGTTCTCATATGTCGGCAGCATCACCACACGCTCGGTGCCATTGGTGTTGAGTGTGACGTCCTCGGTCTTTCCCTTGGTGGTGACGGTCATCACGCCGTCTTCGTTTACGTCACACCCCGTGGAGCGGATGAGCGACTTGTAGAAGTCGTCAATAGTTTCTTGTGTCATCTATACCTTTCTATGCCCAGGACCCCTTGATGGGAGTCCTGGGTGTGGTCCTTTTGCTTACAGAGCGTTGCCCAGATCGTGAGCGCTGCCCGACAGCTCACCCGTCATGTCGTTGATGATGGACTGGAAATCGGAAACGATATCGTCGACAGCATCGCGATCTCGCGTGTACATGGAATTCATGAGCGAGTCTGCGAAACTCGGCACATAGAACAGCTCCATGGGGTCGCTTTCCAGGCCGACCTCGATACGGGTCTGATCATAGAGGTTTGCCTCGACGATGGTGTCGAAGAGGATCTCGTTGTTGTTGCTCAGGTCCAGGAGCAAGTCCTCGATCTCGTCGACCATGGAGTCGATGAACGACAGTGGCATACCGTCGGCCACCGGTGTGGTCTCGATAATACTGACCACCACGCCACCGGTGGTCATGTTGGTCGCTGTGAACTGCAGCTCCCGGTGGTAGTACTTCATCATGATCGCGGCTATGCCGTTGCTCATCTGCACGGCCCACTGCGCCTGGGCAGTACGATCGTCCCAGCGAGAGCAGTTCTCGATCGTGGCCAGCTCTCGACGAGCCGAGGTTTCCAGCACCGAGCCACGGATGCGGCCAGGGCGACCTGCGTCTGGATCAACTTCCAACAAGTCCTTGATGGTGAACTCCACAGACTCGATCACGCCTTGGATGGCGCTGATTCGACGCACGAACGGGTTGTCGCGCATCATCTCGATGTCCGCGCTCAGGTCTTGCTGGGCATGGCCGATGATGTCGGTAGCGCCTTGAGCGAAGTCCGCGGTGTCGGACGCAGACCTGAACGACTGCAAGGTGTTGGCCAGATACTCCGCTGGCAGCACGTGCTTGCGCCGCGAGAACAAAGCAGTGGCTGGCGACGACACCATGGACCGCGTATCACGCAGCGGCTCCGAAGAGCCCAGGTCGTAGAAGTTGGTCTGGATGCGCGAGAACATATCGACCGGCCGGATGGCATGGGTGTCGTAGTCGCGGTCGTAGACCAGGCGCCCGGAGATGACCTGGGCCATTTCTTTGATCAGCGGTACTTGCTCACGGCCGAACGATGTGTGGCGAACGCCATAGCCCACCCGGATGAAGCCGTTGATATACAGCCGCATGTCCGGGTCGACGCTGTTGGCGCCCGACAAGCCCAGGTGGTCCGTGAAGCCCTGGACAAACATGGTCTCCTCGCCACCGATGCGATTGGTGATACCAAGCTCCATCGAGAAGCGGCACCGTGGGCGGTCCCAGCCATTGGGAACGATGATGCGGTCACGCTCGGACACGTTCATAGAAGGTGTCAGGATACGGGAGGCCACGCCCTTGAAAGCAGACGCATTGAGCTTGCCGTCACGGTGCGCATTCATCAGGCGATTGCGGATCTTCTCGTCGGCATTGTCGCTCATCATCAGTTCCAGCGGCCGGGAATAGACATCACGGAAGATGCCGGTTTCCTGGAACATCAGGCGACGCACTTCGATCTTTTCGCGAGATTGGGACATGTTCAATTGCTTTCTTATAGAGGTTGGAGGAAAGGGTAGTAGTGTTCGATTACTCGAACCGCTCTTCAGCGTCCAGCAGCATCAGAGCCAGTTCACTTCTCAAGTTCGGAGGGATGGGGATCCGTCGAACGCTGGAGGTGCGCAGCACCTCAGTGACCAACTCGATGTCTGCAGTAGCGCGCCAGGTGTGCTCCAAGAACTTCGACGACAAGTCCTTGATGTCTTCCGTGACAAAGCAGGTGCGCACAGGAGTAGCCGTGCGCTTTCTTTGTTCACGGGCGTAGGGGAAGGGTCCCAGCATCCGCTCCTGAATCTCTGCTCCGATATGGCTCTTGGAGCCCACAGGTGTCACTCGCATGCCTTCGTCCTCGTCATCGAGCGAATACGCCGACGACAGCAGAGCCAAAGACTTGAAACCTCGTCCGCGCAACACGGTCTCGGTCACTGCGAATGCCCGCAGGATCAGGTTGGTGTCCATATAGAACAGACCCATCGGTGGGAATACCGGAGCCAGTACCCACTGAGCCAGCGTCAACATGCACGGATGCACGGTATGCGTGTACAGCTCTTGGGTCGTCTCCAGTGCTCGATCCAGATGACTGGGTACGTATTCAGGGCACAGATACCTGGCCAGGTTGTGGGGATCCTTCCACGCGTACTCCATTTCGGCGATCCGACCGACGGTGACGGTCGAACGGGCCTTGTACAGTTCCAGGGTCGATCCATTGTTTTCCCCGGATTCCCCGCCACCTTCAGTGGGGATCTTCTTCTCCAGCACGCGCTTGGAGAAGTCCTGGCCCTGTGGAGGAGGTCTGTCCACGATGTAGTTGTACACCAGCGCCGCCAGGTTTTGCTTGGGATCATCGACCCTGAGCTCTCCCAGGCACAGCTTTCTCACGCATACCAGCGCCAGGTTGATCTCGGGCATGTCGTCCGAGCACAGCAACTCCAGCGTGTGGTTGCCGGTGTGGGAGCTCTTATTGAGGTTGGCCTGGATATACCGGCGCAGCCGCTCCATAGGCTCGCACTTGTAGATGCTGGACTTCTCCAGCAATTGGAACGAGTGCGTGTCCTTGGAGGACTTGCCGCTGTCACTGCGTATGGTCTTGTTGTAGACGGCCCAGATCGGGATCATCGCACGCAGGATCACCGACAGGCTCATCAACCCCAGGTAGTCGGAGTAGATGTAGGTCTGGTCCCGCGTCGTGTTCTTGTCCACGTCAAAGCTGTACTCTTGCTGCACGCTCTTGGGCACTTCCAGCCCAGAGGTAGTGCGGATCCATCGCTCGACATCTGGGGCGCTGTGGAAAGCCATGAGGTTGGCCACATACACCTTCAGTTCGTCATTGAGCTCCTTGATCCCATTGACCGAGTCAAACAGCTCACGGATGTTCTCGTAGATCCGGAAGATCTCATCTTGGTCAGCCTGGGGCAGCTGGGCCCAATAGCTGTTGATGCTGGAGAACGTCTCGTCGCTTTTGAAGTAGTCTTGCTTGTACAGGGTGATCGGAAAAGTCACCCCACGCTTGACGCCATCCTCGGTGTGCGAGATACGCACACTTTTATCCTGGCTCAAGATAGTGCCAGAATCCGACTCAATCTTCATGTCTTTCCTTTCTCGTTGCTTGCTCTTTGCTGGATGTCGAGTTGGGCGTCATGCAGCAAGTCCGCCATATTCACCGTCTCGTTCATCTCCCAATACGAAGGAGGCTTGAGGACGTTCTTAGCTCCGTCGAGAAGATAGACGACCTCATAGTAGAACTCCCCGCTTTCCGTCTCCAAGACGTTGATGCGAACGCCGGAGATGTTGTCTTGCGCAATCTCGATGGTTGCGCTCAAACCCTCGGCTTGCCGCATCTTGCGAAACACATCGATAGCAAATGCCTGGCGGCGCACCCACGCTTTCTCGATGTCTTCCTCCACACAGCGAAGATGGGCATACCCCATGGACGTCGTGTTATCGATGGCGTCTTGCATGGCAGTTGTCAACAACTGGGTCAAAACAGTCACTTCAACTTCCGAAATCTTGTTGCGGTTCATAACAGCTTTCATTTAAACCGAGGGTCTTTCCTCAAGTAAGGTTTAAGTGACCATGGCGCGTTACAAAGGCCCCGCACAATCTATAAAGTTGTGTGTTTGTTTTTGTATATCCTATTGCAGACAAAAAAAGAAGGTACACCACTCCCAGACCCGTGAGGGTCTGGGAGGGTCAGTTATGCCTGCTCTTGAGCCGCGATAGCGGCCTTCTTTACGCTGATCTCGGACCAGTCGACATCAGGAGAGTCATCTGTGACTAGTATGTCATAGCTCTCCCAGTTCTCTCGGCGCAGCATTTGTACCTTGTCGTACCAGCCCGTACCCAGCATTGCAATGGCCATGGCATCCTTGCAGTTGGAAAAGAACACGCTGTCCAGCACGCTCTTGCCCGGAACCCGCATCAGTGCGCCCTTGCGGTGATAGCAATACGCAGTCTCCGGATCCGGCGTGTAGCTGCACAAGGCCATCATGCTCCGGTCGCTATTATACAGGTAGCGGAACATGCGGGCGAGCTGGTAGATACTGGCATGCTTGGCCATATCACGCATCTGGTTCCACGCGTTGTCTTGCTTGTTGATGAACGCAGGCGAGACGATCTTCTGCGGTATGAAGCGCTTGCCGTGCTCATCACGGTATACCGGCGCTTGACGCTTACGGTCCCGGTATTTGAGGCCACGCAAGATGGCCGATGCTTGCAGTTGAGCGATGGTGCGATGGATCTTCTTCATGATTGTTTCCTGTCTTTCTTGATTACACGTTTGAATTTGCGGTTGGATTCGAGCATCTGCAGGCGTTCTTGCCGTATGCTACTGTAGCGCTGGTCCCAGCGGTTGGGCTCGACCGATCTCTCGATCACGCCCATAGGAGCGCCTGTGCACACTGTGCAAAAGCCTCCTTCAGTCGAGCACGTCATGGGAGAGCGGAACATGAGTTTCTGACCCATGTATGTTTCCCGATCTTCCTCATTGAACCTGTACATCCGTCCAGTAGTGGGAAGTTTGAACCATCTCCCTGCCACTGGGCCCTTCTCCTGTACGGTCAGACCGATAAGCTTCTCGCTTTTGCAGTCATGCTCCAGTATCTGCACATGCATACATGTGCGATCATTACGCTCCACTGAGAGCGGCACATAGACCGATACCATATACACTTAGTCCTTTCTATTTAGGAGGAGCTTGTCTAGCTGCCTTTATCCAGCGGTCAGTGTCCGGTATACAAACATCGCCTCACTGGCAAACAGACCGATGTAGATGACAGCGATCGCCACCCACCATACCGGCACCCACTTGGCGCAGTACAGCAGCTTGCCCGGCTGGTCGCGCTCATGCATCTCGTAGAAGTAGCCCCCGCCATCGCGACGTTTGCAGCGCTCCACATACGCCGAGCCATTGACCATATAGGCTATCATGAAGGCGAGCACCGTCACTCCCGTGCACCACATCACCACCAATACTATCGCCTTGTCGTAATCAGTCATCTTCTTATCCCCCAGTTACCATGCGGTTATATTCAGTCAGCAGTATAGGCCACAGAGTCACCGCAGCCATCAACGCTATCACCACGCCCCCGCCGATAGTGCCTTTGATCCATATCCACAAAGCCCTGCGCTCTTGCTCACGGCTCAATACGTGCCAGTGACCGTACTGCAGGCTCAGGTCACGCCGATAGTGCCCAGCCTGCATATACCCCATCCATACACCCATCACTGCCACTATAGCGCCTACGATGCTTATAAGCACCCAAAACACATGTACAGCCATTTTCTTATCCTCCAATCAACATACCGACTTGATCAAACAAGTCAGCGATATACAGAAAAGCCAGCACCAATGAACCCACCACACCTGTATATACAGGCCAGCCCAGCGCAGAGTACAGTACTTTGTACTTCAGTATCACCCGATCGAACTGCTCGTGGCTTATCTTGCCATCGATCATCAGACCAGCAGCTTTGCTGTAAGCGGGCATAAACGCACACCCCACAGAGACCATAAGTCCCACCGCCGCACATACAGCGATTATAATTGCCTGCATAACACTCTACCTTACCTTTCTATTTAAGTACACAACATACACCCACCACAGTCCCCTCTTAGTAGGGGACTGTGGTGGAGGTACTGCCGTAGTGTATACGGCAAGTCGATGGCCTAGGCGCTTACAAACGCATGAGCTGTCCCAAAGCGTAGCACATGGCCAAGCCAGCGCCAGCTACGATGATCAGGCAGATAGGGGAGAAGATCGCATCGGCGATCTGCAGGATACGAGTCATGGGTACGAGTTCCTTGTGTTGTAGGTTGAGTCCTTTGCTCATCAGCTATTACAGCTCAAAGTTGATCCTCAGGCTGTAGTGTGTACTCTTGAGATCTACGCTCACTAGCGAGCACACCACAGTTGCTAGAGCATGGTTCCCTGCTCTAGCTAATCAGAGCTTCGCTTTACAGAGTAAAGCTACGCTAGGATTGGAGTGACTGGAGTGAGCTGGAGTGTTCGGAGTGTTCTTCGAGTGCTGCTGGGAGTGGGGGCCCGAGCTCCCTTTCGGGTGCCCGGGTCTTTTGGTCAGGTGCTATCACCGCCACTCTATATACAAAAGTGTATCTTTAGTTTACACCTTCGGTCTACAGAGCGGTCGGATCCAATCCCTGGTACATGGGCTGGCTTTGAGCCCACAGCAAAGAGTCAGACACCTGGGCCTGGATGAGTGCACTGAGCTGGTTGATCTGATCGCGCCAGTAGCGAGCTTCAATGCCCGTCAGACCAGGAGCCCGCACTCCACCCAACTGGCTGAAGGCTTCGAGCTCATCGGCAGCCTTTTCCCTTTGGCTGTAACGCTCCTTCAGCAACCCCAGCTGCTGGGTGGTTATTCCCGTCAACGCAGTGAAGTCCTGGCGATAGTGCTCACGGCCTGGGTTCAGAGCCCGCAATACATCTTCGATCCTTCCATGGAACGTGTGAAAGCCCGTAGCTGCCCATCGAAGGTACTCCTTGACGAACTTGCCTTGCTCCGTCGGCAGCTGATGGATACGGGCGAGCAGTGCGTCCGTACGCTGCCTGGGAGTGCCGCTGTAGCCCTCGGACTTGTTGGTCAGGTAGCGATTGAGGTGGTCGATGATGCCAGAGATGATGATACGCAGCTTTTCGCGCTCTTGGCTCAGACGCTTAGCACCGAAGCTAGCGTCCTCCATGAACGAGCACCCTGTCACACCTTCAGTCTCGATCGCCCGCACACAGCAGTTGATGTCATTGCTGACCTGAGTCACAGACTCAAGCACGGTGTAGTTGATCCCCAAAGCCGTGATCAGCAGGTGAGGGATCGTCCACTTGAAGTGATAGACATCCGAGGCCAAAGCCTGCAGGTCCCGCTGCAGGTATTCCAGGGAATCAACCGAGGGATTAGCCCGAGCTGAGATAGCCGTCTCGACGATTTTGCGAAAGCCGTCGCTCAGATTGTTGGCTTCGACCTTGAATGCTTCGACGGCAGCCAGGAAAGCCTGGGAGGGCTCTTGGCTGTCGACCCAACGGCGCAGCTGCCCACGTATCGAGGCCGTGGAGATGATCAACAGCGACAGATGGACAGGGATAATCCCCGCCTCGGTCTTATAGAGATCGAAGCGAGCGATCATCTCACTGATGGCGGTCTTGCGGTCTTTGGACATATCGAACTTTCTATTAGAGGGTTGGGAAGTGCCTGGAGCAGGTGCCCCAGGCATGAAGCCGATCAACGGCGGTTGAAGGTCTCGATGATGAACTCCACAGTCGCTTCGATCTCCCGATCCAGCCCCATACCGGCCTCAGCATCACTCAGGTGAGGATCCAGGCCCAGCGTGCGACTCATGGTGTCGATGGCCTTGAAGAGCTCACCTGTAGCGCGACGGCGCGCCATAGCCAGGTTCAGGCGTGTGAACGTGGGGAAGTCCACACTCAGAGCCTTGAGCTTGGTGAACGCAGCCGCCTGAACATCTGCCGGCTGCTCAGCGATGGACTTGCTGATGATCCGAAACACACTCAGCGCCCAGGCTGGCTTTTTGGTGACCAGCGCTTCGTTGAACGCGTACAGCTGTTTGGCCAGGCGTTCAGGGATTTCCACAGGAGGGCCAGGCACGCCACGGTCATTGTCGATCCAGGCGCCCTGACTCTTGAGGTAATCGACGTGCCCGATGATCAGGGGCAGCAGACTGCCTTGCAGCTCCTGGTAGCCTATCGTGCGCTTGAACGAATCGACCAGCACCATGATGTCCGAGAACTGGGGATCGGTAGAATGGCTGAGCTTTTGCAGAACCAGGGGCACCTTAGTCAGGAAGTCGACCGTCAAGAGGTGATCGATATTCTTGTAGCTCGCGTGGAACTCCTTGTCCTCGGTCTTGAACAGGGCCGGAGCGCGGTTGACGATGCCGGCGTCTTTGCAGATGCGCTCCATCTCCTCGTTGAACGCCTCCAGGTACTGGGAAAATCCCACCGTCAGGCAAAAGGCGTCACGTACCACCTTCAGATGCTGGATCGTTACACTGGCGACCGCGATGTGGCGAGCACTCCACTTGCGCATCTCATGCAGGACGTCCTGAGGGCTCTTGATGCGCGCCATGGCGATGACCCGCGTTTTGTATCGGTCGAACTCGGAGTTCGCAGGCGCAGCATTTACTTTGGCGTCCATGTATTCCCGCACGAGGAGCACCAGGCTGCGGACGGACTCGCCCGCCCACAGCTCCGTGGTGCCGTAGGTCTGGATGATGCGCAAAGTAGCGACGGCCTCAGCCTCCTTGAGCTCATTTTTAGCGTGCTGCACCAGCGCGTCGAGCAGCACCACTTCTGCGGCGCGGTTCTCGTCGGCAGTCACGGACCGCACAGAGTGAAACAAGAAGAACGCATTCGTGTCGCGATCAGGACCGATGGGGAACTTCCATTGGCTGCGGGGGATGGCGGTAGCGGGATTGACCATGGTGGATAGACCTTTCTATATAGAGATGAGAAGTTAACGGGTAAAGAGACGACGGAAGACCACGCGCCAATGGTCCCATAAAGCTTTCAGGCATGCGCTGATCGTGATCGGACCAAGGACGAACACTACCAGAAGTCCAGAGCGCATGCCTTTTTCCTGGACTTCTTGGATACCGAACCAGATCATCGCCCCCATGAAGGCGATGAATCCGAGAAAAATCACCGACATCACGGTGAAGAATGCGTCTGAGTAAAAGTCCTCCAGCTGGTGAAGTTCTTCGCGCATTTGCTTGGCTGTCTTGCGTTCCATCATTCGGCACCCACCAAGGAGTTGATGTCACGCACCCAGACGCGCTTGGCCTTGTCCCAGACATATTCGGTATCATTGCCCCAGCGCCACATATCCACAGCGCGCAGGGAGCCGTCGCCATAGCCTGCATTCACGAAGGCCTGGGCGATGTCATCGCCGCGGATCACTTCGCGCACGCCGTCGAGCCAGTACAGCGTGTAGGTGTTGGGTTCGATCTTGGAGATGGAGGTCTTGTTGTCAGCAGCGGACATGATCAGGGACTTTCTATTAGAGGACGACAAAAAACAATACCTCCGACAGCCCGAAGGCTGCCGGAGATGAGGGAGCTGGGATCACCAGCGTTTGAGGAAGCTCTCGTTGGAGCTCTTGGCCTTTTCAGGCTTGGCTGCCCGCTTTTGGGGCGATTGCGCCTTATCGGCGGCTTCAAAGTCTTCGCCGACCTTTTGGTCAACTCCCACTTTGTCAGCGAACTCCTTGTTGTGGGCCACAGCCCGCATGAAGTTCTCTTGCTTCTTCGAAGTCGATGGCATAACTACTCCTTTGTACTAGGCCATCGGATATCGGCCACTATCAAGGTGTATCGGACGTCGGGACTTCAAGCGGAGCAGCAGGAGCAGGAGCGGGAGCCGGCTTGGTCAGCATCGCGCTCAGGCGCTCCAGTCCGGCGTCACGAAGCACAGTCAACTCCTTGATCTCAACCAGACGATCAGCCAGCAGACGCTGCTCACGGGCAATGCGCTCACGGGTGTTCTCGGCATAGGCCATCAGGTCCAGGATCTCTTCGCTCATGGCCTGGACGCGATCGTTGAGGAAGCGCTGCTCAGCGATACTCAAGTCTACGCCGTTGAGCACGGGCGTATGGCGACTGGGTGCCGAGATGCGGGCACAGCGATAGGCGTCGCTGGAGCGGCCGTAGTCACGTTCGCGGCGGCGGTCGTCACGAGCACGAGCACGGTCTGCGCGTTCACGATCGCGGTCAGCGCGTTCGAGGTCACGTTCACGGGCCAGGTCTTCGCGTTCACGGGTACGCTCTTCACGTTCATGGTCACGGCCACAGTAGTCGCGGTCATCGTAGCGGGCGTCCTCGGCCACCCGCGGGAAGTTAAAGCGCGAACGAGTGGGAGTCGTATCAGGGGCAGGAATCTGGGCAGCTGCGATGTTCAGGGGCTTGCTGGTCATTTGAGTCTTTCAGTTAGCGAACAAAGATATTGAAGCGGTGTGCCTCAAGTAGAGTATATGTGACTGAAAACTTCCACAAAGGGGACAAAAAATAAAGTACAAGCAACTTTAGCCAGTGGTCACTGGCGGGGTGGGCGTGTGGAAACACGCTTACCTACGCATCCAATCCAAACCTACACTCCCAGACCTCGCGGTCTGGGAGTGTAGGGGATGTGCTTTGTCTGGCTTATGACACAACTATCGACGGTAGCTGTGATACCAAGGCTCTCGTCCCGACAACGGGATTCCGCGCTTGGGTCGGATAGGCGGAGGCAGTGGGTCAGCCTCTACTTGAGGCGTCTCCCCGAATGCTTCCTTGATCTTGCGGTCGAGCTGCCGGGATACTCCCTGGATGGGAGCATCTGGCGCATCAGACTCGGGGTCGTACGCGATGAGAACCGCATTAGCAGCAGCCCGCAGGCTCATACGCTTTAGGAGCACATCTTTCACTTGCGTTCCTCCGTGATGGGTACTTTGTGGTGCAGCATCATCTCCTTGGCAACGGGATTGGTCTTGGCCATCTGCATCATGCGGACATGACGATCCCGGTGAAAGGAGTAGCTGCTGCCATCGATCGCCCAGTAGTGGTGGTCGAAGTACTTGCAGCCCCACCATACTTCCATCAGAGCACGGAAGTCCCCCAGTCTGTACTCCCGGCCCATGAATCGCTTGAAGAACAACCTGAGCTCATCGTACTCACCGGGCTTTCCCACGCCCTGGCCTTGCAGGTAGTCCAGTATCCGCAGCGGCACGACGGTATCTTCCCCACTGGCTGGAAAGCCTCCGTCGATGGGACGGTAGCGGTTGTAACGGATCTCCTTGGTGTGCCATTCGCCATCGGCGTAGTAGCGAACGTTCAGCACCATGATGCGGTAAGCAGTCCGACCTTTGGGACGCACGAGCAGCCCGTTTTCCGTAGACAGAGACTGCACCTCTGGATAGCCCGACAACATCACACTCAGACCCGTCCAGACTTGGACACACTCGCCAGTGAAGTAACCCCCTGCATTGTGCTTGGCGATCTCCTGGAGATCGGCCAGTTTGTAATAGTGAGTCATGATGAATTACGCCTTGATGGTGAGGTCTTTGCCGTACTTGGCATTGAGCTGTTTGGGGGTGGAGCGCAGGAACTCATCGATCTTGGCGAGCACCTCCGTGTGAGTGATCAGTGCGGTGACCTTGCCGTAGATGGGATTGACGGGGATATCGTCCATCTTCACCGCCATCAGTGCCAGGCATACGCCAGGCAGCACCTCGGCGGCAGTGCCCGTACGCACCACAGCAGCCATCTGGCGGTAGTGCTGAGACAAGCTGGGGTCAGCGGTTTTGGCTGACAGGTTGCGGATGGGGTGGTCTTTGGAGGAACCCACACTGCTCTTGAGCTTGTTGAGCTCAGCGTGGAAGTTGTCCAGGGGAGAGGAGATTTGTTCTGTCATGACAATAAAGCTTTCTTACTTGAATAAACTAACGATAGCGGGATTTGCTCGAATACGGTTAATAGAGGCTTTACCACCTATTGAGCGCATTAACTGTAACTCTTCGATTATTTCAATTGGTTTTACTGATATATTTGCCTTTCCGTAATAAGGATTAAAATCTTTGGAATTCAATACTCCTAAAATCCAATACCCGGCCTTATTATAACCGACTATATCGTTGAATATGCGACATAATCGGTCCATGTCAGAATAGACCGCTCGCTGCTTTTCCCGATAGCCCTTGATGGCCAAAGATTGATCAGGGCGAGTGATCTGGTCCCAGGAAAGAGACCTATCCCGATACTCCCCGATTTTGAGAAGAGCACTGTTGAGCATGAACTTCACAGCCTCGGGCTTGCTCAGCAGCCGATCGAGCGTGCGCTCCAGCGTCAGGTAGTCATAACGACGGCGCGTAAAGCCATGTGCGTCATCATCGTACTCCAGTAATGCGATCCTTGCTCCACGTCCACTCATGGTGTGCTCCCTAAAACTCGCCTAGTGAGCTCTCGGATGATCTCCCCGTCACTGAGCTTGGCCAGGTCCAGCATCAGCGTATGGTGCATCTGGCGAGTCACCAGACGGGAGTTGCGACCGTATAGCGGATTAATACCGCCTCGGTTATCGCGCATCAAGACAGAGTTGACTACTCTGGCATCAGCGCCGGATACAGTCATGGCGTTAGTTATCCAGTTCCCAGTCAGGTAGCATGGGTCATAGAACTGACTTGCTATCCGGTAAAGCCCGCTGTTCTTATGGCCCCAGTATCGTACATAGCGTGCAAACGCTTGCTCGGTGTCGAGGATATTGCACAGACGCCAAAATAAGCGAGACAGTCGCCGATCGGTTTTTAAGGAGATGTCATTCGGATGGTCTGGCAGATCAGAAAACATAAGTCCCATAAACCTACCCCTTTCTCGAATTCATTATCAGTTTAATTGCCCGGTTAATATATGACTGAATACCCTCCCTTTGCAATTGCTTTAAAAACGCGATATATTCCAATCGAGTAATCTCGCAATTGCGCTTTTGGAATATCGGATTATAATCCATTGTGTCAGCATACAGGAGAGCCAGGCGCGCATATAAATCAAAAGCATAAAAATAGCTAAAGGCGTATATGTGCGTGTATATCTCTTCAGCAGTTTCTTCGATAGCAGACATGCGTTCATTCGAATAGTCAGCTGCTCGAAAGTCACCTTCTTCGAGTGCATTTCCCTGCATAGCGATCTTGAAGTCAAGGTCAGTAGCCAGTAACTTAATTAGCCGGGAGATATGACAGTAGATGGTGCCCTCGTACTGCAGGTGACTTTCTTCTGAGCGTAGGCGCGTCTTATGAGCACCTTCCTTACGTCGATTTTGGAGCACACGAATATTTCTTTTGATACGCATATGCGTTATGTCCTCGCATGCCCCACTTCGTATGACTCCGTGCTCCACTTCTCCATATCGCTTACTCACTTTTTCTTGCCTTTCTTAGAGTGGCCCTGACATGGTCATTGAGCCAGTAAGGACCTTTGGCTTGGATCTGACGCAACAGAGCGATGTACTCGACGTGCGTGATCTCGAAGATCCGTTTGCCAAACAGGGGATTGTGCTCATTGCGGTCGAGATCCTCGAACGTCAGCAGCGGTATGATAACTGGCCAACACACCCCCCGCAGACACGAGGTAAACCAGTCGATCGCGTCATTGTAGCGGCGGATGTCCTCAGAGGGGATGCATGCCATCGGGTCGTCATCGCTGAACCAACCCCTGTCCACGGAGGAAGCAGCCACAAGCTCCCAGGAGCTCATGCCGATCATTCCCATATACGCAGGAGTCTTAAGTGCCTTGACCATCATGTCGATTGATGCAGTCAGTGTGACGACAGATCCCCTGAACGTAGCTATTCCTTTTATATTGCGTCTACTGCGGCCGCTATCACCGTACATATCTTCTCGGGCATTGATCTCCTTGAAGTCGCATACAGGTCGGTTCGTGTAGAATCCATAATCACCATTGTTGTAGTTGATCTCTCCGTATCGCTTACTCATTTTTGCGTCCCTGTCTTAGTTTGTGTCTAACGTAGTCTTGCAGCCACCATATGCCCCGGCTCTGGGCTTGGCGCAATAACCCTACGTACTCATCGAGATCGACAGCATAGTACTTCTTGCCGAAGATTGGACTATAGTCGTCGATGTCCATACCCCGAAACGTGATCATCTCAGCGAGTCTGTATACCTCGCTAGCCTCCAGGCTCAGGTACAGCTGACGGCGAGCGTTAATGAATTCTCCCATATCACGCCTAGGGATAACTGAGAACACATCGTCCGGCCACGCCCAGTCGGGTTCCTTGACCAGATTCATCAACTCCCAGCCACTGGCCTGAAACAGCAGCATGTGCGTGCCACTCTTCAAAGCTTTGACCATGCGGTCCACTGATGCAGACAGCGTCACAGAGACACTATCCTCAACATCGTTGTTGTCGGTCCAGACGCTTTTCTCGACGTCTCTCTTAGAATTGTCGTGATGCTGGCTGTCATACTCGTTGACTTGTTCAAAGCGATACGTTGGCTTGTGGGTCAGATAGATCTGAGCTCCCGCATCCGTCTCCTCTCCTATTGTCATGATCCCGTCAGCCAGATCCACTTCTCCGTATACTTTTGACATCCGTTACCCCAGTCGTTTGCGTGCGTTCATGTATATGTTGAGCAAATGGTCGACATACCGAAACAAGCCAAGCTTGATGATGAGGTCGAGCTGATGATGGAACTGCGCCAGTGTCACATCGGAGTTTCGGCAACCATACAGGGGGTTGTACACTTCTCCTCGACTCATAGTAGTGAACGTCGAGTAGATCGGCTCATCGCCATCGGGCAACTCACAATAAAGCCCGATGAACATCTGCAGGTTACCGACGGCATCAAAGGCTGCTCGGTTTCTGGGAATATCCAGCACCTCAGTCGAACCCTGGACCATGTCTCGAAGTATCTCCTGTGAGTGGACCATCTTCTTACATATTGCCGCTGTGTGTACAGCTTTTGAAGCTAGCAATCCAGCAGAGTGGTTCGTTGCTACGTATCTCTCAGAGTAGTCGTGACAGCTGACGCTATAGTCCTTCTTGCACCACATCCGACCATCACCCATCGGAATGATCGCATATATCCCCATTCTCGGCCAACTCGATATATTCATCTTCCCGTACATGCCTGACATATAGAGCTTTCTATTTGAACGATAAAATATGGATCGGTCGTAAACGCCATCCTCAAGTAAAGTGTAAGTGACCTCAGTAATCTACAAAGACCCTCCATCTCAGCCCCTACAAGGGGCTGAGACAGCGGAGCTTTATGTCGCGAACTCGCACCGCATATGGCGATAGTTATTGATCACCGATTCGATCATGACTTCATCCTTTTCTTTGAGCCTCTCCCGGATATAGGCTTCTGGGTCCGGAGTGCCCAGAGTTTGCAGCGCCTTGTAGGGCACCATCATCTCGGCCTTCTCGCTGAAGGTGTAAACACGCGATTGGACAGTGATCGAGCGGATATCGTGATCACTGATTCCGAAATTGGAGTCATGATCGATCGTCACGATGCCCACACCCGCTAAATACTGCGTCCCCGACGGATACGTAGAGTACAGTAGCTTCAAATAGCGTTGACGGTTTTCCCGGTTCCAGTAATCGTGACCTGCACTGTACTCGGAGAACCCCTCCTCGCTCATCAGGCGCCGAGTGGTGGTAGGATGATCGCTGCAATACTGGAAGGCGCCGTCCTTCAAAACAATGAATGCTGACGGCATCCGCGTGACCGAAGGCCAAAACAGACGGATCGACTCCTCCAGGTTCAGATCCTTGTTGTTATTGGAGGTGACGGCTTTGTTGATCATCTCCAGTGCTTGGGTTTCCACGTACTGGCGGGATACGGCTATGGTTTCCAGATTCATGACAGGCTTTCTACTTAGGACTCGGTTATAGGGGTGAACTGGTGATGCTTGAGGACACTCTCGTGGCCGCGGTACATACTGAACAGACGACCGCTGGTCTCATCGATCACGATGGCATCCATGTTGGATGTGACGGAGAACCGGAACCGATGACCGAAGTCATTCATCCAGGATTGGGCACCGTACCGCAGGGATAGCATGGCTACTTCCTTGGCAAGCTCGGACTCTAGGCGACACAATAGCTCGGGAGCAATGATCTCTCCGTCAGTGTTGGCGGTGACCTTGCTGACGACCCCCAGATACTGGAGAGCGATCTGGCGAGCAGCCGCTTGCTGCTCTGTGAAGCCCTGGGGTAACTCTATATCTGCTTCGAACATATGGATGCTTTCATAGCCCCCAACCCCAGCACAAAGGCTGGAGCTGGGGTAGTGGGTTACCTGTTACAGGCGAGCGTTGGCAATGGCGCGTTGGAACGTTTCACGGGTTTCTGCCGCAGTAAAGCCATACTGGCGTTCCACGATACCGTGTTCGACACGGGCGAGCTGAGCGGCCATGACTTCAGTTTCCATGTTCGTGCCGTCGGTGATAGTGTAGTCCACCACTGTGATCAGGTTGGGCCGAGCCACTGTCAGTCGGCCATCCACACGGGGGCCCAGGATCGATACCAGCCGGATCCCTATGTAGTTGTCTCCATCAGTGATGGGGCGCGTATACAGCCAGCGGTCGTAGATGCTGTCGACGAATGGATCCGCGGATTCAGACATCTTCACGAACCCCAGCTTGTCCATCGCTCGCTTGACGGTTTCAGGCGATCCGTCGACCGCACTTTCATGCTCATGGTGACGGCTCAGGATGAACCGACAGCCAGCAATCAAAGCGCCGGTCTTGCGGTGGGTGATCAGGTCGATGGCCTTGTCCGAGAGGAACTTGGCTTGGGCGGAATACAAAGCAGGCATGTCTCAGTCTTTCATGATGACGAAGTAGTGTCCCCGATAACACCCCCGGGGACTTGGGGTTTCTTGTGCTTAGAAGCCGCCGACGTCGTCGTCGAAGCTGAAGTTACCCATCGGGTCAGACGAGCGCTGTGCGGGACGCTGCCCGCCACCTTGGCCGCCGCTCTTGCCCTTCTTGAACTGTTCAGCACGTGCCTTGCGTTCTTCCACGGTCTGGCCCTTGCTGTGTTGGATGAAGATCTTGCGCAGATAGCGCACCCAGGCCAGCGCATGGATCTTGGAAGCTTGCTCGTCGGTGTACGAGCCTTCGGCCGTAGCCATCGGGTGCCATTCGAAGGCCCGGAACTTGAAGACGATCTTGGCGCGCGATTCGTCAGCCGACTCCAGCATCACCCAGCGGTGGTTGTCTTCTTGGTCGATGCCGTACTTGACGGTGGCGCCCAGCACTTTGCGGTAGTCGCCCGTGGTGGAGCCGTCATCGGTCTTGGGACGGGTCATCACCGCGAATTTGCGGGCACTGACACCATTGCCCTGGAAGCAGTCTTCCATGTCGTCGAGCAGCGCCTCCATGGCCACACCACCGATGCCGCCCTGGATGGGGGACTTCTCGCCCTGCACGCGCGTCCAGACGCCAAATCGCGGGTTTCCATTCAGGATGGAGACGTTGAAGGAGGCACGATCGCGGTCGCTGCCGGGGGCTTGTGTGTACAAAGCCGCCATCGGGAATTCAAGGACGTCCAGTGGCCCGCGATTGGCGAAGTTGTTCTGATTGGACATTGGGGGTTGCTTTCTGTACAGATGAGATTTGGGTTTGTGAAAAGGACCAAAAGGAGCCACAGCGCTGAAGCTGACTCCTTAAAGCCCCACTGCTTCAGCACTTTATGACTTTACGACGTCTTTTTAGAACGTCCGGATCACGGCATAGTCATACGGGTTCAGGTCTATCGACAGATCCAGCATGCATTTGTCCATGGTAGTCAGTGGTGTCCATTGGCGCTTGACGGCGGTCTCGTAGATTGAGTCGCGTAGCTTCTTGGGCTGAGGCACGATGAGCACCTTATCACCAAACGTCATGAGCATGAACCGATACCACGGCAATATACTCATGTCTTTTCCCGGAAGCGGGTAGTATTTGCTGTTCCACTGCCGGGGCGTCTTCAGCTTACCAGTATTGCTCTCCAGCAAGTCCAGCTTGGTGAACAGCTTTCGAGACAGCAAGTCATACGGGTAATGGGTGAGCATCAATGCGGAGGTGGGTACTCCGATGCTCTCGATAGCACCCTTGAAGTTGTGTAGACCCTCGACTTCCTCGATGAGGATCTTCATGGTCTCCCGGCGCATCGTCTCGATGTAGGTCTGAGTGGGACTGTTGTCGCGCCTCAGATCGATTGCTTTGTGTCTCTTCTCCAAAGCTTTTTGATAATCACACAAATAGAAGATCGGAGCCGTACGGCCCCGACCTTCGTTTTTGAGGATGCTTCGGATAGTTTCCATCTCTCCGTCCAGCACGATGGCAGCTTCTTGGTAGCTGGTCGAGTGGATGATCTCCTTGGACGAGGACTGAATCATGTTGCGAAACAACGTATCGACGTTGATCCATATCTGGTTGTACTCAGCCAGGGCGATCTTCTGCGGGATCTTGCGACTATCATCGTAGACCGCCTGTCTGGGCGGAAACAACGACTCAAACGCAAGTCCCGTAGAGATACTGAGCGGAAAACCAGAGACAGTTCTGTCCACAAGTGTGGCTGCCATGGTGTAAGCTCTCTTTTAAACGTGAAGACTGTCCAGCTCCCCGGTCAGCTCCTCCAGTTCCTGAGGACTCAGGACGTGAACAGAGGTGACTTCCTTCAAGATCATGCCAACGATGGCTTCCTTGGGTAGGTACACTGGAGTGAACTCGCTTTCAAGACTGATCAACTCCTGGAGCTGATCCTTCTTGTGGTCTTTCTCATCTTCTATCTCCTTTTTGAACGTGATACGGATGTAGTCACGCTTGAAGGTATCGAAGACACTGAAGATCGGAGAGCCCCGAGGAGCCCTCACTCGTACATGACTGTTGTCGGGCACCGACTCCAGATTCGATCGCAGCTTAGCGACAGCTTTGTCAAGGTCTTGGTCCGGGATGTCGAACGTTTTGAAGACCATCGCATGTTTGTTCTCGACAAACTCAAAGCTGTGCTGTCCATTGAGGCGCAGGTGCACCAAGAAGGCGCCCTTTTTCTCCTCCTGACCGTGGGCGGTACGGTCAAAGGAGCCCTGTGCCAGTATTCGCAGCATCACAGAGGCCGTGTGCACATGGCCTATGTTGATGAAGTACTTGACGATGCCAAGATAGTAAGCACTCGAGTGCACCAGCGGGTCATTGCCCACTTCTGGGAGCTGGTGCTCGAACATCCCGTGCATGATGGCGATATCCACCTGCTCCATACCTTCTTCCTGGAGCATGATCTCCAGTTGGCGGTGGCATTCTTCAGCTGAGCCTCCCCATTCATCGGGAACATACAGCACCGAGAGATTCAGCCGTGAGATGCGCTCAATGCTCAGGGACTGCACATACCGGTAGTCCAGCTCTGGGCCAAATGCATCGGCCAAAGGCTGGAAATTCACTGCTTGCTTGTAGTCGTGGCTGGGTGTGCCCTCCAGTATCCGCAAGATGATGCCGTGCACAGCACAAAACTTCATCAAGCGCCTGAAGAACTCGATCACACATACCACCGCCGGGTGCTTGAAGTACAGCAGCGTCTCGAAGATGTCTCCTGCGATGAAGATGATGTCCAACTTGGCGAACCGGGAGCTGGGCGCGAAGTCATCGAAGAAGATCGACAGGTTGCGTACTATCGACTCTGTGGGGTTTTGGGTATGAAACAGGTGGATATCGGAGATGACCAGATACGAGATGTTCTTAGCGAACTCAATCGTAGAACATCTCTCCCAGGCCGCCGTCGTCGGCTTGAGCTTGTGCTCCTTGTGCAGGCTTGTTGCCGAGGTCAATCCCATAGTAGTCCAGCATCTTGTTGATCTTCTCTTTGACGGTGTTGTCTTCGCCATTGGCGAACATCCGCTCCAGGTGTTGGTCCAGCCCGAACTTGAGCTTTTGCATGCCCACAGTGGGCAGCGTTTGCAGATGGTCGCGGTAGTCCTTGGCGTAGACCTTCAGGGGCGCAGAGCCGCCTTCCCGGTCTTGCAGGGTATGGAAGTTGCCGGTGGGAAACAACGCCGGCATCGTGAAGACGACTTTGTTGTCGTCGTCCACCACATCGACTTCGTTGAGGTTGCCGCGAGACACAGCCAGCCACTTTTGGCGAGCCTGCTGTTCGATGGCTTCGCTGGTGACACCGGGCGGCAGCTTCGTTTGCGCCTCGCCCGTGATCACCGGCAGGAAGTTCTCGCGGAAGATGCGTTCGGGAAACCGGATGCGGGTGGGATCGTTTTCCGGATCGTCGATCAAAGCGCTGATCGCTTCTTGATCCTTGAGGATGGCCTGGGTGATCAGGCGCTTCTCGTTTTCCTCCAGGATGTCGCGCTTGGCTTTGCCCAGCTCATGGGTCTTCATGCGCTTGATGGTCACGCTGGGGTCGTCCGTGGGACGGGATGCGGGGGGTCTCATGATGAGTGCTCCTAGGCTAAGATTTTCATGACTTCAGAAAGGTAAGTGCCGTCCACCTTCAAAAGGTTACGCAACTTCATCGTTTCTCCATTATCCGAGACCTCTAAATAGAGGTTCAGGATACCTTGCACTTCATTGTCACTGGGCACTTCCGAGCATTCAACGTAGACGTTCTCGAAGTACTTCATGAGGTACTGCTGGAGTGACGAGCGGATCTTGTCCGCAGTTTCCGTCATTTGTCCGTTGTTTTGCTGGATGATCCAGGGCAATGAAGAGATAGAGCCATAAAAGACGTAGTCCTGAGAGTACTCAGCACAGTAAAAGTCCGATAGCAGGGAATCGAGCTTTTTGCCCACTTCCGCTACCCAACCGTCCAAGTCGATGGACGGGTAGTATATCACTTTAGCCATTGTTCAATCCTCATACTGCTATACGCGCCATAGCATCGAGGACAAAAAAAGGACTCTACTCCCGCCAGCCCGAAGGCCAGCGGGAGTGAGTGCATCAGCAGGTACGGCAGGACTCGTCCGAGTGCCCGATCACCGTCACCAAGTCAGGGCCTTCCTTGGTGGTGAACACCTCCAGGCCGTCGAGCCGCGCAGACGACGCTTGCATTTCCTTTTCAGGAAAGGTGTGTTCCGTTGTGTCGCCTTCACGCACCAGGGCGTCGCATTTCTTGCAAAACCAGCGGTGCTGTATCTTGAAGGAAGTGGAGGTGGCCATATCTGTATCTCGGTAATAAAGGTTGAAGGTTACTGGATGGTCTCGCGGCCTGCTCCAGCGTCGGTCGGGTCAAAGCCCGCCGCAAGCATCATCTCGGCGATCCAGACGGCATCGGCGATAGTTTCCTTTTCGTCGATCTCCAGCTCTCGGTCGCCTTCCAGAAGATGTTCAAAGTACTCCATCACGAAATACTCCCGCTCACCATTTTCATTGAGCGCGCTGCGCAGCATGCCGTTAGTAGCTCGGCGGAAGTCATAGTGCTTTTCACCGATGTCCTCGCCATGCAGGTTGTCATACGTGGCGTGATAGCCGTCAATGCGCTGTTTGAGGAATGCTTCCCGTAGTGCCACGGAAGTCATCAACCACCGCTGCATCGCAAAGCCAGCACTTCTGCAGTCTTCCAGATCCCGCACATAGTGGATGATGTTACCCCGGCGAGAGCCTTTGACGTTGCGAGAGATCGCGCGCACCTTGCGAAGTGCTTCATGGCTGTTGACTTTCTCAAACAGCCGACTGGAGCGCTCCATGAATTCCGTAGCCACACGGCCCGTAGCCCGGCTCAGGTGTTCCATCGTCTTGTTGAACCTCTCCCTCAGATACCCCCGATACCGGGTATCGTCTACAGGAGAGAACTCGTGGTCCATCGATCGGATAGAAGCGACGGACTGCATCTCAATTTGCATTGGACTCCTTTCAATTTAGCGTACTCTACACCCGATAAACCGGCATGCTATAAATAGAACACAGGTCTATCTCAAGTAAGGTGTAAGTGACCTTATCGGTTTACAAAGAGGCAAAAAATAAAGCACTCACCAGCCGGACTCCCGAAGGAGCCCGGCCAGTGGTGTGTCAGTGGAACTGCTGCATGTGCGTCGTCGCGTAGACCTTGGGCAGATCTGCGCGCTTGAGCATCGACTCGGTAGTGACTCGATAGATGTCACGGGTGACGTCACTTCCAGTGGAGGGCAGTTCTTCTTCAACATGGACCAGCAGGTGAGCGAACACCTTGAACACGAGCATCAGATCGGCGTTGATCAAACTGTACCACTGGGTGCACAGGTTGAGCATCTCGGCGTACACCAGCTGTCCGGCGTGGGCGCGCTGCAGCAGCACACCGGCGGTGAACGAGTAGTTCTGGATCAGCTTTTCCACGGGCAGCAGTGTGCTGAGCACATCGCTGACCGCTTCATTGTAGTCCGCGCTCATGAAGCGTACCAAACTGGTAACGGTACTTGCCGTGTTCAGGAAGCTGCGAAGCTCCGAGTGACTCTTTTCGGTCTTGTACTCAGCGATCGCATGCACCGTCTGGAACAGTCGTCGGATAGCCGACTCCCGCGCTTCTGCTCCATCGAGCCGGATGGGCACCACGCTGGTGGAGCTCGTGCGACTGAGCAACGTCATCGATTCTTCGACGAGCTGCCCGTCAGCCATCAGCTGGTTGGCGGCCGAGGAGACCGCTGTCAGTTGGTTGTAGACATCACCGGCTCTGGCCAACGGCAGTTTGGCCATCAGGGGCTGGGAGATCAAAGCTTCCCGGAACACCTGAGCCAAGAAGACCGGATCGTCTTTGAGCATCGCTGCTCGGATGTTGGTCAAGTCCACCGAGTTGTGCAGGCTGACTGCGTGGTCGACTCCGCGTTTGCGGGCCTCGAACACGATAGGGCTCGTGATCAGGGAGATCGCAAAGTACACAATGCGAGCGATGCCCTCGCTGTTACGGTAGTTCCAGCGGCACAAACCATCGAGGATGGCAGCGTTGGAGTAGTTTGACAGCACGCTAGGTGTGTTGGGCGCACGGTCCCTGCCAAGGACTGTATCGAACGAACTGTTGACGATGTAGCTGACCTGCGCGAGGTCACCTTCAGTGATGTGCGCTGGCGGCTTGCCGTAACTGGAGTTGTCGCAGTCGCGCATGAAGCGCGCGAATACCTGGCTACCCAGGAGTTCGTTAGCTGCAATGGTCAGCAGCTCGGAGGTGATGTAATGTTTGGACACAGGGGAGCCTTTCATTTGTCGGGACCGGCAGTGCGGATCTCCGTGATTGTCTTGAAGAATTCCGGGAAGCGCCGACGCACGTTCATCTGGGCATGATAGATCAGCATCATGTCCTTGAGCTCACTGCGGATCACAGTAAGATGAGAGCGTGCGGTGGCGCAATTGCCACGGATGATGGAACGGATATCCTTGGCGGTGGGGTTTCGCCCCATCAAGGACTTGACCGAGCTGGTGCGGTCATTGAGGGCATCGATCGTGGAATCGATGTAGCCGATCAGGTGCATTACACGCACAGCCAGATCGGAGTCAGTCATATACAGGCACTGAGCTCGGCGGTCGCTGAGGACCGAGTCAGCCAGCATAGCTCGGATATGTCTGAGTCGCACCTGATAGGTGCCTTGCATAAAACAAGTAAGATGCGAGGTGATTGCAGTGCTTGCCTCATTGAACATCTCCTGGTTTTCGGGAGCTATTTGAGCTATCAGCTCGCTAGTGGGCTTGAACAAGGTGTCCAACCCCAGAGCCTTTTCACTTGTCACCAGCGTATTGTGAAGCGGCGACAGGTCAGCGAGCTCCATTAACACGCCTTTGTCCAGGGCTTTGAAGATGTTGAACGAGAACGTAGTGCGCAGCATCAGCTCGTCGTTGTCTGAGTAGCTATCTCGATTATGCCGAGGCACTACGGTGGTGAAGTTGGCTACGCTGGCACCGAGCTTTTGCAGAGCCGACACGCCGGCCTTTTTGATCAGCGCTACTTCCCCTTGGCTGAGCTTAAAACCTTGGGAGCTCCAGTGCTTGAGGCGGTGTTTGGTCACTCCGTGATAGAACTGAAAGCTCAGCAGCAGTGCGCGCACCATCGCCTCAGTACTATTGCCCAGCTCCCGAGCGATCTTGTTGACCGCCTGAGACTCAGAGCTGCTGGACTCGATGAGCTCGCCAAACGCAGCGTGCCAAGACGGAAATGTGGACAGAGTGAGGTTCATTGGAAAACTTTCTATTTAGGGAAGAAACAAAAAAGGAGACCCACCCAGCCGTGAGGCTGAGTGGACTCCAGGGGAAGATATTCTTATATGCCGCCTTTGGCGATCGCAAAGTACCGTTCACGGGCGGTGTCGCGACAGGAGTAGCGAGCAGCCGGGTCCGAGTAGTAGCCCTCCGACTTGCGGGCACCAACGGGCACGATGGGTCGGCCGTTGGAGTCCAATACGTAGCCCTTGGGGATCACCACTTGCAGTGGTTTTGGCTCGGACTTGGGAGGGACTCGCTGAAATGCGTTCAACACAGAAGACATGTGGGGAGATGGGACAGGTAGTTGATGAAAGGAGAAGATCTTAGCTCCATAAGATCTCCAGCCTGTCTCGTCAGAACGTCTGAGTGAACAACGTCGACTGGTACGTGGTGTGGATGCCATCAAGCATGATGAGTGACTGCAGCTCCGGATTGTCGGGGTTGAAGTCTTCTGTGAACCGGCTATGCGCTTGGCCCTCACGCTCACGGATCTGCTTGATGCATCCTTCCACACACCGATGAACATTGTCCACCGACTCGGCAATCATATCGAAAGCCACCTTGCACATAGCCAGCGACTTGCGCTCGCCGGGCCGAGCTGCAGCGATCAGCAAATTGCGGGCCTTCTCGTACACGGCTTCGTTGGCCAGGCGCATACGCAAGATCTTGCGGCCCTGTGTCTGCAGCTCGCCTTTGACTTCGTCAAAGTTGGTGTTGATGAAAGAAAACAGGATTTCCGCCATCTCCGCGTAGTTGATCGCCATCTTCACCCGAGCCACCTGGCGCTGACGCTGGTACTCGGTGATCGCCAAGCACTCCTTTTCCCGGATACCGTTGTGCGCACTGGTAAAGCGATGCATCAGCCTGAAGAACGCGTCGCTATCCATTTGGTCGATGAAGATGTTTCGCGTCATGACCCCCTTGATCGGGAGGCTGTTGATCAGCGACTCCCAGATATGGGGGTCGAGTTCAGCGACCAGGCGCAGGAACACCTTCAGCTCGAACCCCTGGTAGTCGATGTTGTGCTCTCTGGAACGGAAGCGGATGCGATCGCGCAGCTTGACCGAGTCCGACATTGGGCAGTCATACACGAAGACCACATCTGCATCGCTGTCCATCCGGTAGTCTCCCCGGCCCCGGGAGCCGGTCATCAAGATCATGCATGTTTCTGCATCACCAGCGCAGCTGTTGTCAAAATGCAGCAGATGCTGATAGATGATCTCGCGGTATTTCGCATTGGTTGTCATGGGACGAGTTCCTTTCTATTTAGGGGAGAACTTACTGAGCGGAGTACTCAGAGCCAGTCAGCATGGACAAAGCCGCCAACAAGTCGCACTCAGTGATAGTGGTCACGCGCTTGATCTCCAGGTGAGCACAGGAGATCAGGCATGGGAACGTGGGGTCATCCTGGCTTTCCATCGCGAAGAAACTCAGCAGGTCCTGGAACTCCACATGCGAACGCACACGGTAGTAGGGGCTGGTACCCAGGCTGCGAACCATCGAGGCCAGTGGCACCAGCGATTTACGCACAGTACCCTTGACGCCGTTGTCAGCACGGTTGACCAGGTTCAGCCACTCGTAGATGGCGTTGCGCTGATCGCTTTCGCGCAGGCGCACCGTGAAGCGGATGCGGCCGTTGGTTTCTTCGACTGCCTCGATCTGCACCAGCTTAGAGGCGCTGGTCCACTTGACGGGGCCATGGAACTTGATGGTGCCGCGGGAGTCCACATCGGGAGTGTGGTCGATCAGCGTCAGAAGACGGAACGCGCTTTCGCGATCCAGGGAGACGATGCGGTGCAGGGTATAGGTGATCTTGGCGTTGGACATTTGAAACTTTCTATTTGAAGGTTAAAAGATATTGAAACGGTGTGCCTCAAGTAGAGTATATGTGACTGAAAGTTTCTAGATACGGCATACATCCCCACCTAGACCCTTGCGGCTCTAGGTGGGGATGTATATTGCCTTTTCTTTTGCCTCAATCAGGCGCCAGCAGTTACCAGATCTTCCACCAGGGTCGGTGCAGGTCCTGAGGGTCAGGAGCAGGAATGGGATTGTCCTTGACCGAGGAGCCTGGCAAGTCCAGGATATCGGTGTTCTCCAGATCCCCGGCGATACAGGCGGGATCTTCCATGAGCTCGGACGGCGTATAATCGACTTCCGGCACTGTGGACGCTGTAGTGCTGGTGATCTTTCCAGTTGCCAGTTCTTGGATCTTCTCCTTTCTCTTGCGATCCGCTAAAACTTCCGCATTGTCATGGACGTACCATTTGGTATAGTCCCGAGCGACCTTGTCCAGGGCCATGAAGAGCACTTTGATAAGCAGCTCCGGAGTATGCTCGATGGACGAGTAGACCGAGACCTTCAACACCCGAGATACGGCAGTCACAGCCCTGTCCATCACGTATTGCATGCGGTCATCACTGGTGAACGGATCCGGCTGCTCACGACGCACGACAATGAAGGTGCGGTCGCCATTGGTGGAAAAGATGCGAAGCTCGTCGCTGGTGACGCAGGCCACAGCGCCCGGCACAGCTTCCAGCACGGCTTTTGAGATCGTGTCCGGATACTTGGTAGAGTCGTCCGTAAAGACCTGCATGGCATTTACCCGCTCCATCATCCTCAGCGAATCTATCAGGCCCACGGGATTTTCCTGGACGTGCGTCTCGTAGATGATCGGATTCAGGTGTGCGTTGTGGATGGGGTAGTAGTGTCCGTAGTGCGAGTCGATAAGCTGACCCGCCTGGGCTTCAAGCGCACTGAGCCAGCCATGGACCTTGTTGGTGGGGTTGTCACTGAAGCTCCTGACAATATCGATGTAGTGGCTGATACCCACGCCCGAGTCGGTGAACTCGAATACCTGAACTTGCGCGCCTATGAACTTGGACAGCCCGTCGTCGAGATTGTGGACCAGCGAGTTCGCAGCGCTTACGAACAGCGTCACGAAAACGCCAGGAGAGCTTGTAGCGAACAAAGCGCTGCAGTCGTCGGCACTGCGTCGGATCAGCTCCAGGCCCTTGTCTTTAAGGTCGGAGACCAGCGTTTCACGGTTGACGATAGAGATGCCGACTTCGTGATTCCACAACGGCTCACGGTCGCTTGATATACCGGCGTTGCGCAGCGACAGCACCATACGCAGGGAGTCTTCAACGCTACCCACGAGGATCTGGGCACGCGCCAAGGAGGTGAGGGCGATGTTGTCGGAGACCTTATAGTCTTTGCTGGGGATTTCGGGCTTGTAGATGATGGGAAGCATGTGAATACTTTCAGGTAAAAAGAGAAGAGGGGAGAGTCAGGGGCCCTGAAGGGCCCCTGATCGATCAGTCCAAACCCAGCAGACGGCGGTCGTCCTTGTCCGTGATAACGGGCTTCAGCCCCAGCATCTTACGCCATCGGGGGTTGGTGAGTGCGTAGTACTTCGTCAGCGTGTCGACGGCGTGTGCGCGGCTCTTGTTGGCGACATCCTTGAGCTTACCAGTGTTCTCCGCCAGCAGCCGGTCCAGCATCTCACGCAGGTACCGATGGATCAACTCCACCGATGTGTCGCGGTGAGATACCGTGGCGACCGTGATGGAGTCGTCCACCCGGATGAACGCACGCGCCAGCACATCGTCGTTATTGTTGACGAAGTGGTAGACCAACGATTTCCCGCAGGAGTACATATCGTTGACCTTGACGCCCGGTATCCCGGACAGGCGGTCCTCGATGGCCTTCTTGAACTGGTCAGCAGTCACCACGAGCTTGGTCTCTGTATCCGTGCACGAGCCGGAGACATGCGGCTTGGTGTGGATGGTCACGCGGGGATTGTCGTACTCGGACAGGCCGGCGCTGAAGTTGTGGCGGTTGAAGAAACCCCGGAGAGCTTCATCGGGCAGGATCTTGATCATCAAAGCCGCAAGATGATGCAGGCGGTTGGTGATGATGTCGTCCTTGGACTCGATGTATTCCAGGAACACGCCGGCATTGCCTTCCTTCAGCGGGATGGACACTTCCAGCAGCAGGTACAGCCGCTCGCCCCACTGGGTGAACTCGTCTTCAATGGCCGAGCCGTGCTGGTGGTCGAACACCCGGGGGATACGGACAGCCACCAGCGTGGTCATCGTGTCGTTCATGTCCCGGGTAGCCAGGTAGTGGCCGTCCTTGGAGTAGACGTCAGCGATGGTGTAGCTTTGGCTCACCAGCAGCTGTTTGATGCCCTTCTTGGACTGCACCATCAGCGTGGTGCGCCGCTGCACGTCATCACCACGCACAGCCAAAGCGCTTTTCAGCTCTTGTTCGATGCTGTTGAAGGCGCTGACGGATCCGTACTGACCACTTATCAAGCAGTTTTGCACGGCACGCTTGATCTGATTGCGCACTTCCATGGCCAGTGCGGAGTTTTGTGTGGCAAACGCCGTCTGGATCGGAGTCATCACCAGGCCTTCCAGGCGTTTGATGCGGTCGTCCAAGATCTGTTCGGTCAGGCACTCGTCGCCGCTACTGGACGGCTGAAAGCCATCGAAGCTGCCGGCATCTTGAACGCCTACCAAACGGAAGGTCTCGTCCAGAGGTTCGAGCTTTTCGAGGATGTCGCCCAGCACCGGCTGCTCGGGAGTGCCTTGAGTTTCTTGTTCTGTCTTGTTGACGATGTCGCCGATCTTTTCCATGATACGTTCTTTCTATTGCGAAACACAAAGAGATATCCCCCGAGCCTTTGCGGGCTCAGGGGACGAGAGGGTATGATGCTTACACGAGTTCGTGCAAGATCACGCGTTCATTTTCCAGATCCAGGATCTGGCCGTCGAACTCACGGAAAGCCAGCGACGCCGCTTCTTCACCTGCCATCCACATGCAGGCGATGAAGTTGGCGCCTTCGATCTGGCCAGGAGCCTTGTAGGGCTGGTACACGACCGGGTAGTCGACGTAGTTGTCGTTGCGGCTGGTCACAGGCGCCTGCCCCGGACGATGAACCACGACCGACGCCGACTGGCGACCCAGCTGGGGCTTGGCCACATAGCCGCCCTCGGCCACACTGGGTGTCTCGATCAACGTGACGTGCTCGAGCTGGTAGTCGGCCCAGTTGGCATGGCTGCGCGCCAGGCCGTAGGTCTGCAGCTCAGGCAGCGTCAGGAACTTCTTGTGGCTCATGAACCAGCGCCACGCCGGTTCGAAGAAACGGACCTTGTCACCCCATTCACGCCAACGGGAGATGGCCTGCGGGTTGGACTGCACCATTTCCTCCCACGGCAGCATAATGTGCACGTGTGTCAGGTCCGTGGACGGCACCGACGTCAGGAAGAAGGGATTGCGGTCCGGATCGCCTGCGCTGTCGAACTGGAACATGGTCATGTCGGCCAGGAAGACCTGAGCACCCGACTGCTCCAGCAGTTGCGCGATGGCTTCGCTGGTGCCCAGATCCTCAGGCCAGTTGGTGTTGACCACCACGGCCACCTTGGAGGAGCTGTCCACCAGGCCGCGCTCTTCGGTCTTGACCCACATGTCGTTGAGCTGCGCTTCTTCGTCTTCATTGACCACGGCAAAGAGGTTTTGCAGGTTCATCGACTCGAACAGCATCGCGGGCGTGTCGCCGTTGAATTCGTAGATGAACGCCTTGCCCGTGTTGGGGTCCACCTGCAGATCGAAGCGGCCGCCAAACGCGGGATGGTCCTTGGCGAACGTGTAACGGGCGTATTGCACGAACGCCAGGTTCACTGCTGGCTCCACGCCCGGCATCGGGAACATCGCCATGAGTTCTTCGTCCGTGCTGGTGTCGAAGAGGTTTTGCAGTGCCCCACGCATCTGGCCCATGAACAGCGTCAAACCTTGACGCAGCCGCTCGCCCCACTGGGCGTCGACTTGGTAGAAGGGCAGTGCGTCTTGCTTGCGGCCGTAGAACTCCATCCAGGTGTGGATGTTGCTGCGGAACACCGGGTCTTGGCTGAATGCCGCAATGAACGGCATCTCGCGGTCGAAGATCTCGTCGACCGTCAGGAAAGGAACCTGCAGGATGGCTTTCTTGATGAATGGAGCTTGCATGTGTGCTTTCTATTGAAGAGAAAAGGGAAGGAGGAATCAGGATGCGCTAGCACCGCCGGAGAAGCCGCCTGCCGAAGAGCGTCCCACCGAAGAGGAGCTGAATGCTTGGCTAGTCGACGCCGAACGGCTCGCGTACGAGCTGCTGGGCGAGGAGAACGCGGCCGAGCGGTTGACGCTGGTGGCCGCCGCTGCCGGAGACGGAGCACCGGAGATGGAACGAGCGCTGTTGGCGAACGACGAAGTCGCGGCCGAGGAGCGGTTGGCCGCTGTTGCAGCGCTGGAGGCGCCGGACATGTTCGCTTGCTGCGCAGCCATCATGGCTGCGGTGTTGGAGCCTACGGCCGGGGAGCTGCGGCGGCGCTCTTCATCCTCGCGACGAAGGCTCTGGCGGTGCTGGTCCGAGCGGTAGCTGCTGGTGGACGCTTGGCGATAGCTGTTGTAGGTCTGCGGGCTGGTGAACGATGCCGTGCGGCCCGAGGAGTTGCTGAGCATGGAACCCATCAGTGCACCTGCGAGCAGGCCGGCTCCCGCACTCATCAGCATCTCGCCGCCACTATAGCCGCCCGAAGCCGGGGAGTTGGGGCTGGCCGGGTTGCCGCCACCTTGACCGGAAGCGACCATCTTGCTGTTGGTCTCCGAGGCCATCTTGGCATAGTCAGCCGGCGGCATCACCCAGATGGTCAGTTTGCCATCAGCGGCCTCGCGACCCACCTGGATGGTCTTTTGGCCGTCTTCCAGCACAAAGTCCACCGAACGCACCGTGGGGTCGAGCTTTTGCAGTTCCTTGAGCAGCTGAGCAGTTTCCTGGGTTTGCTGGTGAGCCATCTGGCTAGTGATGTTGCGCGCCGCAGCGCTGGGGTCGTAGGTGGGGCCGTTGTCCGAAGGCCCGCATCCCGTCATGGCCATCGCGGCCACCATCACCATCGCTGTTGTTTTGGTGTATTCCATTGATGTTCTCCAAAGTAGAGGCTAAAGTCCTCAACCCATACGAGTAGAGGGTCGTAAAAATAGTTAGTATGACGTCACGGCCCTTAGACAAGTCGCATTTATTGGGCCGGACTATTGATCCTGTGGACCATACTCTAAGGCTACATCATGATCGAACTCCTTTCTTCCACGAATGTCAATCCCAACCCGTACTTCCTGATCCAATTCGAGGATGTACCCGTCGGAACACTGGGATTGAATATTCAGTCCAAGGAAACTTGGAATTTTCAGCGAATTGTCCAAAACACTCCCACTGACGGTGTCGTCGATCACCCCACGTACGGAAAGTGTTACCGTTTGGATGGAAACGTCCGATTTCTCGAACCAACCAAACGCTTCAATCTTCTCATGCTGAGTAAATTCTCCATGGAGATAGACTACGTCACAGAGAATACCTATGCCCAACTGTTCGATTTTGGAAGTCAATCCGAATCAAAACTAGGCTGGAACATGTACGAGATTACCCAAGGTGGTAAATGGCTATGGGCATTCTTTGCGACGTTTGCCGGCGGAGGACACGCCACATCGTTCTTCCCGGGAGCCGCGCCAACCAATAAACTGGTTCGGTTGAGAATAACCAGGGATGGGTCGGCAATGACAATCCGAGAGCTCGAATCAAACATCACAGACACACAGTCTATCGGTTCGACGTACCTATCCGATCAGCTTTGCGCTCTGTTCTCTATGGCCAACGGCCACGGAGGTAACATGAAGGGCTGGATAAAGCGGTTCAGCATCACTCCAGGCTAAGCAAACTCCACTATCCTCGATGCCCAAAGGCATCGAGGATAGTGGTATCTATGCGGCCAGTCAGATGGCCTTATCGAGGCGGTCGTGCAGCTCAGCTGCGAACAGCGCGTTGTAAAGCTTGCCCAAGTCGGCTTCGTCAGAGGCTTCCGTGTGCATGTCCTGGGGAGGCTCAAAGCTGAACCGAGAGCAGGGCTTACCTTCATTCATCTTCCAGCCTGTCGGCGTATGCACCAAGTAGCCACTGTACGCCACCTGCAATTGGTCTTCGTGAAGGTAAGCAAACCCCAGCATCTTGTGCCCCATCCAAGTCAGGCGCAGGTGCTGAGGGTTCAGATCCACATCGTTGGTAAGAATGTGGCGAACGATCAACTCCTTGATCCGTTCCACTGTGGAGCTCAGGTCTCCGGGAGGATCAGGCTTTTCATAGATATAGATCGGCCCATTGGCCATAAAGCTCATAGCTACCTCCTTGCAACGATGGTGCGCTCTTTGCGCAGCTGGCGCTCGAACAGCTTTTGGTAGGTCTCAGCCACCGCTCGCACGTCCTCAACCGAGGGGCGAAGCAGGGGTTGACCTGGATAGGGCTCAAACGTCTCGGGATTGACCTGAGGCCCCGCAATGATCTTCCATTCGCCCTCGAATACGATCATGCCCGACAGATCGTAGTTGAGTGTGACGTCGAAGTACTCGATATCAGCGACGACCGTAAAGCCAATGCAGTTGCGGCCGACCCAGGCAAAGCGAACGGAGGGCTCGCTGACTACCACCTTGTTGAAGGTCTTCAGATGGCGAGCAATGAGCTTGCGGCATTTGACCACGCACGCCGGAGTAGCGGGATCGTCGGAGGCGAATTCCACGAGGTCTACGCCGTTGAGATGGATGTCAGCTCGGTTCATGGGAAAACCTTCTTGTCCAGCTCCATCCCGGAGCACGCGTAGTAGCGGTCCAGCACTTCCTTGGCCTTTTGCCGCGACACCGTCAGGGAGATGTCACGAGCGTGATGGGAAAACTTCATCACGTACGTATCCGTGGCACGGCCAGGGTAGACGTTCACATAGTTGAACGTACCGGCGCCGTAGATGTACGTGTCCGTGCCGTTGTGGTACAGCACGAAGCAGTTGCGGTTGACTTCGATGTCTTCGACGTTGCCAGCGGCTGAGACAAGAGAGCCGGTACATACTACCGCCGCCGCGATGGAGGCGATCACTGCGCGTCGCAGGATGTTCAGAGAGGGGTGCATAAAAACTCTTTAAAGGTTCGGCCTGTGAGGCGAGAAGACGATGATCGGTGACTCCTCCACGCTCGGCGCATACACCGCATAGCAGGGATATACGTGACGCTCGACGTCCCCGAAGTCTGAGATGGACCAAAAGCCGCACAGATCGATCATCTCGTTTTGGTTACGGACATGCCGGACGTAGCTGTTATTGTCGACGATATCAGCCAGGATGAAGAAGGATGGTCCCACCACACCACGAATACCTTCGTAGACATACCCCAGAAAGCCAGCATAATGGGCGATCGGGTCGCTCTTTTTAGCGAACACGACCACTTTCAGGGTATTGGTGTTGACGTCACCATGGAGCATGACGATGATTGACTTGCCGATGTCCATCCGCACTTCAAACTTGTCGAAGTTCCCGGACACCTTCACCGGTGGTACAGTGAAGCGCCGACTAAACCCATCGGCAATGCTGTCCAGAAATGTCTGTCCAGCAGAGATCGACGGATGTTCGACGATCCGGACCAGGAAGTAGTCCGTATGAAGCGTATAGATTTGATCTTGGAAAGATTGAGACATTGAAGGCTTTCTATTTGAGTTCCAGTCCAGAGCAGCGGCTAAAGCGTTCCACCAGCCGCTGAACATCGACTGCTGGCATCACGGCGACCGGACTTTGGAAGGTAGACGCCGCCACAAAGTCCACTTCCACCTTCAACATCCCTGACTTCATGGGGACGGTGCGGATAGACTCGATCCAGGTGACGTTGGTGGTGCGCACATCGAGGTTGTCCTCGTAGAAGATGCGCAGCATACAGTTTTTGGTGATCTCCACCGAAGCTGCCCGAAACTGCGTACGCTCGAAGGCCTCGGCCGTATTTGCGATCATCAGGCCCAGCACCATCGCTAGCACGATGATGACCCAGTTAGGAACTGCTTTCATTTGAAACCTTTCGGAAGGGCCATGCCGGAGCAGGCCATGTAACGGTTGCGGAAAGCGACGGCGTCTTCGGGCCACATGCCCACAGCGGACGTCGTCATCTGGGAGTGCTGAGGCACGATGAGCGTGACCGTCTGCCAGCCTTGGAGGTTGGGTTTCTCGATCTTCACCGCCTCCAGCATCCCGGTCATGAACACGAACTCCGTGCCCTTACCGTCCTTCCAGTGAACAGCGCAGTTATCGCTGATGGTGGCAGATGAGGACGCGGCATGCGCTCCCACGATCCCCAGGCACATGGCACCAGCTATCAGGCTGCGCCAAAAGTTGGTAACACGTCGCTTCATTCTTTCTTTCTCCTTTTCACGTTCTTCAAACAGTTCACGATAATAGGCCTCGAGCAATCCCGTCGAGGCCAAGATGGATTCCCGAGCAGTCTCGATCAACCACTCTGGACGCTGAGTCGCCATGCCGAAGGAGCACTCACCGCCTCCGCCTATGGGGTATTCCATCGATGGAACAGATGGCTCTGATGCTGTCGAGCGCCTTGCGCACTCGTCCGCGGGCCGTTGACGGCTTTTACGGGCTCGCTCCTCAGCCTCTTCCTCCTCGCGCTGGCGGCGCCGGCGTTCGCGTTGCATCTGGAGGATGATAAACGCTGCTGACATTCGAACTCCTTACATATTGAGATAGGTTATAGCTGAAGGTGCTCAAGAAGATGATTCCAGCGACAGCACACGCTGAGGGCAAAGATCTCACGTAGGCAAATAATGGACCTATCTCGTCGAACTTCTTTGTGATGTCAAAGTACAAGTACCCTGCCATCACCATAAAAAAGAAAGGACCCAGATACGCGATAGCAAGCCTGGGGCCCACTATCGCGGTCTCTTCGCTGAAGATGTAGAACACAAAAAGAAGCGGTAAAAATGGGCCAGCCGTCATCATAACGGCTATGAACGTCCACAAGAAGACGTCCATGAGCTTTTGAACTTTCATATTAGATCCAACGCGAGATTTGGAAGATGGCGATGATCGCGATCACTGCGTACGTAGTGATAGACGAGGCAGCGCCCACTGACACCAAGGCAAACTTGCCCAGAGATGCCGAGTCAGAGAAGTCCGTAGTATCGTAGATTTGGTTGATGAGTTCCTTGTTGGTGATGAGGACATAAGTAAAGGCAAGGGCAGTCGCGATGACCAGGGTAACGATAGTAATAGTGATCATGGTAATTTCTCGGTGTGTAGGGGCGGGTTTCAGGAGTTAAGAGTCCTGAGTCAAGCCTCCATAGTTGCGGGGGCTTGGGTCAGGTGACCTTATGCGGGTGTGATCATGAAGATCTTGACGCCTTGGCGCTGCTTGCGATTGGTGTTGCGCTTGAAGACGTTCATCTGACTCATCGCGCGGCCTCGGTCGTCACCACGCAGCAGATGCACATTGACCGGCAACTCGTGGCCTTGGCTCTTGGTGAGCAGACAGATGGCGCGTTTTTCTTCTGGGTTCCTGGGGATCATGTTGGGATCCTCGGTCAGCCTGCGATCTTTGATCTGCGCGATGGCGTGGTTGACGAAGGCCCCGAACACGGGCGGCATCTCCGGGCAAAACACTTCAAAGCCATGGGTCTCCCACAGGCCCCAGCTGTAGCCCCACATCTGGGTGTCACCTGTGTTGACAAGGATATAGCCTATAATACGCTTGCGCGCTTCGATGAGCGAGTCAAAGTGATCCCAGCTGGCCTTGTCGCGAGCAACATAAGCGTTGTAGATACGACGGCCCATGGCAGCTGCGCGCTTGATACGGCGGTTCATGATAAGAAACCTTTCTATTAGAGGACGTACTTGATAACCTTGCCAGCGAGTACGATCATGATGGCGATCCAGCCGGCTGTGGCCAAAGAGGTGAAGATGCGCAGCATGCCATCGACCATCTGCACGTAGATGGGTACATCCGGGTACTCGGCCTCTTGGTCACTGTCGAAGACCCAGACATAGATAAGTGCAGTCACTAGCACCAGAGGGATTATCAGGAGGATGAAATCATCGCTCACTGGCAAGGAGATAGCGTTCATGGAGGATCTTTAAGTATGAAACAGTTGCAAGATAGCGAGGTTGTGACAGTTGGCCTCGCCGTTGAGTTCACTGACCGTGCACAAGGAGTCCTCAGCAGGGACGTCCTTGTCGTAGATCTTGATGTCCCAGGCGTCGACCCCCTGACCTTTGAGGATCTCGTAGGCCACCGCATGCAGTGATAGGTCGGCCGTTTTGATACGGCCCAGGATGTTTTGCTTCATTGGGCCGATGATGCGACTCATCGTGCGCTCCTTGATGCGGTCATTGCGCCCCAAGTAGTACCTCAGCTGGGTGCTCTTGTGGGTAAGCTGAAAGATCGTCATCGTCGACTCGATCGAAGCTGGTGACCCCTTGACCTTGGAGCTACGGTACGTCGCGAACCGTCCATACCCGGTCAGGTACGGCAAAAGGTCCTCAAACGTCACGCCGATGTCCATGCGAACGGAGATACTCGGGTCGTTGAGCTTTTTGCCCGTACGCTTGAGAAACTCCATCAGCTGCACTGAGTGCTGCTGCATCCGAACGTTACCGCATGAGCTCCTGGCACTATTAGGAGTAGCGCGACGGATAAACATGTAGTTCTTGTTGTCTTCGTCCAATGTGAGCAGGACATGAGGGGTCGTGGTGATAGGAGCGGTCAACAGACGGCTCGCAAATACCTTTCGCAGTTCTTCGATCTTAGTCATGATAACGAGGGCTTTCTATTTAGGGCTTGGGGTTCGCGATAGGGTTGCCCATCCGAACCAGCGTGTTGATCAGGTTCAATCCTTCCATCGACGGACCAATCACCATAGCTTTGCGCACGAAGTTGCGGCCGTCGGTGGCAACACGGGTGAAGTCCCGCTCACTGAAGATCGCGAGCGCGTTTATGGGCAGCTTGCGGTAAGCGAACATGTAAGGCGAGAGCGTTGGAGAGAGCATCACCACCCAGTGCTTTTCCTTTTCGAGGAATGGCCGGAGACTTTCCTGACCCCAGGCTTGGGTCACGGTGATGCCGTCATCCGGAGCAAACAAACGTAGACGCTCGATGATCTCGATGTCCGGGTTCTCGCTGGCCATGATCTTGGAGGCGATGTACTCTTGGATGAGTTGAGCTGCAGTCTTCATTTTGGAATCCCTTTCTATTTACTTCAGAAGTTTGGCTTGTTGCTTCAGACGACAAGCAGCAAAGTGGGCCATCAGTTCATCGGCTTCCTCACGGGCGTAGGTTTCCTTGAACTGCTTGATACGGCCATCGATCAGCACGCGGGCCGTGATATCGGCACCTGTCATGTTCGGCGCTGTGTGGTTCCAGCGCGTGACAGTGCGAACAGCCGAGAAGTCAACTGCATACTCATTGAAGTACGTGCTGGCATAGACATCGCACTCCGGAGTGATGGTGAATGATTCGTGTGACTGCACACTCAACAGGAAGATGCCAACCAGCACAGCGATGGCCAAAAGCGGGAGCACCAGAAAGTCGAATATACGGTTCATGTTTGGATACCTTTCTATTTGAAACAAACAAACTGAAGCGCTTTGCTTCAAGTAGAGTATATGTGACCAAAAATCTTTACAAACAGATGAACCCCAGCGACCCATAAGGGTCGCTGGTGGTCACATCGTGATGTGATGCTCATGCACCGGTTTGCCGAGCTTTTTCATTTGTTGGATCATGTTCATAGATCCAGGTGACTGGTTCACGCAGATCACAATAGCGGCGTCTGCGTACTTGGCCATCTCGGCGTTTCGGATATGGCCGGCTGCCCTCCCATGGGTGTCCCAGTCGGCAGGCGCTCTTTGCACAGGCAGGTTGTTGTCCGCCGCATAGCGCTCGCCTAAGGCATCCACTCCTGATTTCTCAGCACCAGAGACCACTTCTGTGATCGGATACATGGAGTCCTGAATCACTTGCTGCAACAATGAGTAGTCCGTGAACCTGCGAGTGCCCGCGATGACCACCTTGTACCAGGTCTTCTTTCTTTGCTCCCGGTACTCGGTCAAGAAGTCAACCAACCAGTTATGGGAGGTGTACATCACAGTAGCGTCGGAGCCGTAGTGGTAGTAGTGGGTCAGGGGCTTTTCAGATCTGACAAATGCCCGGATAAGGGCCGGAGGGCCCTGGTAAAAGCGCTGGATGAGAGCCTGTTTGATCAACTCTTGGAAGTCATCTCGGGGAACACGAGTGAGCGTCTTGGAGAGCTTTTTGGCATCGAAGGGCCCGATCGTACGAAACTGCTCATGCTGACAGCCTGTGGCCAGCCAGTGCCAGTAGTTCTCCATACTGGGGAACTTGCCGTGGTCTGGGATCTCCACAGGGATCGCGCTCATGTTGGTGAGTGCCCTCCCTAGGCTGGTGGCTGCCTTGGAGTAGATGTTGATATGGTCCGAGCCATCGGTATCTGGGCCATATGGGTAGCCGTTTTCTTTGACGAACTTACGGATACCGGCTTTCACATCACTTCCCAGATCTCGGATATTGTTCCAGATCTCCACAAAGGTATCCCCATGGCAGGGCTTGGGTGCGCACGAGCATTCGATGTGGTCCACACCTGCCAGATCGCTGACCAACTGACGAGTCACTCGATCACCGACTGCCAGCTTGTCAGCGATCATTTTCTTATAAGCGGCGGCGGCCTCTCCTCGGGGGAGCTCCTCTGTTACTTTGAAGGGGTTGCCCCAAGGAGTGCCGCGCCCGATATAGGTCGCCTGGATGTCCTTGGGTCTCGTATGTCGGTTCCACAGTTGCATAAATCCTCCATTCATTAGAGTAGTGCTGTATATCGAAATTCCCGGGAGTGATGACTTGAGCCTGTCTTCTGCAACTGTGGTCCGAAACATAGTTAAGAGTCGCGTGCTACCAAATTTATCTGACAGCGGGGTGTTTGTACCCTTCATTTATCAGGACATGGATACTGCATAATACCTGACCTCTGCCTGCTCCTTTTACGGGGAGCGGTCAGAGGGTTATGGTCGGAATCATGTGGTCGGCATCTTCGTCGGCAATGAATAAAGAGGTACGACATGGCTATCCATCTGAAATGGAGCAACCAGAACACTCCTGGCAACTCCCTGTATATCTACCGTAACGAGGGCACCACCATCACTGAAGCCAGCAAAGGCACAGCGATCGCTACTCTGGACTCTAACGCCGTCGCCTATGTCGACAACACCACTGAACCTGGCAAAACGTATGCCTACTTGGTGGAGATCCGCGCTCCTTTGGGCTCGAGCTTCTCGCGACCAACGGTAACAGCCAACCTGCGCCGTGTAGGTCCCGGTGGCGTAGACATTCTCACCGGCGACAGCGAGTTCGGTTATATGGGCCAAGTTCCCAGCTATGAGCTGCCTGATGTGTGGACAGCTCTGGGCTTTGAGCGTGGAAAGACTAATGCCGCAATGGCTGTGCTCAAGTGGTACAAGTTTGTACGCAAGGGCAAGATAATGTATGTGCCTTCTATCCCCATGACCACCACGTACAACGACTACGATCCGTGGTTGGGTGGCATCTGGGCGGCCAATGTGCCTGGTATTGCTTCTGGCCTGGACTGGAACTTCGACATCTCGGCGGCCAAATACAACCCCTATCGCAAGACCAAGATCTTGACAGCGGGAATAGACCGCTTTCACTTGCGTGCTCCCCGAGCATATCCAGACAACTGGAACGGTGTACACAATGCGGCCCTGACGCTGCAGCGCGACACCGAGATGAACCAGCTCATCCAGTCTATGATGCAAGGCTGCATCATTGGCAACCAGGTGGGTTCGGTCACTCCTCAGATCTGGGCTCAAGGTGTAACCTTCATGAGGTACATTGCTGCTGAGGCCCTTCCTCAGTCCAATGAGACACTGATGTGTGAGTATGGTGTCTACGACCATAATTACGCCATCGTCGCCGACTGGGTGAAGGGTTACTACATCGTCAATACCTACAATTCGAGCAGCGCTGACCAAATCCTAGCAAAGTGGCGTAATGGTGGCGCTCCAGCTCTGTGGCCTGTGCTGCAACTCATCGAGGAATAAACAATGTCTATCAAACTCAAATGGGCGAACGCCTACAACGGCAACGTCTCCGGCTTTCGGGTTTACCGAAGCGCCACCAAGGCCAACTTGTTCGACGCAGCCAACCTGCTGCAGGAGTTCGCCACTACGACGCTGGACTACGAGGATACGACTATTCAACCCGACACCGTGTACTACTACGGTGTGGAGTCCCTGACTCCACTGGGGACCATGCAGTCCAAGCCCATCCTCGCCATCCAGTACGTGAACTCCGCTGGTCCTGGTGGCATCAATGTCACCCGTGGCTCCATGGAGTCAGGGATGCTGGACGCCACGTCTGCTACCAACATGCCCGATCTGTTCGGTGCGTCGAACTCGGTGCTGTTCTCGGCTCTGTCCACCCAACTGACTGTACTCAACCGCACCACCAGCTCCATCGTGCCCGGTCAGTACGGATCGCTGGTCTCCAAGCTGACCATCGGTGGCAAGGTGTACTTCATGCCAGCGGACTTCATGACGTACGGAACATTCACATCAGCTGCTCAGCGCCAGACGTTCGATACAACGGTCGCATCCATCTTGAATGACGGCGTCTTCTTTGAATACCAGGGATTTCGTCTTCGGATCCAGCTGATGGATCTGGACCACGCCATGCAGTACTGGAGCAAGAACTCGGGCGGCCCCACCAACCTCAATGGCTGGATGATCCGTTCGGTGGAGCAGCCCATCCCCGCATATGCCAACCACTATGTGCTGGCTCAAAAGGACGGAAAACTGTACCGCTTGCGAGCGCCTGTCGGAGCACGCCCGTACATCATGACGGCGGTGGAGGCCACGTTGACGGACGCATTCGCAACCAACGCCATCTGCTACCCGCTGTACGTGATGACTCCGGCGGATTGACCCAAAGGAGCCAATATGTTTGAAATCTTCATGCGGCAGTCTTCCCACCTGCCGTACTACTCCGACAGCGGACCAGGTACCAAATACCTGCGGATGGGGAACACGGATCTGGGCTTCTTTGGCCTGGTTCCAGAAGTGGAGCTGGGTTTCTTCACCAAGATGTTGGATGACGCCCAGATCCCGGAAGCTTCCCGACTGTACTCCGCTAGCGCGGACAATCAGTGGATGAAGTTCTTCTTCAAAGGCTCGGTTGTTTTCATCCCAACGTTCAAGACGGCGCTGGTGACGTATAACCAGCTGCAAGCGGCCAAGATGACGTACAGCGGCCTGAAGCGCGGCACGGCTGATGCCCCAGCCACACTGCCGGATGGCAGCCCCATGTACGACATGAACCCTGTGTATACAGCCCCTAATAAGGACTTGCTGTTCCCGCGCCTGATCGACCTCAAGCCCAATGCGACATCAGTGGTCTATGATGAAGTGCTCAGCACGGAATCTGAAGCCTACAACCTGATCGTATCTGTGTTCGGTGCCAATTGGACTAATCCGCAGGGGATCCGGCTGCCGGCGAGCTACATCAACGGCGTCACTGCCGGTCAACAAGCCAACACTAGCGGGGTAGAGATCATCTCCTCGACAGTGGGTTCAGTGCTTCGACTCGATACCACCAATGCGGACATGAATAAGGTTGCTCAGACCTCCATGGGCAATACTACGGTCTGGCTTCCGGTGGTGCAACTGCTGACAACAGACGACAAGAAGAAGCTCGCACTGCCGATCAGCAATTTGGAGAGTTGGTCGGATGCGGTGAATTCTCAGCCCGTGATCTGGGGAATCGCTGAGTCTATGCTTCCGCCGTACAACTTCCGAGCTCCTTTGGATCAGTCGATCGTGCTACCAACGATGACTGTAGAAGGTCTGCGTTCCCCGGTTCTGCGCTCTGCGCGTGGTCCGGTCATCAAGTTCGAAGAATACGCTCAGATGAGCTTTGTGGCACCGATGATCACGGGCGTGCAATCGTTTAATGAACCAGGTCAGATCTCCCGATCTTTCCCGGTTTCTCCAGACGTTGTGCGTCCGGAAGCTGTCTATGAAGGCACCGCGATTCAGTGCTGCTCCGGATGGGTCAACGGCAATGAGATGTATACACCGTTTGGCATGGGTGGAACGCAAGGCGGTGGGGAAGATAAGTATCCGGCGTACATGTCGGTCTTCAACTTTGTCACCAAGACCAAGCGCCGTATCGCTCCAGGAACTCCCTCGGGCTTTACCTGGTACTCAGGATGCACGCACAACGGCCGCTTTTACATGATGAATGGCTACATCGCCGGCAGCCAGACCAAAAACATGTACAGTTGGCCTGTTGCGAACCCCTCGTCACCGACAGCTCATGCCGCCACTCCGGGTTCCACTCGAGTGGTCACCAATGTCTGCTCTTTGCCGACGCAAAACAAGATCATGTTGGTGGGCGGCTACAACTTGTCTGGAACGACTTACAACGAAGCGGGTTTGTACGATGTGGCGACCAACACCTGGTCCGTCATCGCTCCTCCTGGGATGGGACTGTACTATGCAGCCCTGGCCGCGACTCCTACCAAGGTGTACTTGATCGGTGGCCTCAACACCACAGGTTCTACCAATACCTGGAACACCGTGATCCGGGTCTATGATATCGCATCCAACACCTGGAGCACTTTACCAATGCCCACGACGTATGGCTTCAAAGCCATCGGACAAGCGACAGTGGTGAACAACAAAGTTGTGGCCATCGGCGGCTTCAGCGATGTTTCCCCATCGGTGGCGTATGCGGTGATTTTGGATCTGTCGGACAACAGCGTTCGCATCAAAGCGTTGGGCATCCCGCCTCAATCGCTTGGAGTGTGCGGTCTGCAAAATGACGGTAAGATCTGGGTGGGTCCCGGAACCAACCCCAATCGACCCGGCGCCTACGACGACAATCGTCCTCGTAATCAGCTGTCGGTGTTTGATCCGACAAAACTCGTGGCATAACTGCCTACAGGCTGCGCCCGAAGGCGCAGCCTCTTCATTCAAAAGGAAACAACATGTCCGCACTTGTCAGCTGGGTCAATCCGAACAACCCTTCGACACTGATGCTGTATCGCTCCGACTCTCCGATCGATCAGCAAAACCTGCCAGCTCCGCTGGTCACTCTCACTAGCAATGAGCAGTCTTATCTGGACGCCACCGCGCCTTTGGGCGGTCAGGTGTACTACCTACTGAAGGTGGAGGCTGACGGCAAGAGCGCCTTCTCCCGTGAACTGAATGTTCGCATCGTGCCCGACACCGGCCCAGGTCCTCAGGAGCTGCTGTGGGGCGATTTGTTCTTGGGCTTTTATGGCGTGGTCAATGACTACGAAGTGGGCTTTCCCGTATCTAACTGGTACAACAGCGCTCCTGACTCTCGCTACTTCAAGATCGCATATCGCGGACGCATCCTGTATGTGGGTGCGCCTGTGATCAATACCGGCAAGAACGCCACTGCCTTGGAAGCAGCCAACTTGCTGCGCGGCGGCATCACTCCTTTGTATGGTCCGGAGGCACCAGCTCCCACGCGTGTGGTCGGCTTTCGCCAGTACTATACTCGCATCGCCAAGCTGTACGACTACAACAACACACTGGTGGAATCCAGTAGCTACAGCCTGAATTTCGCTGACGGCATGCCATTCGGCCAGTCCGAATTTCTGGACCTGTACCGGATCATGGTGCGTGCTTTGGCTCGCTCTTCCGCAGCTCCTTTCCGGTTTGCGCACAGCACTTTTGCCTCCAGTGTACCGACCATCACATCGGATTATGGAGCGGCCAATCGTTCGGCCATGCTCGGGTGGGCCACAGTGCCCAACGCATCTGCGGTGGGACTGGGGATCGTCACAGTGGGGTTGACTTCGGCCAACAACTCCTTCATCCCGATCATGGAACTGTTTCAGGAGTAACTGAATATGAAACCGAGCTTCAAACTCAATATCCCTGGAGCAACCCAGGACACCAGCATCCGTATCTGGCGCGCTGATACACGGGCCGATCTTGGCAAGGGCTCCCCCGTATACACCGGCGCATATGTCGATACCTACACAGATGAGTCTGTCATCTACCCAGGCTTGTGGTGGTACCGTGTAGAGTACAAGCATGCGGGAGGGGAGTTCTTCATCCCGCTGCAGGCGTTCAGCTACATGTACATCGAGGACTTCGGTCCCTTCTTCCCGGGGATGCCTGCGGCGTTCTCCTCCACGCGTAAGATCACCACGCGCGGATGCGGACAAGTTGGTGTGATGCTGCCGGCTCCTGCTCAGCCTACACAAGCGTTGGTCACCAACTGGCCAGCTCTGGTGACCACAGGCTGCAATGTAGCCGATAGCCCATCACCCAATGGAGCTGCTGCGACTTGGGAGCCTGTGGTGATCGAAGGCCAGATCTACCTGATCCCCTGGGATCTGGAGAACATCTTCCGTGTGGGCAATACATCCATGGCCGCCGCTGATGTACTCACCAATGTCTGGGCTCTGACCTCTTACTTGAACAACCCAGCCACCACGGCTAACGTCTACACGTTCGGTGGCTACAAGTACAAGGCTGTGGCCATCACAGAGCCAATGGCACGCAGTATCGGCAATAGCTGGCTGATCAACCCACCTGCAACCACGCCTATTCAATACACGGCTTCTTCGGTGTCGCGCACATCGACATTCGTGGCCTTGAATGAGCAAGGCAAAGTAGTGAACATCGACAACACCGGCACCACGCTGACGTTCAATGAACCCACGGGGACGGTCTCGGCTGTCTACGTCCTTATCGCTCTGAAATACATCGGGCCTGCGTAAAGCTCTGATCCCTGGGCAGGATAGCCCAGGGATCAGAGATAAATTGATAGGAGAAACATTATGCTTGAACTAATCACCCGTGAGTCCTCGCCAGCCCCCGGCACAATCCCCTGGTCGGGTCCCGGCACCAAGGTACTCACTCTGGGCACTGAAGACTATGGCTACTTTGGCCGTGTACCTGACTCCGTGTTGGGCATGGGCTCGAAGCTGGCTGCTTTGCTGCCTTCGAATAAGCGCGACTTCACTGACGCACCAGCGACCAATATGTGGGGCAAGTTTATCCGCAAAGGTAAGGTGCTCTATGTGCCGCAGTTCCCCATTGGTCGGACACTGTTCGCATGGAACTTCGACACCAAGGTGTACTACAACGCGCTGCTGCCGTCATCGGAGATCCCCAGGTTCCCGATGATCGGAAAAACCGCATACACCATGAATCAAACGTTCACCACCAGTGACGGCTCTACGGTGTTTGCCCGTAACTTGCTGGATCAAGATGGTGTCAAGTTCATCCAGTACACCGGCAATGATCCCGTCAAAAACGGGGAAGTTCTCGATCTGATTTACCGACCCTATTTCCCAGCCAGCGAATACGCCAATGCCTGGAAGCTGCCGCTGAGTGACTTCGAGCCCGCCTACGCAGGCCGCAATCCGGAAGTGTTTTGCCAACACCCCTCCCATGATTCCAACCAGATGATCACGGTGGTCGTCTCCGCGGCCAATGGCAGTCGTGGTCGGTACTTGATCGGCGGCTCCAGCAAGGAGTGCCTGTGGTTGCCAATTCTGCAGTTCGTACCTCCTAATGAGGTCCCCAACCTTCCGACATGAGGCAACTATGCTGGAACTTCTCACAGGTGCAGCCAAAGCTGAATCCGGTGCAACAGGTCGGATCATCAATGTACCGGCACTCAACCCGAAGCGCACCTACCAGTTCTTCCCCGCTCAGACACTGATCTCGGCGGATGGGCAGCGAGCTGCGTTTTGTGCGCCCTACGACACCCAGGCTCTGGCGTCTATCTACACATTCAAGACTCAAAATGGTCTGATGGTTCAGGAGTCAGTGATGACCGATTCCTCAACTGCGGCCAACAGTGGTAACTTGAAGACGTTTGCCAGCAATAGCGACTGTACGTTCTTTGTGTCCGGGGGAGCAAGCTACAACAACGACGGTAACCAGGGCTTCGTGATGACGTACACGCTAAATGGTGACGGCTCATGGAGTAAATTCAGGACCGTTTCCCCGTCGCCGGTCAATAACGGCTATTTCGGTAACTCTGTAGCCCTGAGCCCCGATGGCACGTACATGGCTGTTTTGGCACCGGGGGAGAACTCCAACAATGGCCGCATCCATACGTTCACTTATCTAGGCAGCTCCTGGACTGCGTTCAATCGGATTGATCTGTCTGGCACAGTTGGATCTGCGAACATCATTCAGATCAGCCGCAATCTCTCTACAATGGTCGTTGGTGTGCCGTCTCAAAATCGAATCGGAGTCTTCCGAGGATATCCGGATTGGCATTTGGTGGGGTGGCTGACAATGCCAAACGTTGTAGCGGGGTCGAACTTTGGGTCAGCTGTTGAGGTGTCTGATGACGGTACCGTTATCCTGGTAGGCGCCCCTACCCAGACAAACGGCGGGTCCAACTATACGGGTGGAATTTATGTTTATGTGTTCGACGGCATCGATGTCTTCGAACATAAAGCAACCATCTTACCTCCTTCTGACGTTGGAGAGATTCGCTATTTCGGCGGCGGTATCAGGATGTCGGCGGATAAGTCGTACATGTTGATCGCGGCGTATGTCTCAGGCGCTACTACTGGCTACCTGTTGCGCTATGACTTCAACCCCGACTGGACTGCTACACGTAAGTGGACGCAAGTACGCGGTCGACCAGACGCATACAGGGCGCTGTCTTTGGCCCGGACCACTGACAATTGGTTTATTGGTGATTTTGTCAATCACGAAGTCCTGTACGGTACATAAGTCGACATACTCCCACCATCCCGGCCGCAAGGCCGGGATGGTGGGGTATGATGCACACTGATTAGCTCAGCTTGACAGCATCGGTGAAGATCGCCTTGATGTCGGCAGCAGTGGGGATGTCGCTGACCTTGGTGGCGGACTCGATCAGCTCACGCAGCGTCCAGCTTTCGGCCATGACGCGGGTATAGGCGGCCAGCACGCGGTCGCTCAGCGCCGTGATGGCAGCTGCGTCCACAGGGATGACCTTGTTTTCGAAGGTGCAAAACACGTCGGTGTGTTCGGGGTTGCGAAGCACCTTGATGGCCAGACCCGAGACATTGACGCGGTCCATGGAGCGCATCTGCGCGTGTTGCACACCATGCTCGCCGCCGAAGTCAAATTCGGCGCCCTTGGCCAGGATCTCGTTTTGCTCGTTCAGGCGCACCGAATCGGCCACGACCTTGGCTGCGTCCAGGCGATCCTTGAGTTCGTTGGCATCGAAGTCGCGTACATGGTACTGCTGAGTCCAGCGGCCTTCGGAGTCCATGGCTGGCTGGGTCTCGGTGACCACATCACCCATGGGTGCGGCGGCCAGGTGCACGATGTCATAGCCGCCTTGCTCCTTCAGGTACGACAGGGGTACTTCCTTGCCGAAACTGACGAGCACCGGCAGTTTGACCGTGGCCAGCGTGACCGGATAAGCCTGAGTGGGGACATGGATCAGGCGGGTTTCCGCGGTCACCATCACGTCAGCTGCTGCGCTTTCTTGCGTCATAGGGTATTCTCCTTGAGATGAGGGGGTCAGCCGCGGATCAGTTGTTGATGCGCAGGTTGGAAGTGACAGTGACGTCGGTGCCGATCACCAGCAGCACGAAGATCGTGCTCGTGGTGCCCAGTTCCGTGTCGACGCCATCGGCCACCTTGGCGCCAGAAGGGAAGGCGATGGAGCCACCATTGCCGTTGACCTTCACGACCACGCACATAGCGCGGCCCGTGGGAGCGTTGGTCAGCGACAGCTGATGCACACCCGAGCCTGCGGTGTTGGCGATGGTGTAGACCTGGGAGACGGCCAGATCCATCGCGCCAGTGGTGGCGCCCACGCTCAGGTCATAGCGCGGGAAGGCAGTGGAGACATCGGAGGTGATGTCCAGCTTGCCTGTGCCATCATGGTTGGCGACGTAGATACGGGCATTGGTGGTGCCGGACTTGACGATGTACAGTGCATCGGCCACGAGAGTCGACGGCAGTGCATTGACTTTGAAAATCTGCATGTTCTTCCTCGAAAGTTTGAGAAGCAGGCAGGCTCAGAAAGAAAACTGAGCCCTCCATAAAGATCTCCCGAACTTCAGGAGATGGCTACGAGAATGCCATAGGATCAGTTCCAGAAATCAAGAACAAAAAAGAAAGGGGCACTCACTGGTCCAGCCGAAGCTGGACCAGTGGAGTTACTTGTAAAGTATCGGGGCTTCGAAAGCTGCGATGTGTTCGATCTTGGTGCGTTTCTTGGAATTGCATTGGTTGAAGATCTGCTCGTACTGATCAAACGATGCCGGGTATACCATCAGACCATACGAGCGCACCGTCAGATGGATAGAGCCATCTTCACGCACTTCGATCCCATACAAGGAGTGGGGCTCATTTTCCCGGATGAACACCACTGTAGGCGGCTCCACTGGGTATTCATTGCACTCGATGAGAGGGCCATAGTCACTGAACAGTGCAAAGCCTCCCTTGCGTACGAGCACTTCGTTGTCCGGGGCGCTGGTGTAATGGACCACACCTTTGACGGATGCGGCGTTGGCCAGCCCTTTGAGGAAGTGGACTGGATCTTCTTGGACGTTGATCATAGCGATTTCAATATGTATGCCAGCTGACTCTTATCAGAGCCTCTGGCCACGAGGTAGTCATCGAGATCAGGCATATGCGCCACCATGGCCGACGTCCCCAGGGACTTGGCCAGCGCGTTGATAGACACCCGATCAATGGAGTGCTGCAGACTCAGAAAGGACAAGTAGATGCCTGGAATACTTGGATCGAACCTGCGGCCTATCTGCATGGTCAATGGATTGTTCAGACTTCTAAGGTGCCCCACGATGGTGGTGCGGAGAGCCAAGGTGGCTTTGTTAGTCACCTCTACGGGATTGGCGCCCTCGGGTACAGGGACAATGGCTCCGAAACGAACAGTCATATGCGGCATGATGCAGGCTTTCTATTAGAGAAAACAAAAAAGGAGACAAGCACGACACCGGAAGCCCCGAAGGGCTCCCGGCATCAACTCAGATGAAGATCACTCCACAGCAGTGATCGTGTACTGCACGCGACGGCCGTCCTTGTAGACGGCGTCGAGCTGCGAGCCCACGTCGATGATCAGACCACCAGCACTTGCCACTTCTGTGTTGGCCATCGGGATCTTCTCCGACAGCTGACAAATGGCGCGGCTATAGCCATAGTGCTGGTTTTCGATCATGGAGCCCAGCAGCAGAGTGCCAGCATTGCCGAACATGGTGCGCAGGTAGCGGTTTTCCTCCAGCAGCGCCATCAGGGCAGGCGTGCTCTTGCCGTCATTGCGCAAGATGGCCGTTACCTTCTTGACATCGAAGTAGACGGGGATCTCCGGCAGTGTGGCGCGGTGGTTGGTCTCGCTAGCTTCGCGAGCCATCTCCGCGCGGATCACCGATCGCACGTCTTGCCCCGTCACGCGGGAGGTGGAGACAATGTAGGTGGACCACGGCAGGTTGGGAGTTGCCGGGTTTTCGATCTTCAGCAGGCCCGAGTAGTCGACGGTGTCGTCGATGGCATCGGTGACCAGTGAATAGATGTGGCCGGACGGATGGTTGATGTTGAGCTTGAGCTGGGCGATGGAGTCGTCCTTGGACAGGATGTTGATCAGCGCCGCCAGCGACACGCTCTGGATGGAACGGGTGTTTTCACGACGGGCGCTGATGGCCGCAGCCAGGGAGCTCGACTGATCTTGCTTGGAGTTCTTGTTGACGAACTCGTCCGCCGCCTTCTCCAGCGCGCTGCGCGTGTCGACTTGCTCGACCACTTGCTCGGCCACGGCCACATCGGACTTGGCCCACACACCCTCGACTTCGTCGATGCCCACATAGCGGCGCTCGATCACCTTCTCCCAGCCACCGTCCTTGAGGAATGCAGTAGCTTGCTGCACGGCCGACACCGAAGTGGGGGCTGTGCGCTTTTTGTACTGGTCGCCATCCAGCGCCGCATTGACTTTGCCCAGCAGGCGGTCGATCCACTGGGGTGTCAGATCGTTGGCGCCCGCTGTGCGCAGCTCGTCGAGCACCATGCCGGCAGTGGAGCCATCGAGGTGGTAGATCCAGCTGTTGGCTTCTTCCATCAGCATGATCTGCAAGAACGTGGTCAAGCTGGTGGGCTTGATGTCCGCGATGGTCTTGAGCAGATCGGCGTAGGGCGTCAGCAGCCCGATGGCTTTGGGCAGACGCACCTTGTCCTTGAGTTCGGCATGCAGCATGGCGATGTTGGTCGCCGTGTAGTGCACGCCGCCACGCATGCGGATGATGAACGCTTCGATGAACTTCTTGTCCACGAAGGGCTTGCGCGCTTCGGTCCAGGTCTTGGCGGCTTGCTGGTCGCATCCGTGGAAGTGGGTGAAGCCACCGGCTTCCGAGGTGGTGAACGTGTACTTGAGCTTGTGCAGCGGCACGGTGGCGCGGCTCATGGTCTTCTTGGGTTCATGGCGCAGAGGAACCATCACGCCGTGTTCGGCGTACAGGCTTTGCAGCACCATGTACACGGGGCTGGTCAGCGTGGAGTCGGGATTGACGCCATAGACGCGGCTGTAGTAGTTCCAGAACGAGCGGCATTGCTGGCACTCGTAGTACTGCCGGTCAGCGCCCAGATCCACCAGCGCGTCCAGCAGGTCATCGTAGCTGGCCAGCATCTGGGGTTCCATCACCAGGGGGCGGTTGTTTTCCACCAGCATGGTGAAGGCGCCGCGGATACCGGCGCGCAGGCGTTCGTAGACTTCATCGGCTGTGATGCCGGACTTGACTGCAGACAAATCGATAGTTGCTTCTTGCATTGAGATGATTTCCAGAGAAAAGGGGTTGCTGTTATGCGTGGATCAGCGGAACAGGGCGTTGCGCTGGTTGGTCACGTCCTGGTTGCCGCGTTTGATGCCCTCTTCGATGTAGTCGACTTCCGCATCAGTGGCCTCGCGCGTGCGGATGGTAGAGCTGATCAGCTGATCGGGGCCATAGCCATCGGGGCTGCGGGTGTGGATCTCGTTGATCTGCACGACAACGAAGCCGTTGCGCTCACCGGGCGGGTTGGCCATGGCTACGTGTTGGCGGCCGTCTTCCGTGGTGGTGATCAGGCTGTGAGCGCACGAGGCGTCCACCGTCCAGGCCGAGTCCAGTTCTTCGAACATGCGCTGGGCCATGACGACGCCGTCGCCGCCTTCTTCGCACGTCAGCGTGAAGGCTTGTTCGATGGCTTCGGCGATACGCTTGGTGGTCTCGAATTTCTGTGTCATGATGTCAGACTTTCTCAAAGTAAAACCCCGGATACTGGAAGGTGGCTTCCTCCGGAGTCAGGATACCCGCTTGCAGCTCGTTCAGGGCGTTGGGCGCCATGAGACATTGCCGGTGAGCGGTGCAGATGCCGATGATGCGGGCCCAGAACTCCTTGTCGCTTTCATTGGGAAGGCGGGAGAACGACTGAGTCCCCATCGCGATGCTGTTGGGAGTCTCCCGCAACTGGCGCCAAAATGTGTCACGGGCGACCAGATACAGGGATTCTTCGAGCTTGACACGGTGGTTTGCTGGAATCTTGTTCAGGCCCCAGGCTTCTTCCCATGTCAAGTTCAGCTGATGCGAGACTGTCGCCAAGTTTTGAATAGGCAGCAGCTCCGGCACCATGAACGCCTCGCGCACGCAAGTGCCCATCTGCCCGGAGAAGATGGTCTTGATACCCATGCACAAGGTGGCATCAGTGGCATCGGCCAGACGGTGCAGGTAAGGGAGCGCTTCCTTGCGCAGACTGGACAGGGACGGGCAGCCGATCGATCGGATACCGACGATGGGGTCAGGAGTCACACCTTCCTTGACGCTCCAGTGCATGATGATGCAGTCCATGATGAGTTCCTTATTTCGAGATGGTTTCGATGAAGACGTGATGACGAGCGCGCAGGTTGGCCTCGTCCAGGGTGTAGTAGCCCTTTTGGACATCCATGATGAGCTGGATGTCCGCATGGAAGGCGCCGGAGTCATTGAGCTCCACCGCTTGAAAGTTGTTGAACTTCACGCTGTTACCGGCATTCCAGTGATCCCACACTGTGCGAACCATGGAGCCGACCACGTTCATGAACGTGTTGGTGTCAGCTTGCGAGCCCACAGTGCGGCGATCATTGGCCACGTTGCCGTTGACGCCATAGGAGGCAAACAGCTCAATGGAACGGCTTGACGGGTCACGTCGCTCCTTGTCGATGAGTTGAGCTGTCACGTAGATGTTTTGCACGATCTCGTTGACGGACTTCGGGCCATGCAAGACGATGGAGGAGTGAGCCTGACGGGAATCACCACCTTGGTTGGTGACTCGTGCCAAAAGGTTGAACTGCATTACTGAGCCTTTTCGAGGTGGGTCTTGCTGAACTTCTCCCACACGCGCACCAGGAGTGCGCGGGTAGCTTCGATGGCATTGTCGCGATTGCGGTCCGTGATACGGATGTTCTCGCTTTCATGATTGTCGCCGTCGACTGTGATCGACACTTGCACGTCCACGCTGGTGGTGAACTCGTTGTCGAACTTGTCCGCCACTGTCGAGAAGACGGTGCCCAGCTCGTTCAAAGCCTCTGCCAGTGTGGCGTTTTGATGCACCGAGTGCGTCTCTTGCTCGGACGCACCTTTTCCATGATGGGTGCAGATGGTGAAATCGATGAGCATTTGAGCTTTCCTATTGAGTTGACAAGATAATGAAGCAGGATGCCTCAGGTAAAGTGTAAGTGACCGTGAAGATCTACAAACAGACCTCCCCTACTCCTGGACTTGCGTCCGGGAGTAGAGGGGCAGATGGTTCAGGGATGGAGCGTATGCATGATCAGCGTCAGGTAGTGATCCTTGGACTGGAGCACATCGCGCTCGGTGACAGCGCACTCGATGCGCTTGCCGCCTTGCAGCACCCGGGTGCCTGTCAGCTGGATCTGGAATTGAGCGATGCCCGACTCCAGATTCACGGAACCAGTGAGCTGGCCCAGGATCACCACAGCGCCGTCCTTGGGAATGATGAGCGTGCGCAGAGGCTGCTCGTTGGTGCAGATGGTGCCTTCTCGCACCGACAGCACCAGAGGCATGTTCACGTTGAGCACCGCATCGTCGACGGTTTCCGCCGTGAACTCAGCGCCGGGCTGACCCTGCACATTAAAACTCAGCGTGTCTTTGCCGACACGCAGCACCACATCAGCGACCGAGATCACACGGCTGACCTGAGCCCGGTTGCTCAGTAGCGCATCGTCTAGCGACATCTTGAGCAGGTTCATGGAGCGACCTGCCTCGATAGGCGCCGTGGCGTTGTTGCTCACCATGTCCTGGTTTACGATCAAGGGCTCGTACAGATCCGGCGACAAAAACAGATGCTCTGTCTCTTTGGTGATAATAGGGTAGATCTGCATGACTACTCAGTCTGGCTTCACGATGGTGCCGGCAATGGTGAAGCCTACGGGGGCCCAGGTAGTGAGGTCGCCGAAGCGATAGTCACGGTTGGCCGGCGAACGGAACGTGGCCGCTTCATCGGTGACGATGTCCACTTGGGCTTCGCCAGTTTCCAGGTTCGCCCGTGCAGCCACACGCAGCCACAGATCGGAGCCATCAGGAAGGGTGATGGAGACGGAGCCACCGAACACACGTTCGACAGGATTGCCTTCGCCGCTGGCGTGCAGCTCGATGGGGTAGTTCAGGCCGTGCTCGTAGAAATTCTCGCCAGCCTGCACCACCAGAGATTTGATGGACAGCTGCTGACCCAGGGCTTCGAAGCCTTCATACTGGTTAACTGCTCGTACCGTCCAGCCAGGAGTGGTCAGAGCGATCAGGTCCAAAGGCTTGCCAATCACCAGAGGCGCTGTGCGCACGCCCTCAGTGTCGGTGTTGCTGGCCAGCTGCTCGATGAACAGATGGCTATTGCTGTTGGTGATGACGGGCAGGAGGTTGACGGTTTCGTTCATATAGACTCCAAAAAAAAAAAAGGGGGGGGGGAATGGAACAAGCGCTGCCTGCGCTCGCACCTTATGCCTCGTCTACGTTGTTATTTTCTAGATACCGGCCTTTCAATGATCTTTTGGGTACTACCCGACTTTCCCATAAGGAGAACCAATATGGCAATCATTTTGAAGTGGCGCGGCGGAAACACTGCTGATGCGCAAATACTTATCTATCGCAACCAAGGAAAGACAATCAATGTCAACTCCCCCGGGGTACCGATAGTTACTCTGGCTGGAAATGTCAACACCTACACTGACACAACAACCAATGTAGGCATGGAGTACACCTACTTGATCGAAGCAAAGACGGCGTACAATTCCGTAAAGACCGCGCCATCGACTCAGTTAGACCTCCGCAAACGCGGGCCAGGGTCGATGGACTTTCTTCGAGGGGATGTTCGATACGGGCTGTTGGGTAAAGTCAACAATTATGATCTTCCTGATCCGATCACTGATTTGAAGACAGCGTTGGCCGCTAGTTCATCTGATCTTGGCGCTCTTAACGACTGGTCCGCAAACGCAATATGGTATAAATTCTGCCGTAAGAATAAAATCTACTTTGTACCAGACCGCCCCGTCTATGGGCGAACTGGTTACCATGTATCCGCTGTATGGGTCATGGCGAACAAGGGAATCGCCTCTGGAATCCCGTGGAACTTTGATACGTCCGCTCCAGAGTACGCGCCGTTTCGCAAGAGCCGAGTAGTATCGACCGGTGGGTGGACGTTCAACATTCGGACAGCCCGTGGTTTCGCAGATGATTGGGACGGAACTAAACTGGGTGACAAAGGGGATAAGAATTCTACTGAGTTTGCTCAGCTGATACTGCCAATGTACCGTGGCATGGCTTTTCCCAATCAGGTTGGGTCTATAGTTCGGCCGCTGACTGCTTTTCGCGCAAGGATGCTCACTGCGGAGACGCTTGCTGATAGTACTTCATTGGCCCAGTTTGTTACGCCGCAGACGACTAACAACATACTCCCATACACATCTTGGGATGCGTCTGGAGTAACTTACTCGACCAATGGTGAATACAGCATCTATTCGACAAACGCGGTCGTAAATAGCAGTATGTATCCAAATTGCCCTCAATACTGGCCTATTCTTGAACTTGTAGAGGAATAAATTATGTCTATTCTCGTTACTTGGGAAAATGACCCATCGGCAACCATCGATAGCTTCAAAGGCTATCGATCGACAAATCCTCAGACGCTTTATTCCGTTGAAAATGAGTTACCGATCCAGTTGAATGGTTCGTCCGTACAGATGCTGGATCAAACTGCTGAGAACGATACTATTTACTGGTACGGTCTTGTGGCTAACAGTCAGCTTGGGCCGATTTACTCGGTGCCTAAGATCGGACGAGCCGTGGTGGCCAAGTGTGGTCCCGGGTCTCAGCAGGTCATCGCCGGTAATTTCTCCGACGGATTGATGGAAAGGCTGGATACCGAAGCTTATGGATCTCTGGTCGGTATATGGCGCACCATAAGCGAGCGGTACGTGGCTTCTGCGGGCATAACTCTGGCATCTCGGACAGATAACTTTGCAGTCCCCGGTTTTCCACCAAAGATCAGTAAGATTGCATTCAAAGGAAATGTCCTGTTCTTTAACGAGGAGCCTAATTTCTACATGACTGGGCCGTCGGCTACAGCAATCGGAAACTTCAAAACCAATCTGATTGATACGACTAAGACCATCTCGACCGATGTCTTTGATTTTAAAGCACGGGCGATGACGAAGGAAGAATTCATCTCCTACCAGTTGTGCTTTGGCGGAATGGCGGAAGAGCTGAGGTTCTATAATCAGGTATCGACCCGCACACCAGGCAATAGCTGGATGCTTAACGATTCAGGAGCTGCGGTATTCGCAGTTTATGATTCAGCAGCCAGCAACTTCTACTACTCTAGCACAGCTCCAAACGGCAACTCCATGATTGCGGGGATTGTGCTGGAACCCCAATAAGGAGTTAGGCATGTTTGAACTTTTGATGCGATCCAAAGGTCGCAGAGAGTTTGTTCCAGACTCCGGTCCAGGTACAGAGTATCTGACAGTAGGTACAAATGAACTTGGTTTCATGGGGGAGGTGCAAGAGAGTGAGTTGATGGTCGAACCACAACTTCTCCAGCTAGCATCAGCGTACTCCCCGTACACTATGCCAGAATGGGGTAGTCGAGTCTGGTTGAAGTTTCGTAGAAAGAGCCGTTCGGTCTACGTCCCGTTGTTTCAGTTTCCAGGGTTGAGCGCAAATGCCATTGCCGATATGCAGGTATCGTTCAACGCAACTGACTACGGGACGGCAAAAGTTCCCGCGACCACAGTCAATGGCAAACCCATGTGGAAATCGCCAAGGATCATCACGTCGAACTCTAAAGCTTTGATCGTTCGTTTGTTCTCGGTATCGGATACTTCCGCTACAGCGAGCAATATTAACGCGATGACTACGGGAGAGTTGTTTGACCTACTGGGTCAAATGTATGACCCACTGATCGAGTCTTCGTACGGATATAAACGTAACCCAGCCGAGGTACTGTTTCCGGGTAATGTTGGCGCAAATCCTAATACTTCGTTCTTCGTGATGCAGCAAGCGGCGACTGGGAATTTCCAGATGTCGTCGTCGTCTCTGAATGGTGCCTCCCTTCGAGGGATCAACGCCATTTCTCCAGCGACAGTCTTCCGGTGGTGGCCGGTACTGGAGTACATCAACAGTACGGAGTTGGCGAAGTATGCAATTGACCCGTCTCCAGTAGTGACCGATAGCACAAGCACTGATGACGCTTATGTTCTCAACACACAGAGCGACAGCCTAGTCGACCCGCTGTATATTCACAGCGCAGGCCTGGCTGAATCTGCAATATCAACTTACTGCCCAACACCTCAGGCTCCAGCTGCCCGAGCAATCCAGGAAACAGTGGATTTTGTTAGCCACCCGAGGTTTATTCGACACTACCCGCGAGCGATCGCGGCCGTGCAAGAACCGGTTAATGCGATTAGTTCGATCGTATTCAAGTAAACATTCTCGGAGGGAGACCTCCGAGTTCAGGAGAGAAAATGACTTTTATCCTTAAATGGGCTGGCGCCGAAGACGCAGATCGTAACGACATCCTGTCTTCGGATTCACCCATCACTGACCCAAGCTCGACGTCAGTGCTGGCCACAGTTGCTGGCGACGCCACTTATTACCTCGACACACGGCCGTCGTTCGATACCGAGCGTTACTACGTAGTTGCTTCGTTCCGTGGCTCCGACGTCAGCTATTCTAAAAGTATTAAGGCCGAATTACGCCCAGACACTGGGCCAGGTCCGCAGACTATTGCCTGGGGAGATCTGAACCTCGGGTTCTTCGGAGAGGTTCCTGACTATGTTCTTGGTATCTCCGCTAATATGTGGACTAGCGGGAATACTGGTAGCACGGGTGTTTGGTACAAGATTATCCGAAAAGGTCGAATCATGTACGTCGCCTATCTTTATCAGGTCGCCGCCACGGTCGCTACTCTTCAACAAAGAGGCTTGTGGAGTAATGGAGTAATCCCCGCATATTCGGGATCCACTGATACAGGTAACAACATTACAATCGAGGGCCGCAACTTTGCCCTTCGTATTTCCAAAATGTTCGACTATGCGAATGCTGAGCTGGACTTGACGAAATACAATATGTCTGCGGCGAATAACTATCCCTTCGGCATTTCCGAGACAATGGATTTTTCACGCATGATGCTCTCGACACTGAGTGCAACGACGGTGACTCCTTTCAGTCTCGCCAGACACGCTGCGCCGTCCAATGCGTCATACCCATTGATCACATCTGACTATAGCAGCTCAGCAAAGACTTCTGTAGTCGCCTTTCCAAGTCTTAATTTAGCGACCCCGAATATGGGCGCCACTACGGCGGCGCTTACAGTAAACAATGGTTGCGCTTTTGCAGTCGTAGAGTACAAGGGACTGAAATGAAACCCGTTATTTCACTTTCGAACATGGTCAGTGATCCTGGTCTGTATGACTCGGCCATGGTCTATGCCTCGGATAATCCTCAGGTTTTCCCAGGGACCCAAATCTTCTCCGGCCTGATCGGTGATGAGATCGAGGATTCTTTTGTGACCGGTACCTATGGAGTCCGGCACTATACTGTAGTTTTTGTCAAAGACACAGTTCAGACAGCCAGTATCCAGTTCTCAGTACCATGGCGTGATGATTGGGGTCCGTTTACCGACGCTATGATTGACAATCTAAAGGTGATGGGGACCCTAGTAACTTCGGGAACAGCGCAGCTTGGGACTCTGAAGGAAAATAGCGGCATCTCCTTGCCGACGCAGGCCCAACTGACTGATGCCAAGATGGCCTCAATGATCACTGCGGCTGGTCTGTCAGATGTATCTCCTGGTACAGGTAATACAAGTCGAGACATGCAGTTCTTTACAGTTCTGCATGGTGGACGCATTATCCGAATCGCTAAAAATTCTCAAGCATCTTTTGCCAATGGTAATTTGGTAGGTTCTTGGGTCGGTCAGCGTCTTCAGACGTTCTACAAGTTCCTGGAGACAAATCCGGAGGAAGCAATCGTTACTGTTGGGGGATATAAGTGGCGGATCCGGGTAATGTCGGACGCTATGTTTTTGTCGCTAGGTGATTCTATCGCCAATAGTGTCCCTTCGACAAAAGCGGTTCAGGCAAACTTTGGATTCCCAAACTTCGCCGGCCGATATCTGGTTGGTTCGACCGTACAGGGCGATACGAACTGTATGTGGACAGTTAACTACATCACTCCGGCGGTGTCGACGATGTCCAATCAAGTAAACTCAGGAGGCGTCAATCTGATGTTCCTCTACTATGAATACGTCGGTCCAGCGTAACGCAACATAGTCCACTATCTCCGCCGCATACGCGGCGAAGATAGTGGTTCTATGATTACTATTGATCGTAGTCCGTCTTACCCTTTTCATCAGCTTTTATCCGGCGCAGGGTATAGCCGGAGGTGGCTGACGCCTTGGGGTGTGTGGCGCTCACGTTGTTGATCTTGAAGCCGATGTTGCGGCCGAAGTCAAACTTGCCTTTAAAGACAGGTTTTTGAGTGCGCATCTGCCAAACATTTCCCGACTTTAGGAATTGAGTAGTTCGAAAGCCCTTGGTCGGAGTTATTCCAAACTTTTCAACCTCTTCGTGCAGGTTGATATGCTCACCCAAGTACATTGAATACGCAGAAGCCTTGTTCCTCCAACCCAGCCAGACATACCGAGCAATCCGACTACGAGGATGGAACTTCTTGGCATAGTACGCAGTACCTTTGTAAGCAGGGTCTGTGTACGAAATTGCCTTCAGCGTTCCGCCAAACTCGTCGACCTGATCTCGGACGTACTTGTACGTGTGGGTTCCATCAGCTAGAATCATCCCATACGCATCTCCGTTCATGGAAATGTTGTTATCCCACTTCCATAGCCAGTCGGGGAGTTTGTCATCCTCCCACTTAACCAGGGGCACCAGTCGCCACTTACCGTTGACCTTGCGAGGCCACCAGCACATGAACAGGGCGATGAACATCACCAACCAAGCCGTAGCCTTATAGGGCGTGGCTTTGCGAGCTTGCACCTTGCCCTTGTTCAGGGACGCAGTAGCCTGCTCTCGAAGCTCCTGCGGCACGGCAGCTTCATTGAAGTATTTATCAAAAGACATCACTATCCTCCTAAGAATGGATCAGATCACGCTAGACCTGATACCCACTCTATAGGAGGAGTTAGTACTGACGGTTCGGGGGAGCGGAGATCGATGCCATGCTGTGGATGGCCGCGCTGGTGTCGCCGCGGGCCATGGCATTGACCGCAGTCATCGAGTGCATAGAGATGAGCTGCATAGCGTTGCCGATGGCGCCCAGGCACTGGAGCTGCTGCAGATCGGTCGCCAGAGCCAGGATCTTGGGGCGCTCGGAGTCGATCTTGGCGTCGATGATTTCTTGGGCATGGGTCTGGAGAGCGTTCTTGCCGTTCTCGAAGACTTGCTTGATGGCCGCATAAGCGATGGGGTGGACAAGTTCCCAGACCATCAGCTCGAATGGTGACACCTTGAAGGCCACCTTGGCGCCACGTACCATGCGGTCTTCGCGTATATTCACATCAAATTCATCGCCATTACTGGTGCGGCCGAAGAACTTGTCGACGGCAGCGATGACCATCGCGTTGAGTTCTTCTTCGGTGATCACATCCGCCATCAGGGCGAGGATCTTGTCGTTGATGCGTTGCTTGATAGCGTCCATGTTCATGGTGTTCTCCTTAGACAAAAAAGGGGTATAGTCTACTGACCACAAGGTCAGTAGACTAGGTCTTTATTTATCAGACAAGAACAGGCATTGGAACTGTATCTCTGGGAACATTTGGATCTCGATGGTGTTCGACCACAGCACGAAAGTACCCTTTTCCGAAGTGAAACTTTTGAACGATCCAGGATTCCATCGTGACCAGATCAACGAAAACCACACGAGCAAAATCCCGCATGCTTCCGTAGACGGTGCCATCTACGTAGTGATGACTCCGTGTTGAAGAAGGAATTCGTTTGCATTCGATCCTTCGGTCGAGGAATTATCGTAAACAGAGTCTCGACGGTATGAAATCAACCGGTCCTGACTGAACGCCGTAATCTCGGAACGATAGGTCTCGTTTCCTGAGCTGCTTGTCTTTCTGAGCATCAAGACGATCTGCTCACCTAGCCGAACTGTGGCCACATCTCCGACATTCGGGAGGTAGTCAGTCTGGACCCAGCTAGTGACTGGCGGACTTTCGGCCCACAGGCGACCACTTTGGTCAATGCCTACACGGAGATCCATTGCAGCTGTCTTTTCGGGCAGATCCGCCTTCATGACCGCCACACTGAGCATCTCGGTGATCTTTTCCTTGTTAACAATTCCGGTCAGGATTGTACCGGTCTGATCCGTGCAGTAGATCGTCAGATCCTCCTGATCCGTAAGGGACTGACGTAAATACATCATATTTGGCTCGAGTGTCGCTGGGAGAGCCGAAACCTTAGCCACTTTCAAACTTGTCATAACACCTCCAAGTTAAATTCGTCGCACCAAAGGATCTTCGAAAGGTGCCCGCTACCGGGGGAAAATGCAGATGGTATTGACGAACATCGTTTGAGGCTACTAAAGTCTTATTCGATAAGGAGTAGAAATGTCTAACGTGTCTTTTTCTCGACTCTCCGCAATTCCCGCTGTGCTGGCTCCCAACATGGCATACATCATCAGTGTCGGCGAGGAAGAGTACGAGCTGGTGATCATGGGTACTGACCCCGCCACCCCTCGCCGGATGAACATCTCTCAGTATGTGGGACCTGAGCCTGAAATCATCCCAAGCACCCCGATCGAACCCACCGATCTGCTGCAAATGGCGGTCTTCAAGTTACGTGACCAAATCGCGGCCTCCAAGCTGACCAATGCAGAAGTACTGGCTGTGCCGGTGCCTTATCTGGACAAGACCAACGGCACACCCTGCCAAAGCGGCGACTCGATTGCGCTGAGTATTGAGAAGCTGCAAAACCAGGTCACGACCATCAAATCCGGCGCCGGCTTCACCGAGCTGTACAAGCCGCCTACTATGTCGGGACCCTGCATCAAGAAGACTCTTGCTTCGGTGGCTTATGTCAAGGCGGGTACTGCTATCCGTACGTCCAAGGGTCTGTTCACCGTTGCCGCTGATCTAGAGATCACCCAAACGGACGCATATGAAGAAGGCCGCGACTATGAGGTCTTTATCGATGCTTCCATGAATGCATACTCTGCCGTGGCTGGCCGCCTGCCCGCCGAGGGCACCGGTGCCGATGAAGGTCGCGTCATGATCGGTGGTTTCCACTACAGCTGCATTCCTTACGACACGGATGTGCCCGGTGGCGAATTCAATACCATCGCCAAATCCGATGGCGGCATGGTCTGGACACCCGAAGACCTGGATCGCATCATCGGCATCAACGAATTCAGTATCTGGGACCTGAACTACCGGCCTACTTGCTCTCCTCGTGGCATGACTTGCGTCAAGAACATGGATGGTGACGGCTTGTTTTGGTTCGACCTCTACCTGACCAACCTGACCCCGGAGTTCAATGGCACCAGCAGCTTTGGCGATCCAATCACTACCGAGGATAACATCCCCACGGCGTCCCCCATGTTCAGCAACGGATTCCCACAATACCAAGAACTGAGCTGGTTTGCGGCCAATGAAATCGGCGCAGCTGCCGGCAAGCGCATGCTCTCTTACCGAGAGTTCTGCATAGCCGCGTTTGGTGTTACCGAGAACATCGCCAGCGGAAGTGCTGCCGCCGCCGGGGCCAATACTGGTTTTATACCGAAGTTCACGAGTCGCTGGGGCGGAGTCCAGATGACTGGCGCTTATTGGATCTGGGGCGGTGAGCCGATCGTTGATGTTGCAGCTGATCCGCAGATCTGGGTCGAAGGCCTTCGGGGTGACTTTAGTGGAAACATTCGCGCATATCGCTTCGGGGGCGCTTATGATACCGTTATTCGGGCCGGAAGCCAGTGCGTGTCCGCGCAAGCAGCTGCTAACTATTCTGCTCCTCTGACAAGTATGCGATTTGGAGCCAACCATACGACAACTGCACTGAGAAAATAATGCTCGAACTATTTCTATCTGCGAAATCTCAAGAACCAGCTCCGTTCTTTAGCATAAACTTCCAGGATTCTATCGTTGGCTCACAAGAGCTTCCGCTGCTGTCCCAGATCCCGACTCGGCTGCAGCGGATTACTCGAAACTCTGACAACACTGACGGCGTTGTCAACCATCCTACTTACGGCAAATGCTATCGTTTTACCGGTAATGTCATCTTTCAGGAAACAAACGCTAGTGGGTTTCTGAATCTGTTGCCTCGTCCAGGCTTCAAGCTGACGATAAGGTTCGTGACAGAGACCGCTGCATCTGTTCCGTTTTATACCGGTCGTGAACTTGCAGGTAAATATGGCATTCAGCTATATACCTGGACGTCTTCACCAAAGTGGGCATGGGTGACCGCTGGTAGTGCTGGGCGACAAATGAATCTGGACTCCGGCTCCGGGACCACTCCACTGAACTCAGTGATTGAAATCGTACTGGAGAAGAAGAACGATACATACTACTTGACGGCCAACGGTGTGACCTTTTCGTCATATCAGGGGCCCGGTTTTTCGTCAAACGACTCGACGCTGTGTATTGGCGCCTCGACGAACACTGCATTCGAGTACGCTCTGAAGGGCTATTTGCTCAGCCTGGACATCACTGTCTAAATAGGGTAAAAAATAAAGCACACTACCCTCCACTCCCGGGCGACCGGGAGTGGAGGGAGTATGTCACTCGATGGGATTCAATTCCCAGAACGCACGGTCCTGAGGTTTATGGGCAAACTTGGAATTACCGTTAAGCCTAGAGCCGCTATTGCAGCACTTGGCACACGAGCAAATAGCGGGATACTGAGAGACACGACCCTGTTGTTTAGGATCTGCCGCCCAGCCGCCCCAGTAATGCTTACGGTTTTTCTTGAGTTCCTTGACCCGCTGAAGACGGGCGCCCCGATTGAACTGTTCCATGCTGTTTCTCCACTCCGACAGGCGGACCGGTGGCCCTCATCTGTCGGATGTGCTTCCACAGCGCGTAGTTGGGTTTGAGCATGATGCTCTCCTTTCAGGTCCAGCAGTAGTGCGGGTTCTTGTGGTGGAAAGGCGGGATCACATCCTCTACCTTGCCTTGTTTGAACCTTACAATCTCTCGCTTCATAGCGGCTCTGTACTCGCGCTCCTGGATGTTCCGGCCTTTCTTGGGCACGGTATTCAGGATGTAGTGCCATGTGCGCAGCCCCTGGTATTGCCGGCGGACTTTGTACAGTTCTGCCGGTGAGTATTTAGGGACCTTGCAAAGGTATAGGAAGCCGTCTCCGCCGTCGACCCACTGGTAGTCCCAGGAATCGAAGCGGATATCGGCCTCAGAGATGTTGCGAAAGCTACGCAGGTTCTTGTTTTTGACGGTACGGCTCACAATTGCTCCTTTGCATTGATCTATGCAAATAGGAACAGGTGAACCAGCTCATGTAGAAAGCTTTCATGTCACTCCAGTTGTGGGTTGCTCACGGGATATGGGGATACGGGGCTTTTAACTACAGCACTCCGTCAATCACCCGTAACATCCAAGTCAGCAAGTCCGGAAACAGCATGATGATCGGCATAGCGATCGCCGTGAGCAGCACTCCCAGGCACGGGGACACTACAGTGAACGCCACCGAAGACGAGACGCCGATGGCAAAGCCCTTGACAGTCTTGTAGTCCAGGATAAACCAGGAGTTTATGAAGAACGCGGCCGACAGAGCAAAGCTGGCGGCGATAGGCACAGGCATCCAAGCCTTGATAGCGAGACTGGACAAGTAGATGCCGTAGATGTCGGCGATCTTCATGACAATAGACAGGGAGAGTTCTTCCATGATGAGCGCTTTCTATTTGAGTTAAAACAGTTCCAGTTGACCGTCGGATTCTTGAATATCTCCGGGATTGGGTTCCGACTCCGGGATCTCGTGCTCATAGATGGTGTCTCGGCCGTCGATGGTGCGGCGAGCATAGAGCATGTCGCGCAGCAGATCACGCGAGATGTGCTCCCGGGTGAACGCATACGTCAAAGGCCACGATGCCACATGTGTCTTGTTGCCCAGCAGCAGTGCAGCGAACTTGGTTCTGCAAGGCAAGCACACACCGCACTCGATGCCGTTTTGGTTAAACGGCGCCTCGCAGCTCCAGGTTCTGGAGATGAGCTCATCGGGCAGGTGCCTGACTTGCTCAGCCTTGCTCCACTGAGCAAGCGGAAACTCCAAGGGCGGCATGTCCTTGTAAGTTCGGATACGGGACGCCTTCCACAGACTGTCCCAGGCAGTGGTCAGATACGCCATATCGGGGATAGCGCAGTCGCCGCCCGTGTAGCCGATCATCACGCTGGAATGCATGGAGGGATCCGCATACTCGAACATCTTGTTAAACCACACCGCCATCTGGTTGAGATGGTTGGGGTTTGTGTTGGCTGTGATAGAGTACTCAGTGGTGAAGTTCCTGCCTGGCCAAAAGTCAGGGTCTCGCTCCTTGTTGACATGCTTGATGTATCCGATCACCCGCTCTCTAGCGGCTTTCTCCCACTTGACCTTATCGTAGCTGCTGACCAGCTCGATTGACAAGGTGTCGGCTGTTGGATTGTTCCACAGCAAGTGCGAGGAGTCCAATCCTCCAGAGAACAAGATCAGTGGACGCTTTTTCATAGTTAGTGCTTTCTTTGATAATCGCCGTGGAAGCTGCAAAAGTTTACGCCTATGCCGATATTTCGGCCGTCGTTGAGCATCAGCCTCACAGCAAAGGAATTTCGGTACGATCTGCCAAAGCCGTTGGCGTCTGCGCCTATAGCGACGATGGCGTCGACCATACGCATCTGAGCGAGGATGGTCTCCAGTACACCGATAGCCCTGTCGGTATAGCCGTGTTCCTCCAGTCGCCTGGCTGCCATCTCCCTTATCCGGTTTTGCCAATTGACGCCTGTGGCTTGCTCGTACGAACGCATCTCCTTGAACATTTCTGTGCGATCGATCTGGCTGTTGCCAGTGATCGACGCCGAGAAGTGGGGGCTTGTAAACAAGATGTGTTCAAAGCACCGTTGGCGAGCGGGATGGTTGCTAGACGTGCATGAATAGTTGATGGTGGCACTCTCGTGGTTGAAGCCGTACCTGTTCTTCAAGATCCCCCAGAACTGGGAGATCAACGAGACAGGCAGTAGCACCCGGTAGCCGTCCCGGTACTTCAGGACCGACTCAAATGAGTCATGGGGCTTTACCCTGAGCGTGCAGTCTGGCGGGTATTCAGTCATGACAGCAGCCGGGTGATACCGCCGTAGATGAAGACCAGAGAGCTCGACATCAGCGCACAGACCTTGAACACCAGCGCAGTCAGCAGAGCGCCCAGCACCGGGGCTGAGACGGCTGACACCAGCACCACCGCCAGGCTCAGGGCGATCTTCTTGAGCCTCACGCTCATGCTGACGGCTTCGTACTTGCCGGGCATGAAGTAAAAGGCCACCAGACCGAAGCACGCAGCCGATACCGGGATCCCGATAGAGATGAAGAGTCGGTACTCCGACAGACTCTCATACCCCAGCAGTCCATGGCCGATCACGATGTAGAGCATGGCCAGCTCTTCGAGAACTTTCATATTTGGATACCTTTCTTATAGATTAAGACAAGTCACCAAGATGCACAGATCCTTTCGGTGGTTGCCTCGGTTGACGCCTTTGATGACTGCTCGCTGGGTACCATGGTACTCAACGGGAAACTCCGGTGTGGTGAACAGCCACTTGCTGTTGAGATGGCTCATGATCGTGATACAGGCGCTGGTAATCGACTCCATTGCTGTTGGTGTCGCGGTCTGAGTCCTCAGTCCGTTTCTGAAGAAGTCCTTGGACGGTACTTTCGTCAGATACGGCAACTGGTGACAGTATGCGACCCGGTATCGGCTCATCTCCACGATCGAGATATCCAGGTAGTCGTTACTGAACAAGATCTCGGAAAATGGCAGCCCAGTTTGGAGGCCGTCTTTGACCACCGTGATGTTGGTCTCGGTATCCGGGTCTTTGATGATCCCCACCAATGCTTGGCGCACAGCTTCCACCTGCTCCATATCCGGTAAGTAGCCGTTCTGGGTGACAAAGTCCTTGATCAGGTCCTTGTCCTTGACATCCAGACAAGCAGCAGCCCGCGCTCTGTGCAATCCGTGCCAATACCTGACGTGGTGAGTGTTGAAGTCTCTCACAGAACAACTCCTATCAATATAAGACACGGCACCATCGCAAAGAAGATGACCTTCAGGTAGAACTTCAGGTGATGATCCACCACAAACTTCACCGAGTCTGCATTCCAGTCCTTGGTCCGGCGCCTGTAGTCATAGCCTGCTGAAATGGAGAGGCCCACACTCACCAGCAGCGCCATGACGATTGCTACTGACCCGATGATCAGCTTTAAGATGAGCTTGAGCTCCTCCACTTCAGACATTTCTTATTCTCCTTGGAGAGATGGATTAACGGAACGACTCGATGGTATACTCATCGTAGTCTTCAGGGCGGCGCAGGCGCGCCCATTGCACGGGACTAGCTCCCCGGCGGTGATACGTGACCATCACCCAGTCGCCGGTCATGTTCAGCTGCAGGCTGGAATCCGCTTCTCCGGGCTTGGCCACGACCTTCTCGAACATCATGCACAATTTCAGATGTTCGGTGTGCAGCGTACCCATGAGCTCGTACGTATCGTCATCGATACGCTGGTAGAACATGGTCAGGTGGTCGCGCAAGCTGCTTTGCGGCACACCGGCTCTGTACTTATCCAGCCACTGGCCCGGAGGCAAGAGCTCGCCCGAGTAGGCGCGTGCCTCGATGGCCGCAGCCGACAGCTCATCGACGATACGGTCAAAAGGCATCGGATGCGCTTGTTCGTACAATTGCTTTTGGTTCATAACGCTTTCTTCCTTTCGATTAATGGGGAGTTTCCCCTGCTTTCAACCAGATGTTGAGATCTATACCTGCGGTCAAGCCTTCGTCGAGGCGAGCGGTGCCGCAAAGGCATAGCGTTTCGTAGGTGAGGTCGTCGTCATCGGAGTCGTCATCCACTTCTGCAAATGCCGTGCAACGAAACGCCGTGCAGTTCTTCAAAAACCAGTCTTTAAACCGGTCGAAGATCTTCAAAGCCTGAGGACCATATGCAGAGTTCAGGTCATGTGGTTCATAGCCCGGTGTTTCGATCACTATACGGGGACGATAGTCCGGTTTGTTGAACTTACGGCACGTGATAGTGATGACTGTACGCTTGTCTGCGGCGTACAATGAGATGTTGATCAACTCACCAAAGGAGTCATTGATCGCTCCAGTGGCGCTCCAAGCAGCGACCATCTCCCAAGTACGATACAGGCGTGGGTTCATGTCCACCCACAACTGGATCGCCTGCAGTAGCCGAGGGCTCTTGAAACGTGCCTGGACCTGCAAAGGCATCTTCCGAAAGACCAGCTCGCCATGCCGGCCTTTGTCGCCGACGCTTACAAGCTCTACGGTTCGGACCATGGATGCCTCGGAGTGCATTGAACAAAGCACCTGTGTTGGTGATCGACGTTGTCTCTCATGGGGTACGGATACCTTTCCATTCTGAAGTTCATATAGTACCGCTCATTCAAGGTGAACGATAACTCCAGCTCAAGTCTGGATGTCTCAGAAGAGTCCCAGGCATGGGCATCATCGCCAGGCTCCGGAAAGCCAGTAGATACCGACTCCCGGTGACGAAAACAATGGCTTTGCTTGAGCAGACGTCCCCGGATATCGGCAAACTCACTGTGAAACTTCTTCCAGCGCGGGTTCAGCCGGTCTATCCCCACCTGAGACTCCATCACGTCTTTCAACATGCGGGCCTTGGCGTGGTTAGCCCGATCAGCCATAGGTCCAGTCATTGCCGCCAGATTCTGAGAAGGTGGCGTGTGGTAGAGTGTCAACTCCAGCTTAGAACGAAAGTCCACACTCAGCACCTGACACCAGAGCGTCAGATGGGAACTTACCCTATTGGCGTTTCCAAAAGAATTCCCGGGGGATGAGAAAGAGCGGTGAAAGCACTCGAAGAAGCTCGCTGACTGGGCAAACCAGTCATCGAACAGCTGCACTTCCCGAAACGACTTGACGATAGGTGGGAAATGGGGACAGTCTTGGATAAACCGCCCTATCTCCTGCTTGCGTCTCGGTGTATCACACCACCTCGACAACGCGCGTTCTTCGCGTCGATACATAGGGATCCTTTCTTATTAAAATATACGCTTGCTGTACGTGACCGGGTAGACTGCATTGTCGGACTGCGTATTGATCCCGGCGAGCATAAAGCGCCCGGTGCCCGTACGGATTGACATATGTAGCTCCAGCTCCATCACAGAGTGATCTGAGGAAAAGGAGTGACGCTGACTGACCTCGATCCTGGACTCGAATACGTCTGTGCGAGCATGCATGAAGCGGGCAAACGACTTCATACACTTGTACGACTCCAGCAAGCTCGGTGCTTTGTCATGGACGATGTCATCGAGCATCTGGTCGTGGTCATAGTCGACCGTATGGTACTTGTCATGGACATTGTCCAAGAACTTGGCACAGCTCATGCCAAAGCTCAGCCGATCAGACGTGCGGTTACACGCCACAGTCACAGACGCACCGTCCACGCTTGACATGTACGTTGGATCAGGCTTGACCCGCATCACACGCTGGGTGTATTGGTTAAAGCGCGTGTTCACGAACCTGAACCACTCTTGCACAGCCTGCATCTCCGGCAAGTTTGCGCAGTTGGGTATGAGCAAGTTACCGCTCAAGATGTCCGATGTTGCCGTACGAGTGAGTACCTTTTCAGGATACATCGATGTGTTTCCCGTAGTGTCCTTGTGAAAGATCATTTCTTGTCTTCCTTCTTGATCTTGTTAAAGGAGTTGTTCTGAGTGCGAAAGCTCCACACCAGCAGATCGTCGTAGCTATGGCGGTTGACGAACTCTATGATGGTGCAGTGAAAGGGCTTGCAGTACAGCATGTGCACTTCAGTGGCCGCCATAGCACTGATGATGGTCTTAGCTTGATCAGACGCTATTGCGTAGATATTAGTAGCACAATTGGGGTGTGCGGTGGTGGCTTTCTCGATCGCTTTGAGTACTGTTTTGTGCTGCTTGTCCGTGATGGGGACATCCAGCCCCGTGAGGGACTGGATAGGAGTAACTACTCCACTCAATGCACGTGCCTCGTATTCTTTCTTATTGCGCAGGCTCAGCGCCATCTGCGAGCCGTCGTAGTCATAGTGCGTCTCGCACAACAGCATCTTGCTACTGATGGTGTTGACACGTTGATCCGGACCGAAGAACTGCTGGTGGCCAGCGACGATCTGCTCGAAGACGGCCTTGGGAACAATGGGAAACTGGAATGCGGACATGATAAATAATGCTTTCTATTGAAGGGGAAAAGTTACTTGTAGGAGGTTTGGACTTTGGTGTTACGCCGGCGCAAGACGACTTGTACGGTGCCTTCGGTGGCAAGGCCCTTGATGCTGAGCATGATGTTGACCCTGGCTTGCCCGACGTTAGGGTTATACGAACGAGAATCGAACGTATGGACCATCAAGCCTCGTTCCGCTAAGAAGTCATGCAAAGCACATGCATACTGGGTCAGATCCCGGAACTGATCAGCCGTCGTACTCGTTCCTAAAAACGCATCTGCACTGATATAGCGCCGCGGCTTGTCAACATTCGGCGAAGGTCGACCTTTGTTAAGCCTGCGGACCGACATACGGATATCCCCAGGGCCGATGAGTCCAGCCACGTGTATGCTGCCGGAAGCAATTCGGGTCGTATACTCCAGCTGGTGGCGGTCCCAGTGATCGTGGACCCAGATATCCAGCAGCTTGACCAGCCGTTCTGGGAATCTGGGACTCATCTTACAAAGAGCATTGCTCACCGCTCTTCGGCGATCTATAACCGGGTAGATCTCAGGAACCGGTGACGCCATCTTAGGCCTCCCGGCTAGTAGCCAGGACCAACGCTTGGGCCAGGCTGTTGAACATCTCACCCAGACGGGTGACGGCTTCTTCCGAGCACTCGGTGAACGCCTCCAGGCACCAGCACGGATAGTCCTCAGTAGGCGTGCCCTCCGTACAACGGGCAGTAAAGCCCCCGAAGTGCAGCTTGGTCATGTTCAGGTTGAACCGATGAGACTTGTAGGTCTCAAACGACAGGTCCGAGATCCAGCGGCTGATAGTGCGCAGCACGTAGTCGCCCGCAGAGTCTCGCACGCAGAAGATCAGGTAGCCCCGAGAGCGCTTGGCGGTCTCTTTATCAGCAGCCAGCCGTTCAGCTGGTGTATGGCCCGAGCAGCTCCACACGGTGGTGACGGAGTGACAGGCGTTCAGTGCATCCACCAGAGGCTGGATACGTGGGTCACAGTAGCGGCGCTGCTCACGCTTTTTGTCCAGTGCCTTCAGACGCGAATGGATCTGCTGGTAAAAGCGTTCCGGTGTGTAATGCATAACAGACTTTCTTATTGACGATCAAAAAAAGTACCCAGAGACCGCATAAGCGGTCTCTGAGGTGGGGTGCTGTGGATCAGCGGCCAAGCATGCAGCGCAGCACAGCGTCTTGGAGTGCAGGGGTCTCATCGAGGCGAACACGCACCACTGCCGGCTTGCCCTTGAGGAACTTGATCGTGACACGCAAGATGGTGTCGTCTTTTTCGACCAAGTAGCCGGACGCTGTAGTGAGATCGTACTTCTCATCAGGCCCCAACTTACGCAGGATCTGGCTGGTGGTCAGCACGCAGCTGTCGACCGACTTCACAGATGGCGGCGGATAGCCCGTGTAGTCGGTATAGATGGCGCCTTTGGCCAGACCGACGGAGGATGCGGCCATCAGGGCCAAGGATACAATGACTTTCTTCATAGGTAGCTTTCTATTGAGGGTTGAGAATTGGGAAGGTCAGCGCTTGGGCGGAGTCATCAAAGCGCACAGTTTCATCTGCGCGCTCAGCTCCTGGAACTTCAGACGAGCGATATGCTCGGTCTGCAGGATCAGATTGGCTGCTTGGTCATTGTCGAACTTCATCGTCACTTCCCGGCCTTCCAGCGCGATGCCATCGATGCGGTCGATGTAGATGCCCATGTTCTTGGAGAAGTTAAAGCACGCATGCTGATACTCCTCGAAGTCTTTGGCCACCTGGATAGGTTTGGTGGTGGGACGATAGTAGTATTCCGCTTGCGCGGATGCAGCCAGGCAGACGGTGGACAGGGCCAGGGACAGAAGGATCTTTTTCATGATGAGACTTTCAGAAAAGAGAGGGGATTACTTCTTCACCGCTTGGCGAAGCACGTTCATGCAGTAGACATACTGGGCATCTGAGCGATGGAAGGTGATGTCGAAGCCACCTTCTGCCCAAGTTCCGCCCAGTCGGGAATACGCCACACTCCTGGCTACCAAGTTGTAGCCTTTGGAGGCTAGAATCTTGAACAGGTCGCGGCACATCACTTCCAAGCGCTTTCGCTGAGCACCTGTCATGATCTCGCTGATGCCGTCAACTGGTTTCAGTGCCATATGCTGACCAGTTGCCGGAGCAGTGGATACTGGTCTGCCTTGATCGGTCACATGCAAGTCTCGCCGAGCGATCATCATGCTGACCGGCTCAGACGAGCGAAGGAACGTCATCGAGGAGACGAAATTGTTGTAGCGAAATGCTCCGATGATCTTCAGATCGTCGGCGTATCGGCCGCCCCACTGATCGAGCAGACGCAGCACGTCCGTCTCATAGGGGACAGGATGGGTACCCAGCGCTTGAGTGAACACTCGCTGAGGGTCAGTGATCGTGCCTGTGTAGGACTTCTCAAGTTCAAATGCCATCAGAAGTGTGCCACCACAAAGAACAACACTGCGCCTGCAACAGCGGCACCCTTGCCGTAGCGATCACACCACGCTTCGGCTTTCTCGATCATCTTTTCCATAACTCTTGTCCTTTCTTATCGGGGGTCTCGAACACCGCGGATCCAGCTCATGGAGTTGTTGATGGCTTTGTCTGCTCGGACAAACTCCCACTCTATCGCGTAGGGGCCTATGCGTGCATCACGCATCTCCACATCCAGAAACGCCAATGGCTGCTGTCTGTCGATGCCGCCGCACGAGATCGAGTAGACCGGGTGCTGATGGGGAACGAGACTGCCGACGATGTCGACCACCATCTGTGAGCCCAGCAAGTAGTCGCGATCGTTGGGGCAATTCAGATCACCCCACAGCTCGGGGAAATCTGCAGGCTTTCGATCGATCGGATGCACACCTTCCAGAGTCCGGTTCAATGCGTAGATCCGAAGAGCACCGCCAGTTTCGCGAGTCTCTAGGTAGCCGCCCTCTTCTTGGTACAGGGCGATGCCATGGCCATAGTCACGGCCATTGACGCTGTGCGCCTCAAACGTTGCCGCATACAGATGTGTGCCCAGGTATTTAAGGTTCTTGGCGACGACTTTATCCATCGCGTTTAATACCGCGACAGGGAAATGGAGTTTGGCAATCGGAGCTAATCGAATAAACGGATTATGTCCGCGATATACCCGAGTGTGATTATGATACATTAGACTGCTTTCCTATTTAAAATAAAAGAATTGAAGCCATTGCCTCAAGTAGAGTATAAGTGATTCAGATTTTCTACACACGGCATATATCCACCTTCGCTTTCCCGAAGGAAAGCGAAGGTGTGAATGCGTCAGCTGAACCAGCCGATCGTCTTTTGGAAGTCCCGCTGAATGAAGTCGAACAACTTGGGCCCCATGGCGGCGACGAATCCCACCACCACCATCATGAACCAGTGCGCCGCCCATGTCACGAACACGCCAGCTGCCGCGCCCAGCGGGATGCTGGTCCACAGCGCCAGGTTGTCGCTGAACGAGGCGATGAAGCCGATGCACGCCATGATCAACACGACGCACATGACGATGCCGTACCAGCCCAGCACCAAGTTACCGATGTTATCTCCCATTTCCCGAAACCTCCATAAGCAATCCAAGTCGGATCACTGTATACAGAGGCCAGCTATTTTCTACGTAGGTCTTGGGTCTTCAGGAGTCAGGGGCAGCTCGATAGGCTCCAGCGTGTTGTTGTCTCTCACCCAGAAGTAGGAGATCGGTACGTTCTTGGATGTCCTCACGTAGATGCGAGTGTCTGCTTCCACAGGACCGGGCGCCACCTTACTGATCTCGCTGGTCAGGTACAAGATACGCTTGGCCACATTCGACGATACCGCATAGCCCGTGACAAGGTACGGGTAGTTGCGTTTCCTGCACGACTGCTTGGCGGTGACGATGCAGTTGAATTGCTCTCCAGGGTACTGCTCGTACAGAGCTTTGAAGTGGCTCACCAGCAGACCACTTACGATGTTGATGTCCATAGATCCTCCGTGTTTTACCAGATGATGATCCGAACATCGCAGACAAAAAAGAAAAGAGCACTCATCCACCAGCCCATCGGGGGCTGGTGGATAGAGGACGCTTTATCCCAGCCTCAGCGCCACACGAGCGTTGCTGAGCTTGAAGAACGTCTGACTGAGCCTAAATGCCTCGAAGAACAACGCCACCAATGCATCGAACTTGATGCTGTTGGAGAATGCGTTGACATAGTGTTCCTGGTAAGCCGCCAGCCACTTGAAGTACGTATCCGAGAGCTCCAGGCACAACTGCATGTCCTGCATGGCTTTCTCGGGAGCGATCTTGGTGGAGAAACTCTTGACGGAGTTCCTACCCATGCACTCGCGGATCTGGCCATCGATCGACTCCAGCAGCGACAAGTCGCTGGCCGCTTGCTTCCATTCAGTCAAGCGCATCGAACCTCCCGTTGATGAAGATGGAAATCGCGTACACTTCCTCGGTCAGCTGACCATACTTGGTCAGCAGCTTGTCGATGATTCCTTTGGATATTTCGAAGTAGCGCTGGTGAGGTCCCAGAGCCAGCATGTAGGTGGCGCCTTCGTTCATGCCTTCTTCCGCATCGGCGGAGTCCACACATGCGTCCAGGCGCAGCTCCTGCAGGCGGTTGTGGTGTTTGATGAGCTCTTCATCAGTGCTGTCGGCCATCAGTGTGCGCAGGCCGTTGATGAAGGACTCCACCGACTCGATGAATGAGTCAATGACTGCCGACAGCCGGATGGACGTGTCGTAGTGGTGATAACCCTCCATGCGAACTGGTAGGGTGGTCTTGATCATGTTCTTCCTTTCATGACAGTTCCTTGTTTGATTCGTAGCTCCAACGCCTGGAAGGCACAGAGGGCGGCAGCGTCGGCTTGCCAGAAATCCAGATTGTATCGCTTGAAAGCGTCCGGTGTCAGATCCGACGCCATCAGATGCGCCGTCACACCATGCTGGATGCGGGCGGTCATGTGCACAGATTGATGCAGCTGTTTGAGCTGCTCGATTGTGATCGGATCCATGACAAAGTCATTGAAATCAGCAGCCTCGAATATCGCATTGATCCGCTCGTTTATATCGACATAAATAGAGTGCAGATATTCAACTCTGTAACTCTTTATATGCAGCCAATTAGCTGCCCTTATTATCAGGTTGAGTTTCATAGATTATATCTTTTCAAATAAGCGCGAATAGCAGATAGTGCATCCGCTATATTAGAAAGAGCTGCAGATAATCCAGACTTAATTGATTCTAATGCATCTATGTCGTCTTTGGAGCCCCAGATATACAGCAGAAGAGCCTCCTCCTCTTCGCAGTAATCGTCATCAGCATAGTACAGTCGCTCGGTCATGTCCCTGAGCTCTTGGGACGCGGGCTGCCCGCCTGAGTTATTGAACTTGGTGAGTAGGCGCTGTCGATAGTCTGCCCAGTGATCGATCAGGCGGTCGTACTCCAGACGAATCTGGTACATGCCTTCGATCAGCTGCAGAAGTGTGTCCTTCTTCATTTGTAGTGGAAGGAAACGGAGACACCGTACAGTTGCAACCAGCTTCTGAGGGCATCTTCCAAGGCTGTAATAAGAAGAGGAGCTGTCTTGCAATGCTGCACGGCATCTTCTTCACCAGTGCTTCCTATGAAGATGTCGATCACCAACCCCAGGGTGAAGCCGCTGGCATCTTTCATGACTTTATTGATATGCGCGACTGCTGAGTTGTGCATCTGCATAGTGGCGCCCTCGACAAGTGGTTGGTTTTCTATCTGACGTCCGACATCATCGAGGAAGTGGGCCAGCACTTCGACTTGCTTTATGTACTCGCAGGCCGGGACGGCGGTCTGGACCAGTGGTTGGTATTTCATTGGGAAGACTTTCTATTAAGGAGTAGCTGCGCGATCTTGGCTGTGAGCCGATCGATCGAAGCCAATAGCACGGCATTCAGGGCGACGATCACCGAAGTGTTAGAAGTGACCAGCTCTTGATTGGACCTCAAGATCGATGTCTCCAAGAACCCCAAGTGCCGGTACATCTTTTCTTTTCTGCCATGGATATCGTGGTATAGCTCCGAGACCTGGTCTATTTCACGGGAGGTCAGTACAAAAGCCACCTGGGTTGTCGGGGTATTCATCATCGCGGTGATCCGGTAGTACGAGTCCGTCAGGAGCTGGTACTGCTCTACGGCAAACGACAGATCAGCGAGCTTCACGGTTGCCTCCCGTACGCATAATCTCCCGCTTCAGGGTGTTCAACGCGACCGCGGCTCCCATGACGGCGCACGTGATGCCGGTCCACAGATCCTGCATCTTGCCATGCTGCGCACCTGGTTCCATCCTAGCCGTGTCCAGATAGTCGACAGCTATAGCCACTCCCGCGACATCGTCGGAGGCACGGCGAAAGAGCTTGAGCACTTGCTCAGGCTCTGTCCTGAGCACTGGCCAGTGCAGGTCGATGCTGTCACGGTATTGCAGCAGCTCCCTGTGCATCTTTGCCGCGTGCTGGTAGCCGGCCGCCACGGCCCCATTGATCTCGACGTGTCTTTTGAGGTTCATTTGTCTAGCTCTCTCATAAGGGCCCAAAACTGACGCTCTAACTCCCTAAATCTCAGTAGCTCTGTATCAAAGTCATCGATCCATTCGAAGACAAATGAGAAGTACAGGTCTGAGACACTGGAGATATGCGCTAATGCACAAGTCTCAGTCAGGAAGTTACGGACGTTTCGGATGGTGCTAAGTATCGAGACAACTCGGGGATCTGAGCCTTTTGAGGTCATCTCGGCAAATAGATGCATCCGGTAAGCTGCCAGAGTCTCTAGAGCTGTCTCCATCCTGGCGGCTTGAGTGGTTAGGTATATCCGGTTACTGAGTTTCATTTTTGCTTTCTAGGCTCGATGCGCGTGGCGGCCTTGAATTGATCCCACAGGGAACAGCCGATTTCCCGGATCACTCTGTAATGCCGCTCGATCTCTTCGAAGGGAGTGCTATGGGTAAAGACCATCTGCTCCAGCTCCCAGATCGCATGCTGCAAACTCCCGAATAACGGAAGGATTACCTGGATTTTGGCGCGTATGTGGCGACCCTCCGGGGTATCCGGCTGTCTTTGCTGCTGGGTCAACACACCGTTGCGCAGTGTGTCATAGCCTATGTGCTCCGACGATAGCATTTGCATGGCGAGACTCATTTGTGCTAGTTTCATTGCTTTCTCCTTAGGTGAACATAGTGCCATATCTCCCGACCCCTACTGGGGCCGGGAGAGTGGGAGGTATTAGACGTTGGGCATTCGCTTGAGCGCATGCACCATAGCCACAAACCGACGCACACATACATCGAGTAGCGTCTTTTGTTGTGTCGGGTAGTTAGGAAGCTCCCGAGCGATACGTTCCAAGAACGCGATCTCTCCGTTGTCTCTCAACTCATACAAGACCCGCAGGATATCTTCAGCGGTGATCTTGTTCCACTCCTTTTGGGAGTAGGTGTAGGTCTTTTTGTCGATCCACTTGCATTCGTCGCCAAAGTCGATCTCAAAGCCATAGAAGATAGCCGCCACTGTTGGATTGGTGAGCTTGAGCCAGTTCTCCATCGCCTGCACGGCTGGGTAGACGACTTGCCGACCCTCTTCAGTGCCAGGCATCTCGGGCATGCCCATGAGATCCATACCACCGCCAGCGGCTGCCCATTCTGGAGACAAGGCCACATGTCCCAGCAAGTCAGCCTTGAACTTGCGGGCATAGAACTCTGCCTCCGACTTGGGGATCTCCTCTCGCACGATCAGGCGATAGTGGTTGGTGGCTTGGTGCAGCGGCATGTAGACGCTGTTTTTGCCACGAGCGCGCTCCATGATCGTGATCAGGGTGTTTAAGTTTTGAAGATTCATCTGTTTGTCCTCATGTAAGGTGTAAGTGACCGCATCATTCTACAAAGACGGTTGTGCCAGATGATCTTCCGGATATCGGGACAAAAAAAGAAGACTTCCCCATCCGCCGCATGACGCGGCGGACGAGGTCTTCAGCTCGATCAGCTATTGATCTTAGCGATGAGCGTCTTGAGCGCTTCGCTCATGGCGTCCAGCGCTGCGTCCAGGCTTTTGACCATGTCCTTGCCAACGTCAGTAGTGGGATTGAAGCCCGAAGCCCGGGAAGCGATAGCGATACCGGCTTGTGCGCCCAGCATGAATGCCAGACTGCGCAGCGAGTCGTCGATCTCTACCCAGTGCTGGCGAAGCGAGATGAAGCTGCTCAGTAACAGGGAGCTATCACCAGGTTTCATCACGATGACGCCATGGATGTTGTCGCTGATGTGCTCCAGCGTCTTGCGGCAGTCGCGCAGCTTGCCGTGCAGCGCCACGATGATCTGGTGTTCTTGGCTATCGTGCAGGCTGTCAGTATGTGTAGTCATGTGTGTGGTCCTTTAAGCGAGGCAGTTGCGGATCGGGATGTAGTGCGGCTGGTCGAACTCGTACATTGCCCGGATGCAGCGGCGATACGACTCCTTGTGCTCAGCGTAGCTGGGGTTGACACAGGCGTACAGCACCTTGTGCTCCCGGGAGTAGACTGAGTACGAGGGGCTGGTGGAGGTGTCGCAAGCAGCGGCGAATGCTATCAAGTCACCGCCCGTCAGACCAGAGTCCTGACCCGTGTTCTTGGTCACGGTGTCCACAGCGAAGTGGCCTGAGCCGATGGCTGTCCAGCCAGGTCCTTCATGGATGTAGCGGTTGACGTACTTGGTGGCGGTGATCTCAATCCGTTCCCGGGAGCCATCACTCATCATCGCGACGATGCAGCAGTTGCGGGAGTTTTGTGCCAGCGACAAGATCATCATCACGTCATACAGCAGCCTGGGCTCGGGCATCGTTTTCTCGTAGATGGACTTGAAGGTATCGGACACAGTGGCGGAGCCTGTAAAGGCGTATGCCTCCACATAGCCACCGTTCTTGCCCAGCAGTCGCCCCACTGGCGGGATCTCGATCTTCAACCGAGTGTCCGAGATGACTTCCGTGGGCTTTTCACCTGTGGACACGTCCAGTGTCAGGTGGTCGCCTGAACGGTTGACCAAAGTGGTGGCCCGGTGATCAGCGATCAGGAAGTTCTCGTTTACGATAATAGTCGTCATGGATGCTTTCTATTTAGAGAGAGGTGCCTTTAGCAGGGGCGGATGAAGGCGTTGGGATTGCCGGGGACTGGGACATCGTTGGTGAGCACCCGCGGGATACGCACGATGGAGACGATCTCCTGGACGACGTAGTCGCCGTCCTTGAGACCCAGGCGCACACCCTTGTCCTTGAGCACCTGGGAAGGTACCAGGAACTCGGGACGAGTGTCATCGTCGTACAGGCCCAGTGACAGGCACGCCGCGATCGCTGATGCTTCTTCGAAGGAGCGGTGGTCGCCATACGTGATGGACTTGTCGGCGTAACCCGCAGAGTACTTGCGCACCACGTACGAGGTCTTGGTGTGCGTGGAGTGGGTGTCCTCCGCCATCCCGGCCACACGTACACGCCCGTCCGGCATCTGCTGGATGATGACATCACGCTTCTTCTCGGTCCCAGGCACCGCAGTGCCGATAGCTCCGATGGCTAGTTCTTCAGTCAGGTCGGTGACCACCTTTTCAGGGATACCGAGCAGCTTACCCTCCCGAACAGCCGAGTCGACAAGAGTGACCCGAAGGTCTTCGGTGATCTTGGCGGTGTTCTTCGGGTCCAGGTATTGGGCGATCTTGGGATTGGTGGGCTTCATGACAGAGCTTCCTCCAGGAGTTGGATCTTCGGTTGGTCCTTGGGCCGGTTCATCGCACGGTAAAAGCCGCGCAGTGTGGAGCTGGAAGTGATGGGCACGTACTTGGTGCCACGCACATCACGTACCAGCAAGCTGGCTTGCTTTTCCACCAGCTGGATACGTGGGTTTCCGGGAGTGGTGACCCAGAAGTCCGCCAGTACCTCGACCTTCACACCATGGATGTCCATGATGCGCTTGTAGCCGTAGTAGGTGCCGCATGGCGATGTTGTCGGCTCGATGCCGTCAAACAGCCCACAGTTCGCTGGCACGATCAAGTCCAGATCGTGATCAGCGGTAAAGCGCTGGTTGGCCAGCAGCAAGACCGCTGCGCCCATCGTCACAGTGGGGCGGTGGTCGATGAGCTTTTCCACAGCCAGGTAGGCGGGAAAGAAGATGTCTTGTACGACAGAGCAGTAGTTCATGGTGGGGATTCCTTCAGGTCAAGCGCTTTTTGTTTGGTGTATTCCATCTCTTCGATGGCTTTCTTGAGTTTGTCGATGGTGCAGGAGTAGCTGCCATCAGGAGACGCCAGTCGGTCGCTCAGGAGCTTTCCAGTGAGGTTAGCCAGACCGATTCCGCACCTTCTCATGGCGTCGATCACGGTTATGTTCAGGCGTACGGTTGGATCCGTCGTGGTGGGAGCTGCCTGCAGTGCCTGGTCGATCTCTCGGCTCAAGCGCACGATGGTCTGGCGCAGACCGGTGATGGTAGTGAATTCAGTGTCAGTCATGGGTTACCCAATGAAAAAGTGGAAGATATTGCCGTCTTCATTGAGCAGGCGCTTGACGAACGCAAATGAGTCCTCATGAAGGTACTCGCCAGCGGTGGTCATCACACCGGGCTCACCCTCAGGCAGCGGGCTGCCGTGGCCATGTGGCCTGCGGTCTTCGATCACCAGCTCAGGCGTGAGCTTCTTGAGCTCTTCGCGGGTGATGGAGTAGCGGCAAAAGCCGAAGTTCCACTCCCCGTCATAGAAACGAGTAATGGCTGACATCGGCAGCGTATGCGGGGTCTGAGCCAGGTACGGGGGAGCTGTACGCTTTTTGGCACCGAACAACACCGACATGAAGCCTACGCTGTCAGGCGCGCCATCGTGGAACTCCGCCACATGTTTGACCTCGTCGAAGCCATTGTGTTGATCGACCAAAACACCACGGATATACAGAGACATGATAATTGCTTTCAGATTTAAGGGAAACGAGATCCAGGCAGCCAGTCGTAGGCCACTTGTTCGATCTCCAAGTCGTAGTAGTCCGGAAAGTGCGTGCCTATCCGAACCAAGGCTGACTGATAGCTGTGTGCGTCGATGAAGCCCACAAAGCAGCAGTCGTCACGGGCATACGCTTCTTGGACCCAGTCCCACAGATCTTCATCGTCAGTGGTTTGCAGGGACCTGACGGCATCCCAGCCCTCAACGCCATACTCCAGGTCCGGATCACGGCGATCTCGCTGAGAGCTGATCCATACCGGGAAGCTGGGACGAGAGCAACCCTCGTCCTCGTAGTTGCCGCTGTAAAAGCGGATGCGGTAGCGTTTAAGCCCTGGCCTGCATGGCGGGTAGTCGGATGCGCTAGCCACAATCGAGCTGCGCCAAGTCGGGTTCAGTACGCACGATCACCCAGCAGTCCAGCAGGCCAGCGCCCACCACTTCCTCGAACGCACGGTCGTCTTCGTTCATGAAACGCAGTTCCCAGTCCTGGGCCTCGTCTTCTTCGACAGCCTGGCTCATCAAAGCGCTGGCCAGCGTCAAAGCCTTCCACTTACCCTCCTCCTCGTAGCCCACAAACGCGAGCTTGCAGCCCCTGGGCATCTTGGTGGGGCGATAGAGCGCCGCCTTGTAGTCGTGTCTTCTCATTTGCTCCTCTTTTGTAAACAGTTTCGCAGCAGGTTGATCAGCGTGTTGGCTGCGTTGGTTCCCTGGATGGCCTCAGACTGGGCCTCTCTATGAAAGACCACGGGCATCGAGAACTCCACATCCGCCACAGTAAAGACGTACAGGCCATCAGCAAACGTCCACAGCGTATCGAGCGCGCGGTCCACGATGGAGAACAGTTGAGTCATCTCCGTGGTGCGATACACCATGTCCGTCCGAGCATACAGGATGTTGACCTGCTGCGTGACCTTCGTCAGCTCGCGCTGCATGTCAGTCACCTCGCGATAGAGCTCGATCACCTGGCCCCGCTCAGATAGTTTCATGACCCATTCCTCAGTGCACGGGCCATAGCTTCCGCCTTCTTGCACAACTGCTGGCCATAATCGTGCGCATGCCTGGCTACTACCAGCGTAGCCCGCATGTCCTCGATCTCGACATCCGGATAGACCACCTTGTTGTGGGTGAGTGCTTCGGAGGTAAAGATCTGATCGACCATCGCTGCCGCTTGCTTTTGTACCTTCCGGATATCCTCAGGTATGTCGCCCAGCAGTATCCCCAGTTCCCGGGACATGTGGTTGTAGCACAGCGCGATACTCATCCTCAGTTGGTTGAGCTTGGTGTTTATATCAAGCACCTCTAAGCGCTCCGATAGTTTCATCTGCGAGCTCCTAGCGGCGGTGGCGGTCGTACCAGCGAGCGGGCTGCTTCATGTGCTCTTGGTAAGCTTCAAAGCGCTCAAACCCCATAGGACTCGCATAAGGACCGCCTACCACCTTGAGCAGCTGCGGATCTGTGATCGCTATAGACGTCATCATCACAGCCGGCTCCGTAATGTGTACAGTGGCTTCAGTTTGCAGTATCTCCATAACTCCTAGTTCCTTTCATATAGAAACAGACCCTATCTCCCGGCCTCCCTAGATGGGAGCCGGGAGATAGAGATCACTGTCAGTCGTCCTCGTCAGCCAACCATTCACCCCCGCTCATCACCACGGGTTTGGTCAGCGCAAGGTTGCCCGATGCCTCCATCGGGTTTTCCATCAAGAAGATGTTGTAGTCCGGTGCAAAGACTTCCCAGAACCGGGCCATCTTGGCATCAGGCGCCAACATCAAGTTGAGTGCGTCCAGTTTGCATTGTACACGCCGCACTCGGGCGTCTTTACCCTGGCACCACCCAGGGGACCCTGTACACCGTACAGAGCGTCCGATGCTTTCACACCGGCTGAGATCATTTCTTCTCCCATTTCTGGGAGCTCTCCGTTTCTTCCCGCCTTAATGGCTAGCGGGTTCTACTCTACTCGGTTACTCAGGCTGTACGCCCTACCCTTTCGATGATCGTTGAACGTTCCTCCCTATTGGGAGGCTTCGCTGCAGATTGCCCAATCTTCCAATCGGAGGCTCTAAGGGTTTCCCTGACAATTAAAAGAGTTTAATGATGGCCATCGACCATCGAAATCGACGGGCGTTCAGATAGTGTCGTTAGTACTATCTAGCGCCATTACGCGCGTCTTTAGGCTTTCCCTAAAGGTCAGACTATATCTTCACCTTCGGCTCTATCCGGTAAGGTGCTTACTACTTCCACTCACTTGAGTGTACTGGCATCTCAGCCATAGTCGTTGAACGTTCCTCCACCCGTAAGGAGGCTTCGCTGCTGGTTGTCCAATCCTCACACTTGTCAAACCGTCGCTTTGCGTTACCGCTCGCAGTGGTAGTGGGGCTCTTAGGGGGTTCCAGCAATTCAGTAAGATTCACTACGCCATTTCTGACGTATAGGCCAATTTAGCGTTGGGAGCTACGACGATCAAGATCGACATGGAGATAGTCTTATCTCTAGGGTCCGTCTTCAGTTTCCCGAAGACTCGCTGCATCGACCCCTGCATTAAAGTGGGCTGTTTGTCCAAACTTGTCGTTAGCAAGTCCAGGTGTGCATCGACACCCTCCACGCCTCTCGGAAACCAGCCGATCACTCAGCTGCGTGGCACAGGTCATATCTTAGTCTTCACCTTTCAGTGGTCAGACTGTTCCCGCTTCGGCTTACGGCAGTTTGCTACTGCACCCACTTGGGCCCTACTCTACTCGGTCTCAGGAGTCTTACCCGACTTCCTTCCCCTTTCGATGACCGTCGAACGTTCATCCGTTTCCGGATGCTTCGCTGCGGATTGTCTCTATTCCCCACCTTGTTACCGTACCCTGGTAGTTACCCAGGCCACCAGCGCATTACTACACTGGCTTGGTAGTGGGGACCTTACGAGATGTTCCCGCAATTCAAGAACTTACTCCCGGTGTTCCGGGATACAACTACATTTCTGTAGAGGGAAATGATTCTGAACTATGTTTTCGAGGTCCGCTTGCAGCTCTTGAAAAATTCAAGAACCGCTTTTCGAACTTCTCCAATTCCTCAGCAGTGAATTCTGGCCACTCCATCCCAGGTTTGAAAAACTGGAAGAAGAACTGACGCGTCGGCTCAGCGACACCATCGTTAGCAAAGCGGTTACACGCGTGCTTGATGGTCGCACTCTTTATGCCTGTCTCTAGACTAGCATGCTCTATACTGGAGCAGATTGTGAGCTTTCGCGACGTATAATCGAAGTAGGCCACTTCTTTCGTCTGATAACGTACAGGCTTTATGCGGAAGTTTCGCGGCTCCTCAATGGAGTAGATGAAGCCGTTATGAGGCTCCTTAGAATGCGCAGCGATGAAACTGCGAACATTCACGCGAAATAGTCCCATGGTCTCAGCGAAGTTCTTGATACTTCGGAAGATTTTCTCTTCCCCCGTCTCTATGTTTCGCTGGATGATCCGGACGGCAGCGCAGTTCTCCCCACTATCGAAACAGTGAGCAATGTTCTGCGAGCGTGTCGACCATTCAAGGTTTTCAGCCCTGTTATCCGTCTTGATGCTATTTTTGTGGTTAACGTCGTACTTGATCCCGTCATCCGGGGGCATTCCATTCCACGCTCTGCACACCAAGATGTGAGCACCGGTGGTTTTGACGCCACCATTATCCGCGATCTCTCGTACTGTCCAATAGTACGTAGTGTCTGATCTTCGCTCAGTGCGGGTGTTGTGCATCTTGAACTGCGGGCATCTCTTTGCAGGATTCCCGTCTTCACCAAGACGATAAAACTCTCCGTCTTCAGAGACTATCAGTCGTCGATAACCGGGAACAGCTCGGTAAATCTTCCCGAGATGTTTGTACTCTTTTGTAAATGCTGGAATTGGCATAGCTTCCTCACTAAGTTGGTCCACTTAATTAGGAATGCTATTTCATAGTTTACTAATCGTTTCGATGGAGGAGCATCGATGGTCCTCGGCCACCCGGGTACTCCCTGAAGATTTGGTCCAAGAAGCGATGCAGCAGCTCATCGTAGATGTGCACATGCCTATACACATAGCCCAGCGCACCGTTGTAGGTGAAGCCGTGACGCATGAGCATGCCGACGAGGTGGTGCTGGAACATCGGCACCGCAATACACCAGGGTACTCCGATCTCATCATGGCGATGGTGGTCAGTGGTGGAGCTGATCACGCCTCGCGCAGAGAAGATGACACGAGATCCATAGACGTGGCGCCGTGCATGCCCGGGTTTGGGCTGCATGTTGGTGCCAGTGTAGCTGTCGAAGAACGCCGCCATACGCGCCTGCATGCGTGCAGTGCGATTGACGATCACCTTCTCGCTTCTGTCATGGAAGTCTTTGTCGATGGAGACGACGTGGTAGTACGCGTCAAGGGCATCTTTGACGGAGTTCTCCATGTAGATGCCCAAGTTGGTCTTGTCAGCAACGAACATCGCGCGGTTGAGCACGGGTTGTTGGTCACTGAAGATACGGCTCCTGTTGTCGTCCAGGAAATCGATGAGCTCTCGATAAGGCTTGTTGGCCTTTTGCTTGAACGCGCTCATCAGCCCGCCTAAGACGTCGTCGAAGTTGCGGGTGAAGAAGTTCAAGTCACGCTCGAAGCCGTACTCGGAGAGCTTTTCGATCTCCGGAGGTGTACGAGTGCCCGCCGTATACAAGTTGTCGGTGAGGTATTGTATCGCGTTGAAATTGCTTTTGGAGAAGTAGGAGCTGAGCATCGACCACACAGCCGGGTTCACGAGCTTGTGCACGAATTCCGGTTTACGGAACCACAGCAAGCTGGTGACTGACTCGTCGATGTTGCTCTTGACCACATCTTGGCACACGGGGCATTGCTTGCCCAGGGCGAATCGTCCTTTGGTGTGGCCGCAGCCGCATCTGGGAATGATCGAGATGGTGTCGGAATTGAGCTGGTTCATCGTCAGCGCGCGGATGCGTTCTTTGTCTTCTTCCGTGCTGTTGGCAAGGTCGTTGAGAAAGATAGGCTCCACGCGCTCGATAGTTTGCGCAAACATCCGATCGTGGTCTTCTACTTCCAGAACAATTGGCAAGTTGGCTCCTTTCAATAATGGCGGACATATTTGAGGATCTCTCCTCATGTCCAAGTAAGGTGTAAGTGATCGATGCCACCTACAAACGGTATCGCGGGATCAGTTTATAGAGCTGGTGTGTTTTGTTTGCATATCTTATTGCAGACAAAAAAAGAGAGTCTAGGAAAAGGAGCCCAGCGGCTCCTCTGCGTCTTTCCTAGACTCCCGAAAGTTCCGCGTCACAGAACTATAGGCACAGCCAGAGCTGTTTGGGCATGCACGCCGTGGATACGAATGATCGGGCGGACATCGAAGAAGTGCAGCTGCTTGATGAACTCAAGGAACTGTCTGAAGGGTTTGCCTTCGGAGTCATAGATGAAGACTCCTCGGGGAGATTGGACAACAGCTTTGTACTCAGTCTGTGCGATAGTCATATGAGAAACTCTAGGGATGCAGGCAATCTTACTTTTTAGGGGTCGAACATAAAACCTACCTACCTCCTCCCGGTTTCCCGGGAGGAGGTAGATAAGTTCATGTCGATGGAACTACTTCCGATCTAGTCGATCAGTTGTAGCTGCGGCGGTAGCGACGGCCGTCACCACCGCGGCGCTCCAGCGAGCGGCTCACGCCGGTGGTGCGCAGCAGCGCGCCTGTGCCGTAGCCGGCCACCACGCGGCGCTGTTGGAGCACCGTGTTGTGGTCGCCGTTACGAGGCACCAGAGGCACGTTGGTTTCGCGGATGCCCTTGGCCAGTGCGTCGGCGAAGTGGCCGGTCACGGTAGGACGGATGCCCATGCCAGTGACAACGAGCGAATCGTCGCAGATGGCGTTGAGCAGCTTCAGGCGCTCGGCCAGGCGGTAGTTCTCGTCCTGGCTGCCGAACCAGGTGTCCAGCCAGTCGTCGAGCAGACGCATGTTGGAGCCGTTGGATGCGACCATGTTGGCCACGGGCAGGAACGATGCCAGCTGACGGATGTCACGGCGTTGGCCGTTGGCGTCGGTCCAGTAGCCCATGTGGAAGCGCTCGCCGGGGCCTTCGATGATCTGATCCTTGGTGGGATCGAAGAACATCTCGACGGCGCCGTTGGTCAGATCCATGGCTGCGTCGAACACGTCCATGGTCGCGCGCTGGCGCACCTTGTTGTCGCCGGTGGCGATGGCCGCGAACGATGCCGTGTAGAACGCCTGCAGGCCGGTGTCCGGGCAGTCGATGCCGATGGCCATCTGCTGCGTCAGCGTGCGGTCCAGGAAGATGCTGAACTCTTCGTCCCCGAACTCGGGGATCGTGGTGTCGATGGGCTGACCGAAGTCGCCCTTTTCGTCGGCCACGTTTGCGTGGATGTTCAGCGCGCCGATGTCGTAGAAGTTCACGTCCTTGCGGCCGGCACCACGACGGGGACGGAACAGCGACGCCCACTGGCGGTCACGGTTGAGCTCGGACACCGAAGCGATGGAGAACAGGATGCCGGCCAGGGTGCGGGCCTGCATTTGTTCGATATTCACGATGTTGGCGCGAGGCATCCAGGCCGCTTGGGGAACGAAGTCCTGGTCACGGCGACGGCGACGGCCGCGGTTGATGTCGGCATCGTCCAGGAAGTCCGGGTTCACGGGAACCAGCTCGATGTTCACCGAGGTTTCGCACACGGGCTCGGAGCTGATGTCGTCGTTGAAACGCGGAGTGCGATCACGCTGACGGCTTTCCACGCCCACGGTGATGACCATGTCCGCATGCACGACATCGCCGTTGGCAGTCGTTTGCACTTCGGTCGTGGTCGACTCGATGCTCACGGGCAGCTGGATGTCGCGGATGCCGTCGGTCCAGCCCGACAGGTTCCAGTCGGTGAAGTCCGGGTGACGCTGCATGGCGCGGGTGGTGATGCCGGTGGTGGCGGCCGAGATCAGGCGGCGCACGTCGTTGATGTTGGTGACATCGAAGTCGCGGCGCACGATCACGCAGTCCATCAGGTTGACGGCCACTTGGGTGCGCAGGGCATCGGTGACAACCTTGCGAGCGGCGTTCTGGAAGATCTCGTTGTACACGTCTTCGGACGTGGGCGTGATCTGGAAGTTGCGGTTGCGCACCGAGTCGTCGTTGTAGGGGCGCGGGTTGTCGCCGGTGGCTTCCACCATCAGGACCTGGGCCACGACCAGGTGGTTGACCGACCAGCCTTCGACCACGGGCACTTCGGGACGACGCGCCAGCACGATGGCCGAGAAGTGCATGCGGGTCACTTCCTTGGGCATGGGCAGGATCACGAATTCGTCCTTGGCCGCATCGGCTTCCTTGAACACTTCCTGCACGTTCTTGAGCAGGGCATTGAACTTGTCGGAGCCGGCGTTTTCGGCGATGCGCTGACCCACCAGGCGAGAGCCTTGAGCCAGGGTCTTGAAGGGGCTGGAGACGCGACGCACTTCTTCGGCACGGCCACCCGAAGCTGCGGAGGGTTGACGCGGTTGCACGTCTTCCACTTCCTCGGCTTGAGCTTGGCCAGCGCGGGCGTTGAAGTTGAACTTTTCAGACATAGGTGTTTCCGTTTTACGAGAAGAGGGTTTCTGACTGTGCCTAGAATACTAAGCTATTGTTGTGAGCGAGAAAAGATGTGACTCTATCCTCAAGTAGAGTTTAAGTGGCCACATTAGTTTACAAAGGGGGCTTTCTCGCACTAGCGAAACATGGTCCCTATGCAGCCCGAAGGCTGCGTTGGTGTTTCACCACCTTATATACAAAAACATCTGCACTGCTTTTGTACGAGGGAAAGGCTCATCCTTCGATAGTATGGCTTTCCCTCAATCTCCCCCTTAAACCGACATGCTTGCACTATTCTCCAACACATACCAAAGCCGCGGTCAAATTTCACAACATCCCCAGCTGCCGTGGCTGCGCACCCGAGTGCAGGAGAACATCGCCCGCCAGCAAGAGTACTATGCATCGGCTGCTCGAGCCGTGTTTGCCGATCATCCGCTGGCTCAGCTGCTCAAACTCATCGGGGCCAACGCTCGCATCGATGATTTCGATGTCTACGATAACTCCTGGGTAAGGGCTCCTTATGTTTCCCGTAACCTGGGCTTTACCTCCGAAGTCAATCGAGGCACCTTCAAAAAGCACCGCATCTACAACAGTCAGTCGTCCATGATCCTCACAGTGCCCGAGTATGTCTCCGTGTACTGGGGACTGGAGCACTGGAGGCAGCTCGAACCTGTACGGGCCTTGTGGATTGACCGGCCATACATGGATATGAGTGTGCCTTCCCAAGATGGGGACTTCACAGACTTCGCATCTGTGGTAGTTGACATCCCCAGACTCGTGCTGATGTACCGTGGATTTCTGGAGCATCGCAAAAAGGTCATGGCGGAGAACATCAACGCCATGGTGATCGGGGAGGAGAACTTTATCGGGATGTATGCGCTGCCCTCGATGCTCAAGAGCCAAGCCGACATCACTGCAGTCTCGGCCACTCAGGCGCTGTACTATGGTGATTTCGAACAAAAAAAGAGGGTAGCCACGTCTATCTACCTGTCCAGCTATGCGCTGGAGTTCGAGAAGGTGGCCAAGTACGCCCTGGAGCGTATCGATGGCGCCAAGATGCAATATGCGCATATGCTGCAACACTTGCCCTCGTTTTTTGCAGCCAGTGGCTTGTCCGCTCTCGTGATGCCCGACATGGTCCCCACGACCCAGGTGCAGTGGGCGGTGTTGGTAGCCAGGTTGAAGACCATCATGTTCCTCATCGACATCGGGGGCAAGAATGGGATCAACACCAACCGCGGCTATATCAACGAGATCAAGAAGCGGACACGGGAGCTGACTATCTCCCGCATCCCCTACGACGTGATGGGCGAGGACATCGCCTCCTACGTCCAAAACTCCATCGATCGCATACAGCGACTGTGACCCGCCTAGGCAGCCCGCAAGGGCCGCCTAGGTGGATCAGTGTGCTATAGACGGGACCAGGTCAGTCCAAGCGCAAACATAGATAGTGATAGGACTGACGCCATGGACATCGTTGAACTCCTGGCCCGACTCGCTCATATCCCGAAGCGCAGTGTGCAGGTTGTCCGACACAGTGAAGCAACCATAGTTCAAGCCCTGCAGCTCTTTGCAGTAGTAGGCCATCATCATCTTCACAGGCACCGACATCTGCAGTTTGGGTCGAGCGGCGTTCCTCATGATGAACTGCAACGCCGGGCTTTGGCCCAGACCTTCAGTGACCGAGCCCCACTTGACGACGGGCTTGGAGGAGCTGGGCTGACTGAACGAGCCTGAGATCGCCATAGGAGAGCTCGTGGCCTTCCTCCACATCGCGTCGATGTCCATCATCCGGCCCAGCTGTGATCCTATGAAATCGTTGGAAAAGCCGCCTTCGAGCTTTTCATCGAGTACCCGCTTTTTGGCAAGCACATCGAGCACACCTTGTTTGCTGTACACCAAATTGTGGTGACCATATTCTGCTTGGATAGCTTTCTTGAGGTTTTCGAGATTCATGTTAGTATAAGGAGTGAAAGATTATGAACATTCTTGTTAAGGCGATCCAGGACGCCATGTTCGTTATCCCGCGCGACGTCTTGCAAAAGGCGTTCATGCTGGACAACGGCTATCGGGTACGAGCCGACAGCTTGGAGAACCAGATCCTGACGAAGGTGATCAAAAAGCGCGTGGTGATCGACGCTCAGATCGCCATGGGCGAACACATGCAAGTGCGCTTGAACACCCTGACTCCGATCTACGTAGAGGACTATCGCTGCGTCTACGAGATCCCGTCGAGTCTGCTGCAAAACAAAACCATACTGACAGTGCTGGGTGTGTCGTACACTCCCTACGCTGGCGGCATTGGTTCGTTTGGCTATGCCTACGGTGGTGTGGGGCCTTTGTTCTCCCAAGACACGATGACTGCAGCTCAGCAAGCTGTGGAAGCGTCCTCCGCTGTCCCCAACGTCGCGACTGCGAAGGTCGAACTGATCGGCACGAACATAGTCATGATCGAGGATGCGCAGCGGTTCAACACCTCGTACTGGCTCAGCTGCTACGTGACCGATGAGAACTTCATGAACGCCATCGATCCTCGCAGCTACGAGTACTTCAGCACTTTGTGCGAGCACGCCATCAAGAGCTACATCTACAACCGTCTGGTGATCAACATGGGGCGCGCTGAGATCGAGGGTGGCTCGGCTCTGGGCATCTTCAAGGAGATCGTAGACGGCTATGCGGACTCGGAGACGAACTATCGCACCTTCCTGCGGGAGACATGGGCGAAGGTCGCATTTATGAACCAACGCAGTAGATATTACCGCTTCCTGAAGATGCAGGTCCCTATCGGGCTGTAAAGTCAGACTTACCACACCATAGATACCCCTCCCCAGGCGCTAAGCCGGGGAGGGGTGTATGTTCGCAGTGAACAGTTTAGTCCCGTCAAAACGGGATGCAGTCAGATTTATGATTAGGTCTTCAGACCTTAGGCGCCCGCGTACATGATGGAATCTCCATAGGTTGTTGATCGAAGAATGGTCTAGGGTGTAAGACAGCTGGCGGCGGCGCGATGTGATACACCCGCCGCCGCCATACCGTCAACCGGCCCGCTGCTCTCATGGCCCGCGTGCGGACGTATGAGGCGAGGCGAGGCGGCTCCCTGGTGGCTACCAGGCATTTGATAGAGATAACTTGTCGTTTCTCTACCAGGAGGGCTCCAGTTACATCATCACCATGTCACTGGAGCCGCCGCCGATCAGGCGGATGGGGTTCAGGTCCGTGGCCATGGGGCGCACATCTTTCATGAGAAGTCTCCTTCAATAGTCCATTTCAGAAATAAGAGTGGTCAACTTTGGACGATATCCCAGAGTTTCCAGGGTCATCCGGTTGATCACGGTCAAGTCCAAGATGATCTTGCGGGTGTCGATCACCTGCTCGATCTCCTTGGGCATCCCGTAGCTCTCCACGTAGCTACTGGAGATGTACATCGTGGGCAGCTTGTCGCGTCCGCCTGCCGCGAGCCACCGAGTCAGGCGGTCAGCGAGTTGGCGGTTCTCCATACCTGCGATCCATGCGGCAGTCTTTGCCCGGGTGCGAGTGGTCAGAGGGATCTTGATCACGGTATACGGAGGAGGCTCCACTTTGTGGTAGCTGGGTGCAAACACTTCCATCCACAGGTCATAGAACCGATAATTGCTCTTGGTGGCGTCTTGAGTATAGGAAGAGGCGGCTTTGATGAACAACGACTTGTAGTACTCCGGCTCTCCGGAAATCAGCGAGTGCTGAATCTTGCGTTCCAAGTTGGCCACTTCCGAGACCTGGTCATACAGACTGATCAGCTTGCCCTCTTGAATGGTATCTAAGATACGGATCATGTTGTCTTGCGCAGGTAGCACGATAGAGGCCGGAGATGCGGAACTCTTCAAGTGGACGCCCTTGATTTCATACTCGTTTTCCCCGTAGACGTGACCTTCCTTGATGAAGACCGAACAGAAATAGTGCTTAGCCACCGGGGTCTGGGCAAATACTGGGAACATGAACTCCGGCTTCATCGACAGCACAAACAGCTTGTCGCGGTGCACGTTCATGTTGGCTGACAGGATAGCCATGGCGTGAGCGATGAGCTGTGTAGCCACGAACATCACAGCGCCTGCGACCCCGAAAGCGCGTTCTTCGAATGTGAGCTTGCCAAAGTACCAAATCACCCACTCGTCGACCGAGAACATGGTAGAGTCAGTATCTGACAGCACCACAGACTTGCGGGCCATGGAGTCGATATACGCAGTCGACGGAGGCAGCGTATGCACCACCAGGAATGCGCGGATGAACTCTTTGTACTTTTGCACAGCTTCGATCACAGCCCTGCATGAGTACGCTACATGGCTGATGTTCTCCGGGCTCCACTTGGTGGGGTCTTTATCGGAGCCTTTGAGTTTCAAAGCATGGACTTGTGGGGCATAGTTGTACACCAGTGGCTCGACCTTGGAGGTGTTGAGCACATATGCCAGCGGATCGTCGATAGGTCTGGACAGATCCGAGATGGAGAAGTCGTCGATGAACTGGCGCATGAACTCGGGATTGAGCTCCCGTACATGGTACAAGTCTTGCGTATAGACGACGGCCGCCCGTTCCCAGGGACTCATCAACTCCGCAAACTGACGGATGTCTTCGAGCTTGCGCTGGTCACGCCAGTATTGGTCAGTGGAGCGTTTGACGCACTCGACCACTTGCTCAGGTGTGGGGATCACTAGGCCATACTTATGTATGGCGCTCTTAACAGCACCCAGATCCATCGTAGTGATGATCGCTGTCAGGTTGTTGATGGCGGTGTCGGCGTCCAGGTAGTGGCGGTTGCCCCCGATCATGCGCTCATTGAGAGCATTGGAGATCGAGCTCATGGATCGAGTCATCGATGTGAGAGTGTTGTGCCCTGTTGGGTTCTCGAACACCGAGCCAGCGGCTGCCATGGAGCCGCTCATGGAGTTGTTGTTACGCTTGGCGTTATCCTGGTCCATGTTCAGGTTGTATGCCAAGTCCTTCTTGCCTTGCGCCTGTGCCGACTGCGCTGCTTTCTTCAATATCCCCCGAGCTGCCGCGTTCTCACGCATGAACTCGCTGACCAGCGACTGCTGGATATACGGAGAGATATACGTGGTGAGTGTGGGTACGATCACCTCTTTGTTGGCGATGGCCGATGCCAAGTATCCGCCCAGTGTGCCTTTCTTGAGCTCTCTGACGAAGTCATCGTTGCGCTCATAGTACGTCATCTCGGGATCGACGAAGTGCGCTTGGCGAGTGCGGAGCTTTTGTTTGATGTAGGCCACATGCTCTTCTTGTGAGCCTCCGCGCATGACACTCAAGAATTTGCTCGTTTGCTCGATGTACTGGTTGACCGGATCGATACGCTGTTGGTATTCTTCCGGCTCCCAGAGAAACTCACTGCTCATGGAGTCTATCCTTTCGTTCCTAACTACTGGATAGACAACTTAGACCAAAAAACAAAGTCACCGTCCTCCCCCAGACGCCGCAAGGCGCCTGGGAGGGGAGGTATGCTATACAGCGGCAGGCTTGGCGCTGGTGGCGATGCCCACATCACCGACGGTTGCCACACGGACTGCGACGACGTTGATGAAGCCGAAGTCCCGGATCACGTCACCGTTGTAGGTGCGGCCCATGTGGATCATCCGGGCGATGCGGTCCTTGCAGTAGACGGTGATGGTGGTGGAGATCACCGTCTTTTGGGTCTCCATAGTGTCGGCGATGGAGACTTGGAACGACGCCAATCCCTGAGTGCAAAACCAGACGGTGGAGTAGCGATACTTGTCCATATCGACAGCGCGCATCTCGTTAACGCCCACCTTACCCATGTTCTGCAGTTTTCGGAACATGCGCTTGGTGAGCTTGGACTGCATGAACGCCTTGTGGTTGATCCGCTCTTGAATTAACTTGAGCATCCGGCTTACTCCTTGATCGGGAAAGTGTAGGCCGTCAGGCCTGCAACGTTGCAGCAGCCCACCCTCAGCACGATGTCGTGGTTGAAGAAATGTTCGCCGCGTATCAGATCCACGGGAGTGCGGGCGTTGTAGCACATCAGCCGACATGCGTAGCCGCCGTTGTCCGCGGGCCGGTAGATACGCACATTGAAGTTGTAGGGGTCGAACCCCTTACCCCCAATGGGCTTGACGCCCAGGCACAGGGACCGCAGCCCCTGCAGGCTGATCCAGGAAACCGTCTGGTTGTGACCGTTGTTGTTCAGGGTCACATCACCGGTGGCGCGCAGGATCTTGACCATGTCTTCTGTTAGATCCAAGTCGATGAACGGAGAGATGTCGATCTTACTCATCGGGGTCTTCCTTTACGTATTTGCTGGCATCGGCCACATAGGCGCTGATGAACTGCGCCAGGTTAGGGCGATCTTCCCAGGCCCGGCCTCCCAGTACCACACTGGCCCCCTTTTGGGGACGTGTTTTGATGATGGTGCCGTAAGTGGGGGAGTTGCCCCGCAGATCCGGGAACGGATTGATGCAGATAGAGCGCACCTGCACTTTTTGGATCTCCACCGGGTCAATTCCGATGTAGTCGATCTTGCCAGCGGCCTTGGTCATGGAGAAGACCAGTTTTTGCAGTCGATCGCTCAAACCCTGGTTGAAGACCCAGTTGCCAGTATGCACGATCATGCCGTCGATCTTGAACATCAACACCGTGTTGACCTGCGCAGGCGGCAGCGTCTTGAACTTCTCCGCGATCTCCTCGAACTGGTCGCGGATATCGTCGGCGTTGCTGGGCAGGCGCTTGATGCGCGAGATGTTGCAGATCAGGCGCAGCTCCACGTTCTTGAGGTCGCTGAGCAAGTCACGGTAAAAGTCGTACTCACTGTCTTCGACCCTGCCGATCTGGTAGCCTTCCAGATCCATGATGTCAAACATGCGATACCTTTCTAATAGAGAGACAAAAAAAGAAGGCCCCGCGATGGGGGCCTCCTTCGATCAGCCGCGGCGTGCGGCTTTGTAGGCGTTCAGGTCCACCACCTTGCCAGAGGCCAAGCCCGCTTGGAGCGCGTCATAGTCGATGACCCGCTTGGGATCTCCGGCGGTGACAGTGATGTTATCAACTTCCTCGATCATCACCACGGGACAGTCGGGATTGGCGGGTTCAGTCTTTTTGACGACCTTGAGGCCAGCAGGGGCCATCGGAACGCGCTCACTGGTGTTGAGGTTTACCTGCAGCGCCTCGCCATCGTGCTCCACGAATGCCAGGGGCTCATGAGTGAGCGCCTGGATCATACCCCGATGCTCCATCGAGTAGAACACTGTGGCGTTGGTGCCATCGGTGGCGGTGCGGTCCCGGATCTCGGTGATGTCGAGGAGCCGGATCTCCGAAACCACGATCTGACCGGAAAAGCGCACCGAGAACGTCAGGCACTCGAAGCCATCGGCGTCCTGCGTGAAGACCGCAGTCGGGCATTCTTGCATGCTCAGGCCGATGGAGATGATCGGGCCCTTCAGGTAAGCCGCCGGCCGTACGCCCTTGGTGATGATGACTTTGTCTGTGGGGAACGTGACCAGGGGATTGCCGTTTTCCCATTGGTCCTCCAGTACTGCGCGCAGGACCTTCTCGCGCAGGGTGGTGTTGTGGGCAAACAGCTGGGTGTAGTAGATAGGTGTGGACATAGCAACTTTCAATTGAAGATAGGGAGGGTTTCGAACGTGCGCTCGTCGTAGAAGAAGGCTTGGCGTCGGGGAGCGTCGGGGAGCTCCACCTTCAGGCCGAGGGCCGCAGCTTCTTCACGACGGCTTTGGGCGTCGTTGATCTCGTATTCGAAGCCCATGGACATACCGACCGTCAGCTTGCCGGGCTCGAAAAAGTAGTTGATCTCCAGCAGCCGCTCCATAGAGACCTTGGTAGGTCCCGGAGCCAGAGCCATGCGCTGATTGACTTCATCCAGGTTGAAGCCATCTTGATCAACATAGTCCATCAAGGCAGCGATCACATCCCGGGATTCCAGGAATTCAATACCCATTCCCACGTACATGTCGGTGACGTGGTCGTGCAAATCGTACAGGACCGACGCCTCCAGTTCGGCGATCGACAGCTGGCTAGTCGGATCAATCTCCTGGCGATCGTTTTCGTCAGCGATGTGTTGGATCACTGCACGGGCGATCTGGTCGCCTGCTTCGTTCTTATGCATATACGCGCGGATCTTGATCGAGAAGGGCTCGGCTTCTGGATCTGGGTTCATGATCAGCTTCTCCAGGTTCTCCACCAAAGCGGTGGTAAACTCTGCGGGAGTCCGGTGCGCGCGGGCCAGCGTGAGGCCAAATGGAAACACGATAGGGGTATCAGACATTCAGGTAGGTGCTTTCTATTAGAGATATGCGATCTTTGCTCGGATCGACTTGACCGCTTGGGCGGTATTGCGGGAGAAACTACGAGCCGTACCCCATTGGGTCAGGCTTGCAGTAGCATGGGGTGTATTCAGTGCCCGGTTGATCTTATCGGGCAGTGTCACGTCCTTCAAAGCCATGATCACCGATGTCGAGCACGACGGGGAGCCCGCCGCTTTGAAGCGGATGAAGTTGTCACCGATCATGAAGTCGATCAGCTCTTGGTTGCCCGAGGTGATCCACGCCATCGACGCGTCCACCAAGAACACCGCGATGCGATTGGAGCCCATGGACGAGCGGCTGGGGTTTCTCGCCATCAAAAGACGGGTGACCCTGTCGATCTGCGGAACTTCTGCTTCCGGCACGCCGTAGTCGATCAGCTGGGAATAGTCCTGCAGGCGTTTCAAATACACAGGTACCAGAGTGTCCGTGTTTTGGGGAGCATGGATCGCTGAGCGCTTGATTTCGCCTACATGTACGCAGCTAGTCAAGATAGCCGCAGCTACCCCTATGCGCCGCTCACTGACGGTGAAGCCGCCAAGGCACGATGCTTCGAAGAAGTTCAGCACCCGGTTGATAGCCAGTGTGTCGATCATTGTCAGGTGTTCGCTATTGCGTACGTTGCGCAGCATCTTGATGAGCTTGAGCTCTTCAATGATCTTTCTGAACATCTCCGGGTGCCGGTCGAGCTCACGGGATGCGATAAGTTGATCGATGGTATCCGCAGGTGCGGACGACAGGTCTTTGAAGGCTTTCATTTTAGGGTACGCGAAAAAAGAGAGACGCAACGCCCGACCCTTCCGGAGAAGAGTCGGACTGAGGAGTAGTTCTTACAGACCTTGCAAGGGATCGCAGTGATCTGCCAGGCTCATGCCCAGCGGGATCAAAGCCAGTGCCATGATGCCCCAGCCGAGCCAGGGCAGGTTGGCCAAAGCCAAGATGGCGACAGCAGCAACAAACAAAACCAGGGCAAATGCGAAAGCGTTCATGGCAATTCCTTTAGCGGAGTTAGATAAGAAGACGAGCTTTGGGACTAAGAATAGATCCAATCCTCAAGTAGAGTATATGTGATCGAAATAATCTACAAAGCCCGTCAGGCTTATCAGCCGACGATCAGGTCAGCGCCCAGATCCGAGCGCAGCAGCTTGGCCGACCAGCTCTCCCAGTTGCGAGAGTAGGAATGGTTAGCCAGTTTGGCACCTGCGACCGCTTCAGTCGCTGGCATCCACGTGAGCTGGGTGACTTCGTCGTTTTCAGCAATCACCAGCCACTCGTGAGGGATGGTCACATCCAAGCCCAGACCCAGATGCATCCGGTCAACGCCTTCGTTGCCTGCGATCACCGTCATCCGGTTCTTGATGAGGATGTTCTCGCGCATCTGGGCCGCGACGAACTCGCCGAAACACTTGTGCACGTCGTGCTGGGAGCAGCGCAGGGTCCTTGCGATGGCGGCCTTGTCCAGGGGCAGCTCCTCGATGAGCTCACGCACCGCGTTGTCCACGATGTAGTCCACCCACGACTGACGCGCCTTGCGCAGAGTGTCGACATGACCGCCGAAGCCGATCGACCACTTGGCGTGCAGCTTGGCCTCGTCGCCCGAGTACGGCCGCTGATAGGCCAGCATGTTGCCCTCGTAGTCGAAGACCGAGATGTAGGGCAACAGCTGGCGCAGGTTGGGGTTGTCCTCGCAGTAAAAGCGGTCTTCCATCGAGACGATGGTGGACGAATCGCTCAGCAGCTCGTCGATCTGGGCAAGGCCCCTGCCGGATCCACGCGGGAACCAGTCAGGGTGGCCTTCCTTCAGGCCGAAGTCCAGCTGCCGGGCTTGCACACATGCCGCAAACTTCATCTTGCCATTGATGAAGTCCAGAAAACGCTCTTGGCGCACAATGAACGTGTCGTGGTCGTCACAGCTGGCGCCGCGGAAGTACTCCCTGACGGCGGCGAACAGGTTCAGAGGGTGGCCTTCGGCCACCTTGGCATGCACGCGAAAGCGCTGGAGGTCCAGTGGACTGACCACCAGCCCGACAGTGGGGCATGTGGCGGTTGCCAGCAGGCGAGCGAGCACCTCGCCTTGAGCGGCAGGCGCGTACACGAGGTTGGCCCGGTAACCCAGGAACGTCGTGAGGGCCGCAGTCTGCACGATCTCCGCGATGATCTCGTTGCGGCCTTCTCGGACGTGGTCTATTTCTTTGATGGTTTCGGTGATGCTCATTTTGATGTCTTTCTATACCAGGGTTTGTGTTGAGTGTACACGCGCTTTTCGTGGGAGGTGGCGCAGTTCACGACGGAGTAGCTGATGCCTACGCATTCAGCTCCGAACAAGGTCTGGAGCTCTTTGGGAGCGACCTTGATGTGGACGATCTCTCTACTTCGTTGGAAGTACTGGATGTCCCGTACAAGCCGCACCTCAGAACCTGAGGACAGCTTGACGTAGATGTGGCCTAACTTGTCTTCGGCTCGAAGTGCGATGGCAAGCAGATCCTCGTACCACGCATCTCCAGGCTTTAGAGTTCGCAATTGGGGTCTGCGCTGATGAGGTTAGCTTGCTCTTCTTCCTGGAACTTGACCCATTCCCGAAACAGTTCTTCTGTAGGAGTCATGTTCAGGTGGTCCGTGAAGTCGACCTTGGGTCCGTAGCTGCCGACGATCTTCATCATCGACAGCGTATCGAAGGTGCCGTACTCAGCCTCCAGACCCGAAGGAAGGGAACACAACAGGTCTTGGGGCATACGCCATTGCACGGTAGACGGCAGTGTGTAGCCCAGTGTGCGCAGGCTCGCCGATTGCAGGGCTTCTTTGGATGAGTAGGCACCCATGGAGTTCCACGCTGACCAGCCGATACTGAACCGAGGATACAGATTGTCGCAGATCCAGTCCTCGAAGGACGGACGATCCAGCATGGTTTGGTCGTTCTTGGCAATACGCCGGTCACTGATGTCGGCGATCAGGCCCATCATCTCGTCGTCCAACTCCGACGCCTGGAGCCAGGGGTTTTCGCTTTCTTCTGTCATGATAGATTACCAGTAAAGTTGCACCACTTCATGACCTCAGAGGGTCAAAAAACAAAGATCCCCACCGACGGCCCGAAGGCCGTCGGTGGTTCTCTACCCTTTTCTCTTTCGGAAATAGCACCAAGTCTTGAGGAACTTGGTAACGATCCAACCCAATGCGCCTTGAGTGGTTGCGACAATCGTGGTGGCGAGGCTGAGTGCGAATCGTTTCTCCAAGGGATAGGAGAAAACTGATCTTTAATTGAATCCGTCCGGATCCAGGAGCTCGAACTCGAAGATCCCCATGCCCTTCTTGAGTATGTAGATCTCGGAGTTGGGCAAGATGACGACATCGCCTGCTACGCCTTTGGTCACAAGCTCTTTGCTCGCTTGCGCCAGATTTTGGAATCGATAGACCTTCGGCGCAGTGATACCGTAACCTTCAAAGGACGCGCCCAGGGGCATCGGCTTACGCGCTTTTCGGCGCTCGGCCACCAAGATCTGCAGATGCGCACCCATGGAGTACGCACTCATCACGATCGCCAGCACATTGAGCCAATAGATCATCGACAGGCTACTGGCCGTGGACAATGCGTAGCCCCAGCAGTTTGTGGCTGCTGTCAGTATGATCGTTACCACCAGCCAGTAGTTTACCAGCTGACGGTTTGTGCTCTGAGTCACCGTGTGCCCAAAAACGATGACCGCTATGCAGAACAAAGCACCTGAGACAGTGCCCCGAAAGAAAGGATCATTGAGCAGTTCCATCTTTGGCCTCCTCGATGGGTTCGGTGATGATGCCCTGTGCAGTGACGGTGGCCATGCGCTGGCCGCGAAGCGCCAGCTCGGTATTCAAAGCTGCCTTGAGCACCTGGATGCCGGTCAAAGCTTCCCGGGTAGCCGTGTTGGCTTCTTTGATCAAAGTGGATTGTTCCTCCATGAGGGTCATCTGCTCGGTCAACAGCCTGCGCTGCTCGTCCATGATGGGATTGGTGGAGGTCACGGTCTCATCATAGAGCGTTTTCCAGCGCTGAGTTTCGGCTTGCTCTCTGAAGATACGCAACTGCGCGTCCAACAGTTCGATGGCTGCAAACAAAGCACCCATGATCGCCGGGATGACGGGGTTGAGGCCTTCCGTACGAAAGACGACGATGATCAGAGCCATCACCAGCGCTGAGATCAGACCACACGGGAAGTGGAAGATAGTGAGGACGGGGCTTTTTCGGTTATACCACTTGGTGGCGAGTAGGACAATAAGGCCGATGGTGGCCATGGACACTGGAGTCATTGATTTTCCTTGTTGCGTTTGTGTTTGTACATGGACCAGCCCAGGATCAGGGCATAAAGCACCGACAATCCCAGGATGATCAAAAGGTCCGAGACCTGCAGACGTGAGAAGATCTCGATGATGTCCTTCACGATGGATCCTTCCACGTCATCGGAACGACAGCGCTCAGGTTCTCGAACTGCTCGTCCATGATAGGTGAGATCGCTTTGTCCTTATTGACAAAGAAATACCCCGGAGTGCCGTACAGGTTGATCCGCACGATATCCCCATGCTCGACCACTGCCATGACAGCGGTAAGCTCGTCGTCACTTTTGGCGTCATAGCAGATGCCAGTGACCGCCTTGAATGGATCAGGTATCAGGTCGGGCTCTTGGTAGCGCCTGAGAGCGGCCATGAGGTTGTCTCGCTCAATGCGCATCCTTCCGAGACGGTCATCGGCCAGCTCCAGTCGTTGCTCCAAGTCAGTCTTCAGAGCAATTATGTCGCTGCATGTGCGATCGCGAGACTTCACGCGCCGGTTTAGTTCCACGATGGTGAAGGCACCCAGCACTGCCTCGACAAACAGCAAGGCGAACATCGCCGCCATCCCCTGATCCCGAAAGCCATGGCCGTCAGGATTTATAGAGACGATTGCATACAACCCCAGTAGTGCCGTCATTGGCAGCAGATGCGAAGAGCCCACGGTTCGGGCCTTGTGGTCGTAGTAAAAGCGCCGCACAAGAATGTACAGTATTGCGAAAAACGACAAGAACGTGACGTAGCCGGATTCGGAGGTGAAATTGATCATGATGGGTTTTTCTTGAAGGTGTCATGCACGTCAATACCGAAGAACTCGGACAGACGGCACATGTCGTGGTACAGGATTCCATTGTGCTGGTCGATGCGCACATGGATGGAGTCAGTCGTGAGCTCGGAGGGCTCACGAGCGGAGGCTTTATGGATGTCGACGTAGTAGTACTCGTCGTCCACTGAGGCAAAGCGTTGCACTCCCGGGTGCTGATTGAGCCACTCCATAATCTCGTCCTTGCGAGCGCCGAAGCTGCGGGTCATCCCGACGATGGGTAGCCCCATCTCCTCGGACAAGATGTTCATACCAACAGGTCCGATACCGACGCGTTGTTGAGTGACCAGCAGCACGCCCACATCAGCGAGCTTGCACAGCCTTTGCAGGAACACCAGCCCTACTTGGTCGAACTTCTGGACTTCGGCTCTCTCTTGCCAGATGTCATTGACAACTTCAAAGAGTTTGCCACCTGACCAGCTGGAGATGACAGCACTTCGATAGGAGTTGAGCACTCCATCGATATCCAGGCCCAGTACCTTTTGCCCGAGTACCGGAGCTTTGAAGTGCGGGTAGGTCTGAGCAAACGTGATCCCCAGCCGGCGCTGTGCCTGCGCATACTGGGGAGTCCAGTCATAGCGACTGCACGCCTGCATGACACGGTCGACCACTTCCGGGTGAGTGCGCTCACACAGGTAGTCCAGCACCTCAATTACAGACTCCGGGACTTTCAGGTCGTCATCCGAAATCTCGTACTTCAGCAGCTCAGTGAGCTTGGCGTGGCTTTCTTCAGTGACGCCTCTGTGAACTGACGGCATAGCCTCGTACAGTTTTATGTAGTCTGTCATTTTCAATGCTTTCTATTAGAGCGCCCAGCTTCAGGACGCGGGAAGCTGGGGCTAGTTCGATTACTTGTCGAACGTGGCGTGAGCCATCGTAGCGAACAGGGGTCCGTGGACGCGGAACAAAAGGTCGCTGGTTTTCGATCCTCCAGCCTTCAGCTTGCCGCCCACGGCCTGGAAGTAGGGCTGTTCGCACCCTTGCTTGGCCGTATAGGCGCACTCCACTGAACGGATCTCGCCTTGGGCGCAGCAAAAGATGATGCCTCGCTTGTCTTGGCTGTTCTTGAGGACAGCGACGATATGGTCAGCCAGCGCATCTTGGTCCTTGAAGCACGTGGGATGCCTGCGGTTGAACAACACATCCGTGCTGATCAGCGACTGGTGCACCGGGCGCAAGTCCTGGAGCTTTTGCGGGATATGGGGCGTGAAGATCACCAACGCATGGTCTTCGAGCTCAGCCGCTGGCAGCTTGGCCACTTCATCGGCTTTGCCGTAGATGATGCGAAAGTCCTTACGAAAGGCCAGTTCCAGTTCACGATAGTAGCTGCGTGCCATAGTTACTCCAGAGGTAAGCCGCGGATCTTGCGGCGTTTGAGGTTGACGAGGATGTGGTGGTGTTCGGTGTTCTTGATATCGCGCATATCCGGATCTACCAGGGAGGGCGCCTGCACCTTGCCGTTGAACGTGATGCGGGGCTGTTCGCCATAACCGACATCATAGAACTTGTCCAGGTAGTCCACCATCACTCCCCGCACGAACAACGTGCTCATGTTCACAGGCTCGTTTTCTCGGTCCTTGAACACAAAGTCGATCTTGGTGTGCTTTCTGAACATCTCAGGCAAGTTGTACTTTTCCCGAAAGATGAAGCCCTTGGCCACACCAGCGAAAGCCAAGCTGTAGGCCTCGGTGGGCAACTCTATCGTGACCACAGGGTCATTCTTGGTGGCGTCATACAAAAAGTCATTGGCTGGCACCGCGTTGGGGAAGACATCTTCGTAGGCTGACTGCTTGATCTTTCGGCCTCCAGGCATACTGTACACTGCAGCCATTGAGGACTTGCGGTCTTGCTTGGGAATGCCCAGTGATGTTTCCACCAAGTCCAGCAAGCTGCTCAAAACACTCCTGAGCATCCGCATGGACAATTTGCTCGCACTCATAAACGTTCTCTCCCAGTTCTTGTTGATCGATAAGGACGCTAATCCTCAAGTAAGGTATAAGTGGTCAAAAATCCGTACAAAGGTGACAAAAAAGAAGGGGTAGGAGTCCAGAGGCCCGAAGGCCCCTGGTCTCACTTATTGAGATGGCTTGTCGTCAACCACCTTGACTTGGTCAAACGAGGGTACCTCGTAGATGCCGCCCAATAGCAGGCGGTTGCCATCGTTTCTGCGGCGATCTGACACCACCATCGTGATCTTGAGCACCTTGTCATCTTCAGCGAGCTGAAAACGTACTGTCAGGTGCTTGGCCTCATCTGTCATGAGGGTCGAGGCCAATGCATGGCCCAGTAAGCACGAGATGCGCATACGGCGGTAGTTACGCGACTGCACTGCCGAGACCCGGGCTTGGTCAGAGGTCGTAGCCATAAACCGGCAGCTATCGGGGCATGCCACCAAGATACCGAACAATATCTCAGCAAGCCACTCACCGCCTGTTCCTTGCAAACAGGCCCGCTGCAGGTGGATCATGTCGATCTTCACGTACGGCAAGCCCTCATGGGTGCCGTACTCTGTCATACGACACAGAGCACTGACAACTGCGCGTGTGCGATGGGGGTTGATGGAGGTCAGTTGTTCGAAATTCACGACTCGTCCTTGGTCAAAGAGGTGTGGATGAGGTAGTTCCAGGTGACGACCAGACCGATTGTGGGATCAGTCACGCGAAACGTCACATCGACCAGGTGAGGAGACGACTGCACACGACGTGTGGCCATCCCTTCGATCTTCAGTGGTCGGTAGAGGGCATCTTTCTCCGAGATCTCCACGCCCTGCTCTTTACAGATAGACCGCAGGAACGACGCAGGCAGATTGGCCACAGGGGCGCCCAGGGTTCGGATGGTGATGAAGTGGTTCTCAATGGAAGTGATCTCCCCGCTCTCATGGGCCTCTTTCAGCACCCGCATGGACATGCCGCTGGCCAAGTGCATCAGAAAAACCGACAGCTCCGACTCCAGGCACAGCATGCCAGGATATTCGGTGTTGCTGGGGTCGATGTCCTTATGCAACTGGGTGCCCCCGCCTGTGGAACCAGACCACACCACTTGGTTGTCGGAGATCTCACACTGGTCACAAAAGTCCAGCGCGATGTCGTATTCTGAGCGGTTACCGATCGTAGTCAGCAGCCTCACAGAACCCAGCACTTGGCCGATAGAGTCAGCGCCCCGCAGAGCGCTGTCGCCCGATGGCGCGGGAGCTGCCACTTCCCGGACCTTGAACATCTTTCGCACACCCAGTGGAGCTGTGGAGCCCGTGGAAAAGCGCACGCCCACCATCCAGGACTTGGATGCTTCGATGTAGCGGGTGTAGAAGTAGCCCAGGTTCAGGTTGTTTTGGTACTCTTCATCGCGCATTTCGTGCACCATGCGGATATAGTCCACTGCGGTGGTCTGCAGCCACACCGCAGCCTCATCGGGTAGGCCGCCATCGACCAGCACTGCCGCTGAGATGCCCAGTGCTTGGACCACTTCCGGGACCTTGGCAATGATGGCTTCGATCGAGATGGCCAGGGCCTCTCCATCGACCACCTCACCGTCTTCCAGCACCTGGTTGAGTTCAATCAGGTTGTCGTCGACGATCACCATCGCCGAGTAGTACTTGGGATCTCCCTCACCCGTGGTGTTGAACGCCATGGCACGGGTGGCGGCTGCGACGTCCTTGCGATCCATGCACTGCAGAGGCTGCACGAACTGGGAGGAGATATCGGGCACGTATTTGGTTGCATCAGTCATATAGAAAGCTTTCAGTTGACGCCAAAGAAGTCCAGCACCTGGTCTTCATGGACATGGACGACGGTGACCGCGAACTCGTGCTCTGGCCGCATATTGCCGGCTTTGCGGTAATCGAATCCCGGATCCCCTAAGATAGCGGCCACCAGCCAATAGGTACCCACTTCAGGAGGCGTCAAGCCCTTAATATAGGCACTCATGATGGTGTGAGTATGTACAGCGCCGGGATCCGAAGGGTTCAAAGCTGTCACCCCTGCTCCCAGAGTCGACATCTCTTTTTCGATGATGAAGTTCTCCCGGATCTCCTCGGTTAGCTCGATATAGGATTTGCCCACACGCTTGGACAGATCGATCGCGTAGTACGGCAGGCCCATGTGGATGACGCCTGGCAACTGCTCAGCATAGCGGTCCATCACGATGGTGGCTTGATCAGTCTCGGAGACTTTGAACAAGCTGCTGATATCGAAACTCATGTTTTGTCTTTCTATAGAGCGAACAAAAGGTACCATCCAGCCGGCCCTCGCGGGTCGGCTGGTGGTCGGGTATTGCTAGTTGACGAGCGTGATGGCGAATTTGGCCCCTTCTTGATTCAGGAGGTCCCGAATACGCCCCATCTGCTCGCTGCTGCTCTCCGTCACTTCGATGTTGAAGCTGATGAAGTTGGTGACCACGACGGTGCTTCCGTCAAGCCATTCTTCCGCCAGCGTAAAGGTTTCACCCCCCATGGATACGAAGGTGAGCCAGTTGACGGCATTGGGATTGTCAGGAGTGCCCGAGGGCAGCGACGGATAGATTCGGCGCCAGTCCGCCATCAAGTCCTGAGCGCTCAGCTGACGCGCCACATTGAAGCGATTGCGGCCTTCGAGTTTGACGCGATTGTAGCTGATGGGGAGGATTCCCGGCACGATGGTGTTGAACGAGTACGTCTCGCCCGGCAACCACTTGTCGTAGTAGCTCGCGGCTCGGGAGATGATGGGGGCTTGGTTGGTCATGATGATGCGCTCAGAGGGCAGAGCCGATCTTGATGTTCTTGAAGATCGAGTCTACGGGGTTTTCTGCGATGACGGAGATGACAAGCATCCCCAGTCGATAGGACTCGATGTTGCAGGCTACATCGCTGTAGCCTTCTTCGAGTGCCCGAGCTCCGTGCTCCTCCAGCGCCACATGCATCAGGGTAAAGACCTGGGCTGCATACGCCTTGTACAGGCATGAGAACTGTTCGAGCTGCTCGGGCTCCATCTGATCTATGCCCTCATATGCCTGCAAGTGCGGGCCTTCTTGGATTGAGCCGTACAGCATCTGTGGGTTAAACGAGAACATCCCCACGATGTCCGCAGTGGCTGTTACCACCCACTGGCGCAGCAGTTTTCCCGAATCACCATCGAGCCATGGATTGATTTGGAATATTTCCGAACATTGTTTTTGAAAAGACGCGTCGCAGCCGCGCAAGTCCATCACGACTTGCTCGACTCGCCGTCTCCACGGAATTCGAACGGACAAGGAGCATACCTCCGATAGTTGGGACATAGATGGCGTAGAAGATACCTTCGCCATCCATAGATAGGGCCTCACTGAACATGAGAAAGAAGTAGTCCCTTACCCAGGCCCTGGATTCTTCGTTGTCTCCGAAGGCGCTGGCGGCGAGCAAGCGGTCAACGGGGTTTTGGAACTCGCTAGGAGCAACAACCTTGTAGCTGTCGATGACCTGAAAGCGCTGTACCCGTGTGGCTAGATCGTCCAAGTCCTCGAGCGTGCTAAAGTTGATGGCGTCTTCCAGATCCTGGTACAGGGTCGTCTCGGGATCTGACAGGAAGATGTCATAGGTTTCCTTGAGAGTGGTCTTGTCCAGAGATCGGGGCAGGCGACAGATGGTGTGTCGGTCTTGCATAGGGTCGGTATCCTGAAGATTGAGGTGTGCAATTGTCACTCTATACTCCTAAATCTCAAATTCACCGATGATTACGTCGCTGTCGTTGATCCAATACAGCAGCTCGTACCTGACCTCGCACGCATCGATCCCCGTTTGGCGCAAGATGTCTTCGTCCACTGCGATAGACAGTACATCGAGCTGGCAATCCAGGGCATTGAACATGTCCTGATCTGGGATAAAGCCACTGGTGTACATGGCAGTTTCCAGATGCGTGAGTACGGGATTGATTTCCCGAGGCCCCAGTATGTTGGTCAGCAGCACCTCCAGTATCTCCCGCTTGGTGGAGATACGCAGCAGTCGGCTGACCAGATCCAGCTCATCGATGTACTCAAGGCTGTGTTTGAGACTAACGACGACGCCCCACTTTACCTGGCGCCATCTTGGGTTTTCGGTGTAGGGTGATTCCTGCGACCGTCGGGGCGGGCAATAGCGGTATTGTGGGTGCCCGCGGGGTAGCTTTGATAATGCATACTCCCTTATCTTCATCGAGCCATTGGTGAAACGTGTAGTCTTCGTTTCTTTTACTGCGTTCGAGACGCGGGACAATGTACTCATGTACTTGCCGATTATATTCATCCAGGTACTCCACGAGACGAGCCAATTGCTGCTCGGTCAAATCACCGCCTAATACGTCGTATAGGTAGTCGAACAATTCATAATCCGTTTGTGCCACTCCATGAGTGGCCGCCTTCAGGAAGAAACTGGGGTCATGCGTGGAGTACAACTTCGGGGTAATGTCCGAGAACTGAGAATCAACGTCTCGCTGGCCTTTTAAAAAGTGCGATAAGTCGACGATAGCGCCCCAGCGCGAGTTCAGTGGTATGGGAGCGCGAGTCGGGCTTGGGGAACGTTTTGACGACTCCCTGTCGTGATACGAAGAGAGCGTCATAGTGGTTGAGCCATCTCTGGAAAACGGGGAGATTATCCGATTGACCATATATACTTTCTATTTGTTCGATGAGCTCATCTCGGATATCTCCCAAGAATCGCTCCAGTTTGCCTTTATCTTGTCCAAATAGGGTAAACCCTAGATCGACTTCAATATCGTGTATGAAATCCTCCATGAAGAACTCTTCAAAAGGCTGGCACAGATTGACCACCACTTGTCTGGGCTCGATCCATTCAGCGATCGGCTCAAAGTAAGGGTGCTCTTCCACTTTTTGTATAGTGCGGCGCAGATTGACGATGAACCCCCTTTCGGGGATCCATCGTCGCTCATCGCAGTGCGGAGAAGATATCATGCTCAGCAGCTTCCAACTCTTGCTCAGCGGCTTGCCGTATACGGCGCTCGTAGTACTCCCGGATCCGGATGTCCATACCGACTTCCAGCACCGGAACATGCAGGCGGTGGTCCATCTGCATGTGGACCGATCGCCAATCGTGGTCTTCGATCGTCTCCAAACTTCTGACGACTTCCACGATGATGGCATTTCGCACGCTCAGGATGGTGCGCTCGATATCCGGGCGCTCCAGTATGTATTGAGCGTCTATCAGATCGTGCATGGTCTTGATGGAGTTGGAGACGGTGAAGTACTCCAGCTCGTTCTTCAGGCCGTCCAGAGCTAATGCCCATACCAGCTGCTGGGCTTTGTGGCTCAGGGTCGATGTGGTGGAGAACGACCAATCCTGGATACGGTGAAACGGGATCAGTACTTTGCCGTACTGCGTGTAGATATCACCAAACGCTCGCTCGATGTCCCGGACGCTCATGATGCGCCGGCGGTTGCCGAAACGGTCTTCGCAGTACAGGGAGCCATCGAGCCGCCCCAGCATCTTGCCAGTACGTCCACAGTACAGCGCCATCGCGTCGCACCGGTAGATGTCTCCGAGCTCCAGCAGCCGGGGCCTGTAGCGCTCCAGCTGCAGCGGGATCACAGAGTGCACGTATTCGTAGAGCTCAGGTATGGAGTTGTACATCTTCTTCATTCTTAAAACTTCTTGGCCGGTACTGTCCGTGCGACGATGGCGTCTCGGTTCAGTACCATGATCTTGACGTCGCAGTTGAGCCAGTTTTGCAGGCCCGACAGCGATACGAGGTCGATGATGCGCTGCTCCACGCGTGGCAAGTAGTTCCGGTAGACGGTCTTAGCCTCATCGTAGCAGTAGTGTCCCGTCACGCAGATACCCTGGGGTGCCAGCGCATGGACAAATGCCTCCGCCACACACCAGTCAGAGATCGGGTAGAAGTGGCGGTTTTGTAGCTTGTATTCTCTTTTAGCGATATGCCAGCTTTCTCTTAGTGTGCGCTCGATGAATCCGACATCCACGATCTGCATCATGTACGGGTCTCTGGGCTTGGGATCATCATCATCGCTATCGTCTTGGAGTAGACGACGCAGTTGATCGTTCATGCGCTATCCCCTTTAAGTGTTCACATTCAATACCGCTGTTTTCTAACTTTTAAACGGTTTTTACCTCAAGTAAGGTGTAAGTGTCCAAAAAAGCATACAAGCCCCACCAGAGCCCCGTTAAGGGCTCTGGTGAGTGCTGTTTGAGCGTTATGCTCTTAGACGATGTTGCCGTCGTCTTCCACGGCCAGGCTTTCGTCCAGGTACTGCTTGGGGCGATAGGCCTTGGCAGCTTCCTCGAACTCAGCAACTTGCGCCTTGTTGTTGTCGATCAGCGCGTCGTAGGCGCCGCCGACGATGGCGAAGTGCAGGATGTCCAGATCACCGAACGCGCCTGCTTGGTCTTCGGAGATGAAGCCCGTGGACTGGTAGGGAGGACGGGGCTCCAGCGTGGTGACGGTGTCATGGGTGGCGAGCGTGGTCACGCCGAACAGCATCTCGCCGTCGCGCAGCTTGATCTCGTTTTTCTTGGACACTTCCAGCGCCACGAGGCCAGCGGGGTACTGGGTGGTGCGGGTGTAGTCCAGGAAGTGGATCAGGTCGGTGGCGTCGATCTTCTCGACCACGCACGAGAACATCAGGCACAGGGTGCGCAGGTTGTCCAGCACGCGGCGGTCGACCTCGCCACGGGTGCCGGCCACGCCGTTTTCCGTGTAGTTGACCACGACGGGCTTTCTGCGAGTGCGGGAGATGGCTGCGAAAGACAGGAACGACTGGTTGAGGTTCAGCACTTCGCGTTCGGAATCCCGAGAACCCACCGTCACACTCATGGCCGGGATTTCCTTGGCCAGCAGTTCGCTGAGCAGCACGCCCTGGATCACGGAGCCAGAGCCACCCGACAGGCCAGACAGCATGATGTTGAAGCGGCCGGGCTGGAAGGAGTGCAGGATGTCGGGAACCGCTTCCTTGAGCTGGTCGTAGTTCTTGTCGCGGCGCTTGCCCGAGCCTTCCTTGGTGCCGATGACCTTGGTGTTCTCCGCCGTATGGATAGGGCGGTGGTTGGCAGTGGACGTATCCACGTAGTAGATGCGCACCAGGTCCTTGAGGATCGGGTTTTCCGAGACGATGGAGGCGAACTGCTCGCCCAGGTTCAGGCCCGTGCCGCCGCAGGCGTAGATGGCCACTTGAGGTTGAGTGCGTTTGGTAGTGCTCATGATCAGTTTTGCGAGATGCGTTCGAGGATGAAGGGACGCAGCGCCTTGCGGGGAGCTGTGTTGCTGGTGTTGAACATGGTGCGAAGCTGGGCGCCACGGTCGCTGGATACTGGGACGTCCAGATAGGCGATGTACCAATCGCCTCGGCTGTTGTCCATGTACCAGTAGGGAGTGGGCTCGTCCATCAGGTACTCCTGCGCCCGGATAGGCAGGGGCTCTTGCAGGCCGTCGTCGGGACTGATAGTGCCTGTGACCATCACGATCACATCGTTCAGGCTGCCCGTCTCCTGAATGTGCAGAAGCGTCAGGTACTGGATCAGCTCCGTCAAAGCGTATACGGCTTTGCGTTGGTCCATGGAGTTGGGAAACGATTGATTGAACTGCCTCTCGGCTTCTTCGATCGCATCGGTCAACTCTTGGCCCCGCAGATGCCCGTATCGCTCGTCGTACGTCTTCAAGTACAACTTGTCGATATTTGTCAGCATAAGGAAAGCGAAAGGTCCTCTAATAGAAGTAAAGGCGAGTATGCCTCAGATGATGACTGGGGCAGTCGCTTTCCTACTTTGAGACAAAAAAAGAAAGGGTCTGACTCCCAGAGCCCGAAGGCTCTGGGATGAAAAGTGTGATTACACGCGTTCGAGGATCAGGTCGTCATTGGTGGCGGTGTACGCCGCGATCAGGGCCTTGACGGTCTTGATTTTGTTCACCCAGGCAAAGTGGGCCAGGCGAGCTGCGGTGTGCAGCTTCCAGGCAGCCTTGCGGTTGTCCAGGTCAATAGCGATGGCGCGCTCCGCCTCACTACGTGCGCCCTCGGCCAGCGCACGACCCGTTATCTTGGAGACAGCTTGGAACAGCCGGGGCGTGATCTTCACGATCGAATAAGCCCGGTGACGGGAGAACTGGCTATAGTCCACCGGCTTTATGCTGATAGTCTTGTCGGTGGCCAGGTACAGCGCCAGGCACAGCTGCAGGCAACTGCGGGCATTGTCCATGTCCTTGACCTGCACGGCTGTCACGCCCTTGAAACTCAGCCGCAGATAGCTTTGCCGATGGGTGGACTTGTCCTCCACGTCGATTGTGATCGCATCATAGATGCGGCGATTGGGCTTGCCCAGCAGCGCCACCACTTCTTTGGCGATGGCACCGCGAAACACGCCGAGTTTGGCCTGCGTCGTGGGCACCACCGCCGTGGTGTACTGCATCATGGAGTCGTTGAAGTTGGACTTGACCTGAGCGTAAACTTGGGTATCCGAGGGTGCCATGGAAGTTTCCTTTACTTAAGTTGGACCGTGATGATGCTGTTGTGGGTGGCGCCGTTGATGAATTCATATAGAGCCTTGCCCGGATGGGCGTCGACCAGCGTGATCAGCGACGTGATGGCCGCACAGTTATGGCCATGGATCCATTCGTCGATGTTGTTCTGGATCATCTGCTCGACTGGGCCCGAAGAGTCAGACTCCCATGACGGCAGAGTACGGCGCAGGGGCTGGATGTAGCCCCTGGTGCCGTCTGGGCGAAACAATATGCGAAAGCCGCTGGTGTACGCGTCTATCACCGCGGGATCCATGACCAGTTCCACGCCGGTGTCCACCCAGGGCGACAACACTACACGGAGCTGGTTGTCAAACAGCGAGTCAGGCTTGGCCATGTCCTCAAACAGTTTGACCACCGTGGCGCGCTGGTATGGGATCTGAATCGCCACTTCAGAGTCTATCTCCAGGCATAGACCCACGGTCTCACTGCTCTTGGGGCCCAGATCTGCGAGCCATCGGAACATGCGCTTGAGGATGGTGTCCTTGATATCGGAGTACTTCTCTCCCTTCTTGAAAGAGAAATCCAGCAGTTGTTCAGTGTCGCCGCGGCGAGTGGCGATCGCCACTGCGTAAAAGTCTTTGTGCGTTGTCATGAGAAGTTGACCTTTCTATTTAGGAGCCGATGTATTCCACACGCACGAGTTGGTTATGCGTGAAGCCGCTGCCGATGAGTTCCTTGAGACCCGCGGTGCGATGGGTCGCCACCAGTCTCAGGAGATGGCGCACTGCTCGCGACGAGTGCATACGGCGAAATCGCCCAGTCGACTCGCTGATGATCGAATCGACCGTGACGCTGTCTTGTTCATTGACCAACCGCGGATGGACATCCGCCAAGCCGTTGACCACGCAGGTATTGCCCTGCTCGTCTTTGTACACCTTGAACATCGAGAGGTATGCCGCTATGAGCGCTGGGTCGACCTCGATCTTGACGATGTCGGGGAAGATGTCATGGCACAGCACCGCCATAGAGCGGGTAAAGAGGCTGTTGGTCGCCACCATAGCCTCGAGCTTGGAGGTATCGTCGCGCATATCTATGCCAAACGAGTAGCAGCGATCCCGGGCGTCCCAGGTACGGGCGATATCCACCGAGGTCAACTCCTGAGGGCCAAGTCCCGAAGCCTTGATGAGTTCAGCGAGCTGCGCGCACACCGCCGACAGCTCGGTGCCCCGGCGAAAGACCGGGTAGTTGTTGACACGGCGGAAGTTGTTACCGAAGTCACAGGTAACATTCAGTTGAAAGTCTTGGATTGCAGGCATGATGATTGGTCTTTCTATTTAATAGTTGGGATTACTGGTAGAGGTTTTCGAGATCGTCAAGTGCGTCAGATGCTTCCGTGTAGAAGATGGAGCGCTTGAAGGCTTCTCCTTCGGATGCGCGCCACTTGTCGATGTGCCTGCACACGAACTGGGTCTCAGTCGTGCGCACGAGCTCGTCCAGGACCGCGATCACATCGTCCGGCGTCACGGTGCTAAACGGCTTGCCGTAGATGCCGTGCACGGTCTTGCCGCTGGCTGCCATGCTCTTAGGCGCGAGCGTGTAATCGTAAATCAGCAGATCGATGAGTCGGGCGGGGACATCGAGCCAGCGACCGATGGCGGTGCCGGGATTCGTCGAGACCCGCGCGCGGTGGTAGTGGAACGTCGGGGAGCCGGCTGCGCTCACCCTGTAGGAGCCTTCCGGATCCTCGGCATTGAGGAACTCCGGCAGCAGCGCAATGTGACCAGCCAAGCATGCGGTGTTGCCGCAGGCGTGAAAGTCTTCCATGGTGCTCGCCAGGGGATAGCTGCGGGAGTCATCGTCGAGCGGATGCGTCTGAAACATCACCATACTCAGAGTCTGGCGTTCCTTAGCTTCAACCATGGCTTGGCGCACGATAGCGATGCGTTCGAGGTTCATTGGGATCTTTCTATTTAACAGCAGGGGCACTTGGCCCCTTGGAGTGGATCAGTAGGCTTCAACAGCCAGAGTGGGATCGGTCTCGATCAGGAACAGCGAGTGCCAGCGGCGGCTCGTTCCCAGCAGCTTGGATGCATCGATGGCGGCATCCAGGTTCTCGTAGCCGCCCAAGATGCGCGGCTCGTCCGTGTAGTAGTCGTCACGCCCCACGATCAGGTAGCTGGCAAACTGGCGACGCGGATACGCCCGGTTGTTGATCGGGTCGTCGATACGGGCAAGCCACTCAGCCGAAGATGAGCGGCAGCCACGTGTGATGGCCGCGATCAGACGCAGCAGCTCATCGCGCTGCTTGGAGTTGCGTTGGCTCCAGGGCGTTTGGAAGTGCAACTCGAACGCCGTGAAGGCGCCCGTGTTACCCATATCCGTGACGTGTGCCGTGTACTCGGTATCCTCACCCGCACTCAGCACAATGTCCCCGAGCATGAAGCTCAAGAACGTTTCGCGCATCACCTTCAGGTGCTCAGCCGATAGAGGCCCTGTGTACACCACCTGCAACTTGACCTGGGTGATGTCTTCGGTCAAGATGCGGTGCATCTCGTTGCCCCATTGAGGCATGTAGGCCAGGTGGCGCTCCATCTTGCGCTTGGGCAGCGGGCCGTAGTGTTTGGCAGTGGATTCGCGCAGGTAGTCCGACATATCGAAGAACTTGAAGTAGTACTCCGGAAAGTCACTGCGCATCTCCGGCAGTTTGCGGTAGCGGTCCAGGTACACGCGCAGCGGCATGACCTTCAGACCGTTGGCTTTGATGTCTTCTTGCGTCTGGCGGTAGTCGCGAGTGAATTCGGAAGGAGCGATTTGGATAGACATGACTGAGATACCTTTCTTTACTTGAAGGAGACGTGAGCGCCGATGAGAACAGAGTATTGACCCTGCTCCAGGATGTTTTCAAAGACCTGGATCAGATCCAGAACCGTGACCTCGCGCCAGGTCTTGAGGTACAGCTGGTGCGGCGTTTTGTGCAGCACTGGTGAGCCGTTGATGATCAACTCTACCAGCTTCACATCCAGGTTCAGGATCTTGGCAATGGCCGTAGCTGGCGTGTTGTACAGCGCATCGGCCACTTTGTCGTAGTAGACAGCCATGCCGATGATGGTGTGCTGAAAGCCCCGCTGACGGAAGTAGGGCCACACGCTCATCAAAAAGCCCAGATCCCCACACATCTTGCGTTCCATCATCTCCTCGATGGTGTCGGGCATACGACCGGGATTGCGGGCATTCATGTTCAGATCCCAGTTGGCATCCTCGGCATGACAAACATACCAGCGCGCATGGTACAGGTTGTTTTCGTGAGCGAGCTTCAGCAGCTCGATCACCTGCTCGATGCCCTCCTTGTTTTCTTGCAGGAAGGAAGCCAGCGTATCAAGGCGCTCGGATGGTCGCACCAAAATGGAGGGGACGTCATCTGTAACAGCTGGCGGGGAGGACGCATACACAGCCTCGACATTGGGGATGTCCTTCATGGCTTCGGACGTAGCACACAGCTTTTGCGCCATCTCCGGAGTCAGGGTATCGACATCCTCGAAGATCACCGTCGGGGCAGCGGGCTGGTTGCGTGCATCCAGCAGCCGGTCCTTGGCCATCTTGGCGCTGTCTTGGCTGGTGGTGCGCAGGGAGTTCACTGCGCGGTACAGGTTGGCGCGAAAGCGTTGCAGGATGTTCATGATCAGGGACTTTCTATTGGACAAAAAAGAAAAGGACGAGCCCAGGATCCGAAGATCCGGGCTCACTGTAGGACGCTGACTTACATCAGACGCTGATCGTCGCTTTCACGCGACAGCTGGACGTGGTTTTGCACGATAGCTTCGACCTTCTTGCCCAGGCGCTTGAAGCTGGAGGTGAACATGCGCACCATGCCGTACAGCGCGATGCAGGCTCCCGCCAGGCCATCGATCTCTTCGGTGATGGCCTCCGTCACCTCAACCATGACGTCCGAGTCGATGGCAAAGGAGCCTTCGATCTGGGTGCGGCATGCCGAGGGCATGAATTGGAACGACACAACGGGGCCACCTTCACCGCTGTAGTCATTCAGACGGTTGACGTAGCTGCTGATCAGATCCTGGTTAACGATCAGCGCTTCGTAGGGGATGTCGTTGAATTCCCGCAGCACTTGCCCGATGTTGGCATGTGCGTCCAGAAACGTGCGGCGGTCCACTCCCTCGGGCATGACGCGAGCGATTGCTGCGATCATGTTCAGGGAGGCGGTGAATTCCTTGGAAGTGATGATGAGTTCCATGATAGTGCTTTCTATTTGAGAGGTTGATGAGCCCGATCATTCAGGCTCGGGATTGATTATAACCGGGAAACTGGGAAGATCAGGCATCCAGCTTCTTCTTCAGGTGCTTGATGTACAGCTTGGTAGCTGCGCAAGCGGCGAAGGCGAAGACCAGGCCACCGATCTGGATGGGGGAAGCGTCAGTGGATGCGAGCAGGGCGATGATGTTCATATTAAGCTTTCTATTTGGGGTATTAGCAAGTCAGCGTGTTGATGACCGCTGCCAGTTCTTCGCAGGCCGAGTGGTTGATTGTGATGACGGCCTGGATCTTCTGTCCGTCGTCGATCGAGGAATACGTGACGTGGAAGAGTTTGCCCAGGAGGGCAAACTCCCGATTCAGCGTACTGACCCGGTATTTGGCCGTCACCCCGCCTTCACGGGTTTCTGGCGTCAGCTTGTTCTCGAAGTCCTCCATGATGCGGCAGGCTTCAGCCAAGCGGTTGATCGGGTACTTGTCCTTGGGCAACATCTCTTTGAGCTTGTCAAAGACTTCCTTGGTAGCCAGGACGGTATCGGAGACCAGGGTGACGGTGGACTTGTTCATTGTGAGCTTTCTATTTGAGGGGTTGGATTACTGGGCGGCTTTGGCTTGATCAGCCAGTGCTTTGAAACGCTTGCGGGCAATCCGGGTACGGAAAGCCCAGGTGAAGAAGTTCAGCAGCTTGTCGTTGTTCGTCTTCAGGAGCTTGGACATCGTGAAGCGCTCAGCCTTCTTTTGGGCCGCCAGGGTGATCGCTGCACCCACAGCTTTCACGGCGCCTTGGTCAGCAGCGAGCTCGTAGCCCAGCCGGTGGATCATCCTGCTCTTGCCTTGGTCGACTGACAGGTCCAAGTCTCCGTTGAGGATGTGGGCCATCTCGTGCTCCAAGATCGCGACGAGTTCATCTTGGGTCAGGGTGTCGACGAGCTCTTGGAGGATGGCGATCTGGATGTCCAGATACTTCAGTCCAGTGCGGTCTCCCGTGATCTCGGACTGCAGCTTAGCAGAGACGGCGCCGCCGCCTCGCAAAACAAGGTTGTACACCGTGGGGATGGTGTGCTTGGCTATCGGTTGGATCACTTCCACCAATACGCCTTTGTAATTGAAGTTTTGGGAGTTCAGATTCATCATACACAATACCTTTCTTTTTGAGATTAAGGAAAACATTATTGTTGTCCTCAGGTAGAGTATATGTGACTGAAATTTTCCACAAAGGGGCCGGGTTATTCCTGGCCTGAGCGCACGTACTGCTGGATCATGATGTTCATGCCCTGCTCGTAGAAGTGCTGGTTGGCCGCAGAGCTGGATACCCAGTTGACACCCCTGAGCACCAGCGGTGCGCAGGTGCCGCGCTTGGCGACCATGCCCACGCGGGTGATGTGGACTTCTTGGTACTCCTTGGCAAAGAGCTCGTAGATCTCGTAGCCCCCGATCACCCAGCACTTCAGGGCTGAGCGCTTGACGTAGTCCATGACCTGGGTGCGAGTAGCCATCACGATGGCGCCAGGAGCTTCGTAGTCCGGATCCGTGGACATGACGATGTTGACACGATCCTTCAGCGGTCGGCTGGTCTCAGGCAGCGACTCCCAGGTCTTGCGACCCATGATCACCACACCGTTCATGGTGGTCTTCTTGAAGTGCTCCATGTCGCATTTGAGATGCGGCCAGGGTAGCTTGCCTTCCACACCGATGATGCAGTCACGAGTCATTGCGATGATAGCGGATAAAGTGGCCATGAGTTCCTCCTATAAGTGCCAGTTAATCCCCATACTGGGGCAAAAAATAAAGACCCTGACAGCCCGAAGGCTGCCGAGGGCTTGGAGCAGTCTGATCAACCGCTATGGATACCGGCTTGCATAGAGCGTGTGGTGATGGCTTCGACCATCAAGTCTTCGGGGCTCATGCCGTCAATGAGCTTTTCGATCACAGCGATCACGTCGTCCACGGTGATGTCCTCGAACGCCTTGTTGTACAGGACGTGGCGATCTTCCAGATCTCCCGGAACCTGGAAGCTCATGGACAGAGCGCCGGCGAACCAGTACGGCACACCGAGGATCGCAGCCACCGATGCCTGGGCGTTCAAGACCACACTGTCGTGCATGAGCGTAGGCATCACGTCTGGACGCATCATGGGTAGATGGTCAAACGCAGGCCACAGGTTCAGCAGACCGGCCATACAGGCTGTGCCGCCGCGCTGCTGTATGTCTTCGATGCTGCGGTAGCCCGGGAAGTCTTGCTCCAGTCCTGTCCAGTCTGCGGGCACCAACTGGAAATGCTGAAACGCAAACAGGTTGTGCTCCTTGGCGTACTTGAGCATCTCCAGCACATCAGCGCGCAAGGTGGGGATATGGTTGACCAGGGCGAAGTTCTCGGCGGCAAAGGCCATCTCGATCAGATCGGTCAGGTCAGTGCGGTGCTTGATGATCTCGCTGACCGTGTAGTCGATGTTGGGCCAGCCGTCTTCCAGGAAGCGCCGGACCTCGGAGACCAAGTCACGCGCCTGGATCACCTCAACGCACTGCACGTAGTACGATCGCTGCAGCATGTTCATGGCAGCGGGGGAGATGGAGTCGATGGTCTGTTCGAGCTCATCAACCAAGGCAGCCTTGAAAGCTGCGGCTTTGCGCTCTTTGCGCAGGGTGTTCAGGGAGCTGAGGTAGCGAGAGATGAAGTTCATGACAGTCTTTCAGTGAAGGGTGTTGAAGTCAGCGATGGTGTGATCGTGGCGGTTGATGGCCTTTTGGACGGCACGGATGGTACGGTAGTGACCCCAGAAGGCGACATGGGGTTCTTCCTTCATCTCCCGTGTAGCGCGGTCGTACAGCTGCTTGACGTGCTCGTATGCCTCGTCACTCCAGCGGTCCAGACGTATGATGCGCAGATGGTTTTCCATTTGCACCATAGCCTGGTAGTTGTCCAGACGGATCTCCGCCCTCAGGAGTTCGATCTTTTTGGCCTGGTCAGCCGCGTCCTTGTAGCCCAGCAGCCGAGCACGGTCATCCGTGGTAGGCTCCGGATGAGCGGAGGCGAACGTGCGGCGACCCATCGAGAACTGGGTGCTTATTACGAACTCGTTTGTCAGTTTCATGATTGAAGTCTTTCTCTTTAAATGCGTCATATCTCCCCACTCCGGCCACCGCGGCTGGAGTGGGGGTGAGGTACGCTTTCTTTTTGGCTAGATCACTCTAGCGATGAAGTCTCCGAGCGGATCCAGGGACGGAGTGGGCAACTTCAGTCCTCTGATTTCACGTAGTGCCTTGAGCACTTTGTCTCGGTAACGGCTATCTCCTTTGCCATAGCCGTTGTAGCAGGAAAATGAGGTCGGGTAATTCCCTTTGTGTTTTGCAAAGCATGCACCGAATACTTCGGCGCCTACGAACATGTTGTCTTCCACGGCAAAGTAGTCTTTGCCCAGGAACTTCGGTCTATGGTAGACCAATAGTGCCTGAGTCAGGCCAACACTGGAGCCGTTCTTGGCACGGGTGTTGTACTTGGACTCTACGTGGACGATGGCAAGGAGAGCCTTGTAGTCGAAGCCAAAGCGCTTGGCGGCGCGAGCTGCGACATCTACGAGTTTGTCGGCAGCCACACAGTTGACGCGGCAGTTGGCGTCGATGTGGTCCTGCAAGCTCTGAGCGCGAGCCACAGGCATCGTCAGCATCCATAGCGTGATGGCGAAGATCACGCCAGCGATGGTGTAAGCGATACCAGTAGCTTTAGGGTCTGCGGAAGTCATGATAGAAGGGATCCTTCGTTTCCTGACACTGACTGGCCCTAGGCACGGAATTACGGAAAGCATGAAATGATCGATGGGCCTAGGTGTCGAGTGTAGGCTTTGGTGCGCAATTCTCCAATAGGTTACGCGGTTGATGGGAGTGGGGGTTGTGAGGTTACTGGGTAGTGGACTGGTTAGCTTGCATCTCCCTCAGGATACGGATGTTGTTGGTCATGGCAGAGTCATTGAGAAGCTTGATCAATGCGCGGCTATCGGTAGCGTCCACTTCTCGGATGACTTCGGAGTCCCAGATCTTGATAGATCCGGACAGTGGGACGGCCCTGAATAGTTCTTGCTCGTTTGGTGACAGATGACTGATGCGTTTCTTCAAGATTTGCATCGCCAGCACGGTAGAGCGCGAAGCTCCGTAGAGCTGGGTAGTTTGATCAGTCGTCAGTAAAGACGCGAACATCTGCAGACCTGTTTCCGGGTGCGTGATCGAATACACGAAACTTGTCATTTCCTGCGATTCCCGAAAGCCAGCGCGCCTGACAGGACGAGCTTCCTTGAAAGGCTGGAATTCCGGCAGCAATGAACCGACCTGATCACTAGATACCTCCACCGACAAGATTAAGCAGTGCGACTTGTCGACGATGGACTTGCCGCATCGGTTCAGATAGCCCGTCACTGCCGAGGGCAGGTTGTTCCATGACAGGGAACGGCGCTGCTTGTTGAAGCCGCTCTTGCCGGTGTAGAACATGCGGTTTTCTTCATCCAGGAGGATCCAGCACTTACCGACCAGCTTATTGCCGCGTTCGATCACATTACCTTCAAAGTGAGCACGCAGCTCTTCGATCTTCGTCATATCAGGGAAAGCTTTCTATTTAAGGGTACAGAGTACGGAGGGTTTCCAGGTTCTGGGGCATCAGGTCCATGTTCAAGTTCTGTGTATAGCGCTTGGCGTCATACGAGGGAACAGTCACATCGGTCTCGATGGTCCAGTCTTCGCGCTTGAAGGGCTTCAAGATCGCGTAGAAACGTTTGCAGTCTTCCAGGCTCATGCGGTCAGCTCTGTGCTGCAAGGTGAACCTGGCTGCGTCCAGCATACGGTCAGCACTCATCCAGTTGCGGGAGTTCTCCACAGCTGAGACATACAGCTTGACACCTGTGGGCTTGTGAGTGGCTAGCCACACTTTGGAGATGGTGCTCTTTCTCTCCCGCAAGCCGGTGTTCAGGGGCTGGATGGCTTCTCGGAAGGTGCGGTAGCCCTCGAAGATCTGGCGGATCTCCTCTTGATCGATAGGCTCGACCAGCAGCACAGCGATGGTTCGATCTCCAGGCGTGCTGTGGATGCTGATGAGGTACTCGCGCACAGAGATGGGAAGAGCAGACGTGCCCATGGAGCGGCGCAGGCGGCCTGTGAAACCGCTGTACGCCACATGGTAGAGCTTGCGGGCTTCATCGACGATGATGTACTGCTTCACAGGCACTCGCTTGACGCGGGTGTGCAGCAAATGGCTGTACTTGGAGCGCAGGTGTTCGATCTTGGTCATGGGAGTAGAGTCTTTCAGGAGTTGGCAGCCATGCGCTTGATGAAGTTGCACACTCTGGAGTTGTCCTTACGGTCGTGGCAGTAGACAGTGTAGAGCATCGGGCAATCACTGATGCATTCGACCACATCTCGGGGCTTGGGCTCAGCGATGACCACCGCCATCACGCCATCGCTGTGAAAGACCAGCAGGGACGGCTTGGCTTTGCCGATGAAGTCCTTGTCTGTAGCCACATGGTGCAAGTGCGGCATTACCTGCAGGGGCTTGTACGTGGTCTCGATGGTAAACGATACCGCGCGCTGGTTCACCAACTCCCAGCCATTGGGCTGCAGGTACATGAAGTCCTCGTAAGCCTTCCTCAGGCCATGGATAGCTTGGCCGGCCAGAGCCAGATGGTTGATGAAATGCTGGGAGGCGTCGTTGAGATGCTTCATTAGAGTCTTTCAGTTGAGTGGAAATCTTTGAGAAAGCGGGATGCTCCTCAAGTAAAGTATACGTGATTGAAACTGTTTACAAACCCCTGTGAAACTTTTAGAGCTCTCGGGTATAAAGTGGAGTATCTAATTGTTGTCTATCCATCTCGTAGTGAGGCTGGACGGTACAGCGGTGTCAGTGTGAAGGAATGGCCGAACGTAGAGATGGATTCCATCCCTCGGAGCGCAGCGACCTAACTTCTCGATAGGCCAGCACACCCCCCCCCCCCCCCCCCCCCCCCCCCCGCCGACCA